AAGATTCCTAATGTATTTGAAAAATCAAGAAGTGAAGTGTTAAAGAACGAAGAGTTATCTGGCGTTCTTCATATAATGGATGCAGGATATGGAAAAAACTTTAATCTTGCTAAGTGTAAAGTTGAAAGAGTTATTATCATGGCAGATGCTGACCCAGATGGTGCTCACATCAGAACACTTTGGTTAAGATTCTTTATGATGTATTGTGCTCCTCTTGTTGAAGCAGGAAGAGTATTTGCAGCATTACCACCTCTTTATGCTATTCCAGAAAAAGGTGGATATAAATACTTTGGTGATAAACTCGATTTTGTAAAATATATTCAGAAAGAGTTTAGCAAATCATGTGTTATCAAATCTGTCAAAGGAGATATTCTCAAGGGCTCTGAAGTAACTAGATTGTTATATAATAACTCAGAATATGTTTCTGAACTTGAAAAGGTCTCTGCTAATCATGCTATAGACCCTTATCTTCTTGAGGATATTTTGGTAAACAGAAAACTTCCATTTCCAAAATTCAAAACTGTATTAAATAAGAAATACAGATTCTTGGAATTCGATAAAAATGGTGATACAATTGTCATCACTGGTGTAGCAAATGAGAAATATCATAAAGTGTTTGTTAATAGCATGCTTATCAGTGAATGTGGAGATATAATTAAATATATTGATGGTTCTAATCACGAATTTATCATGAATGATAATCTTGTTTCACTTTATACAATCATGAGAACTTTCGAAGGATTTAAACCTCCTAAGTTAGCACGATTTAAAGGTCTTGGTGAGATGAATCCTAAAATGCTAGGTATATCTACTCTGAGACCAGATGGTGATAGAACACTTGTTCAATATACAGTACAGTCTATTGAGAAAGAACTTGAAGAAATGAGATACATCAATTCTAATAAGGACCTTCTTCTCAAGGACTAAATATGACAGCGGGTTATCTGATAGCCCGTTGTTTTTTACAATATTAATAACTAATTTATAAAGATTCAGATGGCTGGGTCTAAATAAATCTATTTCAAAAGGAGAATAAAATCATGGCTAATTTCAAAAACAAAAAGGGTAATAAGAAGAATACCAATCAGCAGCAGAAGAAGGTTACCAAGCCGAAGTATACAAAGATTAAGGTAGCAATCGCTACTTCAGACTTCTATAAATCGAGTCTTGATTCTCTTTACAATCTTCTTTGTTCTATTTCATTTGACAAGGTTGCAGTTCCAGTATACATGTCAAAGTCAGAACTTTTTGGTAATGACCAATTAAAAGGAACAGCTGTATTCGGTGTAATCAGTAAATTCAATAACGACAATACTTTCACAGTATCCGTTCAGGAAAATCTTGCAGATAAGTTCATTGAAGGTGAACATGTAATGAGTATCCGTTGTAAGAAGGATTATGAAAGTGGCGAAATTACATATGTTACTTCTTTCTGTATCGTTAAGGGAGAATCTGTTCAGGATGATTATGACGATATCGAAAAAGCTATGTGTGATGCTGAAACTGAAGAAGAATCGAAGTCTGATGAGTCCACAGATGAATCTGCTGAATAATTAAAAATTCCAGCCATATTCTCTCTACGAGTTAGTTCTCGTAGAGAGAAAATTTTGAATAGCTTATATATTATAGAAATGATTATTAAGTACGTTTATAATAACAGCTTAATAAAATAATTAAATGGAGGTATTTAACATGTCAGAAAAAATCATTCCAGTCGAAGCATATAATCAATATGTAAAAGACTATAAGGAATATGCTCTGTATGTTGAAAGACACAGAACTGTTCCAGAGTTCAGAGATGGACTCAAGCCAGTTCAAAGGCGTATTATATATACGGCGAAATTTGTATCTAATGCTGTAGATAATAAGAAATCTGCAGACATTATAGGAAGTACAATGGGACATTATCATCCTCATGGTGATAGTAGTATTCAGGGTGCTCTCTATACCTTAACTAATTGGTTTCAAACTAAAATTCCACTATTCACAGGACAAGGAAACTTTGGTAACACGTTTCAAAATGTACCTGCCGCAGCACGTTATACTGAAGTACGACTCAGTGATTTTACAAAAGAATGTATTATAGACGAATTGGTTTCCTTTAAGGAAATTGTCGATTGGGAACCAAACTATGATAATTCAAGAAAAGAACCAAGTTTTCTTCCTTGTAAAGTCCCTCTTTTATTGATTAATGGATGTACAGGAATTGCTGTAGGTGATAAAGTTGATATTCCTAGCCATAACATTAATGAAGTAATTGATGTCACTATAGCATTGATTAAAAATCCTAAGGTAAGATTTGCTCTTGTTCCAGACCATTGTCAGGCTTGTGAAATTGTAGATACTGACTGGGAAAGTATCAATGCAAAAGGATTTGGAAATTATAAGGTTAGAGGTGTTATAGATACCCAGCCATATGATGGTCCAGAAAAGAAATATAAAGGTCTAATGACACTTGTAATTAAATCTTGTCCTAATCTTACGTTCCTTGAATCAGTAATCGGTAAACTTGAAGATATGATTAAGACAAACAAGATTATTGGTATTCTAGATATGGAGGAACAGTCTAAAGAAAATGAAATGAGATATGTCATTGTTCTTAAACCTGGTACAGACCCAAATTATATCAAGAATGAAATATATAAGAATACTAGTATGCTTCAGACGGCAAGAGTAAATCTTAAAGTTCTTGATATAAGTGATAAAGAAAATCCTGCTAAAAGATTATCTTATAGAGGATATCTTCAGGCATGGATTGAATTTAGAAAAATAACAAAGTTGAGATATTATGAGCATAAACTTCAGAAGTATATGACACGTCTTCATGTTGTAAACTTATATGTTATGGCGTTTGAAAAAGGTATTTCTGACGATATCATTAATATCATAAAATCAATGAAATCAACAGATGATTCTGTATTGATTGAGGCTTTGATTAAGAAATGTAAGATTACAGATATTCAGGCTAAGTTCTTTATCAACTGCGAACTCAAGAAACTTTCTAAAGGTTACTTTGCAAGTTTCAAACAGGAACAAGCAGCACTTACAGAAAGTGTAAATGAATGTAGTAATATCATTCTTACTGATGGAGCTATTGAACAGATTATTATTAATGAACTCCTTGACATTAAGGCAAAATTCGGAGAACCAAGAAAATGTAGACTTATTTCAGAGGCTGAAGTTAATGGTGTAACATCAGGTTCATTCAAAATTGTTATGACCGAAAATAATTTCATCAAGAAGATTGGTGTAGATGATGCTATTACTAAACCTAAGAATGATACAATTAAATTTGTACTTACAGGAGATAATAGCAAGAATATACTGTTATTTGATGAGTTTGGAAAGGTATATAACATTCCTATTAGTAAGATTCCATTTGCTGATAAGAATTCTAATGGTATTGATATCAGACTCATTAATAAGTATATAAATTCTCAGATTACGGCAATAATCTATGAGCCTATGATGGAGCAGTATAGTAAGGGATATATTGTAACATTAACAAAACAGGGTTTCATTAAGAGAATGACTACAACTGATTTTCTAAGTGTACCTACTAGCGGTCTTGTATATTGTAAACTTGATGGAGATGATAAAATCATCGACATTCTCTTGTTTAACAATAATGCCGAAATAGTAGTATACGGAAGTAAGAAAGCTCTTCGTATTGATATCAATGATATTCCTATTCTCAAGAGAAACTCAAGAGGATGCATTTCAATGGCATCTAAAACAACAAATGTAGAAGGAATGTCGGTTATATCAAAATCATTCAAGGATATTGTTATCATTACTAAGAATGGTTATATTAATAAAGTTATTCCAGATTGTGTACAGAAAGGTCGTAGCAAAGCTGGAAGTAATATAATCAAACTTAGTAAAACCGATAATATAGTTTCAATATACGGTGTTAATCCAAGTGACACTCTTCAGGTAACTATTGCTCCTTCAGGAGAAACAATAGAGATTCCAGTATCAAGTATTCCTGCAGGCACAAGTATAAGTACTGGTACTAAGATGATTAAAGGTGGAGAAGTTGTCAAAGTAAAGAAAGGATGAATATATGACAATCGACTCGTGTAAAGAATACAAAAAATTAGACCCAAGTATTCGTAAAGCGGTTGATATGTGTATTGCTAAACTAGAGGAACGTTATAAATATTATCAAAATCAGAATATTGCCATCACCAATTTATTTGGTGATGGCAATATTATTCATGATATAGTAGATGACGGATTCTATGTTTATAAATCACAGTTCAACAAAATTCAAGTAAGACTTTTATATAAGGTAGATGACAATAATGAAATTGATGTTATTTACTTTTATGTAAAGAATGGAAATAACCTTGTTAACATAAAAGGTAAAAAACAAACAAGATATATATCTTTATTTGAAAAATTTGTAAGGAATTATAAAAGGGAGTGTGTTTGTTAAAATGAAACAAGTTACAGCAGTGGTTGATTTCTTTATGAACAAAGACAATATGCAATATTTACTAAAAGGAAACGAAATAGATAATCTAGATGAAGTTCATCATAATCTATTCACAAACATAAAAAATCAAAAAGGTTCTATATTTATTTATGAACCTAGACATGATGACCCTAATCATCCAGATAATAAATTTGATAACACTCATAAAAAGCATAACTCAGAATTTCCAGATGATTCTGATAGAATAGTTGCAAGAGTTCTGCGTTATGTTAATAGAGCTGATAATAGAGATGCTCTAGAAATAGAGGTGCTAGATTCTCTATACTTTTGTAAATTATGTGAACCTGTTATCAAGCTAAATGGTTATTACTCTACATCTGAAAATAAAACATTTCATATTGATAAAATTGTTCGTTTAACTTTAGCTGATAGAAACAGTTAAAATCTTAACACATAGTAACGGGTGAGTTATTCACCCGTTATTTTTTATAATATATCTAACTTTTAAGTAATGATATATTTTGGAATATAGCCAAGTGGTAAGGCAACGGACTTTGACTCCGTCATTCCGCTGGTTCGAATCCAGCTATTCCAACCAAGACCAGATAGTTATTTGTCCAGCTATCTGGTGGTGTTTCTCCTTTCATCAGATAAATACAAAAATGAACGGAAAGTATCCCCTGGTAGGTTAATTCCTGCCAGGGGATACGTCTTTTATACAATATTTTGAGGGTGTAATAGTGGAGAATTAGCAAACTCTTTGTTTGGAGGTTGAGATGCTTCACCACGTAAATCACTTAATTTGTCTTTAAGCATCTCTTGTAATTCATGGAGTTTCTCAAATTGATTATTACCTTCCATATCAACAGTAATATATTTTTTCTCAAGCACTTCTTTATAAGAATCATTATAGGTTCCTGCTATTGTAAGTCTCTCAAGTTCATCAAGTTTATCCAACAACTCAGGGTCAATATAATCATAATAAGCTTTTACAAAGTTTTTATAATAGCCGTATACTTTATCCGTAGGAACAAAAATATATTGATTGTGTACCAATTCATGAACTGTTTCTGATAAAGGAATTAATCCAACCATTAATGAATAATGTACAAACATTACTTCATATGCTACAGATTCTATAGTAAGCATTTCATTATTTTTCATTCTCTTATTCACGATAGTAACACAAATGTCCCTTAAAGTAAATGGAGAATGATGTATTTCAATTCTTATCTTTCTACTTGTTTCATTAGTTACATTAGGAATAAATGCACAAGAATTCATATTCATATATTCTCTTAAATAGTTAACCATTGCTCTGTACTCATATGAACTTCTTATATGTCTTTCAAGGTCAGTAATATATTTTTCTCTCTCCTTGTCATCAAATAAATCATAATCTTCTACATCCATTGGAGGGATGTCTTTTGGAATTTTTACAATATCAATATCATTAGGTTGTACACCCATCATTGAACTTTCATTAATCATAGTATATCAGCCTCCTTTATTCTAATGTTAAAAGAACGCAATGCGTATGTTTTTACTACATCTAAAACATAAATATAAATGAGATAACCAAATACGTTAATTGGAGGTGGTTGTATATGGCTAAGAAAGTTAGTGAAGAAAGAAAAAAAGACTTTATTGATAAACTTGCCAGTATGACTGACGAAGAAATATTCGAGTATATTAAAAAGAATGGAAAAAACAATGCTAATGATAGGTTATTCGTTTTTCAATGGGATAATTTAAATCCCAAAAAGAAAACGGTTAACAATAAATAATTTAAACCATTTAAGGAGGAAATTACAATGGTAAACGAAAACAACACTAGTGTACAGGAACTTATCAATGACATTAAGACAAACCTGAAACAGAAGTCTTCTTCCAGACGTGATGAAGAAGCTGTTATGAGAGCTATGCTTAATGACAGAAATTTTATCGTAAAGGATTATTCATCTCAGGAAACACATTGTCCTGCAACAGAATACAGAGAAATGATTGCAGGTATTGTAGCATCTACAACCAAAATGCCTAAGGTTGAAGCTTCTGCTATCGTTGACAATTACGAAGTTAAGAAGTCAGATGCTTCTACAATGGTAACTCTTTCTAAGGATTTTCTTAACAGTGCTCTCAGAACTGGAAGAAAGATTAATCTCGGTGCTACTGAAAAGTCTGACATCTCAATTCAGCTTAAGGAAATTCAGGAACAGCAGAAGAAGTTTCCTATGAAAACTGGTGTAAATGATGATGGAACACCTCGCTATGAAAAGAATGAAACAACAATTCCTGCTCATGAAGGACTTAAGGTAAGTTCTCCTTGCCCTAAGTGGACTGGTCTTGATTAATAACAATGACAGTTATATTTATGTAGAAATATCATTGGATAAACGTATATCAGATTTTGATTGTAACGGTACTCCATTTTGTTTCAAAGAAATATTGGATACCGTTTCAATCACTGATAGAATTATTTATGAAGTAATAAGAGACTACGGTTTAACTCTTAGTGATGAAGGGATAAAAACATCAGAATTCTTTGATAATGATAAAGCTAATGTCAAAATTGAGTTTGGCATATCATTGGATGACGATGCAGATACTATAGGAAGCTGTATAGAAAGAATAAGAGAAGAATTAAAACTCGCTCTTGTTATTTTTAACAGAAATTATAATCCAAAGTCTGCTCTTATTGATGATGTAATTGACCCTGATAATGATATTCAAAATATTAAAGATGAATTATTTCAGGAAGCTAAGGACAATATAGCTGTCGTAAAATCAATAAACCGTAATTTAAGAAAAAAGAAGAAGAATAACCCAGAGGATTAAATTCCTCTGGGTTATTATTTTAAAGTAAATCATTATAATTATAAGATTCCATTTCAATAGTTTCTTCTGAGGTAGGTTCAATAAGTCTCTTACGAATAAAGTATCTTGATTCTTTATTGAGATAACCTAACTCTTCGTCAACCTTGGACTGTACATCAGTTCTCATGTCTAAAGAACTTCTTAACTCTGAAATATATTTTATAGCGAGTTCAATGTTATTGTTGACACGTTCAAGTGCTGATTTAAAATCATACTCTTTTTCTGTTTCAACTTCAATATCTTCACAATGTTCTTTTGCTCTTGTAGGATTGTCAAGAGTAACAAGAGGAGATTCAGCAGCAAGTTCATAGAAGTAATCAGCCATATAAGAGAAATGACTATAATATGAATCGCACATTTCATGAATTTCACGGAATTTTCTTCCACATACATTAAGATGTATATGTTTCATATTATTAGAAATAACGATATATGCATATGCAGCTTTTGCGGCTTTGTCATATACAGTACCAGTATCTGAATCAGACTTTACAACTACAAGTGTATTATAATCACTATCTGAATCATCTGAAGAATCATCACTGTCATCAGATAGGTCATCATCGATATCTGAATCATCAAAATCTTCGTCATCATCCATTAAATCATTATAATCCTCATCAGAAGAATTATCTTTTGATTCTTTCTTTTCGTCATCATCTTTCTCGTCTTCATTTTTCTTTTTCTCTTCATCATCATCTGCTTCATTCAGAAAAAATAAATCGTCCCACATAAGATAACCTCCTTATATAATTTTAGTATTTATAATACTAGTTGATTCTCTTAAATTATCGGTAGCTTTTCTTGCTTCCCTAGCTGGGTCACCCCATAATGAAGAATTCCAAGAATATCTCATACTACCTCCAGAGAATATTGCTTTATCGAAAATGCCTTGAACAACTTGAGCATTTCCTATTCTAGATTTATCATCATAAATTTTATTCATAGTTTTCTCATATTGTTCAATTTCAGCAGTAAGTTTTTTCTTTAACTCTGGAGATAATGATGGGTCTTGTAAATCATATTTCATGCTTTGAAGAACGTCATATGCTCTTGCAGCATTAGATGGATGTTCATCTCCAAGACTCATTAATAAATCTCCTGGAAGCATCATAAAATTATAAATATGACCTATAAGAGGAATATGTTGAATTTTAGCAGATAAGAATCCACTTTCCATTTGGTCTAAAGCTGTTGCTAATGCTTCACCAAAACCATAATAAGATGCAAAGTTATCTGCAATTACTTCACCTAAATAACCATGAGCTGAAACAACTATTCCTACTAAGCTACATTTGTTTATTATAGATACAAATCCATTTAATATTTTTAATGCTGGCATAAGTGGAATCATTATAACATCAGCTAATAAATTAGAAGGCAATTGTAAAATTCCTCTTACAAAGTTAAAATAACTATATATATTATTTCTATCAGTATCACTTGTTATAGAATTAAACCATTTACTTAAAGCTCTATGAGATTGGTCAGAGGTGAATAAATATGTTTTTAAGCTTTGTATAACTTGTATATTTCCGTTAAGTAAATTTAGAATATCACTTATAACTTGTAATATTCCAATAGCAGAATGTAAAGAATGAACATTTCCATTCAAATATTCCTGAAAATTGTGACCAACTTCATGAAGAACTGCAGCAAATACTTGTTCATCAGAATATTTTTCATTAAGAATAAATCCAGTTGTACATCCTATAATAATACTCATATCAATATCTTTTTTAAATCTATAACCAGTTTTTGTAACTTCTACATTATCCTTTGGTTTTCTATTAGATTTAAAATATATAGGATATGTATACATATTTAAACCTGGGTCATTCTTGATTACAAATGAAAAAGAATCAAGACCAAATTCTCTTTCCATTTCTTTACAGAATAATTTTAAGTCTTTATCGTGGTCTATATCTATATGTCTTATAGAATTAATGGGACCACGACCAACATACTTACTTCTAAAATCACAAAAAGCGTTAAAACATCTTGTTATTCCAGGAGTACGACCAAAATAAACTTCATTAATAGCTTGAACAAAAATCTTTTGTTCTCTATCTTCTAAAGCCTGTTCACTTAAAAATAAAGCCATTAAACATAACCCTCCTTTTTATTTATTAGATTGATTAATGATTAATACAAAATAAGTTAAGACAGCTCTGTTATAACTGTTCTTAGTTGCTTCACGACTTTTACGTCTATTATAAGCAATACTATTTTCACACAAGAATGTATCAACAATTTGATTCTGTCTTAATACATCTTTATCTTTTGTATTTGGTTTAGCTTTAATAGAGAAAGAAATAAATTCTATATCTCTAACATCTTTATTTTGACTTGCTTTAAAATAATTTGCTGTGATAAGTGATACTAATTCTTTTACAGTATCAATATTATCAGTATTTTTTACAATAGATTCTATGATAGATTTAATCTCCTCTGTTTTTACATTAGAGTCTGCACACATTTTACATAAACGATAGTCTACATCATGTGTAGTAATCCAAGTCATAGCACGGTTAGTAACAGCTTCAATCTTTGTACTATCATTTTCTGTAAGTCTGAAATTATCTTCAGACATATCGTCACTATCATAAGTAAGATATTCACGATTCTGATAACACTTATAATAGATTTCAGCTGTATTTTGAATAAATGATTTAATACGCATATGAAGTTGTTGTATTACATATACATATTCTTCATCATCAGTTTTACCTTTTAATCTATCTTTATAGGCATCAACCCAAGTAGCACCTATAGATTGAATTGTACCAATAACAGACCCAGTTTTCTTAAGGTCAAATTTATTAGATAATTCATTATTAACAACATAATCACAAACAAATCTATAGTCAGCTGGTACAGCAGTAGGATAGGAACCATAGTGAATAGATGGATAAAATCCACCTGTGAAAGACATATAAATAATAGCAATATCAAGATTTTTCTTATCATTCTTATTTAAGAAATATTTAATAATACAAATCGAAAGAACTGTTACTGGACTCTTAGCAGTTCTAGGATTAAAATTAGGTATCTGTGAATAATAAGTTTTGTTAATGATTTCCTGTAATTCCTTTTCTTTCTTACCAAATATTGCATATAGTTCGTCTGCATCTTGTTGTCCATAAGTACAACGTGTTGCTGGGAAAGTATCATAGAGAGATGTTGACCTAGTGTTCATAAACTTACTCATTAAAGCTTTATACTTAGTTAAAGACTTAGAAAGTGTATTAGAAACAATTGGTAAAATCTCCTTATCAATAACTTCGGTAATATTCATATTATTGTTTCCGTTAGCCATGTAGGTATCATCTCCTTTCATTATTAAAAAGTTGACGTTATAAGACAAAAAATGAAGACACTGTTAAGTGTCTTCATCATCTTCATTATAATTACAAGGCAGGCTTATCACTATTATATATATATATAAACACAAAAAAAAAGAAACGTGTTTAACAAAGCACGTTTCTTATTATCGTATCAATCAGAGTTTTCAGAATTAAGTCTCTCTTCAAGTTCAATTACTCTTTTTTCAAGTTCGATTATTTTTCTTTTACACCCTACAGAATAACCAAACATTTCTGATAACACCGATATCATAGATATTGATAAGTTAGGACTACAATACTTTATATGATTAAGTATGTTTTGTTCAGAATCAGTAAGATTCATATGAGGAGCATTATCAAATTTGTTAAGCTTTATATCGCTTCTTTTGTTTTTGATTTCATCCATTGTGAAATCCTCCTTAAAATTTATTAAATAACAATAAATGAATATATCTTGTTATTCGCTAAAATAATATATAAGCAAATATAAAATTAGAGGAGCAAATTAATGCTCCTCTAATTATTAATTATTGTAGCAATAATTCATAATCTCATCCTGTATGTATTGTTCAAGATTTATAACAATTCTATCACCATTAGCTGTTTGTAATTGAACATTCTTACCACCATTACAAATGATAGCAGTTTCATAAAGTGTATCAAATGTATTAAGGATACTCTTTACATTAGCAGATTCTGTCTTAATATAGTCTACAACCTGCTGATTTACAACAGGGATAAGAATACCATTTTCATTAATTACATCTGAATTATACATATTAGCTGATTCTGTTATAGCACCTTCAGTCTTTGGTGTAACAAATCCAGTAGTATATGCTCTCTTATGAGATGGGAATATAACTCTATCCCATGTAATAATTCTGATATTTCTTACATAACATTTACCATTTCTTTCTCTATCAACAGAACCAAGAGCTCTAAGAGAGAAAGAAGGTTTACACCCTTCAAGAAGGTCAGCATTAAATGCTTTACCTAATTCATTATTAGTTCCCTTATAATTAGCATGAACATCTTTTCCTTCCATCCAAATTTTAGTAAATTGAACAGAACATAGTTTAGGGTCAATAACAGATTGTACAGAAAGTTCAGAAGATGAAGGGTGACCATCGTGTCCTCTCATGTTTCCAGTAGGAATAAGTTCCTTCTGAATTCTATCAGAATAAACTTCAGGTTTTAAATCTTTTTCCTCATAAATACGTCCATTTCTATTTTCACTATCAGTATCCTGAATAATACCTGTAGCTTCAACTTTTCCATTATGTTCAGCAATAACATTTACATCTATTGGAGCTGAAGCTCTTTCAAGAATAATATTACCAATTACTTGATTATTCATTGTAAATACCTCCTTAAGATATAATATTATAGTGATGTTAAAAACAAAAAAGAAACGTGCTAGGCAAAAGCACGTTCCTTGAAATTATTTTATATGTTATAGTCTATTTTCGAAAGACTGTGCAACACTCCTTTCGGAAACTCATTTGATGAGACTTCTTTTATTTTTTTATCATCCTTTCTGAGATAATGTTTTTCAGTAATGGGAAACCCATATTTATCATGCATTGGGTTCCCTTCTTTGTCATATTTTTGTACATCAACACTCCTTTCTCTGTCGTCAGAGCATACAGGTAGATGCCTTCCATAACTAACATTAGAAACACATCTATTCCCACATAATGTAATTCCATAATTCCATACTGATGCTTTTGGGTTAGTTACCCAATGCACATGGATACTTTCCTTATGAATAATTTTATCGTCATCATTAAATACGACAACAACAAAATCTTCTTTTATTTTATGGTCGTATCTTTTAAAAGATGCGACAAAGTCAAGAAATGTTCTTCCTCCCATTACATTTCTCATGTTTGTTTCTATAAATTTTTTCTCTCCTTTGAGAGTAGTAAAATATAATTTTATTTTCATTTTAAATAACTTCCTTTATTTTATATTCAGGAATACCACCTGTATGGAATAGCATTGTCTGACCTCTACTATTCACTATTATTATATACATATCAAAAAGTATAATTTAACATCTTTATAATATCTCATAAAGGAGGAACATAGATGAATGCACAAAGAAAGAAAGCTGAAGCTTTAATATATAAATTTTTCGATGCTTTAGACCCTACTAAAGCTAATTCTAATTTCTATAAAGAAATGTTTGCTAAGATGTCTGACCAACAATTTATGGAATTTTGTAAACGTAAATTACCATTTAGATTACAGACAACTGCATTTGAAAGAGAACTTAATCCAGATAAATGTGTTAAAGCTCTTAAAGCAATTAATGTACCTGTATTAGAAAAGGTAAATCTTCCTAGTATTTATACTAATGCTGATGGAGTTCCAGTAACTTCAAATAATGAAGCTATGGTAGGATATCTTAATTTGAAAAAACTTAAACAGATTGTGACAAAAAAATCTGGTTATAATACTAATATTGATGTCCGTAATCCTAAGACTGGTCAAATCGTCGGTAATGCTAAAGGTGTTGAATCTGACCGTGAATTAGAGTCTTTAATACTACAGAATATGGATAATACTATAAAAGAATTCACAAGAGCTAAAGCCGATGATATGGAAGCAAAAAATAAAATGTATAATCAGATTAACACAACAGGTCAAGTATCATTAAAAGATTTAGAAAGTGATAAGTCTTCTCAAGTTGCAAGAAATACCGTTGATGTATATTTAATAGGTTCTGGAATTTATTCAAACCTATTAGAAGAAGATTATATGACACCATATACATTAAGTATGAAAAAGAAAAGAATAGAAAAGTGAATAAAAAGAAACGTGCTAGGCAAAAGCACGTTTCTTATATTCTTTTAAATTATTCAAGATTGAATCTGTAAAGTCTTTGCATTATATCCTGATTATTATTGTATCCGCATTTTTTAAGAGAGGAGATAATGGCATTCTGAACCATTTCATCCTGCTCTAAAGAAGAACTTATGTTTCTACAGTAGCGTTCAAAAAGAACTCTACTGTCTGTCTCATAATTATTAACTCTTTCTATTTCTTCAAGAATGAGTTTATATTCTTCAGTGTTACAACAGCAAGAATTAATTAACTCCTGTTCAAATGTCATCTGCATCTGTTCTACCTGTATACCAAAATTTATTCCTAAACCAAACATTTTATTTTCTCCTTATAATCCAAAGTCAAACTTATTATTTTTTACTACTTCAACTCCTGCAGCCACCTTTTCAAAAACAGCCGCAGTATCCTCTGTCATGAGGTAATGATAAATATGTCCACCGATTTTCTCATTACCTCTGAGGGAGACATATGATTTAATACTCTGAGCAAGCATCATTAAATATATATCTCCCTCATCATTCTTGATTCTTTCAGCATACTTTGCTATATCTTCTGTGCTAACTTTTTCTCCTTTAAGAGAAATCATTCCAGATGGTCTGTGAGAATCAGCTTCTTTAACTATCATTAAAAACATATCCTTAAAATTTTTCATATCATATTCCTCCAAGAATCTTCATATTGGAACATAGCTTTTCAACATATGAACCTGTTCCTTAGTCACATATGCATTCCGTACAGAGCTGCTCAGTTTAAGGTCATCCGAGCAATCCAGACCAAATAGACTGTTCAAAGGATAGTCAAGATACTATCTTCTATTCATTACTATTATATACAAGTATCATAGAGAACTTTTACAAATCTTATAACATATAAGTAATGGTGACAAATCAAAATATTCATAATCAAAATAGTCTATGTTGAACTTTTTTACTCCTGTATGATATCCACATACGGTAATTCGTATGTGGATATTCACTGCCTTAATAACTAATATATAAATTAATGAAAGGAGGTCTGTTCAAATGGCAGACAGTAAATTTGGCGTTATCAATGAACAGGGATATCCAGCAGGTCAATTTGGATTTACCTCTATCAATGAAAGTGATAAGAAAAATATCGAGGATTCTGAAAAAGAATCTAAAGACAAAAAAGAAAAGGAGTAATTTTCAATGAATAAGTTTTTCACTTTTGGTTGCGGACAAGGTGCAACTAAAGCAATGCTTCACTGTATTGAAAATGGAACTCTTGATAGAGAAGATTGCTGTATTGTAAATTCTACTCAAAAAGATATTCCAGAAGAATATAGAGATGGAGCTATTATTATTTCTGAAGACCCAGACGCAGGTTGTGGTAAGGTAAGAAGTGCAGCTAAGAAACTTATGCTTAATTACCTTAAGTCTAATCCTAATGTAATTCCTGCTATGCTTTCTAATGGTGATTATCAATATGTAAATATTATGGCTACTACAGAAGGTGCTTCTGGTAGTGGTGCTTCTGTAATTCTTGCAAAGTTTATTGAATCTCAGCTTGATATTCCTGTAATTATCACACTTATTTCTGGTTTTGAAACAGATACGAGAGGTCTCCAAAATACAATTGAATATTTTAAAGACCTTGAAGGTGGAAACTTTGTTGTAAGAACTGTTTCAAATAAGAAATATCTTGATAAGACAAGTAATACATTTACTGCTGAAAAGATGGCTAATGAAGATATTTCTACTGCATTCAAAATTATTGCTGCATATGATATTACTGATTCGGAACAGAATATTGATGATACTGACCACTACAAGCTAATTACAAATCCTGGTATGATGTTTGTAACAGAGGTTATTATCGATAGAAAGCTCAAGAATCCTAATCAGTTCGAACAGCTTATTTCGGATGCAATTGATTATAACTGCTCTCTTGATTTTGAACCATCTGCTACAAAGATTGGTATATTTATGAATATTTCAGATGATAAGCTTGCTATCATTGATACTAACTTTACAACAATCAAGAAGAAACTTTGTGGTAATAATAATGTAGATGAATTCTTTATTCATAGACAATATATTGCATCTGAACCTGAATTTATCAGAATTATAGCATCTGGTATGAATCTTCCTAAAGAAGAACTTGTTGATATCTATAATAAATATCAGAATAATAAGAGTACTGCTTCTAAAGAAGATGACTTCTTTAGTGCTATTTCTGATATGGATACATCTTCCTCTGAAGAAAGACGTGTTAAAGAAAAAACTAATGATTTCTTTGCTCAGTTTGATACTGACGATACATCTGACGAAGATGATATGGTTATTAGACGTAGTAAGAGACGTTCTTCTTTATCTACAAAACCAACAGCATCAGCTCCAGACACATCTAATGTATCTGGCGGATATGAAAAGAAGAAAGGATTTACTGCAAAGAAATCTAATGAAAATAAGCCTTATTCTGAAGATGACATAAAAGGCTTTTAACATCAACATATAGATAATATAAAAGGTTTCACACACCATTTATAAAATATATACCTGTCACATCTTTATGGTGTGACAGGTTATTATTTACATTCTAATAAACTATTTAATAAATATTCGTACTCGTTGGGTACGTTGAGGAGGTTATAAATATGTCTGAAAATAATTATAATGTCTTGTTAAATGAAATTAATGAGGTATTAGAAAAGACCAAGGATTTTTCAATGATAAATGATGCTGAATTCGATGTTCAGTATCCAACTGGATTTCTATCTTTTGACTATAGAGCATGTGGAAAAAAGATTAAAGTAAATTGCTCAGATGGGAATGCATTCAGTTATGATTCTATCGGAATTGTTGATGGTTCTTTGAATATGTTTATCGGTAGAAGTGGTTGTGGTAAATCCACATTTGTTGTTCAAACTGCTTCTAATATAGTAAGACCATTTGAAAACGGTCTTATTTTTGCAGACTTTACTGAGGCAGGAATGATGAAAGATAGATTTGAATCTTTGTCTGGATTTACTCCTGAAGAGTTTACTAATAAAGTAAAGATTAGAAACTCAGGAATTAATATTGAAAATGTGTATAAACGAATCAAAGTTATACATGATATCAAGTTAAGCAACACAGATAAATATCGTTATGATACTGGAGTATATGACACATATGGTAATAAAATCTATAAGTTTCAACCGACTGTATATATTATAGATTCTATACCTAACTTAACAACAGAAAAAATAGCTGAAGAAGATGATATGTCTGGTCAGATGTCTACAACGGCAAATGCAAAAGCACTTGCTCAATTATATAGACGTATTACTCAGATTTGTAAGGAAGCAAATATCATTCTAATGGCTATTAACCATATCACAGAAAAAATAGAACCTAATGCTTTTGTTCATACAAAAGCTAAACTTCCTTATCTTAAACAAAATGAATCACTTCCTGGTGGTACTACACCACCATATCTGTCTACAGTATTTAGACTTGATGATGGTAATAAGATTACATCAGATAAAGAGTTTGGTATTGAAGGTTGTTATGTATCTATATCTAATGTTAAATCTAGAGCAGGAATGTCTGGAGCAGTTTCAGCAGTTGACCTTATCTTTAATTATGTAATAGGATTCGACCCAGATTTATCATTATTTGTTATGCTTAAAAATGCAGGTAGAGTTAATGGTGCAGGAGCTTATCTATATTTTGGTGATAGAAATGACCATAAGTTTTCACAAAAGAACTTTAAAGAGAAACTTTCCACCGACCCAGAGCTTTTAGATATATTTGTAAACGAAGCCTTTAATTATCTAAGAGGTGAACTTGATGTATATGAAAAGCTTAAATCTGCATCAGCATCAAAATCAACAAGTCTAATTATGGACAGAATTAAGAATATGAATAATATAAATTAAGATATGGGTGTATATTATAAGTATGAAGATGAGTAACATCATCTTCATACAATCCCATACTAAAAGGAGTGAAATTTCATGGTAGTATACGAAAAGTTATATGATGATGTTGACATAGATAAACATATCATGGCTGCGTCGGAAAAATACAATGACAACATGGAAAAAATGCTCGGCATAGGGCTGAATATGCCATTTGAGTGTACTAATTCAGCATCAAGAAAAAACATGTTTTCGAGTCAGTATCAGCAGAGGGTATGTCTCGAAAATCCTGAAATTCCTTATATCAGTACAGGATATGAGAATTTATTTGGACAACGCTCATCAGCGTTTGTACAAACAGACAGAAAATGGAGAGTTATTGGAAAAATTGAAAAATTTTCTAATGCTCCAGGTCACCATTACTATTTATTCGTAATCGACGAATACAACAATATGGATGTCATTGAAAGGGTATCCTATTGTCACAATACAGAATCTTATGGATTTCTGTATAACAATGAATATTTAGACGGCTTACAAGTTGGTTCTGAAATTCCAGCAAATAAAACCGTTAAAAAATCTAAGTCTTTTGATAATGCAGATAACTACATGACAGGTAAAAACCTTAGAGTAGCTTATATTGCAGACGCAAGTACAACAGAAGACGCAATTGAAATTTCTGAGTCAGCATCAATAGCACTTTCAAGACCAGAAATTAAAAAAGTTACTATTCTTATAAACGACAATGATATACCACTTAATCTTTATGGAGACAATAATGTCTATAAGATTATGCCAGATATCGGGGAAGACATTAAGAATGGTATTATATGTGGAACTAGAACCGAGAGAAATGATGAGATATTCTTTACTCAGTCTGGAGAAAGACTTAAAGTTCCAATGATTAATGACACAACTTTTAAGACAAAAGGTCGTGTTATTGATATCAATGTATATTGTAACAGAGATATTGCAACTTCTAATAATGGAATCTATGAAGGTCAGCTTTCATATTATGATAGAGACTATAAGAGATTTTGTAGTGAAGTAGTTGAACTTCTCAGAAATTACATTGATAATTCTATGTACAAGAAAACTCATGAACTCAGTAAGTTATATACTACGTGCGAAGATGTAATATCTGGAAAACAGTATTTCAAAGACAATGTATTTTCTAATATTGTAGTTGAACTTACTGTGTACAGAAAAGCACCTCTTGAAGTTGGTGATAAAGTAACTTCAAGATATGGTGGTAAAGGAGTTATCTCCAAAATTATTCCAGATAATGAGATGCCTAGAGTTTCTGGAACTGATGAAGTTATTGATTTGATTTGGAATCAGGCTACTTGTGTAAACCGTTTAAATCCAGGTCAATTATTCGAACTTTCATTGAACTTTATTGCTTCAAACATCACAAAGTATCTTCTTATGTTTGCTAAAGATATTGATATATGCATCGATACATTGAAGAGATTCTTTGATATTATATCAGATGATTATTCAAGATATCTTATCGATAACATAGAATGCTGTATAAATGATGATGAAGCTGCATTCACAGTATATGACTGTCTTGCTGAAAATGGAGACGGTTTGTATATACCACTTGAACCTATTACAGAGTGTATAACTCTTGATACTCTTATGGAATTATATAAAGAATTCCCTTGGATTACTCCTGTATTTATGGATGTTCCAATAAAAGGTTCGAGAGGACAAATTAGATTTGTCCAAAGCAAAAAGCCATCTATTGTTGCTAAGCAGTATATTTATAGAATGAAGCAGAATGCAGAAGAGAAGCATTCAGCTACCTCTATGTCTGCAACAAATGTTAGATGCCTTAATTCCAAATCCAAAGCTGCTAAGATGTTTATTAGAACTCATTCTAATACACCTATCAGATTTGGAGAAATGGAAAACTCTATCTTCATGCTTATGGGTGCAGAAGTTCAAGTACAAAATCTTATGATTTATAGTACGTCACCTCAGGCAAGAAGAGATGCGAAACAGATGCTTGAATCATACGAATTCAATGTTACTCTTGGAGAAGATGGAAAGTCCCGTAGTGCAGAAATTCTTAATGCTATTATAAAGGCTATGGGACTTAAATTCGAATTCAAGAAGATTCCAATTAAATATAAAGAAATTGGTCACGAACAACAGGATTGTGGATTATTCCATTTCTTAGATTTCAATAATAATCCTCTGTTTAGAATGTGTGGAATTGATGAATCGAAGCTTATAAAACAGTGTGAATCATCACCAAAATTATTTGTAGAGATTGGAAATAATCACGACAAACTTTTCGAGTACAAAGGAGATTGATGATATGAACATCTCACCAATGCACGCCATCGTTGAAAGTCTGTTGAAAGGAGATGCATCCTGCTTAACGCAGGATGTAATCTTTAATATCAATTGCATCACGATGAACTTATTAAACAAAGAACCTCTCTCAGAAGTTGAGAAGAGTACAATTGATGATATTCTGCATATCTCAAACATCATTTATAACAATACTGATAGAAGTATTCTCGTTCTTGAAGATGGTGTCTATGATTTACTTTTAGAAAAGTATAAGAGATATAACAAGAATTTTCAGGTTGGTGCTGAGCCTGTTTCAATCAGCAACTTTAACACATCAGATGCTCAGATGATGTTTAAAGAAGAAAAGCCAGAAGAATCATTGTTCGTATATCAACCATATATGAACACATCTAACTTTCTATTTGGTGATAGTCTTACCAATACAGATGTATATGGTAATTCTGTTATTAATAATAATGGAATTCAAGTTGTGTCTAAAAGACTAAGAAATACAAGTCATAAATACCCTCAGTTAGTAGGTACACTTCATAAAGCAAAGTTTGTTCTTGATAATGATGCTATTAATGTAGGTGTATTTAATGATGATAATGTAAGAGTATTTGAAAGAGATTTTCTCAGAAAACACGTTCAAGCTGGTATAGTTAATCCAAACTATATTGAGTTAGTTCTTGAGCTTAAGTATGATGGTGTATCTATTGAAGCTGAAGTTACAGACAGAATTCTTACAGCAAGAACAAGAGGAGAAACTCAGATGGACCAAGCATCTGACTTAACTCCTATTCTTCAAGGATATACTTTTACAAAGGCAATTGGTTATGACATCAAGCCATTTGGCATGAAATTTGAGGCTGTTATTTCGTATAACAATCTTATTGCTCTTAACATGGAATTTGGTAAAAAATATGTCAATGCTCGTAATGCAATTATAGGTATTCTTGGTAATTCTGAAGCAGCAAAGTATGCTAAGTATATCACATTGGTTCCTCTCCAGACAAGTCATGATAATATGACAAGAGAAGAAGAACTTGCTTTTATGAATAAATATTATTCTACAGGTGAGAATTGTAGATATGCTGTTATTAGAGGAAACTACAATGAAGTATTATTTCAGGTTAAGAAGTTTGTAGAAGAAGCAGAAATGATGAGAGAAGTATTACCATTCATGTATGATGGTGTTGTAGTATCTTATCTTAATCCTCAGATTAGAAAGACTCTTGGTAGAGTTAACTCAATCAATGAGTATTCTATTGCTATCAAATTTCAAACCAAAAAGAAACTCACTCGTTGTAGAGGAATAAGTTATACTGTTGGTTCTACAGGAGATATTACTCCTATGATTCACTATGACCCTGTGGAATTTTATGGTATGATTAACACAAAGAGTTCAGGTCATAGCTATGCTAGATTTTGTGAACTTAATCTTAGACCTAATGATGTACTTGAGATTGAATTCACTAATGATGTAATGGCATATGTCCACAAAGCAGATATTCAGGAGAATATGTTTAACCCTGCAAAACCATTTGGATTTATAACAAACTGTCCAGAATGTGGTGCTAAACTTATGATATCTGAAACAGGTAAAACTGTATATTGTCCTAATATAGAATGTCCTGGACGTAGAATTGGAAGACTTGTTAATATGGTAAACAAGCTTGGGTTTAAAGGTTTCTCAGAAGAAACAATTAAAACACTGAATCTTCAGTCATTCTATGATTTGATGACAATTACAGAGGAAAGAGCATCTGTACTTGGACCAACTAATGCTAAGAATCTTATAAATGCCATTGAACGTTTATATGAATCTAAAGCACCAGATTTTAATATTCTTGGCTCTCTTGGATTTTCTAACATCGGTTCAAGTAAGTGGAAAACAATCCTTAAGGCTGTAACACTTCATGATATCATTACAAATAATGATAGAGAGTTGTTCTTTAAGCTCAGTAACAGTGGGAAAGGAATAGGAATTAAAACTGCTGATACGATTCTTAAAGAACGCAAATATTTCAATAAGGATTTGACATATATTTATAACATGCCTAATATAATCCTTAGTAAGGGTTCTAATGATTCATCTATAGAACTAGGAAAGGTTATAAGATTTTCTGGTATTAGAGATGATGAACTTGAAGCAAGATTGGTATCTAGTGGTCACGATTGTTCTAGTTCAGCTTCTGTTACTAAAACAACAGATTATCTTATAGTACCATTCATGGATTATACTTCTACAAAGGTAGAAAAAGCTCGTAAGTATAACGAAAGTAATCCAGGTCATAAAATCAATATTGTGACTCTTGATGAGTTCAAACTTAATGAGTCTTCATATCTTCGAGAAGTTTAAAAATTAACAAAAGGCAAACTTAGTTATAAATATATATTATCTAAGTGATTAAAGAGATAACCTAGTTCTCTCTTATCAAATAAATTTTATACAGGAGGTACTTTTAACATGAGTACAACAATTTTAAGAAACAGCACACTTCCTCAGTCTTATAAGTGTGCAGTAGAGGAAGCTGCCCCAACTTTCACAAGCAAAGCAACAGGAGAAACAATCAAAGTTGAATTGAGTCTTATCGCAAATCCAAAGACTCACTTCAATTCCAGTACCGATATCTTCGGTAACGTAATGAAGACTATCGCAGATGTTTTAAGCACAGGCTTTTTCAAGTGCAAGTCAAAATCTGCTCTCGTTTTCCAGAAAGATACAGGAGAAGTAATTGCTGCTGCAATTTCCGACTATGATGCAGAAGGTGAAAACTACTTCTTTAACATCACATTCGACCCTAATGAAATCAAGGGTATTGCTAAGGAAAAAGTTGTAAACTTTACAGACTTTACAGATGAAGCAAGAAACATGAAGTTCTGGCAGATTTTCAATACTGTATTGTGTGTATCACATAACTATGCTATCAGTGATGAAAACATGGTTTATGTACTGACAATGCAGGTAATGGAAACACTTTATCATTGGCTTGACGTAAATGCAAAAGCTGATGAAGTTGTAGAACTTGTTATCGATGATTATATCGGCAAGTATGAAGACAACATGTCTGCAGAAGATTATGATAAAGCTCTTACACCTGTGGCTGTAGCTTCAGTCGAGGTTGTTAAGGATGTAAAGAAGATGTCCGTTCAGTTCTCTGAAGAACTCAAAGCTATTGCTAAGGGTTCAAACGATATGAATTCCTAAGCATTAACATACGGCATCTCAACTAACGCCTGCTGGCTTAAATGGTCAGCAGGCGTTTATTTTTAATATAAAAGGAGCAATTTCTATGAACCTGAATAAAGCTTTTATAGATGGAAAGATTTATGATGTTGTAGAATTTAATGAACTCGGTTGTATCAATTATATAGGTGATACACTTGCAGTTCATTATTCAAATTTCATTCTTCCAGTTCGTATGAGTGAAGGAAACAAACCTGGATTTTATACAAATGGAATGTTCTATTCTGTCATTCTCCCAAATACAGAATATGAGGTACAAACTTATTCTGATACACATATTGCTTATTTTGGTAATGCAACAACATTTCAGGATGTACTCCAGGCAAAAGAAAAAATATATGAAGATGAATATAATCATCTTATTTCAAGTGATGAAGTATTCGTTCCTCATATAGACCAGACTAACGATACAGCTTTAATGTTTGCTGTTAAGTCTGCTATTGCTGCTAAGCAATGTAACATCAACAATTATGCTGAACGTTTTGGTTCTGATTTTAATAATGATAAAAGAAAGTTTAATGGTAATTCCATTACAGCTGGTAAAGCTGAGTCTATCTTGTCCAACACAGATGTTAGAGTAACACTTGTTGTTCAGGATATGAATCCAAATGTAGCTAATCCTATTGGAAAGACTCTTGTATTTCCTTGGATTGGTGATGGTGTTAATGACGAGGAATATGTAAGATATATCTCTGATGCCATTGCAGCAAAAGGACCTATTAAACTGTAAGGAGGTTTTATAATGGATATAAAACAAGTCTTAGCAGGATATTCAAATACACACAGAGATAAGTTTAATGACGAGCTTTTTGTCAGAAGTGAGTATGACATTATAGAAGACGTTAAAAAAGTTATCTTATCAGTTGCTTCTCCTACAAATGTAAATACAGAAGGAAAGCAACTGTTTATAGGTGTAAATTATTTCAGAGTTATCGACGATTACAGGGAAGTAAGACAGATAGTCTATGAACTTGAATCTGATGAAAACAGAAGAAATAAAAGAATCGAGTATAACATTCATGATTATATTAATCTCAAAGATAGTGATATAATCCTTCTTGAAGTTAATTATCATCTTGAAGTTAACGGAGAATCTACAAATGCATCTGTATTCATTGATATTCCTAAGGTGATAAACAAATATTACTTTAGAATCAGTGGAACAATATATAGCACTCTTTATCAGATTGCTGATGCATCGACATATAACAATTCTCAGTCTAAAAAGAAAGTACGTTGTGTATCTTTCAGACAGGAATTTCAGAAACATGTCGTGTATGAAAAGAAAAGTAAAATTAATCAGTTAGTATTCAAAGAAGATGGTACAACTGAAACAGCTGTTGTTCAATGTATAAATTATACAACAGATTTATTTGGTAACAATATTCCGCTTTGTAAATATTTTCTTGCAAAATATGGACTTGTAGGAGCGATGAACTATCTCCATCTTGCAGAAATTTATATTACAATTGACGAACCTTACCATCCTGGAGAGCAGTTTGTTACGTTTTTTAAAGATAATGTGTATATCTCAGTACCTTATCTTATTTGGAGTTCATCACCTGTAACACAATCATTTATTTATGCAGTTCTTATGAATTGTCCTAAGAAATGTACAGACCTTGAAAAAGTATATTCAGTTGATTATTGGCTGTGTATGCTTGGTTCGGATTTCAAAAATAAGAGTGTAGAAAAAGGTCAGGCTATGCTTGATTCAACTACTAAGAACTACTCTCTTATTATGAAGGAAGGACTTAAACTTCCTGATTCTGACAAAGAAACTCTTCTCGATGTTTTACGTTGGGAAATGTATGAATTCGATGCTTTGTGGAATAAAGACAACTATGATATGACATATAAAAAGCTTAGAATTTCATCATATATTGCTGGATTTTATGCAGCTAAACTAACAAGGAATCTTGTTAGTGCTACAAATGCTATTAACAGTCTTACTGTTAACAAGTTATATAAAACACTAAATATACCTCATGAATTCATCCTTGACAGTCTTAAGAGAAGTAATCTCGTAAGTTACAAAAATAATGTTAATGATGATGATACCTTCTCTGTTCTTAAGTATACTTTCAAGGGTGTATCTGGTATAGGTGAAAATAAAGCAAGTGCAGTTCCTGTAAAATATAGACTTGCTAATCCAAGTCATATAGGTAAGGTAGATTGTGATACGTCTCCTGCTGGTGACCCTGGAATGACTGGTCTTATTTGCCCGTATGCACAACTCTATGATGGAATGTATCTCGGAGATTATAGAGAGCCTTGTTCTTGGAGAGAAGTTCAAGACAAAGTAATTGATGAATACAGAAAAATGTACAGTATGGCTTCAATCTTCCAAACAAAAGAAGAATTGTTAGGAACAAGTTATGGAAGAGAATTTCTCGAAACAATACTTGGTAAAGTTAACAATCTTATGCCTTATACTGTAGCAAATAATGATGTAGAGATATGATAATGTAAGAGGTTTGAAAGGAGGTGTTCGTATGGACCTCTATACAAGATACTTTATGTTTTCAAATGAGCACCTTAATAAAATTAAGGAGCTAGCTGCTAAAAACGGCGATATGAATCCTAAAATTGGTAAGGTTCTTGTTGCTGGAAATTATAAAAAGTATACGCACATGACCAACGACCCAGAGAGTTATACTAGAAGATATTCTGATGCTAGAGTAATTTTATCTGGTGATATCAGGAAAATAAAATATGAATCCGAATAAGGAGGACAATTATGAAACTATTTACCAATCTTGGAGGTTGTTGTCCATATTGTGGAAATAAAGTAAATGTTATAGAAGGTATGGTATTTGAATACAACCTTAACAAAAGTGGATATCCAGAATATCTCGAATCGGAACACTACAAAGTAACATGTTATTGTAAATACTGTTGTACACAGTTATTTGCACTTCCTAACAATAATGGAGGATATACAGTATATCCTGACAACCCAATGGATATTCTCATGAAGCTTGATTCGTTTAAAGCTAAAAGAATATCGTTAATTGGAGATGGAATTCTTTCTAGTACGGATGCAGAAATAAATCCGTTTGTTAATGTAAGAGCTTATAATAGTAATATTAATGATGATGGTGAAGATATCAGAGAATATGACGATTCTAATCTTATCGAAGAACGAATTCCTATCGATAATGATGATGTTCCATTTTAATTATAATTAACAACAATAACATATATAAGGGAGGTTTAAAAACCTCCCTTATTTTTTAACATCTAAATAAAGGAGTTGATTAGTATGGATGATATTTTGACAAATATTACTGACCTATTTTTAGGTAATGGGATTATTATTGTTATCGGATGTCTAATAATTGGAATGTTTTTAAAAGGTTCTATTAAGAAACTTCCTAATAAATTCATTCCTTATATAAATGCTATTATTGCAGTTATTCTCGGATTTATTATTCCTGGTACATTTGAAGAGGAATTTATAGTATCTAAAATAATTTTACTTATGTTTCTTGGATTTTCATCTGTCGGATTATATGAAGCTTTATGTTTACTTATAAAAGACAGATTTAGTATTGATATTAAAAAGGTATATAGTAATATCACAAATTCTGATAAGAATGATGCATCTAGTCAAACGCAAGAGGACGTTCCTCATTCTACATATGAAGATAATAATGACTTAGAGGGCTGATTTTTATAAAAGCACTGAGGCAATAGTCTCAGTGCTTATTATTTCTTGCCAATTATTGTTTATTTTTAACAATACACAAACATATAAGTAATCTACTAAAGGAGACATTAGCTCAGTTGGTAGAGCATCACACTTTTAATGTGAGGGTCGAGGGTTCAAACCCCTCATGTCTCACCATATCAATTATAATGAAAGGAAAGAAAAATTATGTTAAAAGTTCTTGAATTCACTAAGAAGACTACTATTGAAGATGGTAAAATCACAGTATCTTCTGAAATCAAACGTGAAAGCTTTGCTGAATGCGGCAGAGACAGAGACAATCATTCAATATTCTTTTCACCTTCTAAGCCTATTACCTTTACTGGTACGGCAGTACTTAAAGATGGTGATGAAAGTAATGAAGTTGAAGCTGAGCGTATTGCTGAAGCTAAAATGGAAAGAGCTTATTATAAGTACATTAAGAGATGTCAGAAAAACAACATCAAGAGTTATACTGAATCACTTAATAAACTTACAGAGGCTCTAGCAAGAACAGAAACAAATATCAGAAAGACAAATTCTCATATCGAAGAAATCTGTAAGAGACTTTGATATTTGAGTTTATATAAGTCATAATGGTAAACCATGCTGTTTTGACATAGTTAGTTGAAAAGCTAGCGACCTCCTATTAAAAGAGAGAGAATGATGGATGTTCTCTCTCAATACGTATGATAAGGGGTAACTACCTTTATTATACTCCATCAAGGGATTAAATGTATATACATAGTATGTGCACTTGACCATTACATGGATGGTCACTATGTGTATTTCTGAGTCATGTTAATCAGAAATATTAAAAATATACATATTAATCCCTTTATCAATACGGTGATATTCTAAGTTTATATTTAATTGCTATGGTCTATCTTCCTTCTATTACAAATTTGGTGTTGTTAGAAAGACCGATTTGATTAAAGCTTAGTTTATTATATTATTCAAATATTGGGTGGCATATTAAAATACTTCCTTCTATAACAATACTAAAAAAGTATGTAGTATTTTTGATTTCTACCCATAAAAGTGAATATCAAATTGCTATTCAGAATCTTCCTTCTACATAATTGATAAAAGGTATCTATTTAAAGATTCTGAGATTTAAATTAGATATTTACATTTTATCGGCTATTTAGATTCTTCCTTCTATATATGATAAAAGAAAATATTAGGACATATCTGACTATATTATATATAGTAGATATATCCTGAGTAATTTAGAATCTATTATTTCCGAAAAACTTTTTATGGATATTCAAGCTCTTCCTTCTATAATTTGATTTGTATGAAGCTTTAAGAGTTAAGCTTCATTTAATAAGAGCTTGAGATTTCCATAATATTTATTAAAAAAAAGGAGTGTTTTATTATGAACAACACAAACAATACAAACCCTATTTATGAAGTTAACAAAGACCTTAATGAAATTCTTGTAAGAAGAAAGAATCTTGTAATTCTTCCAACTACACCTTCAAAAGGTGTAGGTCATAATTCTTCTTCCATAATAGGTTCTATTTTAAGAAATATGGAACCATACGGATACATATTTAGTTCATCCGTAATCAATAAACTTAAAGAATATTCTCCAGAGACAATTGCAGATTGGTTTACACAAGTTGTAATTCCAATTATGAAAAAAATCACTGGAGCTAACCATACATGGAGTTGCATGTATCCTAATTTTCCTCAGCAGGTGATGGATGCAAGTGATGCTGAGTTATATATAAATGCACTTGTGCATTATTTAACATTTGGTGAAGTATTACCAGATTATGAAACAAATAACAGACATCCTCTTATTTGCAATCCAAAAGCAACTAAGATTATTGATATCGGTTGTGATGAATCTGTTTTTCTTATCTTTAAGAATATTGTATCTTCTAATACATCTGTAAGTGTTCAAGATATCAATGACTGTAAAGTAATCTTTAATAGATTACCTGAGCAATGTATCAAGTATCTCAAAGATAACTCTACAGTAATTCCAAATAAAGAAAACCTTGCAAAGATTACATCAATTGCTTGGGATTTGGTTGGATACGAAAGATGTAGTATGGAAAGATACTTTAAAACAGCTACTGATGTTCTTAGACTTTATGTCGCACTTTCTGATGGTGATGTTTCTCTCTCTTCTCCAACAAAGTTTAAAAACTTAAGTAGAAAGTTCAGAAGAAACATCATGAATCTTCTTGAATCTTGTGGAGAAAATATTATAGAAGATATGTTCCGTTATAGAGAGGAATGGCTTAGAGTTGGTGAAAAGATTCATCCATTCTCCTATAGTGCTAAAAAGTACAATAATGCAATTGCTGGATTTGACTTTATCAGAAATAAAAAGAAACCTTCATTCTTTGCTAATAAAGTCAATAACCTGATTGATGTACTTAAAACAAATAATCGTGCTGTACCATCTGCTATCAATAGTCTTGTTAGTATCCTTAAAACACGTCCTGGAGAATTTGCAAGAAAATTGGATTTGGTACTCAGATGTTGTTATAATGAACCTATGGCTACAAGAGTAGTTCTTAACGGCTTCGAATCAGTAGCAAATGAAGTATCACTTCCTATTCTTCTTCAGCTACGTAAGCATTTTACAAATAGAAACTCTATAGATGATAGAGTATTCTTTCCTAAGGGAAATGTAGCTAAAGCTGTTGTTATTAGTAACAATCTTCCTCATTTAAGAATTGATACATGTATATCAGTAAATGCTATTTGTAATGAGGCAATTAATAATAAGCTTAAAGAAAAAGAGCCTCTTGGTAAAGTATATATCGATGAAGAATTCGATAACTTTATCATGCCTTTCAGCCTTAGAAATGCTAATCCTGCTTCTAAAATAGTTACCAGAGGGTCAAGACTCAAAGTATCTGATGATGCTAATGTTATCAGACTCTTTGTATGGTGGACAAACATTGATAATAATGATGAAGAATCACCGTATTCAAATTATCGTGTTGACCTTGATTTGTCTTGTGGTTTTTATGATGAGAATTGGTATCTTATTAAAAGAATTTCATTCAGAAATCTTAGAGATAGTCAAATCAATTGTTATCATTCTGGTGATATTACAAACGGTGGTCCTAAGAATGGAAATGGCGTAGCAGAGTTTATTGATATCGATTTGAATTCTATTGAATCTGTTAAGTATATCGCTTTTACGGTAAACTCATATACTGGTCAAAAGTTCAGTGAATTACCTAATTGCTGTTTTGGATGGATGCAGAGAAATGGATTTAATGATGGTGAAATCTTTGAACCAGCTACTGTTGATATGAAGATTGATATTAAGTCTGCTTCAAAAGTATCAATTCCTGCAGTCTTTGATTGTGAGTCAAGAGAAATCATTTGGACTGATATAAATGTATCACCAAATGAAATCAAACCTATCACTATTGAAGATAATTCTTCTAGAATTGCAAAAGCAATTAATGCAATTATCAATATTAATAAACCTACCCTCTATGACTTAGTATATTTCAATGCTACTGCTAGAGGTGAAATTGTAGAAAACAAATACGAAGCTGATATTGTTTTCAGTAATGATACTACAGAAGTTCCAATCTTCGATAATGAAGGTAGAATACAAGATTTTGCAAAAATAATCACAGCTTATGATATTGATTATTTTATAGGTTCAATGATGTAAAATATAACCCTACTATTAACTTATTAGTAATAGTAGGGCTACGTTCGGGATGTATCTCAGTTTGGTAGAGTGCTTGCTTTGGGAGCAAGATGCCGCAGGTTCAAGTCCTGTCATCCCGACCATGGACATGTAGCTCAATAGGTTAGAGCAGCCTCCTTATAAGGGGCAGGTTAGGAGTTCGATTCTCCTTGTGTCCACCATTTCTCTAATATATCACAATATTATATTTCTTAGAAACGGCTGTAGAGGTAAAACTCTACAGTCTCTTTTTCTTTAACTTAAAAATTATACTATATAAAACTTATATATAAACGTCAGCGTACGCAATAGGAGGAATTACAATGTTATTAAAACGTTTGAAGCTTGTAAATTATGGAGGCATATACAATGGTATGGGACTCTATGAAATTGAAATAGACTTTACTAAATGTAAAAACAGAATTGTTTTAATTAAAGGTGATAATGGTTCTGGTAAAAGCACCATAGAAAATGCTCTTAAACCTTTACCTGATGATAGTGTTTCTTTCATTATCGGTAAAGATGCTTGTAAAGAAATAGAATATTTTGATGAACTTAATGGTACCATATATTCAATTAAATATATTCATGAATGTAAAGGTACATCAAGAACGTCCAAAGGTTACTTTTATAAAACAACTTCTAATGGTAATACAATAGACTTAAATCCATCTGGTAATATTACTAGTTGTAAAGACGCTGTGAGTGATGAATTGGAGCTTGATGCTAATTACATTGCTCTTACACAGTTATCAAGTACCAAAAGAGGTATAGCTGATTTAAAACCAGCTGATAGAAAGAAGTATGTGAATGCTATTCTTTCTTCTACAGATGTATATAATTCTATGTACAAAACTCTTACTAAGAAATCTTCTCATTATAAAACTCTTATGAACAACATAGCTTCTAAAATTGACAGTACAGGAAATCCTGCTCAATTGGAAGAAGAATTAAAATCTGTTGAATCTAAAATTAGAGAAGCTGAAGAATTAATAGAACAATATACAGAGGTAATCAATAAAGAAAAAGGTATGTTATTCTCTATAGACCCTAATAACGAAATAGGTTCTAGAATTCAGACCTTTAATAAAAATAAAAAAGAATTCTCTTCAAAACGAGATGAATTATCAAAGAAGCTTAATTCTTTTTATATATCATACCCAAAGTTAGCAACTGTTACTATCACTCAAGAAATGCTTGATAATCTTAATTCAGATATATATGACTTAGATTATAAAATCAAAAATTTAAATAACAAAATTGAAATGATGATAGCAAACAGAGAAAAGGAAGCATCTAGTCTCGAAGACGAAACAGCTAAACTTAATTCTATAAATTCAGGAACATCTATATTTGAAGTTAAAAGAATTAAAGATAGTCTTGATTCACGTAAAAAAGAAATTGAAAAGCGTTGGGGTTGCATCGTAGATTTAAAGAATATAACTCATGATGAATTTATGATTGCTTATGATATTATTAAATCAATGAGTGAGATTGTCACGAATATTACATCAATTATCCCTCAATCTAATATCAATTCAAGATATATAGAAGTTACTAATGAAATTAACCAAATCGAAACTGAAATAGAAGATGCTATTTCATTCAGAAACTCTATGGAAGTACATGAATATAAATTAGATATTCTTGAACAGAGACCTAAAACATGTAAAGATGATACTTGTCCATTTATAGCTGATGCATTAAATGCTAAAGCTATTCTTGATAGTTATCTTGAAGAAAGAAAAAATTATAATAAATCTATGGTTTCTCTTAATGAAAGAAAGAACTCATTGGAACAGGAACTCCAAAATATAGAAAAGAATAAACAACTTTTAATGCTATACAATGCTAATTGTATTGTATTAAGAAAACTCAATCTTGGATTGGATACTTATGAAGATTGTGTCAAATCTCTTATTCCTAGATTGATGGAAATTATATCTGTTCTTAACGGTCTTATAGAATATTCTAATGATTTAAATGAATACAAGTCTATCGACAGTGACCTTTTGGAAATTGAGACAAAGTATAATTCATTATCAAATCAAAAAAATCTTATCGATATGATTACTTCAACAATTAATAAATTGAATATTCAAATTGAAGAAGATACAAAAGTAATAAAGCTTATCAATGATGATATTACGAATAAGACAAAAGAACTCAATGACAAAAATACATTGTTCAGAAGACTTGTTGAAATATTTAATCTTCGTGCAGACTTTAATGAGTGTGAAGAGTCATTAAGAATTATCAATGAAGAAATAGAAGCCGATAAAGCTAGAATTGAGAAGATTGAAAATCTTAATTCTGATATTGAAAAGCTTGGTATTAATATATCAGAGTTAAAAGCTCAATTAGAACCATACAGAAAGAGAGCAGAAGTATTAAGACATAAAATTGATATGAGCCATGAGTATACTAAGGAATATGAAGAATACAATTCATATTATTCAAAGATTGAAATGTTGAAGTATTATTGTTCTCCTACAACTGGTATTCAGTTAATATTTGTCAATATGTATCTTAGTAAGATTATGGAGAGTGCTAATAACATTCTAAGTAAACTATTTAATGGTACATTTGCTTTGTTACCTCTTGTAGTAACAGATACAGAATTTAGAATTCCTGTAGCTGTAAACGGAGGAATAAATCATGATGACATAACAAGTATGTCATCAGCTCAGATAGCATTAATATCTATGATTATATCTATTTCATTACTTAGTCAGACATCTACTAAACTTAATATAATTGTAGGTGATGAAATTGATGCCCCGTTTGATTCTGAAAATAGAAGAGAATTTATAGGTATTCTTACTCAGCTCATGTCATTGGTAAAATCTTCTCAGTGTATACTTATTAGTCATAACTCAGAAATATCAATGGCTGATTGTGATGTAATATTATTGAAAAACGAAAATGATGTAATAACAGAAGGTAATATAATCTGGTCTTATAAATAAGAAATAAACGGGAGTCGTAAAGGCTCCCGTTTTTATTCTTTGGAAATAGGAGTATAATTAATCGACAATATCGATAGTATACTCCCAATATCCGTCTCTCCCTTCTTTTCTCATCTCTTCAGCATATTCCTTTGAAAAATATGTATCAAGATAATCATCTTCATACTTTTTATACTCTGCTTTAATAATTTTCAACTTTTCGACTGTTCCTGGAACTGCTTCTTTTGTCTCTACCAGTTGACAATCTACTTCATGTCCTTGAGTAGAACATGCATTAATCCCATATAATTCTATATTACCATCTTTGATGGCAATTGTAAGTTCTGGGGTAAATTTATACCCCAGAAAGGCAGGTGTACACCTGCCTTTCTCTGATACCAAGTTTACTGATATTGTACTTGGTATACTTTCATGATATTTCATACATACCCAGAAGATACAGAATATTAATGTTATACTTAAAAGGATTACTGTTATCCTTTTAAGAATCTTTTTAATATTGCTATTGAATCTTGTCTTTGCCTCATCTTCTATTAAACCCATTTCTTTAATTGGATTTAACGTTTCTTCATAAAATTTCTTCTGTTCGAGCTTCTTAATAATGTTGTTGATAATCATTTGTTTGTCCTCCAAAAATCTTATTTTATTACGTATTCCGTACGCTATCGGGAGATGACATTCTTGTCATTCACTAATATAATATATAAACATGTTTATATACATTTACAATTCAAATGGTTGACCAAAAACATTCTTATAATATTTATATGAAAGGAGCATGATTAAAGTGTCTATACATATTAAAGATATGAAAGATTTAAAGATGTATAAAGGTTCTAATAAACTTTTTATACCTTTAAGTCCAGATGATAATAAGCATGGAAGTCTTATATATCTATTAACACCAAATATATCTTCTTCTATTGATATGATTAATAATAGTATGATAATTAATCGTAATTGGTTTAAATCATATTATGTAGATAAATCTATCAACGCTATTATTTCAGATACAGGTGAAATTCAAGAATTTGTTAAATATGAAGATGAAACTGTATCAGCTTTTATAAATGAAGCAAAACTGTCATCTAAAGATAGAAATGCCTTGTCTGATAATGAATTTGGAATTCCTAAATCAAGGTCATATCCTATTAATGATGAAGAACATGTACGTCAAGCAATCAAAATGTTTAATCATTGTCCTAAAGAAGATGAGAAAACACTTGCTAAGAATATTATTAAAAAACTTAAAGAATTTGAAATTACTGATATTGAAGTTGGTGATAATAACAGATTCTCGAAATACTATAAAACCTTTAGAGAAACATCTGTAAACACATCTGGAGGAATTCCTATTGAATATATGACAGATTACAGATTTTCTTATTTCAGAAAAGATGAAATTAAAAAAGAAATAAAAGAATGTCAAAAACTTGTTAAAGATATGAGAGACTATAAGGATGTCTCTACTATGTTAACAAATGCTAATTTTCTTGTAAAGTGTTATGATGTTAATGATAATCTTGCTGGATTTGGTGTAGGGTATAAACATCCTATATACGGACGTGAATTTGGAGTATACCTTGATGACGATTATTTTGATGATGATGAAGCTAAAGAAGAAATAACAAAGTTTTTAATCTATTCATATAGAGACTGGATGCTTAACAATCAGATAAAAGTAAAAATTGTTCCAGTATATTCTCTTAACAGAGATAAACTACTACTCAAGAATCTCAAAACATCTATTGCACAAAAAGGTAATGTTATTGACAGAATTACAGCACTTAAATTCTTAGGAAAAGATAAAAGCAGTCATAATGACAAATTTCCAGTTATCTACATAGATATTACTATCAATCAAGGAGATAATGGTAATATTCAAATATCTAAAAATGGTGACATTAGTAAAGATATTAAAAATGAAGGATTTTCTTTTGGAAATATGGCTTGTTTCTTCGGAGATGAAATATTTACAGAAGATGCTATTGATAACAGATTAAGAAAATACATGTATGGAGAGAGAATCAGAACGCAAAAAGAACTCTTCGATGTATATAAAGTTATCAAATCTCAATGCCCAGATATCAAATATACAAAAGTAAATGTATCAATGTATAAAGGTCTAAATCTATTCTTCGATATATCATATTATAATAAACTGTTTATAGAAAACAATAATAAGATGGGAGAACAAGGAATAAATCTTTATTCTGAAACTCTTCGTCGTTTTCTTAATAATAAAGAACTTGATAAAGAATACAAAACAAAATCAATATTTATTCCAGTATTAGATTACTTCCAGGAAAATGTAAATGTAATGGATTATACAAAATCATTGAATCCTGTAAGCATCATAGTACGTCTTGTTAAGAGAAATGATTTTGAACAACTAAAGAAAATATTTGGAAATAATGATGTATTCTTTTTTGGTTCTAATTCTTATTTTAAGATAAACTTCTCAAGATTTAAGAAAACTGAACTTCAGAGATTTATTTCAAATATCAATAATATCTTTAATAAAATTGTACCAACAGATGATGATATGGTACAGGATTCTCCAGATGCTATCGTTACAGATATTGTAGATAAGATTGAAAAATCTCAGAATGTTAATCTTTATAGTGCTTTAGGAAAGACTGGAATATTTTCTAAAAGACCTGATGAAGAAGAAAAACCAGAAGTTAAAAAATCTACAGAGAAAAAACCTGCTGTAACAAAGCAAGTAAAAGTAAAAGATGCTAATGATAAACCTAAAACTGAGCAAGAAGTATCTAAAGAAATTACAGAGAAAAAGAAAGAAGAGCTTGTTGAAAAGATTAATGATGCTGCAAATACTTCAACCTCTACAGAAGAAGCATTAGATAAACTTGATAACGATGATTATATTACTAATCTTATTAAAGATATATCTGATGAAGATTCTACTGAAATCAAAGCTTCTGCTACTCGTAAAGCAAGAATTAATTCTTTAAGTGATGACCTTAAAAAGAAACAAGTTAAAGGAAAATCTATAAAAGAACTTATTGAAAATTCAGAAGATTCTAAGGATGAGCCGCTTCCTGTAACATCTGCTGGTATTAATAGTATTAATAATGACCAGTGGGATAATCTACAATATGTAAATTTCAATGAGGAATATGATGTAGATGAAGATATTATGGCTATTCTTGATTTCTTTGCTACGAGAACTGTTCCTGTTGGTATAAGAAGTGTTAATGTAGAAGATACTACAACATCCGAAGATTTAAAAGAAACATGGACTGTTCAATGTGAAGATATTAATGGTACAAGATTCCAGCTCAAGTTCGATATTCCTAAATTAAAGAATAATCGTTTTATGAGACTTAAGGGTAATGATAAAACTATTAATGCTCAGCTTATGAATCTTCCTATTATCAAAACAGAATTTGATACAGCTCAAATTACTACAAACTATAATAAGATTTTCTTCTATACATTCGGTAGTGCTATAGGAAAGTCTAATGTAATTACAGGTAAAATTGTCAAAGCTATGTCTAAATATAAAGGAAAATCAATAACTTATATGCCTGGTAATAATGCACTTACAGCACTTAAGTATGAAATTCCTATGGATTATGTTGACCTTGGTAAGAGCTTTTCTTATATTAAATATAAGAATACCACATTCTATTTTGACCAAGACGAAATAAGAAATAAATATTCTGATAAAATTGATATGTCTAAAGGTCTTCCTATTGGATATGATGGTTCTAATATCATATACAGCGACGGTTCAAGATTCTGTTCTGCTATTATTGCAGATGTATTATGTGAAGATTCTGAATTTGCTACACATTATGATGAATCAAAACCTTCTGTAAAATATGCTTATTCACAAGCATCTATTCTTAATACAAAGATTCCAGTAGTTGTAATATGTGCATATTGTGAAGGACTTATTAAGACTATTAATAAAGCAGGTATTTCTTATGAAATTACTGATAAGCGTCCAACAAAATTAGATGTTACTCAGTATGATATTATCAAATTTAATGATGGATTTATAACTTATAAAATTGATTATAATTCATCTTTATTTATGAATGGTCTTAAAGAATGTAATACAGAAGATTATTCTATAAAGGATATTAATTCTAAAACAATGTGGACAGAAATGCTTGACCACTTTGGAGGTAGAATTAAAGCAGATGGTCTTGATAACTTCTATGACCTTATGTTTGACCCTATAACAAAACGTATTTGCAAGATGTATGATTTACCTGAAGATTTTTGTGAAGGATTAATCTATTCATCTAACTTACTTTCTGATACAAAGTTTAATAAGCATACAGATATTTCTGGTAATAGATTTAGAACAAACGAAATTATTGCTGGTTATACATATAAGGAATTATCTAAAGCATATGCTGATTATAGAACAAAGTTAAAGAAAACTGGTAAAGCTACTATGACAATAAAACAATCAGCAATTATTGATGCTATTATGGCTGATAGCACAGCATCTGATGCATCTACAATTAACGACTTATGGTATGCCGAAGCTAATAATACTGTATCATTTAAGGGACTATCTGGTCTAAATAGTGACCGTTCTTATTCTCTTGAAAAACGTACGTATGATGAATCTATGACAAATGTTATAGGAATGTCTACAGGTTTTGCTGCAACAGTTGGTGTTACTCGTGTTGTTACAACAAATTCTAATATTAGTAGTAAGCGTGGTTATATATCAGATAGTGCTGATGCTAAAAAGAATATGAATGATGTAAACACAATGACAACTGCAGAAAACTTAACTCCTATGTGTACAACTCATGATGACCCATTCCGTCTTGCAATGTCCTATGTTCAAAGAACAAAACATGATATGAGAGTTGCTGGTGGCGACCCATTACTTATTACAAATGGTATGGATGATGCATTATCTGTATTTACACCAGATGTATTTTCTTTTAATGCTAAAAAAGATGGAAGAGTTATTGAAAGAGATGACGACCATATTGTTGTACAATATGATGATGGTACAATTGATTTTGTTGATTTAAATAATAAAGTATATAAGAATTCTGATGGCGGTTTTTATACTTCAATTAAACTATCACCAGCAAAGAATCTTGGTACTAAAGTTAAAAAAGGTCAGCTTATTGCTTATGACCCAATGTCATATTCTGTAAATTGTGGTTATGATGATAGTGCTACATATAATCAAGGTACATTAGCTAAGATTGCTATTATCACATCAGATAAAGGATTCGAAGACTCTTGTATTGTATCTAGTTATATTTCAGATGCATTATCTTCTAACGTAATTATGGAAGTACCTGTAACTCTTTCAAAGAATACCAATATATTTAACATGGTAAGTGTTGGAGATGCTGTTCAAGAAGGTGACCCATTACTCATTATGCAGAATACATTTGAAGATAATGATGTTAATATTCTTCTTAAAAATCTTGTTGATGATGAAGATACTGTTACATCTTTAGGACGCATACCAATCAAGTCACATAATACTGGTATTATAGAAGATATTAGTATATATCGTACATGTGAACTTGATGAGATGTCTCCGTCATTGAAAAAGATAGTTTCTGAATATGAAAGAAAGAAAAATGCTAAAGCTAAACAGATTGCTAAATATGATGATAATCTTGCTAAGCAGTATACTTGTCAGAAACTTCCACAAGAAGGAAAACTTAAAAATGTAGAAGATGGCGTATTAATTGAAATATTTGTTTCTTACAAAGATGACTTCTCAGTAGGAGATAAATTAATATTCTTAGGTGCTCAAAAGGGTGTAGCTAAAGAAGTTGTACCTGCTGGACAAGAACCTACATCATCTTACAGACCAGAAGAACCTATTGATGCTATTGCTTCTATGGTATCCTTTGATAAACGTATGTGTTGTGCACCATTACAATATACACTTGCTGGAAAAGGATTAGTAGAATTAGATAGACAAGTAAAGGATATAATGGGAATTAAACAAGACTATACTATAAGACACAAGTTTTAAAAATAAGGGTGGGATAAAATTCCCACCCTTATATATTTTGCAAAGAAAATCCTGCAGGAAATCTATGTTCCTGCAGGTAAAACGAAATTATGGAGATTATAAATTTGGACAAATGGTGCCGCTGACGAGACTTGAACTCGTACGATATATTTCAACCGAGGGATTTTAAGTCCCTTGTGTCTGCCTATTCCACCACAGCGGCATTAATGACAGAAAATCAATATTCCTGTCACTCCTTAATATTAACTTTTTGATTCTTCCAGTAACTCATCAATATTATCTTTCATATACTGACTTACTTTTATATATCCTTCAGTATTACTTTGTTCTGGAAACCCTCTAAATTTAACTCTAGCAGGATATACATTTGTAATTTTTTCGTCTTCTATATCATATACGATTGCCCATCCAAACGTATGTAAAAGCATGTTGATAAACCAAAGTAATCCTGATTTTTTAAAATCTTCCCATGATTTTTTATTTACCAATCTTTAACCCTCCATATTTATTGTTATGGTGCGGGTGACAGGAATTGAACCTGCATACCTCTCGGTACAAGAACCTAAATCTTGCGTGTCTACCTATTTCACCACACCCGCATTAGGGATATACCATCATAATATGACAGGAGTCGAACCCGTAATCCGTTGTTTGTTGAAACTCTAAGAGTTTTTCCTCACGCAAAGGACTATTAATCCTCCGAGTATTCCTGTTTCCTCACACATTATCATAATGATATATCATATGTCCCTAATACCAATATAAGAACGTGTAACTTATACTGGATTTATGCACATGTTCGAAGTTTCCGCAGCTAGCTAGACTGCAGGTTTGCTTGTAATAATGTACGGTTTGATAGCGTTTCGGTTTCAATATAATTCTATATACTAAGATATATAAAAGGATACATATTATTCCTAATATAGTCTTGTATACTGCTACACCGTTTTTTAAATAATTGGTACGGGTGACAGGAATTGAACCTGCATACCTCTCGGTACAAGAACCTAAATCTTGCGTGTCTACCTATTTCACCACACCCGCATTACATATATGTTATAAATGTGTAAAAATCTAACTAATACATTGTATATTATTATATTGATACAGATTTGGTGTTTGTCTTTTTCTACCAAGTATCAAAAATATTAAATAAAGGATGTGTGATAAAATGAAAAAGAAACTTGATAAAATTTATAGGGACCTTATACAGAAGACACTGGTAATTCCAATGCCTGTATTGCTAATCTTCGTTGCTATATTAAATTATAGTTTGGGTTCTGCAATAGCAAAGGTAAATAAAACTTATAGTGATATACAAAACTTACAGAAGTCTGAGTTTTTCTCAACTGTAATTATGTATATCGCTATTTGGATATTTCTTTTCATTATGAATAATCTTGTTACAAAGATTAATAACATGAGATTACTCAATAAAAATTATATGAAGTGGATTGAAAGGTTAACGTTTAGCCGTGTCAGTTCAATAACAGAGGTTGGTACTGGTGGTATTTCATCAGCTATCAATACCATTGCATCATGTGACAAATATATGGTAAATATAGTTATAGCTATGTTACCAAATATTATGCCTTGTATACTTATAAATTATGAGGAATTCAAGGTAGCTGGTATTCTTCCAGTTATTATAAATATAGTATATATAATCGTTATGGTTATATGTAACCTAATAGCTGCTAATCTAAAAAGTAATGAAATTGCAGCTAAAGCATCTGCAAAGATGAGGTCAGTAACAACTGATTGTATTTATAATTCCAAGACAGTAAAATACTTCAATAAAGAAAATTGGAGTATAAATAGACAAAAAGATACGCAAAATAATACCTATGTCGATTGTACTAATCTGAAGAAAGGTTTATTTGTATCTATTGTATTTGGAGCATTACAATGGATTCCAACAATATTAAATGTATATCTATGCTGGGAATCAACAAGTACCGTTTTATTTATACTGATGTCAGATTATGCAATATCTAATATCAGTAACAATATAATGGACTATATCGATACTTGGGGAGAAAAGAAAGCAAACCTTAAAGTTATCGGTAATCTTAAATCAGATGATTCTATAAAGAAACCTCTTGAAAAACTAAACGTAAAAGATGTTATATTTAAATATAACAAAGATTCTAAAGTCACATTTAGAATAGATAATATAAATATCGAAAGAGGTCACCGTTATTGCATAACAGGTAAAAGCGGTTTTGGGAAGAGTACATTTATTAAACTTCTTACTAAAACAGTGGAACCTGATATAGCAGGTGGACAAATTGATTCTATTGACACAATATATATGTTCGCAGAATCCGAGATGTTTAATGATACTGTTATGGAGAATATATCACTTGGTGATACTTCTGTAACAGTATCTGAGGTAAAAAACATCCTTGCTAATCTTGAAGTGGTTCTTGACCTTGATATTGAACATGACTCTGTTGGTGAGAAGGGTGAAGCTCTGTCTACAGGTCAGAGACAGAGAATAAACCTTGCAAGGGTTATTGTATATGCTAGGCGTCACCCTGGCGTATTAGTAGCTCTTGATGAGGTTACTTCTGCACTTGATGAGGTAACCTCAGTCAAGTGTATAAACTATATTGCAGAGGAATTCGAAAGATTGGGTACTACTCTTCTTTACGTTAGCAATAAGTCTGATTATAAGGACACAAACCTTATCACAGACAATATCTATGTTGAACGTAATGGAGATGTTGTAACTTATGTTCAGAAATAAAAATAAAGGGTTGTGTAAAAACAACCCTTTATTTTTTTTTACTTTCATATCAAGATTGAATACCAATCAATGACTTTCTCAAAATCTTGAATTATTTTATAGACTTTTAGTAGGTTTCTTTCTGTATTGGCAGCTTTGTAAGGTTCAAATTCTTCTTCTAAATTCAATTTTTCAACTTCGGATATTAGTTCCAGACGTATGGTAATCTCATAATTACTATCTTTAATAGCATTTTGCCGTGCTATTTCTATACCTTCATTTGTCAGAGGATAGAAATAATCCATGTAATCCATATAATTAGGACATATTTCACAGAATATTCCTTCAATCCTATTGACAATAATAAGTATATCTTCCATATGATGCTTATCAAGTTTTCCAAATCTAATATAAAACGTTGTATATGCTTCGTCTTCATGACCAGAACAACAATATTCAGTTTTAAAACCATTGTTATTGAGCTTTTCAATCAAGTCTACAAGAAGGATATCAATTTCGATATCTTTCTTATCACCAATATCAATTAACACCTTTTCGTTTGAATCAAAAGTTTTTAATTCGTTTTTATTTACTCTCATAGAAAGTGCCTCCAAAATTTTATTATTTTAGCTATCATATCTAGCTTCATTATTATAGTATGTATTCAAATGGTGATTTGGTTTTTGTTATATTATATCGATTTCTATAAGGGTCAAATACTTTATGTACTATATTACCTTCTCTATCTTCAGATACTTCTTTTATAATTCTTCCCATTGAATTATACTTTCTTTTACAAAAAGTATGCTCTGGCATAATTGAAGTGTTTATTATGTATGAACCGTCGATATAATAGTCTATAGATTCTTCGAATACACTATCTAATTCTACCTTTTTATAGTAGATTCTTCGTCCAAAATCATCATAATTATAAAAATGGCGTACGGTCTCTCCTTTTCGACCAATGGATTCTGAATATATGACATTACCATTCCTATCATACTTACTAAATCCAGAACCTTTCTTAAATACATTCTTTCTGACATTTGAAATTTCATTCATAAATTTCAATTCCTTTCTTAATTTAAATCTTAAAAATAATATAAATAATAGAAGAACATCGACCTGAAAGGTCGATGCTTACAGCATTTGATTTATAATGGATACCCATTATATCTTCAGTCTTTCCCACTATACTCGAGGATGTTTTTTATATAAACGTTAACAAAAATTTAATTTTGTAATTTTCTACAAATTACATCACAAAAAACTTTTTAATAAAATCATTTTCTATCAAGGAGGAAATATGCAATGTCTAGACAGATTAGTTATTTTATTGAAGGCGGAGATAATGTGGGTAAAACAACTCTTATCGACCATATAACTCAAAACTTCACAGAAGACTATAAAAAAGAATTCACAAAATCTATAGGCTTTTTTATCAACAAATATCCTACTAAAGATAATACTGAATTTATGAATGTTATTAATAAGGTATTAAGGTTTTGTAATGATTGGAAAACTCTGATTTCTAAAGATGAAAAATATCATGACTTATATTCAAGAGTAAATAACTTACTCATCAATACTATGATAAAAGATATGGATAAATCGCTTATTGATACTGTACCAAGAGGTAAAAAAAATTCTTGGAATTATATTAATATATCTGACAGAGGTCCATTATCCACATATCTTTATAATTATAAAGATACAGATAATACAATGAATGAAATATATAATTTTGAAAAATTTGTAAAAGAATATATCATATCTAAATTCGATTCAATGAAGCAAATGCTTGATTTAATGAAACAAATAGATGAGTATATGTCTAATCTCAATATTGTTATTCTTAACAATAATCTACCAGATATTCCTATAATATCTGATAAACAGGAAGAGATTGAATATAAAAAGAACTTTGATGATAACTCTGAATTACAACAGAAAATTAACTGTCAGATATCAAATATCATAACAGCTATAGATAATAAAAAAGATATTGATACAATTACTTACCCATTTAAGTTACATTACATTAATATCTATCATGATAATGGTGTAAGAAAAACAACTGAAGAAGTTTATGAGGAATTTAAAAAACTTATATTCAACACAATCAAGGAGGAAAACAATAATGAATAATGTTTATTTTCAGAATGCAATGACTGGAATGTCAGGAGAAGTAATCTACAAAAACAATCATGTAGCAAATATCTATGAGGCATGTACTTGTTGTTATGATAATACAAAAACATTATCATACTTAGAAAAGAAAGCTTATATTGAAAAAAGAGTAGATGCTGGTCACGAATCTATTCTTGAACATGGAAGACTTGCACTAAAAATAAAAAACATATCTGATTCTAATCTTATTGCAGAAGTTACAACCTATGAGTATTCAAGATTTCTTGAATTCTACTCTATTCATAGAGAAGATGATAAATACAATCTTATCGTCAATGGTAGTATAAGAGCTTACAAGCATTTTATTACCAATACTACAAGTGATGATTATGATAGAAATCCTATTGTAAGATTTATACATAATCTTCTTATTGAAAATACTGTTGGTGAGTTATATGGAAAGAAGTTCGTTATGTATGACGATGTTCCCAATTTTGTTGATGTAGAATCGTTCAAATATGAGAATCCTGATTTATATCGCAAACGTATATTTGATAAAACAACAGGTATACAGTATGATACAGTAATTTCTGATAAAACAATTGACATTCCTACAACAAATGTAAAAGAACCTGTAAAGAAGGTTGATATTGGTATTGACACAAACTATATTGAAAGTCTTGCTGACGACCCTGATGTTTCAAGTGAAGTGTTCTTTAATATTATTGCTGTTACAGTAGTATTTAAGAATATGTCCAGAACAGCAACACACCAACTTGTAAGACATAGAAATGCAATTACACAAGAATCTCAAAGATATGTAAACTACAAAAATGCATCCTTTACTATTCCTGTACCTGAATATGATGATGAAAAGAAATATCCAATTTCCATCTTTGGACAAAAGAAAGAAGTAAATCTCAGAGAACTTGCAACAGAGCTAATGAGTATCTATGAACAACTTACAAAAGCAGGCTTGAAAAAGGAAGAAGCTAGAGCATATCTTCCTTCTAATGTAAATTGCAGAAGATTATATATGACATTCTCTCTTACTAATCTTATTGCATTTTTAAATCTTAGAACTGATACTCATGCTCAATATGAAATCAGACAATATGCTATAGCTATTAAAGATGCTATTACAGTTACTCTATCTTTATTTGGTATCTTATTAAAAATTAACGATATTAAAGAAGATTAATTTTATAAACATACTAACTATATAGTAAAGAATAAGATTTGGGTTTTCTTATTCTTTAATTCATGATTCGTGTTGTAAATCATAGAATGCTCCGAAAAATATATTTCCAGTCTTCTTAATTGAAGACTGGATTATATTTTTGATAATTAATAATTAGTCTACTAACTATTATTTGAGAAGAAAAATGTGTGCAGCCTCTTCCGATTTTATGGCAGCCTTGATTCTTATTTTCTTCTCTAAAAGTAAACGGGCTGGCTAACGTCGAATGTGTGATTCGTCACCCGAAGATGATGGTGACAAGCGGCATCTCGTTATACAAACTGATATAGATAATAACGAACACGCCGACAGAGATATGCATTGCGGCTGGCTTATTAATAAAGCTAGCCCGTTTTTAAATTTTATTTTCATAAAATAACATGATTTAAATTTGATTTGTTCAGAATACCCGTCTTTACTTCTTATTTGAACCTACTCCTTAATTGGAGTGGGTTCAAAAAATCTATTTTTTCAACTTATTAATAATATCCCTATATGAAAGGAGTAAATTATATGGAATCTTATAAAAATATTCTTGCTAATAAGTTTATGAGAGACACGAATTACATAATCATCAAAGATACTGATGATTTAGAAGAACTTGAACGTCAATATGAATTATTTAATTCTCAATTAACTATGAGGCAGCAAAGATTAAGTGATGACCGTTCTATTGAAATTTGGAATATGACAAATAAAGAACACTATGAAGCACTTAAAATTGAATTGATGAAAAAGATTGATTCTAAATTTGGTGATGAAGATTCAGATGAAGAATACGATACTTTTTCTTATGACCCTGAGGAAGATGTCAGTGATGATGAAATAACTAGTATTCTTAATGCTGATTTAGATAGTTTTGAAATTCCTGATGATGATAATGATATTACAGAACCAGTAAAAGAAGATTCTGTAATTCCAATAGAAAACAATGACACTAAAATTTCAGAGCCAAAACATTATAATTCATTTCTTAAAAATAATCAGGATATACAGAAAGATAATATGGCAGACCAATATGAAATTGATACTAATATGCACATAATTGGCAGAGTTACAGGTGGAAATGTAGATGATTATTTAAATAATCTTGAAAAGTCATTCACAAATTTCAATGCTCAAACTCATGACCATAGAAAGAAATCTGATGATAAATGTAGAGAAATATATGGTATGTCTAATCTTGAAAGATATAATAAGCTTAAGGCAGATGCTCTTAAATTTAAATCAGTAAAAACTGTTGAGAAAGTAACATCTACAGATAATGAAACTTTAGATTCTTCTAAAGTTCAACAATTAGGAGAATTTGTATCTCAAGTATATGATAATATGCAAGCTGTAAATGAAGTAGAAAATTTAAAAGTAAATAAACATAGAAGATTTAATGATACACCATACTTTACTCCAACTGAGCTTATTGATATGGGTGTTCATGGTAATCACAACTTCTATTCTAATGAACCTGATAATGATGGTTTAATTACTAATATTAAAGTAGCTACATGGTTTGATTCTTATAAAGATATGTGCATGGACCATATCTTTGAAGATTATAGAAAAGAATGGATTGATACTTTGGATATGTTATATTCTGACTTTGAAGATATTAAAGCCTCTGGCGATGAAAAAAAGATTCTTGCAAGAAAACAATCTATTCTTGACTTAGGATGGAATCCAGAAATACCATTTAATAGAAAGAACAGATTAAAAGCTTCTAAGCGTGTATCTAAAATTCTTGATGAAACTATACCCAAAGATATATTTATTAATCTTGATGATATCGTGGAAGAAGATGATATCGTAGAAGAGCAAATTACAAAGCAAACACATAAACCTGTACTATTAATTTTTACTCAAGGTAAAACACCAGTTGTATCTCAAGGGATAAAATTCTTTACAGGAAGTAGTTATTCTCATGCTAGTATATCATTTGACCCAGAGTTAAATGAAGTATATAGTTATAATATGAGAGGAGAAAACTTTGGATTTGTAAGAGAGAATTTAAGCTCTTTCAAAGATAATGTAATATCTGTAATGGCTTTCTTTGCTCCAAATCATATTGTAGAATCTTTGAAAAACAAAGTTAATGATTTCAAAGATAATAAGACTACATTTGACCTTAGAATCTTTCTTAATAAGATACTACATATAGACCATAAAGTAAGTAAGAACGAATATAATCAAGTATGTTCTACATTTGTTGACACTGTATTAAAGAGTGGTGGAATAAACTTAGTAGGTGATATTGAAATACCAGACCCAGGTCAATTATATAATGCTTCTAAAAGTGTTCCAAATAAGATAATTGAAGTATTTAATGATATCGCTACAAAGTATAATGGTAAATCTGTAAAGAGAAAGTTAAATACTCTATATAATAAAAATATTAATGATATATTGGAATCAGTATCATCATTAAAATCTGCTGAATATAATGATGTTTATCATAATATTGAATTATGGGAATCTGAAAAATCTAATCTTCTTTGGATTACGGGATTATCAGGTTCTGGTAAAAGCACTATATCTAAGGAAATTGCTGAAGAATATGGAGCTGAATATATAGAACTTGATAATCTTCAAAGAGCTAAAATGGATAATTGGGATACTACTGATAATGAAGTTCTTGATTCTTATATAAAATCTGTTGGTGGATTGTATAATGTATTTCCATACTGTAATACTTTATCTACAGTAACTTGGAAAGATATTGTAAGTAAAGAAAATAAATGTCATGAAGAATTTAGTAGATTTTTTGAATATCTGATTCAATATGCTAAGAAACATAAAGATAGAAAATTTGTCGTTGAAGGAGTTCAAATAGCATATAATACAACAAATGCTATGATTAAGAAGATATCAGAGTATCCAGTTATTATAAAAATGAATGGACCTCTTAAAACGGAATTTAGAAGAGAAAAAAGGTCTATTAAATATGGTATTGAAAGAGGAGATAGCTTCATTCAAATCTTTAGTCACGTAGCTGGTCATATTCGTAATTGGGTAAAGGGAAAATTTTATCTTGATAATTATGATGATTTAAAATATTTTAAAAATTATTTAGGAGAAGCAACTCTTCCAACTGGTGTAACTTTGAGAAATGCTACTAAAGATGATACAGATAATATGTTTAAATGGGAAATAGAATCTGTTGATAAGGGTATTAGAAATGACCCTAAAGTAATTAAGTATATTGAAAAAGATGTACAAGATTCAATAAAAATCACTAAGATGATTATGTATAAAGATGAAACTATCGGAATGTTTACAACTGATAAACTTAATGATGGTTACTGGTATATTGGAGAAATATACATTGTTAAAGAACACCGTAATAAGGGTATAGGAACTGCTCTCTTAAAAGATGAAATTTCTAAACATGATAAAATAAAATTACAAGTAGCACAATCAAATCATGGTGCTATGAAACTTTATAAATCATTAGGTTTTGAAATTACAGATAGAAATGATGAAGGAAAATTATATATAATGACTCTTGATAAAAAAGAAAAACCTATAAAGGAAAATAAAGATTTTGTTGATTATATCAATAAAGAATCTACATCTATTCTTAATGAAGTAAAAAGATTTCCAATAGAGTTTGATAAAGAAGGAAATCTTATTATCTATAAAGCTCGTATTGGTTCTCTTGCATTTGGAGATGAGATTGACGATTCTGTACAATTACTACAAGCTTACAGAAATGCCGCTAATGTGGAAGGAATAAAGTACGAACTTGCTAAACTTTGGTATATTAATGATTGTATTGAAAAGAAACTCAAAAAGAGACTTTCAAATGATGAATATAAAGAATTAATAGATACTAGAGCTACATGTTTAAATGTATTTAAGACAAATCTTGATTATGTAATGAAATCTGAGAAAGGATTTAACTTTTCTGACTATTATAATAGTACTCCATTCTCAGACAATTCTACAAAGATTACAGCAAATACATTAAAATATACTGTTAAAACTATTGCTAATATGATATAACAAATACGTATCAGGAAGGATTAATTTCCTTCCTGATATAATTTTGTAAAAGTCATATTATTTAGCTATATATAATATATGTGAGTAGGAGATAGAAACAAGTCTATCCTTAGAAAAACTACTTGAGTCTGGATGCTCTGATGACTCACCAAATAACTGAGCAGCTTTATAAGTTATAATCATAATAGGTCTAGGAACAGCCTATATTGATTAAAGCCTATGTTCCATCGTTAAAAACAGGAGGAATTACAATGGTAAATATTAACAAGCTTGAAAAGGACAATAATGACACTAAAGAAATGATGATGGGTTTATATAATTATAAGCCTATTCTCGAAAGTAAGTCTGTATACGATATAGCTGCAACATCTCTTAGAGAGGCAGCATTTAATATCGTATTAGGAAACACTGCATCCAGAAGAAATATTTCACCAGAAAGGATTGGCTTCTACAGAGAAGAATTTGAAAAGTTCTTCACTGCAAAAGAAATTACAATTTCTGATTCTTATCATGGTGATAAAATTTCTCATACATGGACTCTCTCATCATTCAGTTATACATGGGACTTTACAGAATGGGCAAAATCAATGTCCAATCTTGTAAGTTACTTAGCAGAAACTCATGCGTGGTATGAAGATACCACTAACGCTGGTTTCTGCTATAAAGGAAAAAATGGACATCATTATGTTATTTCATATAAATAAGTGATGTTCTAATAATCCTTTAAAAAGGACGTGCTTTTGCCTAGCACGTTCTTTTTTTATTTTTTTACAAAATCAAACCCTTTTAAACATGTATATAATATAAGTGTACGCATTAAGGAGGTTTATAAACATGCTTACAGGAAATGAAATTCTCAAACAGATTAAAAAAGGAAATATTGGTATCGAACCATTTGATATCAATTGTCTAAATCCAAACTCTTATAACGTACATCTTGCTAATAAACTAAAGGTGTATGATAAGAATGCTGTCTTAGATTTAAAGACACAGAACAACTATTTTAAAGAAATAACTATTCTACCAGAAGGATTTATTCTTCTTCCAAATACTCTATATATTGGAGCAACTAAAGAAGTAATCTCTTCTGACAAATTCATTTCTTCTATTGATGGAAGAAGTTCTATTGGTAGATTAGGAATGCAAATTCATCTTACAGCAGGATTTGGTGATATTGGATTCCATGGTACATATACACTGGAGATTACTGTTGTACAACCAGTTCGTATATATCCAGATTTCCAAGTTGCTCAAGTACATTTTGAGAAACCTGATGGTAAAGTCGACTTCTTATACAAGGGACGATACCAAGGACAGAAAGACCCAACAGAATCAAGGTCAAGTATTGATACAAGACAAATTAATGGGTATCATTATAATAAATAAAAGGTGATAATATGAAATTTAAAAACGAAAAGATGGAGCTCGGTATGAGGTTTTATACCTTCATTTCTGATGATGAATACAAACTTGTTACACTTGTAAAGATAAATAAAGATAATAACAGTGGACAGTTTATGGACGAAGAAACTTTTGAAATAGAAACGATTTCAAAAGAAACACTTGATGAAAAGTATACACTACTTACAGATTATGAAACTTGGATTCTTTGTAACTTTAAAGTTAAAAAAGAATTTGAAAACAAAGATGATAGTCTTTGGGTCTATAATAAAAATGAAAGCATCTGGCTTTATAATGATGATGTAAGTAGCTTCATAAATAATCAGGTTATTTCATATCCTTATTATGTAAAGATTAAACTGAGATTAGTCGTTTACAAGTTTATGAAAAAATCTGTTTTTAATAAATTGATTAACTATATTATTAATCTACACTATCCCAAATTCTCGTTATCTGAAAGTGATAATGATATCATATGGGAAGAATACTTCAGACTTATGAATAAGTATGAACTGATTTTAAATTGTTCTGATAAAGCAAATCTTGATATGGATGCTGTTATTAACAACAATGCTAAAATACCAGATGATATAATTAATGAAGCTGAAGAAATTCTTAATACGTTTATATTAACATATGACCCATATGAGCTTGATGATAGCGTTAATATGAATAACGTTAATATGAAACACTTTCTTATCTATATAAATGATAAGTATTATCTCATACTTTACGTTATCGATACACAAAGAGAGAATATAGCCATTCAAGAAAATTTGAAAGAGAATATGGATATAGTTAACTTTATGCTTAAGTAAAATGACTAATGGTTATATATCATTAATGCGATAAACAGATTTGGTATTCTGTTTAACAAATCAAAATTAAATTTCTTTTAAGGAGGAAACTACAATGGCAAAGAACCCAGTAGTAAACGAATCGGCTGTATGCCCTGAGCTCGCAACTATCAGAGCTCTCAATCAGAGTCTTATCGGCAACCACAATTTCAAGGGTGTTGATGATGAACCCGAAGAAAAGCTCGAACTCAAAGCAATCAAAATTCCTGAAGATGAACTTCTTCTCTTCAGAGCACCAATGTCACAGGTTGACATGATTCAGATATCAGAACTCCAGAATGGAGTACTTGGTATCTTCCAGGAAATCTTTGCTGATGTGTTCTCAGTCAAGTTTATGTATGATACTCAGAGAGGATTCCTTTTCGTTGTATCATTCAGATATATGACTGATGAGCAGTATAAGTCTAAGGTAGATGAAGCAGGTCATGCACTTATCAGATGCATTATCTCTTCAATTGCTCCTGAAGATGCTGCTGCTAAAAACAGTGTAGCTGCTAATATCATGATGCTTGTACAGCATCAGCAGATTAACAACTATGATGCTTCCAAGTATGCAAAGATTACTAAGGAAGCTAAGGAAATGCTCACTGACATGCTCTTCTTCAGTATTAACAATAAGAAGAAGAAGTGGGTAAAGGGAGAAAACTTTACTCTTGATACACAGACAGGAACAGGCTTCGCAGGTGGTCGTAGTTTTACTAATATCATCGGTAATGTGTTCCTTGATGCAGAAAAAGTTCTCTCTGTAATCAGCAGCAAGTACGAAGATGCTTCTAAGTATGAATACAACATTATCCCTGTAAGTAATAATATTACTAACACGGATAGCCTTATCAAGATTGAAAAGGTCAATAAGGCACGCAAGAACAGTATCAGAAATAAGTACGGAGTTCAGTTCTCTAAGTAATGAGCTGATACTGATGTCAACGATTAAGGCACATGTGGGGTTTCCTCACATGTGTCTTTTTTATATGCAGGAGGTAAATTATAATGGACAATTCATTTAAATATAGTATAGTCGAAAATATAGATTATACTTTTGAAGAAAAAGGTAATCAATTCGGAGCAGTACGCAAAGTTCAGTGGGGTGACTCAGATAAGAGTTATCTTGATATAAGAAAGTGGCGTAATGCACCTGATGGTACAGAACAAGCTGCTAAAGGTTATACCTTTATGACAGAAGAAGGACCTTCTGAACTTACAAAGGTGCTTCTCAATCTTGGATTTGGTAATACAAGAGAGGTCATAGGTATTATCAAGAATAGAGAAGACTTTAGAAAGTCTCTTAATTCTGAACTTGGTCCAAATGATGAAATGTATGATGAGTCAGTAGGAACTCTTGAAGATGATTTCTATGACCCTAAGAGTCTTTTGGGGGAATAAAATATGAATATTAATGGAGTATTTGACAACACGAGCAATAAACAATATAACGACGCTATTCCTAAATATGATGCTGAAGATGGAGTAGATAACGTTAAATGTGAATGTAATGGTTGTTGTTATAGAGACATTGATAAAGAGAGATGTCTTTTTGAAACATGTATCTATAACCAGTTCCCATTTTCAGTAAATTTTCACACTAAGTTTACACGTGAATGTAAAATATGTGGTAATAAATTTACCATTGAATTTTCAGAAGAACATCATCCATTTGCAGACATGTCTACTATGTGTGATTCATGTACTGAAAAATTAAAAACACTGTTAATGGAAAGATAGGTGATGTTTTATGAATAAAGCATTACTTTTCTCAAGGTTTATACGTTATGACGTATTAGACCAATTCATAAGAAGTAATTCATCTTCATTGATTCTTACACAGACACCTGTAGATATCTATATAGATATTCAGTCTGTATATAAACATGTATTATCAGGAGAATTACTTTCTGAAGATGTAAAAGTTTTGTCTGTAAATGTGCTTAATTTAGCAGCTCATTACAGACATTTCTTCAAATCAAGATATGGCGTTAATACAAGAATATTCATGGTTAATTCTGTACAAGACACTTCTAAAAATATATTTGAACAGATAAATGCTGATAACAAAGATATGTTTACTATTGTAAAAAAGATAGCACCGTATTTTCCGCTTACTTATTACATTGAGAAACAAAAATACAATGCATCAGCAATTATCATGAACTTAATACAAACAGAAACTTTACCAAAACAATTTTCAGCTTTGGTAATTTCAAATGATGTGTATGCATATCAGATTCCAGCATATATTCCAAATGCTTTTCTGATAAGACCCAGTAAAAATACAAAATTTGTCACAGCAGGCAATGTGATTGATTGTATGTATCCAAGAAAAGGGTCTACTATAACATCAGATTTAAGTCCAGCATTACTACCAGTAATAATGGCATATCACAAGTGTACTGAACTGGGAATGGAAATGCTGAACAATTTCAAAACAACTATTTCTATTATCAGAGATAAGATATCAAAAAATCAAATTTTAAACGGGTACAATTCACCTATTATGTTTAAGAATGAATCTGAAGATATCTTTAGGAGAATTTATTTGAGCGACCTTATGACTATCGCAAAGACATATGCTAACTCTTATGAATCTCTTGTCAATAATTGGAAAACTTATAAATTGTGTGATTACAATGTTTTGATTAATATTCTTGACAGTAAGTTTAATACAGATGCAGAAAATCTGTTTAATTATTTATTCCTGTTAGATATTGACCAGCAGTTTTTCCAGTATATGAACGGTTGATAATATAAGGAACACGGGTGGCATCGCAAGCTACCCGTGTTTCTTTTTTGTCTTATAACTTTTTTATAAAGAGGAGGTGCTCTCATGGCTACTAGTGGAGAACAATATAATTATAAAATTATGTTAAAATATATAGACGAGACAAATGTTGAAGTTGAAATAGATTCAGACCAAATACAGTATATTTTGATTGATAAAGATTTTGAAACTCTTAATATGCCAGTTATAACTATATTTGGTTCTATTGAAAAGAATATATTAGATGATATGATTAGACATTCTAATGATAGTCTCGTTACTTTAGGTATATTCAAATATGACAGTACAAATCAAAGTGATAATGTAACAGAAAAATATTTCAATGACAGGTTTATTTATATTTTAAATGAAGACTTATCTAGAACTGAAAAATTAGATAATCCAGATGGAATAGATTCTAAAACTGGTAATAGACAGTATAAGGAAGTAACAATATTCCTTATTCAACAAGATGCTATAAATAATAACAGACAAACTATTAATGGTGTATATCATAATGCTAGTATGAATTCACTTATATTACAATCTACAAATTATTTAGGTAATATGCTTTTAGAGCCTATAAGATATGACACTAAGTTTGACCAAGTTATAATTCCACCAATAGATTCTATTTCAAATTATATAAAGTACCTTAACGATAATTTGGGAGTGTTTTATGATACTCCATATAGATTTTTTATTGATTTTGATACTACGTATTTAGTATCATCATCAGGTAACGCAATACGTGCTCGTAATCAATATATTTATACAATAGTAATTGATATAAGAGAAATCGATACAAATGTATCTGAAGAACCAGGTGCATATGTAGATTTAAGGTCAGGTAAATATACAATAGGAATAGACGCATCTAAAGTTGAATACGTTAAAAATAACGTATCAAATAAGATGGTTAATAAAGTAACTGTAATAAATTCAAAAGGAGAAGTATTCCAGCAAGATATTGATGATAATAAAGCCAGAATAACTTCTACTATTAACCAAATTATGAATGTATCTAATAATGACCAAAATACAATCAATCCTATATCATATAGTGTTGAATCTGCTAATATAACAATCACTATTGTAAAGAATGACTTAGATGCATCTCTGTTTACCATTAATAAAGAATATATTATAAATGACCCAGTGCATGAGTCTTATTCTGGAAGATATATACTCTTAAACGTTAAACAGTTATTTATAAAACAAAATGGTAATTTCATAATGAGCACTGTATTAAAATTCAAAAGAGCAGAATCAAAATAATAAACCAGGGTACTATAATAGTACCCTGGAATTTATTATTTATTTTCTCCTTCTGCTGGTTTTGATTCACCTTTGTTTGTTTCGGTTGTTGTAGTCTTTTTTACTTGCTCATTACCAGCATTCATATTAAGACTTCTTGTTCTTGTAGTTTGACTTTCTGTTTCTTTTTCTTTACCAGGATTAGCAAGATACCATTGAACATGAGCCTTAATTATTTCAAAGAAATCTTTATTTGTATTTTTAAAAGAATCAAACATTTTTCTTACAATAACAGATGAAATATTAATAGACTCATTTATTTTAACTTGTCTATTAAAAATATCTACATCAAGTAATTCAGTAGCTTTCTTTTCAATTTCACTTTTATTCTTGTCGTCAATTCCAGTTGTGTTTGATACATTTTTAGCATCCATTTTATTTACTTGAGCTTTATTAATATTTTCATTGGCTTTACCAGCATTATTAACTTGACTAACACCAGCACCAGTAGGACCTTTTGCTTCAGAAGATGAAGAATTGTTATTTCCACCAAAATTCATTTCATTAACATAATTATTGAATTTTGAATTATACATAACAGCACTTTCAAAACCTGCTTGGTCTTTTGCTTTTTCTGCGTCTTCTGGATGCTCTGCATTTTTCTTAGAAGCCGCATCTTGTGTTTGCTGTTGAAGTGATTTTGCTTTTTCATCACCTTTTTTAGCAGCATCATCAACTGCATCAGCAGATTTTTGTTCTTCGCTTTGTGCAGAATTATTTTCTGCTGGAGCTGATGCATTACCTTTTACAGCTTGCATTATTTTATCTTGTTGTGCTTTATGATAATTTTCCATATTTCTAGCAGCATCATCCATTTTCTTTGTAACAGAATTAACAATCTTTTCAAGTTTGTTCATATATGATTGTCCTGCATACACTGTATTTATAATAGTCTGAAAATTACTTTCTACTTCATCTGAAGAATAAGATACAGTATCTTTAGAACCATCAAACCATGCTGAAAACGTAGCATTTATATCCACATTTCCATTGGAATCTGTTTCTTTAAAAGAACCAAAATCATTTACCTTAGACCAATAACTACCATCACCAATGAATTTATTATACATTTCATCTCTAGTAGCACCAGTTTCAAGTTTCTTTCTTTTATTTTCATCATTATAAGCTGCTTCAATAGACTGAGCAGATTGGAATGTATTCAACTCAATAAAGTTTCCATCATCAGGTTTTTCACCTTTAAAATACTTGTCCATATTACTACCAATAATGGCAGTTTCTGCATTATCAACAGCATCAATAATTCTAGGAAGACCTTTGAACCTATCTTTAATATCTGAGATATCTCCCTGCATCCATTTACATTTTGTAACAATATAAGCATATTTATCAATATACTTTTTCTGTTCCATGAATACTCCATTCATAGAAGCACCAAGTTTGTCAAAGATTTTCTTAAAGAAATTTTTAATCTTTGTAAAAAATCCTTTAATTTTATCTCCAACGGCACCTTCATTAAGAATATACATTTCGTTGATAGCTTTCTTATTACCACTAGCTTTGATAAGACATTCATTTACATATTGTTCCATCTCACGATGTTGTTCCATTAATTCATAACAGAATTCCATATTTCTCCACTGTCTATCAATAGATGATTCTGTTTCTGTTAGAATAGTTTCAATCATATCCATAAACTTTCACCTCCATTAATAGTCAGCTTTGTTAGAACGTTTAATAATCTGACCAATAGCTTTATAGATAATTTTCTTATCCTGTTTAAACTGGTCTTTAGCTGCTTCAAGCTTAGCAGTAAATGCTTGAGTATGAATAGAACACATCTGACTAACTTTAGAAGACTGAACTTTAAGATAGCTGTTCATTTTATCATAACTGCTCTTATCATAAAGAACCTTACCATCTAAAGATTTACTCTTAGAACTCTGAGTAAGAATATCTATTTCAGAGCTAGCATGAGTATTACCAGTAGTGGCAATAGAAAGTTTATTGTCTTCTTTATTCATTTTAATCAATTTATCAAGATATTTTTCGAGTGCTTCATAATCTTTGATAATTTCTTTCTGAGTTTTTTCAATACTTTTAATTGTATCTTTATAATTTTCAAAACGTCTGTAAGCAGCAGAAACATAAGAAGAATCAATTGTTATATTAGAAGGAGTATCATCTTCATCTCTAAACAACTTGAATAAAACTTCCGCATATTCTGAGCTATCGTATTTCTCTTGTTTATTGATAACAGTTCCTCTAAATGTTTCATAGAAATCATCTAATCCATCATTTAGTTTATTGAGTTCATTATCAAGTTTTGTATTATAAGCTGTAGTCTGTGCAACTCTAGCATCTTTTTTTGTATCATCTGTAATGCTAATTGAGTTATCTTCATACCAGTTATCTGTAGAAAGGTATCCAGCACCAGATGTTCCTTCAAATGCAGAAAGTGCTTTGCTAGCAGGAACAGTTGTATCATTTATTTTTGTGAAATTATAACCATTGAATTCGAATTCATCTTGTGATTCGAATTTATTGAGAAGCTTATGATTCTTCTTGATATATTTTTCATTAGAGAAAAGAGAGTTAATTTTAAGAACAAACTCTTTAAATATTTTCTTAATCCATTCAATAAATTTTTTGATAATATCTTTAATCTTACCAAAGAAATCCTTAAATGATTCTGTAATAATATTATCATCACCATATGAACCCAGAATGTTAGAATAAAATGTCTTTTCAGCATTCATATAATCTCTACCCATTTCAAGGATGAAATCACATCCTTCTTGAACAAAGGAATGATTCGAGAGCTCATTATCTAGATATCCAATATTTGAAATATCAATACTAGTATTAGAACTTGAAGAATCATTGGATTCATTAAGGAGAATATTATCTAAAGAAAATAAAGACATATTAGTACCTCCTTAAAAGTAAAAGCCAGAATACCATGAAGGTATTCTGGCTCTGATTTATATCTGATATAATCAGAACAACTGATTTATATTAAACGAGTTTTACGGAGCTGATAAAGTCAAAGCCATTATCATTAGAAGAATAATCATAAGATTCTTCTGTAATCTTCTTAGACTGACCGATGACCTTAACTGCGATTTCCTTAGCCTGAACACAAGCATCTTTCTGAGCCTGAAGTAAAGCAGAGAATGTCTGAGTTGTAAGTTCACTTAAACCACTATATAGAGTCTGGAATACAGAAGATGCCTGAACTGCAATTTCATTAATCTTCTTTTCATCTTCACTCTTAGTCTTATCTTTATTTTCCTTGATAAGGTCATTCTGTGCTTTATCAACTTTCTTGATTAAGTCATCAATACCTTTTACAAGCTTTCTTTCAGCTGCTTCTGTTTTGGACTTAATCTTATCAAACTCTTTAATATATGTCATCATACCAGAGATGCTTCCACCATAACTTTCAAGAATCTTATCTTTAGAGATATCTTCTTTAGAGTCCTGGTCATTTCTGAATACTTTAAAGAGTTCCTCAGTGAATTCACTACTGTCAAGTCCACCACCACTATAAGATGCAGATACACTTGTATTGAATGAATTCTTTTTAAGACCATCAATAAGTCCTTTACGCATAGATTCTTTAATATCATCCATGTGTTCACGAACTTGCTTAAGACCATCTTCAGAAACAGTAATAGCTGAAGCCTGACATAAAGTTGCGATATCACCGCTAGAAAGTGCATTTTTAATAGTCTCAGCGGCATCAGTAAGACTAACCTTCATTGCATCAGCCTGTTCAACATTAAGATTGATATTTGTAAATTTATAACCTTTGAATTCCCAGTCATTCTTTACATTTGCCCATCCCTTAACAACTTCTTTTTCATAGGTTTTAGCAAAAGAAGCATTATTACCGAACCAGGACTTCATTTTAGCAATGAATGTATGGAAAATCTTATGAATCTTCTCAATTACCTTCTTAAAGAACATCTTAATCTTTTCGAAGATACCCTTGATATTAACAGATTCATAGAGGACATCTGTAGAACCAGTCTGTTCAACAGCTGCAAGTTCCGAAAGAGCGATAGACTTCATGAAACTGTTATGATTAGTTGCAATTTCAGCAGCAGCCATGATACCAAGCTCATGATAGTTAAAATTTTCACCAACAAAAGGCTGAACATCTGTGTAGTTAGATGAAACACTACCGCCTGTATAATTAGTATAAATACCCATTATTTATTTCCTCCTTTCAATTAGTGAATAGCTTCCATTACAGAATAGAACTGCTCTGCAGAAGTATCACCGACAGCCTGGCAATAATCAACAGATTCTTTATGAACACCAGAAGACCAAGCTGCAGCTGCTGTCCAAACTTTACGTGCCTGAGCAAGAGAGAACTTAACTACAGTCATATATTCAGAAGTAATCTTAGTGATAACTTCCTGTTCATTTGAAGCAAGTTTCTGAAGAGCATGAATTGCTTTCTGAACATCTTCTGTTGACTTACCATTCTTATTAGTTCCTGCTACTGAAACAGATGAGAAATCAGAACCAGATTGCTTCTGAACCTTATCTTCACCATTACTTTCACCGTAGTTATGAGCATAGTGAACACCTTTAGCAGCACCTCTATTATAATCACTTCCACCGATTTTCTTTCCAGAATTATCTTTATCAGTCATAAACTTAGCAAGTTTATCATCATCCTTATTAAGATTATCGATGATTGTGTTGATATTCTTTTCAAGCTTATCATTGAATTTCTTTACATCTTTTTCCCACTTATCACCTTCAGAAAGAATTGTCTTAATCCAATCTGCAGAGAAGTAAGAAGCACTCTTAACTTGGTCATCACCATCAAGAGTTTCTTCATCTTCGAAAAGATAATTCATTACATCTTCATGAAGGTCAGCAATGTCTGTAACCTTAGCATCAGGAACATATAACTTAATAATTGCATTCTTGATATCTTCAGAATCTGCATCCTTAATCTTTTCTACTGTTTTATATTCAGGAAGATGTGTATCAACAAGCATATTATCAGCAGCTGTTTCGATAGAATAACCAACAGCACTTACTTTATTAGCCTGGAATAACTTATCAATTGAACCCTGAAGACCAGAACTCTTAGGTACACGAATACCCTTACACTTAAAGTCTTTCCAGTTAGAGTACTTGATAATCTGCTTTTCATATTTCTTTACAAGGTCCTTACCGTTCTTGAATGCACCAGTAAGTTTTGCAAGGAAAGCTGAAAAAATACCTTTAATCTTAGCAAGAAGCTTCTTGAACATTTCAACAATCTTCTTGATTACATCTGTGAAAGCGTTTTCGTTTACATAACCTACACCTTCTTGTACAGCTCTTACCTCAGCAAAATCATTATAGATAGTGTTTTCGAAGAGAGCCATATCATTTACCTGACAATCAGCTAAAATCTGTGCACAACCTAATGCAGCACCGTAAGCTTCATTAGCAGGGATTTCAGAAGCATAATCATAAGCTTCACCAAAGTATCTATTTGATGTATAGATTCCCATTTGATATTACCTCCTTATTATAATAAGATAAAATTTACTATTTTAAATATCAAAAGATTTCACACACACATTTTATTTATATGTTATAGTTATAAATTTAAAGCTTGATATTAAAATAATGCTGAACTTGCGGAATCAGGAAGTTCTTCCATTATATCGCTAGCTTTATATTTTTTGTTATCTTCATTTTTTACTTCTTTAGCTGCTTTACTTTCAGCATTAGAAGTTTCTACTGCGATAGAACGAGATATTTTTCTAAATTTCTCGGCAGTTTTCATTTGTTTAGCAGAGATATTCTTACGTTCTTCTTTAGTAAGGTCGAGACGGTTATTCTCTACATTATATGCATTAACTTGTAATAAGTCAGCCTGAACTTCAAAGAAATCAGATATCCTTACTCTATTATAATAGAATAAGAAAATAAGTTCTCTGATAATAGGGATAATACAGAATAATAATCCAGCAATTCCTACAACAGCTGCACCAACTCCGATGCCACCATATATACCAACGAAATTCTTTTTCTTAGCATTTTCGTCAATTACATGCATCATAGCTTTTTCAACTTGACCTTTATTATACGCAGAATTGAAAGACTCAATATTCTTGAAAAGCATATGACCCTTAGATTTGGTAAGAGCAGACTTATCAATCATAATTTGCATAGTATCTTGAGATGGTGATTTAATAAATTCAACACACATAGATACCATATAAGCAGTAGCTTCGATTACAGCAAGTACCATTGTATTATATGTAATCATTGGTAATTCAGCATTAACTGCATATGCTTTTGTCCATATGTGCTTACTTTCAATAAGATTAGAAACACATTCTGCAATTGTATCAACAGGTTTAGTATCTTGTTTAAATTCGATAAGAAGTCTTGCCATATTATTAAGACATTCATGAAGAGTCTTGAAATTAGGAAGTTTTTCAATATCTCCTTTTGTCATCTCAATTTCACCAAAGTCAATATCATCAACTTTATCAACGACATTATCATATAACTTAGATGTTAATGAAACAAGAACTTTATTCTGGTCAGCTTCATTTACAGCAAGAAGAATTTTACGTGTTTCTGTATCGGTAATATCAAAGAATTCATTCATAGCTCTTGTATATTCAGGACTTCTATAAATGAATTGATTATCAGCTTCTTCTTTAAGTTTCTTACGCTCTGCAGATTTCTTACTAATGATTTTATCAACAATACTACCAGCGGCTCTTCCACCTTTTTTACCAATGGTATTTATAATATTTCCACCAGTAATAGCATTACCAATAGCTTCTCCAGTTTTAGCACCAGGTTCTTGTTCCCATTCCTGTTTTTCTTTTTCAATAGCTACAGCAGATTTATTAGTAAGGTCTCTTGTTACGTCTTCAGCCTTTTTAGTAGCTTTTTTACTAAAGAGACCAATATTTTCTTCGATAGATTCATTTCCAAGAGCACATCCAGTTATATTACCTTCAGAATCTTCTCTGAATGTAATTGTGTTAATACTTTCCTCATTTTTAGCAGCTCTTTTCTTTCCTATCCAAGAATTATTTTTAGCATTGTCTTTTGCTTTTTCTAGACCATCTTTTACTTGTCCAGTATTAGTCTTGATTCTATCTCCGATAGCATCAAGAATACTATCATCTTCTTTATTTCTAGACTCATTCATAATACCCATGAGTTCTAAATCAGAAAAAATAGCCATATTTAATTTACCTCCTTTCTTTTATCTACTTACTTTAGATAACAGATTTACCATCTTTTTATAACTGTTATCACTAGCTTCTCTTTCAAGTCCAGAGAAAGGAATCATTTCATATGTGTCATCTCCAGTATCATAGAGAATAGATGCAACTTCTGTAGATTGATTAAGAACACAAATACACATAAAGTTATAAGCATCAAGAATCTTACGTGCTTTAGATACATTAAGAATATCAATATTATGAACTTTCTTCAAATATTCAGCATCATTTTCCGATAATACAAGAGTTGTAATAGCAGTAGCATCATTATACATTCTTAAAGAACGTCTGAATTTACTCTTTTGAGAACGTCTTTCAAGAACTTTCCAAAGCTTATTTGATGTAGCTTTCTTTCCATAAGACATAGCATCCATCTTTGCATTATCAATTGCAAATAAGAAATCACGGAAGAAGGCAATTTCGTTTGTAGTAGCTCTTACAAAGTTAGTAAGAACATTCTTATCATCAAGCTTACCGCTGATTCTATTACAGATATCTGCAGAAGAAACAGGGTAAATTTTAGCTTTAATACCAATAACAGCAGTATTGATACTGTCACCAGATTCTTCAGAATGACGCATAAAGTTAATTACCATCATAGTAGGCTGAAGTTCATTTGCTTTTTTATATTCATTATTAAGAACGGCTTTATTATGGAATTCAGCCATATTTTTCATATATTCTGCATATTGCTTATCATTTTCAAAACCAGCTTTATATCTGTTTCTTCCAATATCATCATTAACTCTATTTGCACCATTTCTTTGGTTTTGTCTTGCAATAGCTTCACGATATGCTTGGTCAGATATTCCTCCATGATTAGGAGAATTTTCATATCTACTAATTAATGTAGCATCTTCAGAGGCTTGTTCTCTATCAGATACATTAATATTAGTACGTGTATCATTATGACCACCTGTATGAGTAATTGTTCTTATATCATTTCTTCCAGCTGTTTGCTGGTCTGCTGACATCATATATGCAGTTGCAGCATCTGCAATATCTGGGTTAGATGAATAAGCATTAGCTTGTGCATCAGCATAATTGTCAAATGTGACTGTTCCGTTTCTTCTATCGTATTTAACCTCTTTAATAACCATATCTCTCATACCAGTTCTATAACCAGGTACAATTTTATATGATTCAAGACTAGATTCTTTTACATCATCAGGTAATGTATAATTAGATTCTTTCAAATCTTCAAGAACTGTATTAAGAACATCTTTATCAATTGTAAGAGTTTGGTCATATGATTCTCCAAATGTTGTAGCCAATTTATCAAGACTATCAACATATGAATCAAGAGTACCATTCATACTTCCCATATTAGAATGGAATTTCTTTACATAATCGAAAACATCCTCATTATTTCCTACACTAATAGCAGTAAAAAGAATATGGAGTAGAGAAGCCATTTTCTTTTCATGAGCTTTAGCAATCATGATAGCATTATCTGGTTCAATATCTGAGCTTACCATTACAGGAAAAGTGAGAATTAAATCTTTTGTCGCAGAAGTAATAGATTTGAAACTTCTGTTTGCTTTTGTATTATTGATAAATTGTACTTCATCATAATCTTTTAAAGAAGTCAAAACATCAACAATATCACGAACAACAGATTCATGAAAATATTCTCTTCCGTTCATAAAGTTTTACCTCCTTATATTCAAATTTTATAGGTATGTTCAAAAAAATAAAGTGTATCAACTAATGACATATCTTACTTGTTTATCTGTCTAATCAATTCTTTAAATTGGTGTTCAGACAAGCTGAAAGCAACCGATGCTTTTACATTCTGACTTGGAGCGAATGTAAATAATCCATTACACTCATCGAGATTAACAACAATATCATGCAATTCATCAATCTTGTCTTCAATTCTATCTAATCTACTTTCGATAGCAGAAAGTCTTGCATATATATTTGTATTGTTTTCATTCATTGAGTATGAATGATATTTAATTCTTTCGTTGTCATAAATGTTATCGAGCTGTGCTTGCTTTTTAGCCTGCCACTCTAAATTTTTAACCCAACCGTTATGAATGTCAATAGTATTCATTAATATCAGCCTCCTATAGCTTGAAAAAACTTAATAGTGTATTACACAACAAATCGTTGAGGCTATAGGGTCATATAAAAGTTAACACACTTTATTTTAATCATAATAATAGTATATAAATATGTATTACTTTACTAAGTTCAACATCTTAATAAAATTCTAAACGCAGGAGAGGAGGATAAAATATGAATAACGAATCTGGTGTATCATTTATGAATGAATATCATTCTAAAAGTGATTTAGAATATGCTGATAATCTTAAAGGATGGAATGAACATCTTAAATATAAAAAATCTATAGATGTAGATGGAGATGGATATATCGATATAGCTAGAGAAATCGACCCTAATAGAGTAGCAAAAAGAAGAATACCATTTAATCCTACTAATATATCATTTGATAAATCTGAATTAGAAAACATGACTTCAGATTCAGTTTTATCTTCACCAGAAGATATGCTAGAAAATAGATTTAATAAATTTTCTAGATACGGGTATCTTGACCCAACACATGAATTAGTAACTGGGGCTAGAGAATATCTATTTTTTTCTAAACCAGATTTACATCTTGTAAATGTAGATAACCCGTATTTTATGTATGATGTGTTAGAGAATGTACCTTTCTTTAATGAGGCTTTTAATAGATATAAATTAAGTTATTATTCTTTACAGCAATACTATAATGGTAAATCGTATATTCAATCAAATGGATTACCTATAGATTTAAGTAATAGATATATTAGTCTATTATCTAATATGGTAACTAGTTCTTTTGATTTATCAGATATTAATGCATCTGATGTAACTAATAACCAGAATTTATATCAGATTAATACAAGTTATAGAGAAGGTTCTTTATCTTCTGACTTACAATATGATTTCAGTCTTGAATTTAAAGATACAAAATATCTTGATGTATACATGTTATTTAAAATTTATGATGAGTATTTCAGATATAAGTATATGCTTGAAATTATGCCTACTAGGTATGATTACATTGCAAATAAAATTTATCCAGAAGCTCTATCAATATGGAAAATTATAACAGATGATACTGGTAGAATTATGTATTGGGCTAAAGCAACTGGATGTACTCCAATGTCTGTTCCTAGAGGAACTATTTCTAATATTGAAGGAAATATAAAATTTACTGTAAACTGGAAAGCTCAGTTTATAAAGGACATGGACCCAGTCCAACTATCTGAAATAAATTATTTAACAGCAAAGTCTATGGGTATTAATTATAATAACTTTAACAAGTCTATTTTTAATAATACTAAATATGATGATTCAGGCAATCCTATTTTTAATTCTAGTAATAATTGTGAAATCTTACCAATTTCAAGTAATCAAACTTGGGCTGGGTATCCATTAATTATAAATGGAGAAGGACCAACTGTGAGAACTGGTCACAATTGCAATCTAGAGAGTGAAACAATTAAAAATAATGTAGGATTTCATAGGCTTGTTTGGATTAATAAAAAATAAAGGAGGAGAAATATGTCTGTTAAGAAGACCGTAGAAACAACATCACAAAAAATTCTTAATTCTGATATCTATGATATAACTAAATTTGTAGATGATATTAAGAAGAAAAATATTGATGGTGTTGAGGATAAAGAAACTCTTATGGTTGGAATGTATGGATATCTAGGATATCAATTTTCTTCATTATTACAGAATGCTATTGTAACAGCATCTGAGTTATCTAATGAAGCTATTCCAACAAGAGCAAAGTTTGACAGAAACGTTATAACTCATGCATTATCTCTTGGTGTTGAAAAAGTAGCAGCAACTCCAGCAAATATGAAAGTTCTTTTAATGTTTCCAGAAAAAGCATTAAAAGCTAATATGATTGATGGAGAGTTTACTCTTACAGCAGATACACCTTTAAATTTTGATGAGTTTGAATTTCATACTGATTATGATATTACAATTAAATATACTGACCTTACCGATAGCACAAATGGTAGTCAACGTAATTATGTCTATACAGCAACTTATGATATGACTCATAAAAATCCGATATCGGATTTAGACAATCCATTTCTTCCTCCAGTAACAATCTTTAATTATGAACAAGATAATATGGTTGTAGTTTCTACAAACCTTCATCAAGTTTATTATAAAGAGATATATGAAAAAATTCTTGATTCAGATGTAATTTCAAATAAGACTATTAATTTTTCATTTGAAAAACAGATGAGTCATTTTAATATTATTGTAAAAGAGCCTGCTTCTGATTCTGTTGGAGAAAGAACTGTGTATCTTAATGCAGTTTATGATGGATTATATAATCAAGAAATTGCTGGGCAAAAATACTGCTATTATCAATATATCAATAGTAATACAATACGTATTCGTTTTGACCCAACAAATTATCAGCCACCAGCTAACTCAGATTTAATCATTGAAGTTTATACTACAGATGGTTCTGCTGGAAACTTCGAATATTCTGAGGAAAAGACAATTCGTTTAACTTCAGACAGATATACAAATTTATATTGTATTGTTGCTCAAAGAGGTGATGATGGTTCTAGTGGTGGATTAGATAGACAGACTGTCGAACAGTTACAACATATCATTCCTAAAGAAGCATTATCTAGAGGAAGTATTACAACATTGACAGACTTAAGAAACTTTTTCAATAGTCTTAATAATGAAAATTCAGTTCTTCATGTATTCAGAAAAGAAGATAATATTCTCGATAGAGTTTATTATGTATATAATTTGATGAAAGATGCTGAACAAAATGTTGTTCCTACAAACACTATTCCAATTTATATAGAAAGTACAAGGAGAGATTCTAATAATGGTGAGATATATATTGAATCTGGAACTCCTATTTTCTATTACAAATTTGGTAAAGGCACCAATCTTCCTCTATTAAGAGATAACTTTATGGGATATTTACAACAAAAAGTAGCCAATGTAGAGACAAAATATTCGTTCTATAATAGTGAAGGATTAACCACATATCAGGGAACACCTACAGAGGAATCTATGAAAGCATGGATTGAAAATGATGAATATAAACGTTCATTTGACCATGAAAAAGTAATTCCTGATTTTTCATATGAAATAGGAAAACCTTCTTTATCTTATGATTTTCATGAAAATGGCTCAATCTATTTTAAACCTTATTATTCGGATTCTATAGGTAGTCATTTAAATCCAAGTGTAACTGAAGAAAATAATCCTTATGATAATTGGTTTTATGGAACATGTCGTAGATGTGAATTAAAGCATTACAGATTATCATTAGAAGGTGCATTTTTTGATGTATTCTTTAATGATAAAGATTATTTTAATGATATACTTGATTTGGAAATTGAATGGGTCGAAACAAATGGTAGTATAACTACAACAACTCATTTTCCAAAGAGACCTAGCGATAGTATTGACCCTGCTACTATTATTGTAAAGAATCCACAGGGTGAAGTTATATCTGACCAATATACATCAACTGGAAGATATATTACTGTTGAATTAATAAGATATCCTATTGAAGGTTCTGATAATGAATTTAAATATGTGATTAATCATGTAAACTTTGACCCATATGAGCATGGTGGAAATCCAAGTCAAAGATACTATTCAAAATTTGTTAATAAGATAAGATTTTTCAGAAATCGTTTATATGATTCTGCAAATAATATTATTGGTCATTCAGATAAATGCGAAATAGAAATTCCATTTGAATTTGTAGATAATATAATAAATCTAAATATATATGCTTGGACAATGGAAGTATCATTTAGAGACTATACAAAGAGTTTTTCATTAAGATATGGTCCAGACAAAGTTGTAGCTGTTACAAGAAGATTTTTTGTTCCAGACTATTTTACAGATTTAAGTATGCTAGATACTAATAATAAAAAAGCATATGCTGAACAATTTTTAACTAATTTTATGATTCCGTATATGTATGGTGATGATAGTATCTTAATTCTTGATTCAATTAATACTATTGATGTGTATTCATATGATGGTCAAGGAAGTTATGGCTTTGATTCTATTACATTAGCAGAAGGAGATTTAATAAGATTTAGTACCTATCTTAAAGGTGAAAATGATGATGACTTTATATACACTGACCCTTCGACTTGGCAATTAGGTGAGGTATTATCTATAGAAAAAGTTGATGGAAGAATTGTAAGTGTTGAATTACTTGTTCAGAATAAAGAATTAGGACAATTCGAACATTACCGTTATAATCTCCCAATAAGAGAACTTAATGATTATGATAAACCCAAAATGGATGAAACTTATATTACATTGATTTCAAAGATAACAAAATTCTTATATACTACTCCTTTGAGTATTATTTTAAAAGATGACTCAAATATTAATACACATAGAATTACTGCTTCTTATTATCTTGATATTATTGATGAAACAAGATACCAGCAATTTGATTGTATTAATAGTAAATCTCCAATTCAGTTTATTCTTCCAAGTATAAAAACGTATAGAAGTTCGTATCTATCTAATAATAGATATAGATACGATATCAAAATCAATATTAAACCTAATACTGGTAAAGTTGATGCCGCTATGATTAATAGAACTCAAATAATTGGTGTTCTTTATAAAAAGGGTACAGACGAAACTTCTATAGCTAGACCAGCTATATATTCTATTGCTAAATATAAGGGTGGAGATAATCTTGAATTTGTAAATGATGAAGATGGAATTCCTTACGAAATTAATCTTTATACAAGACCATTTACAACATCTACCTCTGATGATAAAGAAAGAAAAAGAACTGATATTATTGATTGTGACAATAATGTTTATATAGGTCCTAAAAGATTAATTGAAGAACTTGTTTCTGAATATGGGTCAATTGATGCTAAAGAAACAAAAGAAGCATTTTTCGAGCAGTATAATTGTTTTTATCCCACAGCTAATAATAAATATGCTAGACCTTTAGAATACAAAGATTTAGACCTTTCAAGATTAGAACCATATTATGCTGATACTGTATATCTTAATCTTAATACTGAATTAAAGATTTATATTCTTTATAAGTATGATATTGTAACACCTAAAACATATACAGATGGATTAACAAATGAATTCTTAGCTGTAAATAATGCTAAAGTAGATGCATTATACAATTCTGTTCCACAAGCAACAATGTTTAAAGGTCCTATTGAAGTTGATACAGATGACCCAGCATATATTAAACCTTATTCATTAAAACAAATGGTACTCACAAATGTATACAGTACATATCAAGGAATTAATTTGTTATATGACTATTCAGACATAATGAATTCTTATGTAACTGCAATTAAAACCAATGATATATTCAATCCTTCTGACGAACAAATTGAATCTTATATAATCAATAGAGTACCTTGCATAAGATATTTCTATTGGCATAATGAAGAAAGAGTTCTTACATTTATTAAAGAAATGAAGAAAAAGATTAATTATGTACTTGATGCTATTGCACCTCTTGAATGTACGTTTGGTCTTGATTATAAATTCTTTAATACATACGGACCTTCTAATATGTATCATCTTACAGATGATGATGGTGATGTAACACCAGAACTTATTGATAATGTAGCTCTTACTATGACATTTAGAGCTAAGTTCTACAATGAAGATAGTGATGCATTATCTATTGTGGATAATATCAAAGATTCTATTAAGGATTATCTTGAGAATCTTGACCAACTTGATGATATTCATTTCCCGAATATAACAACTATGATTGAAACAGAATTTGCAGAATATCTTATTTATTTTGAATTTGTTTCATTTAATGTATATGATGCTATTAATCAGCATATTGTATCTGTTGAAGACATGGAGATGCTTTCTATGGTTCCAGAATTCTTACATGTAGATACAAATGATTTAAATGGATTACCTTATATTAATATCCGTATAGTGTCTAATTAAAACATACTAATAATATCAAAGGAGGTTTTGTTATGTACGAAGATACTAAATTACTTCTTGAGTCATATAAGGCTAAAGAGGCAAAAGAAGCTTTTCGTAAGCGTAATGAAAGATTAGCTGCTGTATCTGAAGCAGCAGAAAGAGATAATATCTGGGATAAGATTAGTTCTCGTAATAGAATAGACGTTTCTTATCTAGATTTCAAACAAAAAGTCACAGACGCTTTTGTTGTCGAAGGACTTGTTGTTCTTGTTGATAACTGTATGAGTCCTGTTCTTATCAGAGAGGAATATCATCAGAAACTTGTTCGTCAGCTTGTAACAAACTTTGTTAAAGAAGAAGGTTCTGCAAAGCTTCTTAACAAGTTTAGAAGTACTTCATATCTTATGTCAGAAATGGCATATGCTATTGATACTACAGTTCAGTCTATCCTTGAAAAAGCTGATAAGAATAATTCTGAAACATTTAAGATTGAAAAAGCTGACCAGGATAAGTTCTATGAGAAACTTGGTAAAGTTGATGCTGACACTGCTGTTGATAAAATTACAAATAGAGTCAGAGAACAGACTTCTGATTTTATCAATGCTAATATGTCTGATAAAGCAGAATTAGCAGCATCATTATCTAAGACTCAGAAAAAGGTTGAAGATAATAAAGGTAAACTTGCTGAAAAAGTAAATGATAAGAAAGCTCAGGAAAAAGCCGCCAAGATTGAAGAGTCTTATATTTCACTTGGTAAACGTAGGGCTACTGATATTCGCAATAGTCGTTCCAAGAATGTATTTGAACATATGGTATATAACTTATCTAAAGCCGCTATGGTAAATGAATCTGCAAATAAAGTATTTGTGTCAGATTCTAAACTTGATATGGATAAAGTTGTAGAACATTGTGAAACAGTATGTACATTTATTACAGCACTTGATTCATTAAATATTATCAATGTTGATGAAGCTTATATTGAAGATATGCTTAATCAGATGAAGAAGTAAAATATTGACAGACAGCTTTTTAGCTGTCTGTCATTTTTATCATAAATGAATATTCATGGTACTATTATCAGTGAATGTTATAAAAAATAAATTTTCAATCATAGGAGTACATAAATTGTAGTCGTAATTATTAATAACTCCTTTTGTATACATATCTTTTACAAATTCTCTATATGCATTAGTAAGATTTTGTTTAGCTTCTTCTTTATCAAAAGGACGTCCTGTTGATTTTAATGTAATTGTCATGTTGGTAAAGTCAAAATTAGTGTCAATACTATGTGGTATAAAAGTACTTCTAATATGATTTACTAATGAATTCATATTAGAGAAGTTGGTGTATATACTTTCCCATAATAGTTTTCTTACATCATTTAACTGTACAGTACCAGATGTTCTTATAAATGTATTCATATAAATCTTCCTTTCAAATAAATGATAAATTCATAGATGTGTCATAGTCTTTTCTGTTAGAAATATTATCAAATTGCTGTTTGCAAAAAACAGCATTTAGATATTTCAAATCAATTTCTACTCTTGGAAGAATAGAATAATATTTACCTATTGTTGCATCTATGGTAAGTGCATCATCAATCCATACATTACTGTTATACATATCAGCATATAGTTTTTCAATGTTATCAAAGTCTGGTTTTACCAATGACCTGTTTAATCCTATTTCTGCCATAAATGTTTCATATTTATTATATGATTTAGGGGTAGGAAAATATGCTTTATAATGTACATCACATGGTGTACATATAATATGGTCTAATTGAATAAATTCTTGGTCTGTAACAAGTTTTTTCATATAGCTATGATTAGCAGCTGCATCTGGAGAATATACATGAACATAATTAGGATTTTCTTTAGCTGCTGAAACAAGATTCTGTCTATTGACAAATCGATATCTAGGACGCTTTGCTCCTTCTGGAATTTGATATAGTACAACTCTAATTGTTGTATAATATAACGAATTCATCCGTCTATCTCTTTCAAATAAGATATAATCCATATCAGCAGTTGATAGTTTATATTTGTCACACATCCACTCTAAACGTTCTCTATAATCAATAGGTATATTCCCATATTTCATTTCATATTCTTGTTGTTTCTTCTTCAGAGTACTCATTAAATCTCCTCCTTTATTTATCTAATTGTTGGAGATAGGTTAGTTTACGAACTTTACATACAACAGTAAATATCCCACTGGAAACGGTCCAGTGGGATACTTTCGAAGGTTTAAATGCTCAGAACTCAACAGAATTGCTTTGGACAAAAAGATATAGCTCACCATTCTATATCTTTATTATATAGTTATAATATTTTTAATTTAACCAAAAATTATTATATGCTTTTAACACACTATTTGAAATTTTCTTTTCTATACCAAGAGATAGATTAGGTATAAAGTCATAAACTTTATTTGTTATATTAAATGCACACCATAAATTTACCATTCTAAATACATCTGGTTCATTTATATTAATACCGCAAAGGTTGGCTACATAGTCCATTTCAGCAACGTTTTGCAATGTGAGACCTTTAAACATTTTTTCTGTAGAAGTCATACCCATAGCACTATATAAATCTTGAATAGTAAAATTAACATCTACAACTGTTGGAAGTCCATCTTTTGTCCATGAACCTTCTTTACCTTTGTTAAATGTCATTTCCGTAATAATTCCCATATCAATATTAAACATACCTTTATAAAAAGCTTTTATAATGAATGGAGTAGTATATGAGTTTACATACTCCGACCTTGGTAATACAAGTGCCATAAGATGACACAAAGGAACATATATATTTAACCACCAAGAGATTCTATCTGTACTAGGGGTAGTTAACTTTATTGAAATACTATATGATTTAGAGAATGTACTGTTCGACCAAATCTGTGGGAATAACATACGACCACCAGAAACAATAGTCTTAACACTATTTGCAATTGTAGTAAATATAGAGTTACCTCCAGCAACACTATCTACAATATTATTAATTTGAGTTTTAATATCACTTAAAGTACCATCAACTTTATCAAAAGCTTCACCTACAGCAGATGATGCAGTACCTAATAAAAATTGAATCTCTCTTGCTTTATCTGATAAAGCATTAATTGTTGATGAAAGACTAGATTCCGTTGTTTCATTAGAAAATGAATCTTGGAATGATGAATCTGAGTTTATATAAAATGCTATAGCATTTCCATAATAAAGTGCTTGTTCGACATCTTTTACAACACTTTCATCTTTCTTAAAGTATTCTGAATAATCTTCTTCAAACTTTGCTTTTTTAGGTTCTGTTGTTTCTTCATTTGTTTCATCAGTTTGAGCTTCTTCAGAACTAGAATTTTGTTCATCTTCATCTTCTACATTTTCAGCAAGAGTATCTTCTTCCTCTTTCCATATTTCATATGCTTGTCCTTCACATACTCCCCAGTTCATGTTTTCAAATGTTAAAGAATTAGCATCAAGTGTTTTATTTCCAAAAACAGGAGTATCTAATGTACTAGAGGCAATGTCTAAGAATACAGCTCCAGCTCTACATAATGGATTTACATAACTGAAATATTCTGTGTATGCTGGCATAATAGTATAAAGTTTACCATTATATTCACCAAGCATAGTTTCTAATGATGTCTCCATTAATGCATCATCACCAGACATAGCAGAACCTTCTCTACTTCCTATCTGACTAATAAGCATACCTCTTGCATTTTCATTAGAACCTCCCATAAATGAAGTATTACCAGGAGTTATATACAGCAATGGCATTCTAGATAAAATCTTTTCAGCAAATTCATAACCAGCAATTTCAAGATTGTCAGAATAATTATCACTTACACGACAATCGGTTGTTGGCAGAAATTGATATGGAGTACCGAATATAGTACGTAGTTTTCTGAAGTTTATACCATTACTTTCAATTTCATCAAGATAATTTTTAGTTTGTTCAGTATAACCACCCAAATGGTCAAGAATATTATATGCATAAGGAGGATTTACCTTTATTGCATATTCATAAGTTACATTTATATCACCAGTATCAGCATTTGAAGCATTAGCTGTCATTGTTGCTGATGCTGTAGACGAACTCGATGTATCATCAGAACCTTCAGCAACATTACTTTCTGTTCCAGTACCAGCTACAATACATTTTGAATTAACTTCTGTATCGTTTAATGATAAATTTTCACAAGCTTGGGTTATTCTTATATCGCTTTTCTTTAATCCTAATTTACTTGTTATATATGATTCACTATAACCAGCAAATCTTAAATATGGTCCACTAGTCCAGCCAAAAGAAGGATTTGGGCTATTTGGATTTTTATTAGTTAATTTACCTGCATATATCCATGCAGTTTTTGAACCACATTTTATATTAACTGTAATATTACCACCGCTAATATCTATCTTTAAAATTTTGGCTGCTGTGCCAGATTTAATAGAGTACATAGCACCTTCATCTACAGTAGATTCACATTTATTTCTAGCTTTTTCAGCTGTACTATAGATATTTCTAGTAGAATCTGTTATTATGTATGCATATCCAGTTGTTAATTTACTTGCATTCATATGAATAACATTTCCAACATTTGTATTTGGTTCTAGTACTTTTAATGTAATAGACATTATTAATTCCTCCTTTGCTTAGAATATTATACTAATGTTCTTGACATAAAAATATGAGGGTTGGATTAACCAACCCTCAATTTTATTTAGCTTTTAGCAATTTGATAAACTGCCTTAGCAATATCAATTCCAGAACTGTTTGAATCTAATGCACTTCTCAATGCAGATAAACCGTTTTTAGGATTTGAATTTTTATTTGTAATTGCAGTTGATGTATTTTCAGTATTAACAGCAATAGTTCCGAGAAGCTGAAGTATAGCGTCCATTTTATCACTGTTATTAGCAATTACATTAATTAAATTTATCAATTGATTTAAATCAATTGAAGTATTATTATTTGTACCAGAATAGCTTGATACAGAATTATTTGTAATATTATTTACACTACTATTAGTATTGCTACTTGAATGTCGTTTGGTATTACCACTGAATAATGTACTATTTGAAGTATGCTGTTGTACAGAATCCAATGACTTAAGTATTCCACGACCATTATGTTCTGCAGTATAAATATATGGATTACCTTGTTTACCTATTTGAGCTATTCTGTTTTGAACAGATAATGGCATTTTCTTAATATTTTCTTTTCTTATATTGGTTTTTGCGACAGTAGAATTTTTATTAGATTCAGATGAACCCTTTCCTCTACCGCTGCCACTACCTTTATATCTTATAACTCTTGCTGCTTCACCATCTTGAATTGTCCATGCACCCATACTACCATCATTTGTAGGTAATTGGTTACCATTATCAAGATAATATTTAGCTAAATTATAAGAATCTTCAATACCATGACCAGATGAATCACAGTGACCATCAGGGAATTTACCACCAGAACCAGCATTAAATCCTCTAGCTTTTCCGTTTGTATCTGTAAATACATACATGTCAATGTGACCACCATCATTTCTTATTACCATATCGCCAGGACGTCTGTCATTAGGGTCAAAATCAAGATATTCCCAATCAGGACTACGATTACCATCTCTATCACAGAATCCAGTATCCCAACAATACGTAACGTTATAACCATAACCAAAGAATGTATCTGTATATGCAGAACCAGGATATGTATAATATCCCATATACTGTGCAACTGCAGACATCATACCAGAACAGTCAGGTCTAACTTTATCAATCTTTTTACCATCTCTACATTCAAGGTCGAATAATCTGTCACAGCATGAACAATATCCGAATGTAGGATTAGCACGTCCCATAGCTTCAAATACCATAGCAGCAGCATATATAACACCACTACCATCTGTATATCCACCAATATTATTTCCACCATCACTTTCTTCAACTTCACTACCGTAAAGTGCATCATAGAAATTACCATAAACACCCTTAATACCAGCTTTAGCATATTTACTAAGTTTATTTATGAGTGATTTAGCACCTACATTTGCTGTAGAAGAAGAAGTACTAGATGATGTTGTTTCAGTATTGGTTTCTGTAGTTGTCTCAGTATCTGTTGTTTGAGTTGATGATGTGTCTGTAGATGTTGTTTTAGTAGTTGATGTATCTTCTTCTCCATCACGACCCCAGATACCTCTACCATATTTATTATATTTAGCTCTTGAATTTATTATATCTTTAGCTTTATCTTTACCTCTACCAGAACCTCCAGTACAAGCGGCTAATATTTCTTTAGCATATTCAATTCTTGTTGATAAAGCTCCAGACATATCAGCAGGTCTTTCAGCACATTCTAACCAAAGTTTAACAGCTTGTTCTATAGAATAAGAGTTAAATGTATCTAACGAACCTCTAGATTGGAATAATGACCAGTTATATGACATAGTACCTTGACCAGTTTCTCCATTAAACATAGAAGCGTTAGCTTGGTTGGCTTCATCAGAAATATTGATACCTTTTACTTGTGCTACAACCCATTTAGTCTGACCATCCAATGTCTCTGGGTCACAATTATTTGCTGTACACCAGTTATAAAGACAAGCTCTTCCTGCTGCACCAGTCCATTGAATCAATCCATAACCATGACTCATATCAGTTGTAATAGTACCTTGTGAACCACCTTCAATAACATGAGGGTCGAAACCAGATTCACCTTTAATATTTCCTAAAATACCAGCTGTTAGATTATTGCTAAGTCCTTCAGCAGTCATATAAGAGAACATTGCTTTCATGTTAGCTTCTTTATCGCCTTCAGTTAATGTACCACCAGTATAACCGCCTGAATTTGTATTATTAGAAGTATCAGCTTCACTTCCATAAAGTGCATCATAGAAATTACCAAAGATACCCTTAGTTAGAGCAGTTGAATATTTTGATAATAAATTTATTAAACCAGAAGCATTAGTGGAATTTGATGAAGACGAACTTGTAGTTTCTACATTTTTATCAGAAGTTTCAGTAGTTGTTTCATCAGTTGATGTATCTACTGTCTGTTCTGAAGTAGTATTTTCTTCTCCATCACGACCCCAGATACCTCTACCATATTTCTTTTTCTTTCTTAATCTGTTATATGAATTATCGTGAGAAGCTTCTCCACCAACAAAGTTAGAAACATTAGCACGACCTCTTCCATATATTTTATGTGAAGATTTATTATTTTTATTTATAATTTTGTCAGCTTCAGATTCGAGTCCTTTTCTACCAGAACCACGTCCAGAACCACTTTCTGTAATATCAACACTTTCACCAGACATGTGTGCCTTAATGATTTGATATAGTTTTTCATAATTAGATGGATGAACGTTTCCAGCTTCATGAGGAACTTGTTTAGAATCTTCATATATATCTACAAATGTATATCCTTTATTTTGAGCAAATGGTTTAATATATTTTTCATTAAATGCTTCTACTTTAGATGCATTATAACTTCCACCATATCCAGAATTATCTGGTACCCAAATTACAGGAAGAATGTAAATATTTGTGTTAGATGAATTTCTTCCACCATATCCTAAAATTGTATCAATAGAATCTTGGTATTGATTAAAATAATCATCAGGTGACATAGAAGTAAATACTTCATTCATACCCCAGAAGAATATTGCATCTGTTGCACCACTAATAATGTCACTCTTAGATTTAAATATAGAATCATAGCTACCAAATTCTGTAGTATGATTTTTGTCAGTTGTACCTGAACTTAGACCCATAGCACGGTCTCCTAAGCTTGTTCTGCTTAATCCGAATGTTATAGAGTCACCACAAATAATTGTAGTAGCAGAATCAATATCTACATTAGCTGAGCTATTATTAGTAGTATTTGAATTTTGAGAATTAGATGATGTACTTCCATCACTACCTATATTTGATAATGTTTTTACAGTAAAATAACTGATAGCTTTATTTATATTACTCATAAAATTTTTGTTTATTGTAGGTAATATTCCTTTACCCTTACCGCTACCAGATATATGGCTAACAATTGTATCAGCTACATTGCATACTCCACTAGCCCATGATTCATCGCAATATCTCGGACCAATTTTTGCAGGTGTAGTTAATCCATTACCGTAATAACCACTACCCATAATCAAGTCACCAAATCCAGCAAAAGCGTCTGTTAAGCTATCATAATCTTTCCATCTACCATTTGATGAATTAGGACTACCTTGAATATTAAATACATTCCAGTTACCCCAGTTTGCACCAGTTGTATTGATTCCTACTGTTCCATCCCAACCGTGTTCAGCAATAGCTACTGATACAGTAAATAATGCATTTACACCTTTAGAATTTTCAACAGCTATAGCAGCTTCTGGGAATTGTTCTGCTGAGCATCCCGAATGTACTGCACTAATAGCTGCTTTTAATTGCTCTGCAGTATATCCACATTTTGTTTTAACGTCAGTATCTGGAGTTATGCTTCCTTCTACACCGTTTGTACTTGCAGATTGATTAGACTGAGTTGAACTATTATTATTACTAGATGAACTACTTCCAGTATAACCAGCAATAGTTCTAGCTGTATTAGATACTATATTTGAGATAGTGGAATTTACTATATTATTAACTCCACCTATATAACTTCCAATAACAGAAGATTGACCTCTACCAAATTTTCCATTACCAGTTGTTATTCTTACAGATGAATTTCTTAGAGTATCTGCAAGACTATATCTAGTACTTCCATTCTTGTCTTCAGAATCTTCTACAATTACATTACCGTTAGAGTCTATTCCTCTTGCTACAACATAATGTGAATATTTAGAACCATAAGGAGTTTTGCCACTATTATTAGCATCTCTTCCCATTAAAATAACTGGTTTGCTATTAATAAGGCTGTTTATTACATCATTATTATCAGCATTAGAATTTGTACTAATACCATTTTTATTTAGATAATCATTGAAGTATTGTGGATATGTACCACCATCTACTTCTTTATAATTATTATTTAATGCATAATTTACTGCATTATTCATATCACCTTTTTTACCATACATTCTTAGTAATGATGCGGCTGCAGCTGGTCCACAACCAGAATCTGCTATAGTTTGATTTTCAGAATCTCCAGAAGTTCTATATGAACCGCTGAAATCTCTTTGATAAATATGATATGGGTCATCACCAAATCCAGTATTTGATTTTTCATTATCACCTTTACCAAATCCAAACCAACTCTTTACGGCAGATACTGCACCTGTAAATAGTTTCTTAGCACCACTGGCTAGTTTTGATAAGAATCCTCCTTTACTACTAGAACCAGATGAACCTGAAGAAGAATTAGAGTTTCCTGATGAACCTGAAGAAGAATTAGAGTTTCCTGATGAGCTTGAAGAGCCTGCAGAAGCTACAACGTGAAGTCCTTTTCCTAATGAAGCAGCAGCTAAAGCAAATGGTGCTTTAACAACTCTATTCATTGATTCAACAAATTTAAACAGTCCACTTACGAATGGAGAGTTATTGTCTATTTCTATATCCCAGTATTTCTTATCTGTAGGTAGTAAAGATAATGCATCAATAGCATCATTTATTCTTTTATTTTTATTATTTAATCCAGAAAATATTTCTTCAATTTGACTAAAGTCTCCAGTCATTTTACCTACTGAATTATTAATCATATTTGAGAAGAATAATAATAGTTTATTAATTGGATTATCTTGTGCAATATTATTTGCTTTACCAGGTAATGATGAAATAGGTGATAATTTATTGTTTGCATTTGCATTAGTAGCAATAACATCATTTGTATTCTGATTTGATGTATTTTGTAATAATGTAGACGCATCTATATTTGCTGCACCATTATATTCATTATTTACATCAGATATATTTTTATTTTGTTCTTCAATTATTTTTTTCATTTGTTCATCATCAACAGCTCTGAACAAATCTCCAAATTCTGTTATTACTATAGATATAATTTTCCATTTTAAACCAGCACCGCCACATGATTTAACAAATACCGATGCTATAGCTCCGACACATCTTATAGTCTTATTGACTTTTGTATCTTCAGGTAATTTTAAATATGATTTAGCATTATCCCATCCATCATCAAAAGCATCATCACCATGAAGTTTCCAGTCAACTGGACCAGACATATCACATGCAGAATCATAAACGTCTTCTAGCTTTTTATCATCTACATCATTCAATAAGATAACAATCTTATCGATAACTTTAGTACATGTATTCATAAATTGGTCTCTGGTGACTTCCTTAGCTTTCTTTATTTTATCACTACGTGTTTCCCACATATATCCAATAATGTCAGCTAATTTGTCTTTTATGTCTTGAACAGTTTCAGATTTAGCAGATATTTTATAATCAGCTGCCTTTAAATCTTCTGTTGTTTGTGCATCTTTTCCTAATAGCCACCAACCACCACTAGAAACATTTCCTTTGAACTTAGTCCAAGTTGTTGCATGCTCTCTGTTGTTCCATTGTTCAAATGATAGATTTGTATTTCTATCCTGATTAAATTGTTCCCATTCAGCTTTAGATTCTTCTCTTCTCTTCATAACATCAGCATCTTCACCTGTTATAAAATTAACAAGGAGGTTAAATGCATTAATTATAATTGTAGCTACTGTCTGTTCATTTAATAATAAGAATATTCCAGTAAACATAATACCTACAGTTGGTAAACTGCATAATAGAGATTGAAGACCTCTAATCATACTAGCCATAAGTTTATCAGTAAATGTAAGCTTATCATTTGATATCTGAAGTATATTACCAGCATCATTCCATCCTGTAACAAAGTCTACTACTACCATTATAATAGATATTACTAATGATACTATTTGTGCAAATGGTATAGTATTTACTGTTGATAATACTGACCTAAATGCAGCTTTACCACCAGCTTTAGCACCTTTTTCAATACAGGTTTCTGCAACTTCTTTACAGAATTTCTCGGCTGCTTCTTCAGCCATTTTCTTACCCGCTTTACTTAAAAACTTATCACATATTTTATCACCTACAAGAGCTTTAAATGTTTTATTACTAAATAAGTCTGATAAAGCTCCAGTAATTTTTTTAGGGAATGAACTTAAAATTTTCTTTAGTTTTGAAATAAGGTTACCATCTGTAGCTACATCTTCAATAATTTCTTTAGCTGCAGTTTTAGCACCTTTTTCCACAGTTTCTTCAACAGCTTCCTTAGCTACAGTTTTAGCACCTTTTTCAGCTGTATTTTCAATTATTTTAGAAGCAGCGGTTTTAGCACCTTTTTCCACAGTGTCTTCAGCAACTTCTTTAGCAGCTTTTTTCGTACTTTTATTGATAACACTTTCTATTATGTCATCACTCGTATTACTTAATGATTCTTTAGCAATATTTTTGGCAGCTTTTTTACCAGCACCTTTCTTTATTGCTTCTGAATATGCATTTTTAAATTGTTCTATAGCTTTTTCCTCAGCTTCTTTAGCAAGTTTTTTAGCTTCGTTTCTAGATAAACCTTTAGACATAGCATCTTTTAAGGTATCTTTATAGATATTATTCTTAACAACATATTCGATAGCTTCAGATTCTGCTTTAGAACCTATTTTATTATTTTTTGCTGAACTAATTCTTTCTGAAAAATAATCTTTAAATTTACCAGAAAGAGTTTCATTATTTTTAGAAACTTTAGTAACAATGTCATCTGCATCTGTAAGGTTTAAACCTCTCTTTGCATCTATATGGTTACCAATTATGTGGAATAAGTCATTTCCTACATCTGCTGCATTTCCAAATATAGAAGTAACTTTTCCAGCACCCTTAAGTCCAGCTCCACTTGCTCTCATTGCCCAACCAGGTAATTTACCTAATAATGGTATATGAGATACAAATTTACCAGTTTTAGACATTCCTTTTCCTAATGTACTAACTAAATTTCCAGCACCCTTAAGATTATTAACACGTGTCTTACTATTACCAGTTACAGCAGAAAGACCAGCTTGTAAAAATCTATGTGTACCAGATTTTAATCCATCATCATTATAATATCCTACCTCGTCTTTATTAGCTTCTTTAGCACTCTTTTCATATTTCTTTATTGATTCATCATATCCAGTATTACCATATAATTTAGAATCATACACATTTTGTAATTCAGAATATGGAGAATATGTGCCATCATTATTTCTTACATAAGTCTTAGTATCGGAACCATCACGTTTCATATACAGTTTTTGCTGAGAATCGTTTGTTCCATAATACATCATTTCGTTATCACTAATTTTTACGGTAGAAACTGTTTCACCATGTTCATTTGTTGCGGTTTCTGTACCATCAGGATTTTTTGCAACGTCAATATTTGGATTAGAATTTACTACTTGAGGATTATTCCATCCTAATGCTACTGATTTTACTGGAGAAACACTTATAGAGCCACCAACTGTATTGTTGAATCCGTATTTATTTGTAGATGCTTGAATAGTAGAAGTATTGCCTCCTCTACTACCTAAAGTATTAGCACCAATACTATCTATGTCTTGTTGTCCATTATATTTTTTATCACCGAATATTAATGCCTTTATACCATTAGCAAGACCCTTTAATATAGCACCAGTCAAAGGAATTAAGTTAACAACTAAAGTTTCTACAGCTTTAGGTACAAAATCATTAATTATTGTTGTCATGCCAGACTTCCATAAGTCAACCATATAAATTCCAACACCTTTAAGGTTATTAATTAATCCCTTAAAACCGCTATTTTCATTATTGAATTTACCAGTATTATGGAACCAATCACTTATTGTTTGGAATTTATCTTTGAAGAAGTTTCTTATAGGATTTACAATACCAGATACTAATCCACCCTCATATTCACCAGTTTGCTGATTTTTAACACCTATGAGTTTTTCTCCAGCTTTCTTAAGCCATGGCTGGATTTTATCATGAATTGCAGGCATTATCTTGTCCTTAACAAATCCTACAATAATAGGAGCAGCTATACCACCAACGAATAACCATTTGATTATTTTTGCTAGTCTACTGTCTTTCTTACCTTCAACGTCTTTCTTATCTTTTTTCATTTTCCATTTATCAAGACGAGTGAATAAGCTGTCTAAGAACTTATTTTGTTCTTGTGCTTTTAATTTCTTTTCTTTTACTTTATCAATAGCACCAGCTACTGTATTTTTAACACCAGATTTTAGAGTTCCAGCTAGAGCTTTAACATTTCCTACTAGTCCATGACCAAAAATTTGTTTTGAACGTTTTTCATTCTTATAACGATTCATGAATTCGTCATTTACTACAACTCTTTGTTCATTTGTTAATGCAGTATAATCAATACCATATTTTTCCATTGATATATCATTTAATGGTGTTAAATTATCACTGCTAAGAATTTTATCTAGTGCTTTTTTAGCTTCAGCAGAATATCTCTTTTCTTTGCGTTTCTGAAGCTTAGACTCCATATCTATATCATGTGAGCCTAAATTATGTTTTATTCTTACCATAGCTTTAGAAGCTACAGATTTAACTTTTTTGCCTACATTTAATTTTTTAGCTAATGCTATAGCACCTATTGCAAGAGCACCACCAGGTATTATACTAGCGGCAACAAAGAAACCAGATAATTTAATTGTATTTCTAACCATATCTCCTAATTTCATAGAAGGTATTTTAGCCCATATTCCAGTTTCTTCTCTAGGCATTCTAACTTCAACGTATTCATGTCCAAAGTCTTGTCTAGCCTGTTCAAAAGATTCTGGCTGTTTAACTCCATTTATATCAATACTGTTATTTGATATATTGAATTTATAATTAACTTCGAATTCATAAGTCTTATTAAATTTAACAAAACCTATTGTTCTAGTTAAAATTATAGTGCCTTTAAGTTCTTTGTCTTGATTTTTTTCTTTCCATTTATCTATGTCAAGTTCTATTGCAGTTCTATTTGATAATAATCTCATTACCTTAATATCAAACATTTTTAATCCGTCTTGTATTACTTTCTTGACACGTTCTGGAACTTCTTTCATTTCAGAAGCTACTTGTAACTTGTTTTTAGGAGGTTTATTCTTTAATGCTTCCTGTTCTTCTTGATGTTTATCCGATATAGTTTTTATATCTGTCTTTACACCATTCAGTTTATTTTCAACATCTATTGCTTTATTAAGAACTTTCTCTGCTTCTGTTTCATTTCCTTCTGCGACAAGTCTATCAAATTCCATAGTTAATCTATTGTATTCATTATTTAACTTATCTTCGTTATATATTTTTTTCAATAAATCAACCATAGTTTCTAATGGCATACTGATAGGTTTAAGAGTATCATTCCAGAATTCTCTCTTCTTATCGAATTCTATTTCTTCATCTGTTAAACCAGATTCTTTATGAGCTAATTCACGATTTAATTGTTTCTTTAGATATCTCATAGCCTTAGGGTCTTTGACATCAACATTAAATCCACGCTCATTTAAGATTTTTTGTACATCTCCACCTTTATCTTTTATTTCAGCATAAGCTTTATCATATGATGAAAGTTTAGATTTTTGGAGACCAATATTTTTTAGAACATTCTTTTTAGCTTCATCTGAGATTTTTCTTGTTCTGACAAATCTTTCAGCACCACCAAAATCATCATTTCTAAGCATTTTTAATATTTTCTTAGAATCAGAAGCACTTAAATCTCCTCTTAATTGCTGTCCAAGATAACTATAACTTGTCGTTTTAGCATTATCTACGTCACCTTTATTATCATCATAACTTAATAAAGCTTGTAAAAATGCTAAATCATTTGCAGATGCATCAGCCATATATTTATCTGACTCCGAGAAATTATCATCTGCTAGCATTTTATGTTTGCCACGGAACATTAATCGCTCTCTGGCAGTCATACTAGTTTCTTGACCTTTTTTGATTCTTCCTGCTTTTAACATTCCACCTAAACCATCATCACCAATTAATCTAAATGGTTTAGTAGCGGCTTTAAATACACTTCCAGCTCCATGGATAAGTCCACCTGATACTTTATCTGCTTTTTCAATTAAACCAGGTAAGAATCCATTACCAGCAGTTTTTGCTCTATATTTTTTATAAGCATCTCCTAAAAGATGAGCTAAATCAGAAACTTTATTCTGTAAAGATTGGAATACAGATTTTGTACCAGATATAATAGGTTCAACCATGTTTTCTTTAATAGCTCCGAAGATACCACCTTTACGTTTATCTCCTTCTTTCTTACCAAAGATTTCATCCATGATTTTATCTACTAAATTTCTTCCAAAATCTTTAAGAGGTTTAAGTTCAGCTTTAACTGCACCAAGAACACCACCTTGACGTTTACTATCAGGGTCATTAGGGTCAATTTTTTCACCAAGAATAGCGTCTTTAAACTTATCAGTGGATGTAACATATCCAGCAGTAGCACCTAATAATGCATTACCAACTAAACCAAAAGGTCCAGTAAATGCACCTATTATAGCACCAATACCCATATTTTTAGCACCCTTTTTGAGTTTCTTGATATTTTCATCAGAGAATACTCCACCTTCACCAAATAATGAACCTTGGAATATTTCTGAGTTTTTAGCAAATCCTAATGCTGAACCTGCGAGTATACCTCCTAGAGGACCAAGAGGAGTAATTAATCCAGCAATAGCACCACCAAGACCGAATTTCTTAATATCTGGTACAGCTTTCATTATTTCTTTACTAATAAGACCATCATCTTGTCTTATAACATTTCCTTTTTCATCTACTTGAACTTTTCCATTTTCAGTTACAGCAGAACCGAAAATTAATGAAGAAAATGCATCGGTAGATTTAGTAAGTGATGAAGCAGCACCTACAGCAGCACCAAGTAATGGACCACCTACAAGTAAGCCTAATCCACCACCAATAACACCTCTTGAAGCAACAGAACCTAAGAATTCAGCACGTTGTTTGTCGTCTTCTAAATCTCTCCAGTCCTTATTTGTCATTAACTCAGCAAATTTATTTGTGTCTTCAGTTATTTCAGAAGTTGGAGTTAATTTGTCATTAGCTTCAGCATTTCTTCTGATATTATTAAGATATCTTCTTTCATTAGTAGCTTGTTTAGCTCTTGTAGAAGCATTAGCTGGGTTTACTACTACACCACCTTTAGGTACTGTATAAATACCAGTTGAAGGAATAAGCTTACCATTTAAATATTCACCTGCTGATAATACAGATTGAAAAGGTTTTCCAGTTCTGTTTACACCACCAACAGCCATAGTTTTTACATTAGTTAAACCCATTAAATTTGCTTGTTTAACCATTCCATTATATTTTCTGATTAAATTATCATATTCTTTTTGTAATTTTTTTAATACACGTTCTTCTTTTAATAATTCTTCTTTATATGCAATATATTCCGATTGGTCGTTTCTGAACTGTTCAATACTATATCTGTCATTTGTATTAGGTGAATATGTTTTCATTTTATCAACACAATCTTGCATATATCCTTTTATTTCATTTATATAATTTTTTTGGGAGTTTATTTTGTTTTTTAATTGATATATTTTATTTTTTACTTCATCTAATCTTTGTTGATGTTTAATTTGTTCTGGAGTAAGTTGTATTGGATTTTCATTGGTAGAAGTGGTTTCAGATTCATTACTAGTATCTTCAATTCCTAAAGAATTTTTTATTTTATTTTTAGCGGCGAGTGCTTGTTGTTTAGCATATTCTTTAACATCATGAGCGTTTTTACGAAGACCTTTCTGCATTCCACCCATAAAGTTACCGAATAAACCACCTTGATAAATTCCTTCATCATCTTTTTCTCCGACAAAGAATTTTTTGATTGATTTATATACTTTAGATTCAGTAATTTTATCTCTTAATTTACCAAATGCTTCAGATACAACATCTTTTAATCCTTGGAAACCTTTTTCTACAGTTTCTTTCATATGCTGGAAGAATCCTTTTTTAGTATCTTCTTCTTTTATATCATTACCGTAAAGCATTTTCTGTAGCCAATAATCTACTTTTAAAATAGTATCAGCCATAACATCTCCAGGTTTATCCAATTTATTACCTGCATATTTAGTAAACATCATTAGTTTAGAACTAAAACTTTCATCCTTTACTTTCTTCATATTTTCATTAAGAGATTTATCACTTTCAAATTTATCAGATGCTTCTCTTAATTTTTTCGCTTTATCTTCACCAATAATAGATGCCATTCTTTTCCATTTTTTATCTTCTGCTTCTTTTTGTTCTTTATTATAATTTATAATGGCATTAGATTCTGTTTCCATTTCAGCTTGAGCCATAATTCTAGCTAAACTTACATTATCTCCTTCGGCTTTATAATCAGTTGTAGTAGCTAAAGAATAAGTTTTTCCTTTTTGTTTAGCTCTATCAATAGCATTTTGAACGTCTCTGTTCCATTTTTCATTATCTTTTCTTGCATTTTCTTCTTCAAGATTTTTATAATACTCACTGATATATTTTTCATTTTTACCTTCTTCGTAATTAATACCTGTACCACCAGAAGAAGTTAAAATATCCTGAGAGATTTTTTTACCTTTTTTATTTTTCTTATTATTTTTGCTTCCAAGACTTCCAAGATGTATAGAATTAGCTTTTATAAATCTTAAGCTAGCACCCATATCTCTAAGATATTGATATAATGTAACACCATATTCATCTTTTGCACGTACAAGTGCTTGAGACATAGGCATTTCTTGAATATGTCTCTGGTTAAAGTCACCATGGGAGTTTACATAGCTTTTTCCGTGATATTCTTTTAGATTTTTAGATGCCAAACCTTCAGCTTCAATTATTCTAAGAATTGAATCTCCTTCATTAATAGCTTTGATAGAATTATTTTGTGCTTGTCTTTGTTGTCTTAAAATTCCAGATATTTTACTTATTTGACTTCTTCCTCTACCAGAATCAATAACAGTACCATCTGATAAAGTTTTTCTTCTTCTATCTTTACCAGAATCGTCGTTAATGTTCATGACTCTATCAAGCATTTTCTTTAATTCTCTTTCATCTGAAGATAAGTCGGTTAAAGAACCGTAATCTCCAGTTGCTTGAAGTTTAGCTGCAAAACTTTCTATAGTCTTCATCATTCTGTCATAATCAGATTTACTATTGAAAGCATTGCTTAATCTTCTTCCTCCCATATTACTTTCTAGAATTTTTACTAAAGCATCAGCAGTTCCGTTATTTGCTGAATTAACAGTTCTGCTATGATTAGCTTTTACAGCTCTCATTCCAGTCCACTTACCAGTACTGAAATCATAAACCATTTCTTGTTCACCAGTTAGAACAGAAGTCATTTTTCTTAAATAATATGGAATAACATCGGTGATAGCACGTTTAGTAATTCCATCAAATGGAATTGCACCTTTATTATAAGCACCAGTATTAATAGATTCTTTAGCACCATCTCTAATACCAAAGATTTTACCTAAGAATCCCATTATACCGCTATCTTCTTTTTTGCTTGCTGCATTTAATTTAGCTATAATAGAAGGGACCAAACCTTCTAATGTAGTATTAAGTTCAGCTGCAGCTTTATCAAATTTTTTACCTAATGCTTTATTTACTGCTGTGGTCATAACTGCTCTAAATGGTGTAGATGCAAAAGTTGCAAGAAGATTTGAACCTTCAATAGCATCACCAAAGAGCATACTTAATGCTCCACCAGACATATCATTTAATGTATTAAATCCTTGCTTTTTAACATTTTTCATATATTCTTTGATATTAATAACGCCATTACGACCAATAATATCATCATAACCAATTCTTTTCTTTTCATCTTTTTTAGAAGGATTATACATATTTCTCTGCATTTCAAGAAGTTCATCCATTTGCTTAGTAAGTTTAGTTACATTATTATCAACGTTAGTCATAAACTTATTAAGATTTTCATTCATTTGGTTTTGAACTTTTGCAGTTTGTTCTCCATTTTGTTTAAGAAAACTCATGATGTTGGTAAACCCACCATCAAGTTTATTAAGAAGACGTTCATTTTGGGTGTATAAAAGCATTGTATTTTCTTTAGATACATCCATTTGAGCTTTACCAGTTGTAGCAATAGCTTCCACTGTTAATGCTGTTCCTATCTTACTATTCTTTTTAATAGCAGTAGCAACAACCTTATCTCCAGTAGATAAGTCTTCATTATCCCAATTGAAATCATCATCATCGATATCTAAGTCAGCCATTAAGTTTCCGCCGTATTTTTCAATTACTTCGGTTTCCTTATTTTTGGCATAGAAATCGCCAGTTGTAATACTGTACATTATAGAGTCATATCCAACTCTAGCTGCATCCATTACTTTGTTATTTGTAATAGTTTTCTTTACTCTTGCAAAAGTAGTTCTATAGTCTTTTACAGAACTATATACTTCTTTAAAAACTTCTTGGTTTTCGTTTTTAAAGTCTTTCACATATTCAAATTTAGTAGACAATACATCTGATGCTGTGTAAGTAACAGACTTAGCCATATTCTTAATATACTTTTGTACTGCAACAGCCATATAATGACTCCTCCTTTCAATCTTAGTTTATATGTATGTTCAAGTAGGAAGAAAGTATAGGTAGATGAATTTGTAAAAGTTCTCTATGTTGCTTGTATATAATAATAGTGATAGAGAGATAGAATGCTTAAGTGATGGCTATCTTTAAAAGGCTCTATTGGTCTAGTGCTATCGACTTAAAATGTAGCAGCTGATAAGAAATAACATATGTGGCTAAGGGAACAGGTCTATATGTTAAAAAGCTATGTTCCAGTTAAAATTCAGGAGGAATTTATTATGATGAATACATTTGAAATGACAATAGCAAACATGACAACATTCGAACTCGAATGTTTCGAGGTCATTCTCGATAATGCAATCGAAGCATCAAAAGAATTCAATGAAGCTGTTAGAAACGAATTCGTTAATTTCAATATCGATTTTGAAACATCAAACAAACTTTCAACCTTCTTCATTACAGCTTTCCTTAAGGCTGTAAAGAATAAGAATAAGACAGGTATTGCCTGTCATCTCGAAAAGTTTGATGAGGAACTTGAGAATATCGATTCTGTATGCAAAAATAACCCAGAGCTCTTCAGAAGCAATTATGCTCTTATGAAAACTCTGATGCAGTTCCATACTACTATGGGTGAGCTCGCAAGAGCTCTTGGTATGAACTGATAAAATAAATAAGGTGGGACTTTACATCCCACCTTTATTTTTAATTAAAATCGTAAAATGTTTGTAAAATTTATATTATCATTTTCTCTTCTATCAATACCAATAGCCTCACATGGGAATGAACGAAGATTATCATTTACAATTGTTGTATAATCGATATAGTCCTTAACCCATTCTGGAACTTGCATATCATCAAGGATAGCTATTCCAGTTATTCCTTTAGCAAATTCTTTTTTCTGCATAAGTTCAACAATCTTTTTATAAACTTCTGGATAAGTTTCTCTAAGACTGTCTACATTCTTTTTATTGATGTCGATTTTGATATTGAGAATACTATTTCTTGTACTAAGGTCAATAGGTTCCATATCATCATCTTTAAGATAATTAAATACTATTGATGCCTTAACACCAGATTCTCTCATCGGATTATCATAAGCATCCATAGCTTTAATTCTTTCTGGCTTAAAGTATTCTTTACTACCATCGTGAATTGCTTGAACTATCTGTTTTTCAAGAATAGCAAGTTGTTTTACTATTTCAACTTGTGAGAGTTCTCCAGGATTATCAAGGATTTGTTCAAGAAGTATTTTCTGAAGTCTAGCCTTCGTAGATTCTGGAACTCCAACTTTCTTAATTGGCATACCTGTAATTGCAAGAGCTTTTTCTCTAGGAATAATACTTGATTCTTGACGTTCTTGATATGCACAATAATTCTTTTTACCATCTGTGATAAGAGCACGTTTAAGCTGGAATTCATTTTTAAGAATGAAGAAACTCTTACGACGAGAACCATCATGACATGTTGTTGAGTTAGAGTTATCTGAGTATTTACCCATATAATCTATAGCAAGCTTACCCATAATACTTGCAAGAATATTAATTATACTACAACGGAAACCTACTTGAGGTGAAATTACATCTGGACGAACTAAATTTTGTGTTTCAATAATTTCATCTGTATAGAAATCATAATCATATGCAGTTTCCCATGCTTCATTTATTTCACCAGATTCTTCATCAATTTCAATTTCTTTAATAGGCATTGGAATGTTAAAAGTTTTATCGAGTATATAACGATACCAACCGTCAAAAGAAATGAAACAACTATCTGTATCTGTAAGCATTGATACACAACGATACATGTTTTCAGTTCTATCTATTCTATCCATATATTGTTTATCATAATATACCCATTCATAAATCATATCATAAAGCTCATCCATAAGACCTTTAATACACTCTGGTGGTTTATTAGGGTCAATAAATGGTACATCAAGAGTAGAAAGAATAGATATAATTTTATTCATAACAATACTGTTATCAACAAACCAGAACAGATTATTTTTATAAAACAGCTTATTAAGTTCATGCTGATTACACTGATTAAGCATGTCCCAAATAATTGTCATTTCTTTTTCAGTAGGAACCCAATAGAATCCACAGCTGTAAATTATCTTAAAGAAACACTCTTCTACATTTACATACTTGTCCTTATCTATGATTATTTCATCTGGATAATTCATAATAGGTTCTCTTCTTACATTATTGATGAAAGTAACGACATCATTAAGACTGAGGAACTTTACATTGTTAGCCATTGTAGCTTCAAAAAGCATAATAGCAGAAGCAATACAACTTCTTCCCTGCATTGTAATACTTTGAGCAACATATAGATTGTAGAAAATACTTGTATGATTACCAGAAGCACCATACATTGCATTACCAGATACTTTTTCTGAAAGCTGAAGAATGTTGTATTTTTCAAACTCTTCAGAACCCTTTGGATATTTAAACATTGTATCTTTATAGATACCTCTTTGTTTAAGAAATTCCTGAATAAGCATAACAAATGGATTAGGACAATAACCATGCTTTCTGAACATAACTCCAGAAACAGTTATGATTGGTTCTCTCTGAATAATATAATCTGTAATAGCAAACAGAGTTGTGTTTTCTTTTGCTTTTATATAGTTATTATCAAGAACAGCTTTACTATCAGTTCCACGCTTTAATATAGAATAATCAACAGCTTCTCTTATATCCATTTCTGTAAGACCAGGAAATGAAAGTTTAAGAGCATCAACCATTTCTCTTTTATAAACCTCTACACTTGGGCTTTTAACAATTTGTGTAATGTCCATAATTTAAAACCTCCGAATTTTGTTTTTGTTCTCAGATTACATAATACGTTAAATAAGTAATCTATTATAAGATTGTTATTCATACTTTAAAAACAGAACAATAATATAAAAAGACTGAGATTAGTATGATATATCATACAAAATTATTAATTGCAATTAAAAATATTATAAAGGAGGATATCCGACAATGGGACTTTATACTAATAACTCTGCTATGGCAGATGCTAAAGATGTTACCATGAATCTTAACATGGATGAACTTCAGGAAGCATTTTTCTATGATGAGCATTATGCTGATTCTGATGATGAAAAGCGTGAGCTTCTTGAATCTGCAGATATTCTTATGGAAGCTAAGAAGATTAGCCGTAAGACAATTGTAAGACTTAATAAGAATGATGACCTTACTCGCCGTACTGGTATGGCTGCATTACAGCTTGCTAAGGATAACAATGATAGTCTTTGGAAGAAGCTTGTTAAGAATCGTATTCAGGAACGTAAACTTCTTGCAGCTATTAAGAAGAAGTATGCTAATAAGGCACAGATTGCTGCACGTCAGGGACAGCGTTTATATGTTTCTGGTCAGGGCACAAAGCCTGTAAATACTCATAAACTTCAGCCTAAAGAAATGAGTAAAACTAGACATTGATGAGCATAACATATTTATAAAGTAGAATGTTGGTGACATTTTGCTTTTCTGTTATAATTCATCATGCAATTCCTTTCTTGTGATGTAAAAAGTCTGGACAGTGACTTTAGTCACTGTCTAACTTTTTTCTTGTTAATATATTATATATGTGATAGGAAATGACAGTGTTAAAAACTATCAATTAAAATAATCTAGGAGGTTAAAAGTCATGGCTCAAACAGAAACAATTTATGATTATGGTGTATTTACACCAGTTGTTTACGGTGAATCTGTTACTATTCACACATGTGATATCACTGAACAGACAATTGATGATTACACAAACAATCTCAAGGATGTATTCTTGGACTATATTGAAATCCCTGCAGTCCAAAATACAAAAATAGAATTCGTATTTGATAATGGTATGAAAGTAAGGCTCCCTCTTTCTTATGCTCTTACTAATATCATTGTATGGGGTTTTGTTATCAAAACAAAACAAACTATCAAGCCATATCATGTATTCTTTAATAAAGCTGGTATCACCAACAGTTATATTAAGAAATACATTGATAAATTTGCAATTATCCCAGTAAGGGAAGAATGTGGTAAAGATAACAATATTATGATTATTCATAATCTTAATAGAGTTATCTATGATACTTTGAGGAATCTTAAGTTTGTCGACCAGTTTGCTTGGTTCTTCAATAATAGTATCAATAATGAGGATTTTATTCTTATGTATAATAACTGTCCTGGTTTTAAAGAGATTATGGACAGGCATAAGACAAATTATTATTCTCAATTTCCTGCAGACCAAATGAATGCTGAAGCACTTAAAGATATGAATCGTCTTATTGATTATATCATAGATGCTAAGAAATATATTGGTCGTGACCACTGTCTTAGTGATGCATTTAGAGCAAAGGAAGGTATCAAACCTAAACAGGCTCGTGAAATGTATACAAATATTGGCGTTAAACCTAATGGTGAAGGTGGTATCTTCCCATATGTAGTCAACACCAATTATATTAATGGTGGTGCAAACAATGTTGCATTTCATATTCTTGAGAGTCTGATTGCACGTATTGCACAAAATCTTTCAAAGAAAAATACTGCACGTTCAGGACAGTTTAGTCGTATTATGACTCTTAACTGTTCATGTACAAAGAAATACACAATCCCGTATTCAAATAAAATTGACCCTACGTATGATTGTGGTACACGCAACTTCCTTAAGTACAAAGTAACAGATGAAGTTGCACTTAAAAAGATTGCTGACAGATATTACAGACTCAATCCAAGAGGTATGGAATATAAAATCAGTAATGTCTATAATGCTGTAAAAGATAATTCTGATTTGATAGGAAAAGAGATTTACCTCAGAAGTCCTATTAAATGTAAATCAGCTGCTATGGGTATGGGAATATGTAGAAAGTGTATGGGAGAACTGTACAACATTGTACCTGCTGTAAAAATAGGTGTTTACTCCGTAACTAATCTTACAGAAAAATTAACACAGATGATGCTATCTGCAAAACATCTTCTTGAAGCTAAAATCGATAGTCTTACTTTCGACACTTCTTGTCTTACAGAACAGCAGATTTCTAATTTCATTATGGTTGATGAAGGAACAATCTTTATCAATCCAGAAATGGAAGATATTAAGAAATGGAAGCTTGTCATTAGAGATGGTGATATTCAGGAAGAAATTCTTGCGTCACTTGAGAATGACGAGAATGATGATGATATAGATACAAGTTTTGAAGATACTCTTAAATATATCAATATATTCTATTTAAGAAACGACACAACAGGAGAAGAGTATCCAATCAAGACATCTAATATCGACAACTTCTATCTTAGTGATTGGTTACTTGAATATATCGAACTCAAGAATCTTAACGAACTTGAAGAAGATATAGTAATCCCAGTATCTAATCTTATCGGTGAGAATTATCCATTATTCTTTATCGGAAGTATTCATAATGATGATATGTCTGAGAGACTTGAAAGTGTTATTAAGGTAATTAATCTTAAAGCTAATACTGATAGTTACACAGCTGAGACATTCCTTGAAGCTCTTAGTGATAGACTTAATAATATAGGTCTTGATAGTCTTATGAGCGTTCATCTTGAAATCATTATAATGAATCAGATTCGTTCTTCTGAAGATATTATTGAAATGCCTGATTGGTCAGTCCCAGAACAGAGCAACTATCAGGTACTCACACTTAAGAAGGCTATTATGACTCATCCTAGTATTAGTATTTCTCTTCAGTCTGAGGATATTGCTAGAATGCTTCATGCTCCTCTTAGTTTCAGAAAACACGAACCGTCTGCATATGACTTACTTTATATGGTTCAACCACAAAAGTTCCTTTCAAGTGAACCGATAGTAATGTCTGAAAGTAATGAAGATAAAATTTTCACGTATATGGGAGATTAAAATAATGGGAACCACTCATATGGGTGGTTCCCTATAATTCGGAGGTGACTAAATATGGACAACAGAAAGATAGTTGTTTATCACAATAAAATTGTTATTAATAACTATACCTCTGGAGATATTCCAGCTTTAGAAAGACTGTTTGATATTTATGATAAAAATACTCATATGTATAAAACAGTTGGTGCCATATATGACAGAGTCAATAAAACCTATACAATTCCAAGAGGGATTGATATAAATAAAATAGAGTCTATAGTTGGAAGCTATGCGTTCTATGAGAATGGTCATATTAAAGCCAAATCAAATTCTAATCAAATTCTGATTAAGTTCCCACCTAAAGATGAAAAACAGGCTCTGGCATTAAAATTTCTTACTGGTAAAGATGAGTACAAATATACTAAGAAATATAATCAGTTATTCTTAGCTTTAAATACTGGAGCTGGAAAAACTTATTTAGGAATAGTATATGCTGCGTTGCTCAATACTAAAACAGTAATTATAACAACATCTGTAGAATGGTTAAAACAGTGGAAAGAAAGATTTTTATATCATACTAATATGATTGCATCTGAATTCCTGTCAATATCTGGTTCTCAGATGATTTCGAAAATATTAAGCTCTCCATCTGAAAAATTTGACAGATATAAAGTGTTTACACTTACCCATGATACTATCTTGTCTTACGCACAGAATAATGGATGGGAAAGTATAGATGCTTTATTTAGAAAGCTTGGTATAGGTCTTAAGATTATAGATGAAGCACATCTTAACTTCGATAATATCTATAATCTTGACTATGCTTCTCCAGTGGCAAAAACTTTATATCTTACAGCTACGCCTGTAAGAGGCGATTCTGCTGAAAACAGAGTATATCAGTTATATTTTAGTAACGTTCCTATGTTATCTTTGTTTGACCCAGAATCTGACCCTCACACACATTATATTGCTCTTTTATACAAGAGTGGTATGACAACATTAGAAGCAGCAAGTTGCCATACTAATCATGGTTTTAATAGAACAATGTATAGTGATGCTGTTATATTGAAAGAAAACTTTGATTATATTTCTAGAATAGTTATGGATATGATATCTAATATTCCTGGAAAGAAATTAATGTTTCTTTCAAGTAACAATGCTATAGTTTTCTTCTATAACTGGTTACGATATAATTATAGTGAATATGCTAATGATATTGGTATATATACATCTATTAATCCAGAAAAAGAGAAAGCTATAGAAAAGACAATTATTCTGACAACTTCTTTATCAGCAGGTGCATGTCTTGATATAGATAATTTAACTGTTTGTGTTAATATGGCAGAACCTATTAAATCTCCACCTCAAAACCAACAGAGATTTGGTAGAACAAGAAATTATAATTCATTCTTTATTGATGTCGTTGATACATCAGTTAAGACAGTTTATAATTATTACAAAAGCTCACTACCAATGTATGATAAGTATGCGTTGGACACTAGAGAGATTGTTTTCAATAATACTCAGCTTAAAAACACTGCTTTTAATGCAATGTATAAAAGACTAGTAAAATACGGTGGTATGCCTTTTGAAAGACTCGATAGTAACGGCAACACAGTCTGGTGGTAATTACACCAGACTAAACTACATACTAAAGGTGGTGAGAAAATATGCAAAGTGATTATATGTATATGAATGATATAATCTATACAATAAACGAAGATATAAAAGTTGTATTTCATACAGTTGCTTCATTTACTAATAATAATACCAATAAAACTTATTCAAATTGTACGGAATTTAAGATAAACAGTAATCAAACATGCAATACTATGATAAGAAGAAATATGAGTTATTATCTTTTTATAGATGATAAAAGGAGTGGTAGGACAGAAAAAATATGCATATATCCAGAGCATATGTTTACACTATTAGATATATTTCAACAAGCTAAACAAGCATGGTTTGGAGTAGGTACAAATCACATTTATGCTTATCTTGATAACAGACTCACAATAATTAGTGACGAAAGTTTATTTATCAAATTACCGTTAGATAAAGTTATTAAGATAGCACCTGGAGTTATGAAAAAAGAAAGTGGAGATTGTCCATGTGTTGATTTTTATTTAAACTCACCAGAAGTTGTACAAGTATCAATTGATACATTTAATGGATTATTTTATGTGTTATCAACTCTAGATATGCTTAATTATGCAAATACTTCCCTAACATTTATGATGCTTAGAAATGAACCTGTAAATAGAATAGATTATAGTAAATCATCTAATAATCAAATTTCAACTTCAGATTCTAGTACAGCATCTGGTTCGATAGGAAGAAGCTTTAATGTAAATAATTCCAAAGGTTCAATTTTGAACTGAGTAATAAATTATTTGATTATATATAATATTGGTGTAAGAAGAGAACAACTTCTATAGTTGTTCTCTAAATTATTTTATCTTTATTTAAGAAAAGGAGAAAATTATTATGGCACTTTTTGTTAATTCCAATCAGGTAGCAACACAGGCGGTAAACAATGTTGAGGAAGAAAGATACTCAAGAATGGTATCACTTCTCGTTTGCCTTAGGGAGCTTATTGAAAGCGGCATTACAATTGCTAAACTTAAGGAAATGAATGACACCAACGCTATCCGCAACTTTAAAAATCGTTCTGAATTTCCAGATTCAAAAACGATTACTAATTGCATTGAAACTGTAGGTTCTGATGCAAGCATTGTTACTTCTACAGAAGATAAGCTTTTGTATGATGCTATGACTGCAATCATCCAAAAGTATAATCTTGCTGATATGAATCAGCTTATTGCAAAGCTGAAAGAATTTGAAATGAATTCTGATGCTATGTATACTATTGCTAATTCAATCAACAATGTTATTCCTAACCAGATTACAGATACACAGAGTCTCGTTACCTATGTTACTGAGTTAGTTAAGAATACTGCATCTGTTCAAAACAATGCTAATAACTTGTTCCTCAATCTCAATGCTGCTCTTAATGAAAATGCTACACTTAAGGCACAGATTCAGAGTTACAAGCAGCAGCTTGCTAACCTTGGTGTATCTTGCTAATACAATGTTGGAAAAACTAGACAACACTGGCTCTTACACCAGTGTTGCCAAAAAACAGTTGCGTTGTAAAACGTGATTGTTTTTTATTACATACGTCCTGGTTTAATTTCGGGATATTTTACAACTATAAGACTGTCACTATAGTCATATCTGTATGTAGTTGTTGTAGCAAGTTCTTCTCTCAAGGAATAATATTTTTCAAGTAATGCCCACCAACGTTTATGTTCTTGTTCTGTTAAACGCTCATGGTCAAGAAAATCTTCAATAACAGAAATACGTGTATTTACCATACGCATTAGATAATAAGCATCATCTTCGTCTGCTACATGACGAATACGCATTTTATATTCATATAAATCTTGTTCAAATTTACGAATATTTTTTATAGCAGAAGCTTTTCTTAATTCAGCATATCTACTTTGTTTAATTTCAGATTTAGATTCATTAAATACGTAGTATAAATCTCTGTTTGTATAATCACAACATTCTTGGATATTATTGTCATCAATTGTATTAATGGCATTTGTCATAATTTCCATTTCACGTTTTTCGAGTACAGAACCAGAAATACCACGCATCTTTTCGAGAAGTTTTAATGCAGGAATTCTTTTTACTTTAATTTCTTTATAAACAGATAATGTCCAAGCTAATGATGTTAACTTGTTTACTGACTTATCATTAATTCTCATACCAGACTTACAAATCTTTTCAAAGATAGAATTTAATGAATCACCATAACCACACATATGAACAAATTCATCAGCAAGAACTTCTCCATCTTTATAAATAAATAACATAGACGTCATTCTTCTTACAGTATCTTTAATACCATAACTGATAATAGTATAATACTGAGCTGATTTAGGAATATTTAAAGTATCACCTTTCTTTGTAAGTTGAAGAGCAATAACTTTTCTAACTTCGTCAACTGGGGTAGTATCATTAACAATATGACCTACTTCATGAAGAACCATTGCAAGTAATTCTTGTGGTGTAATCATTAAAGCTGGATGTAAAATTTTCGAATCAATCTCAATAGTATATTCAGAAAATCTTACTTTCTTATCATCTTGAAGAATTTCTATTACTAAATCCTTTGTTACGTGTGGATAAACACACATACCGAAAAATAAAGTATCAGAACGTGTAAATAAAATATCATTACATTTAGAATCTTTGAAGAAAGCATTTAATCCCTTTTTAAGTTTATCGAGACCTTTTCTTCCATCAGAATCAATAATTTCAGCACAAGCCATTTCTAAATCTGAAAAATCATATCTGATTTGTCTAATCATGATTATCCTCCTTTCAATATTTATAAACCGCCTAGTGCCTAATTTAGACACTAGGCGGATAAAGACTGAATTAATATGAATTAAGATTTACTGATTAGATAGCATCAATATTGAAGTCATTCTTACCAATGCTCTTCATGCCGTCACCACGACCTGTTGGGTCATTGTTGAATGCATAATCAGTACCGTAATTACGTAAGCCTGTTGGGTTAACGATTCTGATACGTCCCTGAACTGGCTGATACTGTTCAATCTTCCATCTCTCAAACGCATGTACTGCAGGGAGAGCTGGGTTAGAAATATTTCTGATTTCGTTGCTGAGATACATCTGATAATCATAGATTCTGTAAATGAATCTGTCAGAGTTTCTTGGGCAAACGATAATCATGAGGTTGTTGCTATCACGAAGCTTATCAGAGCTGATGAACTGATATGTTCTCTTATCAGATGTAACAACTGTCTTAACAAAGTCAAGCTGTACAGGACCGATAGAAGAAGGAGACTGATATGTATAGTCTGTAGGAGTAATCTTTCTGATAAGGTCGTCACGACCGATGATATTGAATGTAACATTCGGGTCATTAAGAACATGGAGAAGCTGTGTAGCATGAGTATCAAGAGCATCCATGAATGTCTTATGACGCCACTCAATTGGGTCAAGAGCATAATTCTGAGAAGGTGCAAAGTCGAATGTACGTGCAATCTTAGAATCAGCTGGCATTGTGAGGAAGCTTGTATCAAGGAATCTTCTGATTTTATCATCTTTATAGTTAGCAAGAGAAATCTTCATTAGAGACATAACCTTGGTAAGCTGATTAATCTGATAAAGTGCAGCAATATCCTTAACTTCTTCAGGGCTGATTGTTACATTAATCGGAATAGCATTAGGAATTTCGATAATATCTGTACGAGTGCTCCAAGCAACTGAAGCTGTCTTGAGCATTGCAGAAGATGTATCGAGTCTTGATGTAAGAAGTACACCGAGAACATTAGCGTTAGAAGTTGTAAGACCGAATCTGTTATCCTTAGAGAAACCAGATACGAAACCTACAGTTCTATACTGACCAGGAATTGCATTCTCGTTTGTTGTATTATCAACATCAACAGTGCTTCCATCTGCAAGTTTAACTGTAAGCTTCCATGTATTAGGAAGAGTACCAGCAGCTACTTTTGTTACAATAGGAAGTGCATACTGTTCACAAATCTGACGGTCATATCCACCATAAGCAGGTGTGAATGGACCTCTCCAATCAAATACAGCACCAACAAGAGTTGGAGTTACTGTTACTTCATACTTAGGAAGCTGTGCTTTAAAGTCACTAGGTGTATTACCGCCACTTACTAAAACAGCATCTGTTGTAGTATTTGTATATGAAACAATATCATATGTTATAACACCAGGTGCACCTGAATCTTCAAGAGAAACAACAACCTGAATTGTCTGACCAGGATATACTACTCTGCTAGCGATAAGACCAGAAAGGTGGGATTCGATAGAGAGGTTTGTATTTTGGTCTGCAGGAACACCGAAAAGTGTTTCAATAATGTTTGTATTTTCTGTTTCAGGAAGAGGAAGATAAAGTGTCTTAAGAGGAGCAGCCTTTTCGATGGCATCAGTCATCTTATACTGTTCTCTCCACATATCAATCTTCTCACCTGTCTCGGGGTCAATTAACCATCTTGTTTCCATAGAAACTGTGAACTTAGGAGCTGTTGCTACGAACTTAGGAATAGCACCCTTGTCGAAGATGTTATTAAGCATAATATTCTTATGAATAGGGAAAGTCATACCTACAACAGGGTTGTACTGTCCCATACCACAATGCTCAAGAACTGCTTCCTTATCGTTTTCATACTGCTGCTCCATCATAAGCATATGGTCTTCATACTCTTCTGCAGTCATACTACGAGGGTCAGCAGAATTCTCCATAAAGAAACTCTTCAATGTCTCGTTAGTTACACCTGTTCTTAGAACTTTAGATGTATCTTCATATAAATCCAATCTACCCTCTTCAAGAATCGAGTTAGAAAGGCTTAAAAACTCTTTTGCAAAGCCAGCCATAGGGTCATGGGCATAACCCGCTGAACCAGGCTTACGGCTTACTTCTTCACCGATTACTGGCATGTTAGTATCCTCCTTTAGATTGATTTTTATAATTGTTAAATAGATGATGATATTGCTGTTATTTATTTTTAATAGTGCAAGCAACATAAATTCCCTTCACTATTTTTATTATATTGTTATGATATTCCATTCATAATTTTAAAATAAAGTATTGTAATCAGTAGATTCTTCTTGATAATCGCTCATACTTGAGTCTGATACATTTAAGAAATCAGAAGTTTCTTTATCTTTTTCTACAGGTTCTCCTTTATTTTCAATTTCTTCATCATCAGCTTTATTATTGTTATCATTTAATTTAGGAATATTCTCAATAATATCAGCTATAGCATTTAATGTAGCAATACACTGCTGATATATAATATTATTCTCAATATAGGTTCTTGTTTGATAAGCTGTAGTTACATTAAAATCAACCATTTCTCTAAGCTCTAATAATTTCTCTGTAATAAATTTTAATACATTGATATTTTCATTAGTCTTAGATATATCGTTTATTCTTACAAGTGTACTACCTATAATAGAATATAATTCAATAAATTGATTTTTGAGTTCATGATTCTTAATGGCTATTTGTTCTGGTGTAAGACTAGAGAATAATTCATCTTCGATTTTATTAATATCATAGTCTTCATTATTCTCATTATCATCAGAGCCTTCTTCATCAGAAGATTGTGATTCTTCTTCACCACTTTCTCCTCCATCACCTTCATCAGATGTATCATCACCACTGTCCATAAAATCTTCGTTACCACCTTCATCATCTAAGGAATCTTCTTCTTCGGATGATTGTGATTCATCACCGCCTTCACTACTATCATCATCCATAAAGTTTTCATCACCTTCATCTGATGATGTATCATCATTAGTATCAGAAGAATCATCAGTTGTAGTATCATTACTATCGCTATCGTCATCATCCATAAAGTTTTCATTTCCTTCATTTTCATCTGGTGTATCAGAAGAATCATCTGTACTAGTGTCTTCATTATCATCATCCATGAAGTTTTCATTTCCTTCATCTGATGTATCATCAGAATCTGTTGGAGGATTATTATCACCAGTATCATTACCAATATTTATTTCGTTAATAATACCTCTTAGACTTTCTAAGTAACTCAAAATTGTTCACCTCCATTAATCATCATTATTCTTTTTAATCATAGAGTCGGGTTTCATATCATATTGTTTCTTTCCTTTGAAGATATAATTTTTATTATAGAGAATTCTTGAACGTTGTCTTTCAAGGTCACGTTTTGTTTTCATGATTTCTCTTACTGCAGAAAGGTCATCTTTATCTTCAGCAATCTTCATATATTTATCACACATCTTAATTTCTATATCTATATCATCAAGAATAAGATTACGTTCTTTTTCTGTTAAAGATTTAGAACAACCTATATATCCAATAAGACCAATAACAGCTAATACTGGACTAATTAAGAATGCTGCACCAGAAGCAAGAGCTATATGAATACATTTAGAAGCTGATGGAAGGAAAGAACCTTTGATAATATTTTCTCTACTATCACTAATCATAGCTTTCTTAGCAGATTTCATAGTTCTGTTAAGTTCACTATCTAACTTCATGCTTAATTGTTTATCTTTGTCTTTAGCTTTTAATGCAAAACGTTTTAGATTTTCTGAAGCAATCTTAAGTTTACTCATAAATGACATACCAGATTTTTCATCCTTTGATTCATTCAAGGATTTCTCTGATAAATATTCAATAGTATCATTTATAATATTATTTTTACAATTTAAAGATTCGTACAAAGATTTAATATCTGGAATTGTATTATCATCTGATTCGATATACGAAGATTCTAAAAGACTGTCGTATTTTATTTTATCTATATCAGAGATACATATTTTAATAGCATCAATTCTTTGAAGAGATGGAATATATGATTCTTTTTGAACTCTTCTTGTTCTTACAAGTTCATCCTCAAGAATATTAATATATCTAGGACAATTTACTATATCACTACATAATTTAACTGCTTCTGTGATATTATAAATATCATCATTAGATACTTTAGAAATATTATTAGAAATAGCTGCCATTAAATTAGCTTTTGAATAAGATAATTCTTCGTATAAAACAGCCATCATATTAGTATAATCAATAGCTGTTTGTTCTTCAAAATCGAAGTCCATATCGAAATCAAAGTCAAAATCATCTCCTGAAGCTTCAGCTTCTTTAGCATACTTTTCTTCCATACGCTTATCATTCTCAGCTTCAGTATATAATGTATCTTGATAAGATTCAAGTTTTGCTAAATCTTTTTTGTACTGTTTATATAATTTTTCATATTTTTCTTTTTTCTTTTCATCTGTTGCTTCGTCCATCTTCTTTTTATAATTGTCACGTTCTTTAGTATACTGTGCTACAACTATTTCCATTCTTTCTCTAGATACTTTCATCTTTAAAAAATATCCAGTAATAGTTGTAATTACACCAAGAATAGGATTAATAGCAAAACTTCCCAAAGCAATTCCTAATCTAACAAAAGCGAATATATCTGGTAATTCATTAATAATTCCTTCAGGACTATTAACAAATATTCTTGATATAGCAGCTTTGAAAGATTCAATATTCTTTTTATTAGATTTTTTAAAATCATGAATAACTTTTTTAATTTTTAAAGAATCTAATTTTTGTTGTTTTTTAATTGTATTCGTTCTTTTCTTTTTGTAATTAAGAAACATATCATGAATCTTATTTTCTTCAACAGGAGAAATATCGTCTTCATTCTCTAAATCATCTATAACAGATTGCTCATCAATACAGAGATATTTAACTCCAGATAATTCTTCTTCATTAAAGAATTTAGAATTTTCAATGACATATTTAATATTTCTTACTGTATTATCTATATTCTCATTTTCATTCATTAAAAAATAATCAGTTACTGTTTCAACAATAAATGAATTATCCACAGGAACACAGTTTTTATTCATTAGATACATAGTATTTTCTAAGGAAATAAGATATCTGGCTCCCTCAGGCATATCATATGTTTCTAATAAATTACAAATATTAAATATACATTCTTGAAGAGACTGATAGTTTAAAGGACATTTACGAACGACATTATCCAAATTAAATCTTTTTGTTAATTTTTGATGATTGGACAATACCCTATCACATTGTTCATTAACATAAGCTACATGAATAAATCTGTCAAAACACTCTTTTACATTTTCTTGTTCTTCATTCTGCTGTTCATCTGAAGTTTCTGATGAATTTTTTACTTCTCCCATTTTACGACCATAGATATCTCTCTTATATTTTCTTTTTGGATGAAGTGAGTTACCTAAATATCCTCCATTTGCTTTTGCTTTTGCTACAGCATTTTCATTATCTTTCGTATCGTTAAGCATTGAAGTATGTCTATGCTTAATCCAACCACGTTTATAATGATTTAACATGTTAGTTTGCTTAGCATTACGAAGTTTAGGTATAATATTACTTTCTATAATATTGGAAGCGTTCATTATATTTGAATCTGAATCATTGTCGGTAATAATAGTAAATACTTCCATTACTTTATTAAAAGCAATATCTTCATTTCCAAAAGCCGTCCAATTTTCTAATATCAGTTTAGCCTTTTGATAAGAGTAATTTTCTTTTAACGAATCATACATTTGATTTACATTAATATTACTCTTTTGACTTGTATCTGATAATAGATTTCTTTGGCGTGAAATAATATCTTTGTACGTAAGATTACCCATCAAAATTGACCTCCTTTTCTGTTGATTTTATATTAAAGTTCTTAATAAGACCTATTAGGGTCACTCATCATAACTTTACTATTTTCTTTATAACTTTCAACCCTAGCACTATTTAAATAATCGAGGTCTATATAGATTGCTAATGTAGAAACTAATTTATCAGTTGGATTTTTTGCAGTTAATTTCATACTTCCCCAATCAATATCTACATCTTCTAATTTTATACCAGCACTATATATTTGAATATCTATAAATACATTAGGTGAAATGAATTTAGATATCAAATAATTTGAAATTTGAGATAACTCTCCATCAAATAATTCGTTTAAGTCAATATTAATAAGACCTGGTTTTTCTTCTTCCCATTGTGCATTTATTGTGAGTTTCCATCCCTTATCGTTTATAGCAGGAGGGTCATCATAATAATGCAATGACATCATCAATGTATTATCAATATTATAAGCTTCTTTGCCAAAAGAAACATTTGTGAATTCTTCTCTTGTAAAATATATAAATAATTGCATAGAAGGAAATCTTACTTCCACTTGCATTTCTATGTTAAAATCATCTGCTAAGTGTCCATATTTATTTCCATCATCTTTAATCACATCTTTAATTAAAAGTCTCACAGGAAGATGGTCTACTCTTACGAAATATTCTTCTCTTGCATTTATATTAGAACGTCTGTAAGTAATAGGAATATATGAACGGCTATTAAGATATGTAAGAAACTTTATAGGTTCGCAAATTCTATCATCTTTAATTTCAAATCCTAAATCCTTTGCAATGAATAACATCATAGGATAAGGCATTACATAATCTAAATCTACATCTTGTGATTCAGATAAGTTTGTTCTAAATGCAAGTTTCATATATTTTTGAGTATCCAATTGCATTGCTCTAGATGGTACTTTTACTCTGTAAGTAAAATTAAGAAGCATCATATCCATCTTCATCATAATATATTTATGATTTATTGGGTCTTGTAAAAATGCTTTATCAATTTTTGTAGTATTAATAAACTGGTCTAGACCGAAAAGATTCTGGTCTAATCTATCCCTATTATAGTCATCATCTATAGTAGGTATAATTGTTAACACAGCTTTATCATTTGAATTATGAGACATAATTTCTTGACGAGTATGTTTAGTAATTTCACCAAATACATGACTACCATCTATATGTGTCCAAGAAAAGAAATCTGAATCAAATTTTTGAAGAAACCAGTGTTTCATATATTCTACACATAGAGCATAGCTTTGATGCAATGGTGCAACGGTAATATTTCTATTTAACTGTTTTTCACATGAAACATCTTTAAATTTTACTTCTCTATACATTTATTCAAACCTCCTTTATAAAAAAGAATGAGCCCGAAGGCTCATCCTCTTTTTATTTTTATAATTTGTCTTATTTCTTTTTAGTAGCGTCAATGACTTCATTTACCTTAATAATGTAAGGAGATGTATTCTCAAGATATTTATAAAACTTGATTCCAGCTTCTTCTTGTGAATTCATCTGTTCATCATTTCTGCTTTCATGTGCCTGAAGCATATAGTATTTTCTTCCAAGTATACGAGTGGATTCATCTATCCTTACAACGATACAAGGAATAATAGCATATGTGTCATTCTCCATGTCTATTATATTTTGGTCTACAACATAGCACTCTTCATTAAGTGCAAGTTCAACAGGTTCTACGCAGACCCTCCTGTTTTCGAAGAAATCTCTTCCAATTACATCTGTGTGTCTGATATTCATATAAATGCTCCTTTGAAATTATTAGATTACTTTTGTAATCATAATAATAGTATATAATTAGAATTTGTTTAAAGTATCTCCAAGTACAACAACTTTCCAATTCTGACCGATATTTGTATTAGATGCAATACCAGTAGATACATCAATACTGGTATCATCTAATAGTGTTGAGTTAGGTCTTGGATAATTTGGAACAGATAACCCAGTATTTGTATCAATAACCTCAAATGCTTTTTCACCAGTATTTGGGTCATAAACAACAACAGTTTCAATATTAGGATTATCTCCAAGAATCATTCTGTTTTGTTCAGGAGATAAATTATTCATATAATTTTGGAAGTTTTGTTCTTCATTTACATTAACAGTATTTACACCATTCATTAATGCATTTATATTACCAGCTACATTTGCAGATGTATACTGTAAAGCTGGGTTAGGAGCTCCACCAACAGGAGTATTGATATAAGCATTATAAAGGTCTGTAATATACTTGTCATCGTCCTGTTTATTTAATTCAGAAACTTTCATATCTTTAACTCTTTGAAGTTCAAGCTTATGACAGTTATGTGTTACAGCATTAATTTCTTTAATGGCAGAAATTTTAGAACTTACAAGAGCACTTGCAGTAGAACAAAGGTCAGAAATATACTTATATTTGCCTTTTAGTGTTTTAGAATTTCTTATTGTGTCAAGCTCATTTTTCACATCATTTGTAAGAACATCAAGCTGCATAATAGAATATTTAAGCATATCATTTGTTTCATTAAATGTATCAATATACGGTTCAGATGTCTGACACATAGAAACAGTATTGTTTGAAGAATGACCAGTTGAAGGTAATATCTCTGTTGTATTATCTTGTTGCTGTTCACTCTTTCTAGGTCTACCTCTTTTTCTTTTAGGTGGGTCTGTATTTTCCTCTGTAGCATTCTGTGCCATCGGAATAATAGATGGGGTTAGAGTGTTGTCTGTATTAGTAGTATTACCACTATTTGCATTTTTAAACACATCCAAATTCAAAAAAGACATAATAATTCCTCCTTTAGAATATTTATAGGAATGTTTTTCGCATAAATGCCTAATATTTGTGAACATTTAAATAAGGTTGTGACATTGCAACCGAGTCTGGTTGAGACATGATTCCTCTAGTGCAAAAATTGTTTTCCTCTGTTAAAGAAAAGCATCTCCTCACGGTTTCGGCGACCGTGAGGATTGCTGTTGTTTTTTATAGTCATGGAAACAAATATATAAATACTCTAATGTACGCAATACGTACGTTAAAGAATTGGAGGTTATAAAATGAAATATTATGACAATGATTTTATTATAGGTGAATATCCTAAAGGATATCCGTTATCTTTATTAAATACAATTTACCATTATCCACGTAAAGATAGAAATGGAAAGTGGCAACCAGGAGCTATAGACCTTATTATTAAGGATAATAACAGTGGAGAGAAATTTCTTGAAACTATTGTTGACCCTATGTATGAATATTATATGCTTCTCGATAATGTACAAATTCCAAATTATACTTTGGAATATGCAATGAAGGAAGATTGTAAGTGTATAATTGTTCCATATAATCAATTGCAAAAAGATATAGCTGAAAGATTAGGTAAACTTAATCAGTTCTATGAAAATTGTAGAAATGGAAATAGAGCTGCTAATAAGACAATGTGTAATTATGCACCAAATATATTGATGTCTGATATGGATATTGAAGATAATATTCGTTTTCAGTTTTCTCACACATATGAGAATAATTATACAAAACCATCAAAGTCATATCTTGACATTGAGGCTGATGTAATTAACTGTAAAGGTGACTTCGTTGAACTTGGTGAATGTCCTATTAATGCTGTATCATTTATAGATGACCAGTCATTGGTAATCCATTCATTTTTATTAAGAAATGATAAGAATCCTTTGATTGCTAAATTTGAAAAAGAAACAAAAAGTCCAATGCTTCATATGAGGCTTAAACAGTTTCTTGTAAATGCTGTTGGTGGTGTAGAACAAGCTAAAAAATATAAAGTTGATAAGATGGAAGTTAAGTTTCATTTTTATGATGAAAAAGATGAAATCGTTATGCTTCAACATCTTTTCAATTATATCAATAATTTAAAACCTGATTTTGTATTAGCTTGGAATATGGCATTCGATATTCCTTATATCATTCAACGTATTATTAACCTTGGATATAATCCTAAGGATATTATGTGTCATCCTGATTTTAAATATAAAGAAGTAAGTTATATGATTGATGAAAGAAATCAATTTAACTACGAAGAAAGAAATGACTTTGCGAAGATAAGTTCATATTCTGTATATTTAGACCAGATGATACACTTCGCTTCAAGACGTAAAGGACAGTCTGCAATAGCAAATTATCGATTAGATTATATTGGTCAAATTACATGTGGTGTTAAGAAACTTGACTATAGTCACATTACTAAAAACTTGGCTGAACTTCCATACAAAGATTACGAAACATTTGTATTCTATAACATCATGGATACAATCGTTCAGTATTGTATAGAGTATAAGGTTAATGATATAAATTCAGCATATAACAATGTTCTTCTTGATAATACTCGTTGGTCTAAAATTTATAGACAAACAGTGTATCTTAAGAATAGAGCCGCTAAATCATATTACAACTATGGTATGATTATAGGAAATAATGTAAACCAGAACACTCCTAAAGTTTCATTCCCTGGTGCATTCGTTGCAGACCCTAAACTCAATAGCGACTATTCTAAGAAACGTATTAATGGACGTCCTGTTTCTATATATGATAATTTGGATGACTTTGATTACAAAGCACTTTATCCATCTATCACATCAGAATTCAATATGTCAAAGACTACTCTTATCGGACATGTTAATATTCCAGATAAGGTATATGAGTTTGAAAATAGATTCCATAGAGATGATATAAAATGGAAGAGAGAAGCACAATTTATGGATGACTTACAATCTCATAACTGGATTGAATTCTTTAATCGTTGGTTCCATTTTGCAGGATATGAAGAGATGTATGATGATGTAATCGAATACTTTACAAAAATCAAGTATCCAAGTGGTATTATAACATATCATGACTTTGATAATGTAGATATGTCTATAAAACCAAAAACTGATAACCGTTCTATGTTTATTCATTGTAAAAATAAACGAGATTTGGATATAGTAAATGCAATGGCTTGTGGGGATAAATCTCATTTTAATCAACCAAGATATGAATTTGAGAAGTCAGATTTTAATAACTTTACAGAGATATTTAATTCACTTAAGGATGGATATTTATACAGTAAGCCAAAGCAGATAGGAGTTGATTAATAATGAATGTATTCGGTGGTGAAATGAGAAATATAGGACTCATATTTGGGGACTATGTTAAAGAACTTAAACTTACAGCTTCAGACAGTTATATTTATGTCATCAGAGATAATGTATTTGGTGACATAATTTTCTCAACTAATTCAAGTGGAATTAATATGATAAACTGCAGAGACATTCACGATAAGTATTTTGGAAAGATGTATTCTGTAAATGTTATCAAAGAAAAGACAATTGGATATGAAAGTGATATCGGTGTGTTGGAAGGATTTGATAATATAGCTAGGTATAATGCTATGCAGATATTTGAAAAGGCTATGTTTATATTAAGAAGTATTTCAAATGATATTTTAACAGCAGACAATGTTCAATATACCAATTCTTTAAATACCAATGAGAATTTCTATAATGATATTCTTATTAAAAAATCAGCAGATGGAGCAGGAAAGTTTATATTGAATGATAGAGCAATGTATTTAGCACAAACTATGTTGCCTGGTAGTAAGAGTACTGATTTAGATGCTGAGATGTATTACAAAACAGGAAATGACTATTATACTATGAAATTCATTTCTCACAAAAAACAATATGATGTGTATACGTTTATGAGATTTTTATGTATTTGATACTAAAAAGAAACGTGCTTGATAAAAGCACGTTTCTCTCTTTTTAGTACCCAAACAATTTATGACCTCTACCGTAGTATGCACGACATTTTGTCATACATGTTTGGCTACATATTTCCTTCAAACTCATTCCGAAGAATGAGTAGAGTACGTATACTCTTAAAGAAATCTTATCAAAAGTGTCTTTCGATTTTTCATTTTTGAGTTTTATTATTTCTTTTATTATTTCTTCTTTTGTAATCATAAATGTACTCCTTTTAATAGGATGGGTTCTTTATAACAGATTTCTGTATCCTATCACTATTATTATATATAAATATCTATATAAAATTTTACAAATTCACTAAATATCAATCAATTCAACAATCTATTAATATCTATATTAAAAGGAGGTATTTTAAATGGCTAAAAGTGATAAGAATCAAAGAAGAGCTAATGGTCTTATTACAAAATTATCTGATACTGTTCAAAATAGTCTTGATAATTTATATAGTAAAACTTATTATTCCCAGCCGTCTAATAAACAAGACTTAGATTCTATTAAGAATAAACTTGACTCATCTATAGATAATATTGTATCTGTAAATATGAGTAATACAGGTAAGGGTACAATGAGTACCCTTTATTCAAGAATGCAACAAAATGCTCCTAAATTTGGTGGTCCTAATGATGAAAATGGAAAGAAACTTGAAGAGCTTATAAATGATAATCAAGTAATAGAATCTGGTTTAATGGGATTTATAAATAATACCACAACAGTGTTTGATTATGATAATAAGATTGATACTATACTTAAGTATATGCCAAGACTTCAAGAAGCTTTGGATACAAGAAAAGATAATGTATTATCTGCTGACCATTTCTCAAAGGATTTTATTAATATTACATCATCTAATATTAGTAATGATTCTGAAACATATAATGAACATATAAAGTTTGTTAAAGACACGTATAAGTTTCAGGATTTAACAGATGAGATTTATGACACTGCTTCTAAATATGGAGAAGCATTTGTATATATTGTACCATATAAAAAGGCTGTAGCGAGATTACTTCGTCATAAAAATAATATTCGTGCTGATTTAAATATCAAAGAAGGTTCTATATTAACAGAATCTGGAGATGTGTTATCTATGGATAAAATGCCAGATGGAATAACAAAAGATTCATTCCAAGAACTTGGATTAAATAATATAGAGCTTGAATGTAGCACTGGTTGTATAAATTCAATTGTTGAAAATGTTATGAAATTTGAAAAAGCAGCTCAATCATTAAACGAGATGTCATTAAATTATGAAGGTGCTAATTTTTCTGAGGAAACAATTTTAGAATCAGCTGAGAATATACGTGATGTTGTTAAAGGAAGATTTGACAGGACTATTAAAGATGATTTATCATTTGATAATTTTGATGATAGAGGTCAAGATGGTCTTGTTGATAGAAATAAAACTAAAAGAAATACAAAAGATGATAAGTACATTAATGTACCTGGTACCATTGTAAAGGTTCTTGAACGTAAACATGTAATTCCTATTTATATTGAAGATTATTGCTTTGGATATTATTATATTGAAGTAGATGGTCCTTATAATCCAGTAGGTGATTATGATAAAATGCAAGACCCTACAATGGCTTTAAAAGGTTCAAATTCTATTCTTTCTACAAATAGTATGATGGACCAGTCTCAGAAACAGAATAATATTATTAGATATATATCTAATCAGATTTCTAATTTTATTGATGCAAAGTTTATTAACGCTAATCAGGATTTAAGAAATGAAATTTATACAGTTCTTAAATATAATTACGATAATAACAGTTCTCATATGAATAAGATTAGAGTTACGTTTATTCCTCCTGATGATATGGAACATGTATACTTTAGTATGAATAAAGATACTCATAGAGGTATCTCTGATTTAAACAAAGCAATGTTCCCAGCGACATTATATTCTGCTATGTATATAACTCATGCTATTTGGAATATGACAAGAGCTCAAGATAAGAGAGTTTATTATGTAAATCAAACTGTTGACACAAATATTTCAAAGACACTTCTTAATACTATAAATCAGATTAAGAAGGGTAACTTTGGTATTAGACAGATTGAGAATATTAATCATATACTCAATATAACAGGTATGTTTAATGATTATATTATTCCAAGAGGTCCTAGTGGTGCAACTCCAATTGACTTTGAAGTTATGCAAGGACAACAAGTAGAATGGCAGACCGAATTTATGACATCACTTGAGGAGATGGCTGTTAATAGTACAGACGTTCCTATGGAAATGATTCAGATGAGAAACTCTGTTGATTATTCTTCTCAGCTTACTATGTCATCAAGTAAGTTTTTAAGAAAAGTATATAACCGTCAATCTAAATTCCAAAGTAATCTTACTCGTATATTTAATAAGATTTATAATAATGAGTTTGATGATAATATTACATTAAATGTAGTATTACCTCCTCCAATGTTCTTAAATATTACAAATACAAACCAAATGATGACTAATGTAAATGAATATTCTCAGAGTGTTGCTCAATTACTTCTTGACCCCGATGAAGAAGAACCAGTAAAGAATGAAGTTATTCGTGAAATTAATAAATTTAATCTTGGTTCTTATCTTAATATTCCAGAGCTTGAAGATATTGCTCATAAAGCTATACAACATGTTGCGGCACAATCAAATAATGAAGAAGGAAATGAATAGTAAAAGTCCCGATGGTTTATTACCATCGGGACTATATTTAAATATATCTGTATGTTATTTTGTACTTTGTTTGGCAGTATCAGTAACATGCTCATTTCCACTCATAGCATATACTGTATTAGCATATGTATATGAATCTATATTCGCATTATCTTCCAAAGCTTGACCTTCGGTTTTACCAACTTGTAAATGATTAACAAGAGATTGATTCTTTGCATTTGGAATTGTTTTCATTTCATCTTTTTTCGCATAAGCATTACCAGCAGATTCACTGAAATATCCAGGAGTTTCAAATCCAGTTTGAACACCTGCTTCTGTGATAGCAGCATACTTAAAGTTATTGCTATCAACAATAATTCTAGAATCAGTAAGGTTTCTAGGATTACGCATAGCTAATAACATATCCTGTGCTTTCTGATAAACAAAGTCATTATTAATGAAAAATCCATTAAATGATAATGATATTTCAGCAAACTGAATATCACCTTTATTACCAGAATACAGGTCAGAATAGTTAGCTGTTGTAGGCTGAGCAGCTGCAATAAGAAATGCACGTTCAATCTTAGTCATTGTATTATCTGTTAAGAAATACATGAATGTAAAACATTCCTGATGAGGACCTGGGTCTTTACCAGCAACGTTATTTTCATCATTACCATTGAAAATCCAGTCATCAATAAGACCATGGTAATGTTTAACCTGAGTATCTGGGTCTTTAATACCTGTAAGATAAAGCTCATGAGCTTTTGTAAGTATAGAACCAGAACGTTCATAATACTGGAGAGAGAAGTTAGAGTTAGAAGCTTTTGTTACCTTATTGATAAGCTGGATACTTCTAATACCATTAGTAATTTCACCATTTGCTTCACCAGTAATATTATCAATATTATCGATACCACGGAAATCATTCTCAAGAATGTGAACGTAGTTATTTACGATAGTTTCAATATTTGTGTCTCTGGCAGCAAGGTCTCTTAAGAACTGAGGAATAGATACTACACAAAGGAATGGATATCCTTTTTCATATAAATCCCACTGTTGAAGATTACTAAAATCTGTAACGCCTCTCATAAGATTATAGTTAAGCAACTCTCTAGGCGTTTTTAATCCTTTAAATGCACCACTTGTTGCTACACTAGTAGGGGTATTATGTTGTGGCATATATTATTTCCTCCTTTCTTTAAACGCTTGTTACGTTACTATCAAGGGTTGAATAGTTAAGTGCAGTAAGCTCAAAGATTTCTGCCTGAGCAAACGGTTTAAATACAACTTCGATAGCAGCATAGAAAATCTTATTTTCAATAGCAGCGTCGTCCTTGACATATTTAAACTTAATACTTGCAAACTTGTTTCTCCAAGGTTTCATTGCTGTTTCGATTGCTGTCTGGTAAACAGTTAAATCTTCAGCAGTAATGAATTGATATCTTGCAGTAGGACAAGCTTTTCTGATTGACTGCATCATTAAGCATACAAGAGCAACGTTATTCCAGTAAGAGAACTCGCTCTCTGTAGGATTCATTGTATATTCTGTTTCGATAGAGAATCTATCATCATAATAACAACCATAGTTAACTCTTAAGTCACACATAAGTTGTTTCTCATTAATAATAGTTTCATCATCAGAAGGATATACACCACCGATATTATTCAGAGATGTCATTTCACTTGTAGGATAAATCTTAGGAATGTAGCTTACGCTTCCTTCAATAATATTATCAATTGTAACTCCATTAGAAATACCAGCAAATACCTTGCTTACATCATTTGCAAAATGTGCAATATAAAGGTTAGATAATCCATATGTAGCAGTTACCTCGATAACCTTATTATCGTAAGGATTGCGAATCTTGTAGGAAAGACAAGTTACAGCAATATGCATATCTCTTACATAGTAATAATCATTTGTATCACTTTCAGTAAGTTCAAGACCACCTAATGTCGAAGGAATCTTATCGAGACATTCAGAATAGCTATTAATCTTTCCAATACCCATATCCATATAACACATTAGGTCGCCTCTATATGCAACAAGTCTCTGAATTGCAAGTTTTGTTTGCTCAGAATAGTTTGCATCAAATACAGCATTTGGGAAATATATATCAAGATTAAAGATATCTTTATCGTATTCACCATTAAAGAATCTTCTATAATGTTCCTGATAAAGAGCTTTAGGTGTATAAGGAATCCATACTTTAATATCTTTTTTAGCATCTGATGAATTCTTGCTTGTAAACTGCCAATATTCTTTAACTCCACTTGATACAGTAGGAGTTTCAGCACCAACATCAAAAACATTATTTCTCGATAGAGTATTGTTATTATGCGTTGTATAACATCCTCCTGTTGCAGTAACATCTTCCCATCCAGTACCATCTGAATTAAGTTTATAATGCTTAATTGGATATAATGTTAAGCTTGCTCTAAAGAAGTTCTGTTCAATAGTAGGAGTAGCACCAATACCATTACTATTTGTTGTTGAAATTACAGTACCGTTAGCTTGACCAGTGATTTCAGAAAGTGTTGTAAATGAAATTTCACTTGCTTTATCTTCTTCATCAATAACAATAAACGGAACAACCTCACCAGTATATGGTTTATCACTTCTATCTAGACAATAACCATCGGTACCCTTCTCAAGTTTTTCAAGAAGTTTCTGCTGTTGTCTTACATAATTATAGTAATAATATTTAACATCAGAATCATCTAATTTTGTCATATTATCACTATCACAATAAGCATTTACAGTAAGAATGTCATTATCGAAAATATTGAGATGTGCATAGTCATAAATGTATGTGTTTCTGTTTAAGAAAGATGATACACTGTATGAACTAAATGCAGGATATTTTCCGTTTAAGTTATGACCGAAGAGAATATCATTATTTGTGATAATATCTTCATCAATTGTATCAAGAATCTTCTGTAATGTTTCAAGAAGAGCATCATATGAATCATAATATGTTTTAACAGAAATCTGTTTAGAAACATAATTTACAGCAGATTCGATATCAAAAGAATATCCAGTATTGTTATTACGTGAATAAGGATTAAGAGAGAAAGCAAACTTTTCAAGTCTCTTAGCTGTCTTATAATTGTAAACAGAAAGAGTATAAACAGCTTTCTTAAGAGTTACAGATGTAGCAGAATCATATTCAATACTAATAGATTTAATAGATTCACCACGACCATTATCAAAGATTGTAAACATAGGGAATACATATTCACAATCGATATAACCACTCTTTTCAACCATGATATCATTTAAAAGACGAGTTACAGTAGGATATCCATTGGTCTTAATATTAGGAGCTTCAAGGAGATATTCTTCATTAGATGCATCATAATCATCTGAAATCCATTCAGGATGATTATTAATAATTGTTTGACCATCTTCTTCTTCTGAAGTAACAATTCTTGTTACAGATTTAATTTTTTCTGCAACTGTTTTGTAACTTACTGCTCCTGTATCTACTAATACCCAGTCAGCTTTATTATTACCACCAGTTTCTGATTTAGTTATTGTTAACTTATAAAGCTTAGCATCAGGAATTGTATCAGTATTTTTAATAGTAGGAACAGTCATTGTAATACTATCAATAATATCATCTGGAGTAAAGCTGGAAGAATATGTCTTCTGATTAGAACTGTAAATACCAGTAGTTACAGAACTAACCTTACGTACATCAGATTTTCCTTCTGTATTAACATCTACTACTTTACCATTTTCATTATAGTAAACAGACTGAGTAAAACCACTAAGAATTTTACTAGCTTCATCTTTACCGAAAAGCTTACCCAAGAAAACATTGCTAGGAGTGTCTTCATTAGAAACAATCTCTTCAATATATTTTTTATAAAGCTGATATCTTTCTTTGTATTCATTTACTGGCTGTTTAGCATAAATATAGTTATTAGTATTATCAATACTGAATACCATAGGAGCAATAGAATACTTAGATTTGCTGTTTTCATCAAAAGAGATTGATTTAATTAATGAAGGCATATCTCCATCAACTTCAAATTTTGCATCTTTATACTTTGTAAGAACTACAGCAAGTGTAGCATTACCGAGTGTAGCATCATCAAGAACAACTCTCTTTGCAAGAAGAGCAGCACCATTATTGATATTCATAGAAGCCTGAAATAAAGGCTGACCATATTTCTTAAAATCAATATTATCCTGAGTACCATATCTGGTATAGAAATCTTCACCAGCTGTAAGAGTAATTCCTTCAGGACCTTTAACAGATGCAAATGCTGTTAAATACTGGACCGCATCAGCAACATTCACATTATTTACAGGAACAATTGCAGTAGCCTGAGAATTATCATGCACTTTAAATTGAGTGCCAGGATATCTACTCATGTTTTATCCTCCTTTATAAATTATTTTTAAAATGTGTGTTTTATCTTTGTGTGTGTGGATAATTATTTTTAAGGCATATAAGCTGGTTGCTACATGACCTTTTATCAATATGTTAAAAACGAAACCGCATTAATCCATCATAATTTTTTCAAGAGGAGAATCACGGTTAGCATCTGTAGTAATAGAAGAAATAACAGCTTTATCCCATTCCTCAGATTGTAATGCAGTAAATGGGGAAGTTCCTCTAGGGATGTCTTTAATAGAAATCCATTGATATGCGTTCATATCATTTGAATCAGACATTCTAAAAGGAGTATCTATATCGTTTTTAGAACGACATAATTCACTAATAACAACTCCAATTAATTGTAATGAAACACCATATTTATTTCCAGTCAACTGAACGTTTCTTAAGAAATAATTCTGAAGTTCATCATAAGGTAAATTATTAGGCAATGCACCAGTATCAAGTGCAGAATACCAACGCTGAATATTTTCAGCGTCTTCAGCAATATTATAGTTTACAACAATTACACCATTTTTATGATATTTAAGAATTCTATAATCATCTGGTTTATTATTGTTTGTGAGAGTTATACCTTTTGCAATTTCAATCTCATCTGGTTTTGTAAGAAAAGATATTGGAAATTTAAAAGTTCTCAACTTTCCTATAGCTTTATCATTCTTATCGAAAATTGCATATGATAACATCCCAAATAGAGAAATACATTCTCCTACAAACTCAGCAAGTTTATTAGAAAAATACTTCTCTGGAACATAGAATTTGAACGTTCCGTCATTTGCAAAAACATAAGAATCACCTTGCACTTTAATAAAGCTAGGAGTATTCATAAACTATCATCTCCTTAACATTTATAATTACTAAAATGTTGAGCTTGTAAATTTATAGGAAGGTGATTATATATTATTATAGTGCTAATAAGAAATTAGCTGGTGGAGGGAATCAAAAATTTAATCATAACCCAAGAGCCATTGGAGAAAAATTATGAACAATATTTTTAATTTAGTTAGAGAAGGAAAAAACGGGACCACATCTCTAGGGATAATTAAAGGGTATAATATCCCGAAAAAATCCATAGAAATTATCCGTATCATTCCATACGGAAAACAAATTATAGAAAATATTAATGCTATCAATAGAAAACCTGCATTAATATTTTCTGATGGATACTATTCGGTTAATCTATATAAACAAAGGAATGACAGTTATATTCTAAAATATAAATTAACTGAAATTGCGAAATAAAATAAAGCGGGGCTCTTTTGAACCCCGCCTTATTTTTAGTTATCTTCTTATAAGAACAACGGATATACCAGTTGTAATTTCGGTATCTGTATGTAATGTAATCTTTTTACTTTCAGGGTTATAACTCCACTTTGTATCAGCAGGAACCCCTTCAATAGTAACATTTGTCTTTTGTTCTTTATTATTGATTTCTGCAATCATTTCATTGTAAACATAATTATCTTCAGAAGATGAATCCTCTGCTTTACAAACTACTAAGAGTTCATATTTATGTCTCCAATCATAATCTTCAACAAGTTTTGGGAATAGAACTTCTGCATCTAATGTAGTTGTTCCAGCATTTACTGTTACTACATTAGATTTCCACATATAAATTCCCCATTTATTTTTTCCACAAAGCATAGCTTCGAGAATTTGAGAAACTGTCATTCCTTTAAGAGAATCTCCTTCTTTAAGGTCACCGATTGGATATTTAACTGTAGAATTAAGAACTGTTCTGCCATTAGCGGTTTCACAAGCATAGTCTTCATCATCAACATTATATTCGGGATATAACATCATTTGAATTAATCTTGAGAAAGTTATTTTATTAAATTTAGTACCTTTCTTAACGCCACCAACTGAAACAGTAGTACCATTTTCAGAAAGGTCTTTAAATATATCAGCTTCTGCAATATGAGAAACAATTCTATTTAATTCACGTCTTGTTACATAACAATCACATTCAGGTTCCATTGGGATTGGATTTCTGTCTGGATGACAATGATGATGGTGATGATGTGGGTCATGATGATGGTGTCCAGGAGCTAAATATGTATTAGGAACTGGATTAGGTGCTGAAGAATTACATTCACAATATCCGTAATCTGGAACAAATGGACCAGGAACAGGATTATCTGAATGTGGTCTGTTTACAACAACGTCTCTTCTGCAATAATCACGACGAATAGGTTCTGGTTTTGGACAAGGCTTTGGGAATTCATTGTCAACATCAATAATCATTTCTGGCTTATCATTATCAATAAATACACTAGGAATATCATTAATATTATTCATATTATTACCTCCTTATTAATTAGAAAATAAGACTACAGCGTGATATGTACCAGCTGATATTCTATCACCATTAATACCATTAAATGTAATAATGATTTGGTTATTATAATCTTTAATATTTGGAAAAACTACTTCACCAGAACTATCATACACTTGAACAAAAACTGGATTGGTGTGTTCTAAAGAAATAGTCCAAATACAAGTTCCATTTTGACCAGTAATAACTGGGCATGTATAATCTGCTTTATTTATTTTATCTAATGAATCGTTAATAGCTTTAAATACAGCACCAGAAGATATAAGATTTTCAGAATTCTCTTTAACGGTTTCATCTATTTTAATACCTATAATAGCACCTGTTGAGCTATTTGATTTTAATACTTCTCCATTGTTTACAGCTTTAATAGCATTTACAATAGAATTGAAATCTTTGGTAGAATTTTTAACATAATCTACAACAGCTTTAGAACCAGCAGCGTTTGAATTTGTAGAAGAATCTGATAAAGATGTATCAATTGTAATTGTTCCACCGCTACCAGTCCCTATAATAACCCATTCACTACCATCATAGTATTTTAATTTTTTATCTGTGGTATTAAAAATAATCATTCCTGCATTTTTAGCTGATACAGTAGGGTCTGAACTCACTTTATGAATAATAACTTGTATAATCTCATTATTATTCATATTAATATCAGTTAATACTTTCATTATATCACCACCTTATTTAGTTTTCTTACATTTACATCCTTTGTATCTCTTTTCAATTTCACAAACAATTTTTACATTTACTTGTTCAGGATGTGTAGCACCAGAATCATCATACCAGTCGTCTCCTAAAAAATATCTACAAAGTTCATCAACTGCTACTTGTGCTTTCATAGGAGGTGAAAGAATACAACCTTCCCATCCTTCTGAATCACATATATTCCAAATATAATCAGTATCAATTTTTCTTCTTTTAAACCAACCAAGTTTTACACCTTTATAATTTCGTTCAATTTCTGCAACGATATTAGTGTTTATTTGTTCAGGATGTGTAGCACCAGAATCATCATACCAGTCGTCTCCTAAAAAATATCTACAAAGTTCATCAACTGCTACTTGAGCTTTCATAAATGGTATTAGATATCCTTCGTTATCTCTTTCACATATACTTAGTATATGATTCATATTGAGTTTATTCCTCATAAATTGTTTCCCTCTTTTCATTTATTTAAAATCTCTTTTTAATAAAATAGATTTATAATGTGGCTTTTCTTCTCTGAATATATAATATCTACAATAATCATCCATAATTATAGCAGCAGTACTTATTACTAACCATAATAAACAAAATGGAAGACATATTTGTCCTAATAAATTAAATGGTATATTTGAATAATCCCATACGTGCCATCCTAACCATAAGTTTACTATGCATCCAGTAATGAATTCCAGTACTGTAATAATTACAGAACCTATCAAAGCTTGTAGTTCAATAGGAGTTTCCCAAGGAAGTACTTCATTAATAAGACCTAAAAGTACAAAACACATAGCTCCTAGTATTCCCATACTCCAATGACTATATCCTCTCCAACAAACTTCAATAGACATATATGTGGTACCACCTAAATACATTAAAAAGGCATATTCTGCAAATTTTTTATTTAGTTTCATTTGTAACACCACCGTTTATAATAGTATCGATTATTTGTTGATATTCTTCTTTAAGAGGAGTTCCATAATACACAGACTCAACCTCTTCGATAGTAGTATAATCAAGAATTTGGTGTTTTAAAAGATTGAAATATGTCGTATGATAAACAATCCAAGAAGTACTAGCTTTAGCTAGTTCAATCATTTCTTCTGGTTCAAATATTCTACATACTTCACCATCAGCATGATACGGTACTTTATTTCCCATTTGTGCCATCATATTAAGAGCAGATATATTAATTTGGTCAGTAGTATTTAATCTATAATGCTTTCCATTAAATTCTACACCATTAATAATTGTAGATTGAGAAATGAGACTAATCTCATTTATCTTTCTTTGTTTTGTTTGTGATAATAAATCATCTTCATCAAAATTATCATCCTGTATATTATTAATAGAATCTCTCATATATTGTCTATTAGAGCATACAGAAGATAAATCACTTTCAAATGGAATACCGATTATAAAATTCTCAAGATTTTTTAATACTTTATAGTCGGTATTTGTTAGTGATGCTTTCATATTGTTAATTTTGTTTTCATTTGATTTTATTTCATCCTGAGCAATTGCCGTAGTTAGTAAAATACCTTTATTTTCTTCTACAAACTCTTCAATTGTTTTATCAGAAGAATTTTCTGTAAAAATTATATATTCATCACACTCAATTTTAGTAGATGATATAGATTCAATGTTCTCCCTAAAAATAATTTTGTATATCGATTCATTTACTTTTTCGATATCGATAGGAGATATATCATTATTATAAACATGCTTCATATATTATACCTCCTTATATATTTAATACAGATATATAATTAGTTATAGCTTCATTACCACCAGTCGAATTCATACTTACATAGAGATAATATTCTCCTGGTGCAATACTGAAATCGTAGAAAATTTTATTACTATTCATACTATTAGCAACACTAACATCTTTTGTTAATACAAAATCACTATTTGTTATTTTAGTAGGAATATCATTTACTGAATCAGCTTGAATAAAATTAAAGTGTATTGTAGGATTAATCCATGTAGACACATAGCTTCTCATACACATTAAACAGTTACTTGAAGTTATAGTAAATGGTGTTTTAAAATAAAATCCACTATAATCATTATCAACTCTGAATGATAACCCTTTCATAGGATATAGAGAACTGCTAATTGCAGATACTTTATTATCTGTATAAGTAGACAAATTTTCAAATGATGCAGGAGATGAATTATTTACTTGAATAATAGAACCATACTCAGAGATTATTGATTCTTCTGTAGCTGAATCATTACAATCAAATAATACTTGTTCAGCACTAGACTGAGACCCTTCATACGTACCAACAACTCCAAATATTACTGCACCATTTCTAATATTTCCAGGAATTAAATTTGAATCTCCAGAAATAATAATATCATCTGTTACTTTCTTTCCACTAGTTCCTATAGTTATATCAGATATACTAGGAGTATATGGATTAGATGGTGTAAATGTATCTTCAATATTCTCATATGTACCAAGTATTTTTTCTCCGTTTACAAATGCTGTGTAACCTTTAAGTATACTAGAAGCAGATGCAGCAGTTTCAGTACTATCAGTTTTTGTATAAGTACCAACTATACCGTATACATCTTTACCATATGCTATATCAGCAGTATCAATAGATACAGGTCTAATTGTTATATACTTACCAGATTCAAGAAACTTAGGTCCATCTATAGATTGAACATAGTTTTTTGGTTCATATTCAAATGTATTTATTTTATTTACAGAACCAGTTACTTTTTTTCCTTTTACATATGCAGTTTTATCAACAACAATATCATCTTCAGTTGCTGTAGCATCTGAAGTATCTATTCCCCCACTAGTTATTTCTAGTACTTTTGGTACTAATGTATTTAATTTTTCATCTTCTGTAGCAGATACACCTTTTGTATTTAGATTAGAAACAAGTGCATTTTTTTGATTTACTAATTCATTTAATTGGTCTGCTATAGTAGGCATTTAGCTCACCTCCACAACAGAAGCAAGAATAGTAGAAATATCTCCTAATTTAGAGTCAAGAACATCTGAATCAATTACTGCTACCCATTTATTATTATACATATAATAAGTATTATCAGATGTATTAAATACTATTCTTCCTTGAAATAAATTAGAAGTTGGTAATATAGTAACCAATTCAAATCCACCATTAACAATCTTATTAGTATTCAAATCTAGATTGTCAAAATGTTTCATATACACAACTCCTTTCAATAATACATGGTGAAAGATAAACTTTCACCATGCACCTTATATTATTCAAATGGGTCATAAATAAGTTCTTTATGATGGTGAGGAGGATGACAATTATGCTCTGGACAACAATCTTGTGTAGGATAATTCATTTCCCCATCAAAACATCTTATAGGTTTAATACCTATGATATTATTGATGTAGATTCTTAAGAGTTTACTTTCATAAGCATCAGAATAATCTACAATAAGAGCCGAAATTGTGATTTCATGTGGTTTATCAAGAAGCTTTTCAATTCCTTTATTACATTCGAAATCTACTATTCTTCCAGCAAAAGTACAAATACCTCTTGTTGAAGAAACAGCAGTAATTTCATATGTTTCCCCATCCTTAATATCAAATGTCTGATAATGACCATGTCTGTCTACGTATTTTACTGTAAGAACAGTACGTCCAACAACACTTACTTTACCATGATAATGAGGCTTAGGTGGTGGGCATGGTGGAGGACAAGGGTGTGGATGAGGCGGTGGAGGACAACAAGGTCCTAAATTATAAGCATCACAATGGGGATGACTTTCTGTATAATAGTAAATAGGTTTTTTCATTTTATATTACCTCCTTATTAATTAAAAAATAGACGATTAAATATAATAGTTATAATCATTACAGCTGGAATAATTAAAGCAAAAGCTGTCAATTTATTTACTATTCTATCTTCTTTATCCATTTCTATTTTTTCTTCTTCTGTAGCATAGTTCATTCTGTAATAGTCTCTTGCTGCTGAAGAAACTCCAGAAGTATCACTACACATGTCATCTAATACCCTTTCAATAGGTATTAAATCTTTTTCATCTGTTTTATCTGTAACTGGAGGAAGTGGTCTCGCTTTACTCCAATCGACAACTGGTTCTAAAGGTCTCGCTTTACTCCAATCGACAACTGGTTTTAAAGGTCTTGCCTTACTCCAATCGACAACTGTATCTTTTAAATCTCCACCTGATTTCAATACATCTAATAATTTATCATCATTATCTGTAATGGGTGATGATGCTTCATGATAACATTTATGCCGTGGAGTATATTTACAACCTCTGCAAAATTCATGCTGACCACATTCAATTTTACAACAGTAATTATATGGTGCTCCCTCCATACATTCTTTACATGATTTAATCATATGAATTGTTTCCTCCTTAAGTATTTATAGTTATGTTGAAAAAGCCATTATTTTAAATGATATATTATATAAGTAGAAAAGGAGGTGAAAAATTATGCCTTATTATGTCTATGATGAGTTCGGAGACGGTTGTGCAACTGTCTCCGAAGAATTACCACAAGAATTTGATACTTTCATAGGCGAGTACTCTACGGAGTACGATGCATCTATGGAGGCTGTAGAATATGAAAATTATATTCAGGACAACATCGATAAATTAGAAGAAAGATTGTCTTATGATGAAGTTTATGATGAAGAAGACTGAAAAATTTTCATATAAAAAGAATAAGACTGTCGTGAGATAGGCTGTTCTTTTTTGTACCTTCAACAATCTATTAATAGTAATTTAAAAGGAGGTATAATATATGCTTATTGATGAAGCGGTTAATATTATTAAAGATGATACCGATTATTTTTCTGAAGCGAGTTTTAAACATTTAAAAGTATTTCTTTTAGATGTAGAAAAGTTTATCAAAGTAAATCCATCAACCAAAGAAGTATCTAATCCTGTATTTTTTAATGGTCCAACACCTACAGAAGATGGACTTCTTTCTAATGAAATTTTTGGTATTACAAAAGCTGAACGTTCTGGTATCTATGGTTATATAGATTTAGGTGGTACATTTATTCATCCTCTTGTATATAAGACATTATGTAAATTAAATAGTAAGATTGAAAGTATTATAAATGGTACTGAATATTTTATTATTAATGATAAAGGGGAACTTATTCCTTCTGATGATGGTGATACTGGAATTGAATGGTTTAAGAAAAATTTTAATAAAATTAAATTTCAGAAAAATGAATCATCAAGTCGTAATAAGAGAATTGATTTTATTGAGAAATGTAAGAATGAAATGTGGATAAGTAAATATATAGTTATTCCAGCATATTATAGAGACGTTGATACTAGAGATTCTGGTATCGGTGTTGGAGAAATAAACAAACTTTACAGTAGTTTAATTATGGCTACTAAGTCTTTAAAAGAAACTGCTGGATTTGGTCTTACGTTGTCAGATGTTACCAAGGCTAGAGTACAAAATATTCTTGTACAAATATTTGATTGGTTCGGTAATGGAACTACTATTAATGGTCAAGAAACACCAGCTAATCTTCCTGGTAAAATGGGTCTTATCAAACGTGGTCTTATGTATAAAACCGTTGACTATTCGGCACGTCTTGTAATGTCAGCACCAGATGTATCTGGTGAAAGTATTGATGATTTAATGGTTGATATGAATCATGCAGCTTTACCACTGGCTGCAGCATTATGTTGTTTTAAACCATTTATTATGTTCTGGTTAAGGAGATTTTTTGAAAATAGATTTGCTGGAAAATTAGAATATCCTGTAAAAATTAATGATGAAGAAACTGTAATGGTTCCTTTAGTAGATTATCAAATTGCATTTTCTGATATTGAACTTGATAAACAAATTGAACGTTTTATTCATGGTTATTCTAATAGATTTATCCCAATTAATTTACCAGTTGATAAAGAAGAATTTGCTAGAAAAGTAAAAAATAAAGAACTTAAATCAGCATCTGGTAAACCAGTTGATATAAGTAAGATATCATTTGGTATGTCGTTTATGGGATATAAGTTAAATAATAGCAAAGAATTTGATAAGACAAAAATGGAATATTCTACTGAAGATAAACTTCAACGTAATATTACTTGGTGTGATTTATTTTATATGGCAGCATGTGATGTTACTGAAGATAAAATGGTATTAATTACCCGTTTCCCTATTGACTCTTATCTTAACCAATACCCTTCTAAAGTAAGAATCAAGTCTACTGTAAAAACTCAACCTATGGTTATTCAATCTAATTTTGATGATAACATGAAGCTTTATAAGTGGTATCCAGTTATAGAAGCAAAAGATATTAATTCAAATACATCACCAGTATTTGAAGATACATTATCTATTTGTAATGGATTGATTGATGTAATGGGTATGGACTATGATGGTGATACAGCTATTGTAAAACCTGTATATACAATAGAAGCTAACCAAGAATGTGAGAAACAAGCCAATGCTAAGATTCAAGTTTTAGGTATGAATGGATATTCTACAAGAAATGTAACAAAAGAAAATATTCTTTGTCTATATGAATTAACTGTACAACCAGATGATTCAGTTAAATTTGTAAATCCAGAATTCTAAAATTATATATAATAATAGTGGTAATAGAGAATATATAGTCTCTGAATTACCGAGCATACACCACAACAAAGGAGGTGTTAAAGTATGTTCGGAGATGGATTCGGAGGCAGCCTTTGTGATTGAGTTTAATCAAAATCAATCAGCTCTTTTGCCAAAAAATGCCAGGGTGTATTTTTACACCCTGGCTTAATTTTTTATTCCTCTTCTTTTTTATCTTCTTCAGTTGTATCGTCATCATCACCATAAATATGAGACCAGTCAGAATTATCTGGGTCTTCAGGGTCACTCTGTAATTCTTCAAGAGATTCTGTCTCAGCAGGAATAATTTCATCTTCCTTTTCTTCAACAGCAGTAGTCACAGCAACTGTTTTTTCAGTTTTAACTTCAGGCTTTTCATTTTTCATTTTTTCGATATCTTCTGCATTCTTCTTAGACTCTTCAAAAGAAGCCTTCTTTGTTGCCTGAACAAGAAGCTCATTCTTATATTCAAGAAGAACATTTCTAAAGTTATCTTTAGTAAGTCTTACATTAGAACCGTTATTTTTATGAAGAGTAACTACAGCATATGCAGCTAAACAGCTAGCAATTTCAGAAGCATTTAAATTTTTCTTAATTGAAGAATATCTCTGAATAGCTGGTGCAATAGTAACAACAGGATAATTCTTTGTTTCTACTGTACACATATACTTTGTAACATTTGTAAAATTAGTCATTTTTATTTTCCTCCTTAATTAATAATCATAATCTTCATCACCATAGATTAGAGAATCAATATCATCATCCTCTAATAGTTCATCCAAATCTTCATAATCTGTAAGAACATCTTCGATGTCTTCAATCATATCGTCATCTTCATCACATTCATCAATAGTATCTTGGAAAATATCTTCTTCTCCCTCGATATCATCTGTGATTACTGAATCAACGAAAGCATTTACTTCTTCATCATCTTCTAGAAACTGAGAATCATCATCATAACCAGCATCAATAGAAAGGTCAGCCATTTTATCTGCAGCTGTAGTAGCTTCTATCATGATATCTCTTTCTGCTAATAAATACTCATCAACAGCTTCTTCGACAATAAGTAATCTTTTAGAATCCATGATATCTACGACCATTTCATCAACCGAAACATTACAATTCATATTTATTCCCTCCTTTATGCATTGAAGTTAGAATCATCAAAAAATCCAGAGTTATTAGCTCTGTATGTATAACCATCTTCATATGTATCATCATCAATATTTCCAGAGATATATAATTGAAAATCTTCTGGAGTAATTTCATCAAAGTCAACACCTTCACAATAATCTGGGTCAATTGAATTATCTTCTTCACAATTTCCAGATAGTTGTTTTTCCAATACTTTACAATAAGAATCTGTTTGTATATCTTCAATAGTATCAACTTTTTCCATTACCTTATCAAGAATATATGTAAATGGTGTATCTGAATCAGTGTCAGATTCAAAAACACTATTTTCATCATTCATAACTTTTATACATAAGTCATCAATATAATTATCAACGCAAGTGAATATAGATTCTGAAAGTTCATCATCTGCTACAACTGAGTCAGATAGATATTCTTCCATTAAATCATCGACAGTTACGATATTTTTAAGTTCGTCAGACATATCATTATGACCTCCTTTTCATAGGCTTTATAGGTATGTTAACTCATCAATTTTTCTACACTTACTTCTAATGCATATATTATCATAGGAATACAATAGAATAAATCTACAGATGGTTCAAACTCAATAGATTCTAATAATGGTATTATATTAGAATCAATTTTTGATTTATTCATAAATTTGATAATTATGTTCATGTAAGAATTTTTATCGAATTCATCAAATTCTTCGTTTGTTTTTACTCTTGATATTAATTCTGAATTAATTGGACAGAATTGAAATAATCCACTTTTACGTTCACTGTAATCTATCTGAAAATAATTCTCGACAACAGTAGCAAACAATGAATACTGATTATCAATTATATTAGCATTACAAGGTCTTATAGAGAATCTATCCTTAGAAAGAGTTTCCAATGCTCTAAATAAAGATTTATCATAATCGATAGAAAAAGTTCTAGAAACTGGAACTTCATGATGTACGTGAATATATTCATCAGAACCCTTTAAAATAGAATTTCTATCAAGAAATTCAATCATAAAAGGGTCATAGAGTTTTCCATAACTACCTTGATATGTAAATGTTTGAACAGCATCATTATAGAATAATGCAATAAAATTATTCTTTAACTTAACCAAGATTCCATCCAATACATCAATACAATCATAAATTGTTTCTTTGACAATAGAATTAAAACTTGTTCCTACATTATTGATAATCATTCTGTAATTCTCAGTAACTTGATTATCAATATATGTTTTTCCTGTTTGGTCTACAGAAGCATCAAATTTATAAATATTATTTCCATTTTCTATTGTGTCATAACTTATAGAATTTACTCTATAAAGGTATTCTTTACCAGCCTGTTTTAAAGCAAAATGGTCACCCTGATATGGAATCCATGTATTAGGTAAAATAATACCACTGATAGTTGGAGGAGCTGAAGATAAACCATCTTCGTCATATTCTAAGTCAATCTCAATCTGAATTCCTTGAGAATAGAATACAGCATCTTTGATTAACTTATATCTTATAGGACTTGATTTACCTATGTCTGAATATTGAGCACCAGTTCCTTCATCTAACGTAGTGGCATCTTTATCAATATTATACCAGTCACATAAAACAGGAGGTTTGTTATTGAATACATAATTCGCTGTTTTAACTTTTTGAATTGTGCCAGAAGTAAGCGAATCAATAGCATTTGAATAAGATTTGTTTATAAACTTACCCATTATTTACCCTCCTTTAATTAATATTATTGGAATGTTGAACTGGTCAATATTATATAGGCAAAAAATAAAGGTGGGATTTTGTCCCACCTTTATTTATCCTGTTATATTACCATTTGATTTTTCTTCCCACATAAAGTCTGATATTCGCCATTCTGGTACACCATAATCTTTTTCATTAGCATATTGGTTATTGTGTATATAGAACTTGTACATGGGAAAAGTTTCCTTGAACTTGAGTATTATATTCCTGATTATAGAGTTAGATACATCTTTATCTGGAAAAGTATGAATCTCTAAATCTATTGTAGCAAGGGTTTTGATTATCCATAATATAGCATTTTCGTATGCTTTTCCTCTACCAGCAATATAGATACAATTATCTATACTCTTAATCAGATTATACTTTATTCCAAGAATATCCATAGGACCTTCGGCTATAAATACTCTAATCTTTCTATTTAAGTCTACATTACAAGGTAAAAGATAGAAATCATTCTCAGCTGTATTCTGAAATATTTTATAGTTAACATATTTTGCCCTCATAGATTCGTGAAACGTATTGTTAACATCTGGATTATTAAACACCAAGTTTCTCATATTGATTTCAGAACAACTACGAGTCAAGAACCCTATGAAGTACGAATCTAACTGCTTCATAGCTTCTGGTGGTCTTGAGTAGTAAGTTATACCATTTGTGTTTAGTAAATCTGATATATTTAAAACTATCTTATTTTCAGCACAATCTTGATAAGTTAACTGTGTTCCAAGACGTTGATTAATATATTTCAGTTTCATATCAGATAATGGATTCTGAGAAATAATATGGTAATTTAGATAATACTGTCTATCATCATTAGAAATGGTTCTTGTTGTATACCCAGGACCTTTATTTGATTTTAAAATCGCTGGGTCCAAGTTAGAAGATATTTTACAAGTATCAAGAAAGTATTGGTCTACATAACCATGTGCCCTACAAATAAAGCAGTTGTATTTTATTGGATTATCTGAATCATCAAATGGTCCAATATAAAACTTAGGTCTTCTTTCACCACATATAGGACATGGACCAGCTAATTCTGTTCCACCAGAAACTGGTTTCATACCATCAAGTGATTGTATTAGAAACTCCTTTATTTGGTTCTTTGGTATTGCCATTATTATTCACTTCCTTATTAAACAATACAATATTGTTCAATCTTGTATCCGTACTTATCCAACTCATAGTTATTTTTAAGCATCATATTGTCATCCACCATATCCAATGCAAAAAGTTCTAACATAGTAGATTTTCCGAAATCGTTTTCCATTCTGTTTATCATATCAATACAGAGTTCTTCTCTGTCTTTAATATCTTTAATAGATTTTACTTTGCTTACATACTCAGCAACATATTCCTTTGCTGTTGAAATCATTTTTTCGATATATTTAACAGCTTCCTCACGCTCAGTAAAAACGAGAGGTTTTGTTTTATTATCAAAATCAAAAGGAAAACATAAAACATATCCATCAGCAAGAGGATGATAACCACCAAATGACGTTTTATTACCACAAGTGATTATCCATCCGAAATTAGAATCTTTCCAACCTTCTATAGATTTTTGGTGAAGTTTTTCACCTATTTCTCTATCAAGGAAATGAATAACGTGTACAGTTTTAACAAGCATTTTATTTGCCTGTATACAATCTCCATCTCCGTTTCTTATTGTTTCAACAGCATCTTTTATACGTCCTGTAAAGAATCTGTTAAAAGGTTCCTCATCATCTGTATTGAGTTTGTTATCCACATAGATAAATTTACCATATTTATCATCATTGTGTATGAGTTTCTTATCACCATTTGTAAAAACAGCGAATTCCTTTTCACCTTCGACTTTAATTTCAAACTTGTCCATATTGATTTCCTCCATATATTTATTATTCATTATCGACTTTTTTATCGATATTGATTTCATACCCAAGAGCCTCAGCACATCTGATAAGGCTTCTTAAAGTATATGAATTTTCACCAGACTCCATATTACTGATTGTCGTAGGGGAAAGTCCAGTCATATCTGATAATTGCTTTTGAGTAAGACCTTTAGACTTGCGAATATTTGCAAGTCTTGTTCTTATAAATTTGTCTTGAAGATAAACATCAGTGTTATTCATCTTTTTCATCTCCTCTCTTACGCACCGCAATAACATTGAATCTATATTTTGGTTTACATTTACCATTCTTTTCAAGTTCTGGATAAATATTATATACAAAATTCTTAAAATCATTAATCATCTGCAATGCATCAGAATCTTCTGTATAATAAAAAGTTTTAACGTGCCAATTATCATTATCATCCATTCCTATGATAAATCCAATACTGTCACTACTTCGAATATCACTGAGGATATTAGAAATCACATAATCAATTTCATCATTTGAAAAAGTTCCGTGATTGATAAGATAGTTTTTTGGATAATTGTCTTTGATTATTTCTATTCCAACCGTAAGAAAATCATCAAGACTTATAACTCCATTACTATAATCAGATACAAGTGTATCAAAATACTTTCTGAATTCTCCTTGTTCTATTGGTTTTTCAAGTAAAGGACTAGGTTCTTCTTCAGTGGTAGATTGCATTGAATCTATTTTATTCTTTAAGTCTTTGTAAGCATATCCTAAGATTTTCATACTATCTTTATAGTCTGAAATATCCACATATCTCTGGATTTTATCTTTTATACAGTTTCCCCATTCTTTTATTTCAGCAAAGTCTTTTATCATTTGAATACCACATTCATCTGTACTATCTTTCAAAGCACCTTCAAATATTTCTAACGTTGAATTTACCAAATCAAAATAGTTGATATCAAATCTACTAAAGTCTGTAGTTCCATACTGACATCTGACAATTGTTGCCTTTTCTGGGTCAACATACGGTGTTAAGTATTTCGCCTTTGTTTCAAATACATATCCGTTGTTAACAGAAATAACAGCATATTTATTATGCTTAGTTTTCTTAATAACGGTAACAAGGCTTGTAAGGTTAGCCATGTTTGTTTCATTAAGTACATCAAAAAGATATGTTTCTCCGATAATAATTTTCTTTCTGTTGAACATAAAAATTCCTCCGTTTTATTAAAGGACAGAGGAGACTATTTAGCCCCCTCCGCCAATATTTTACACAGCCAAAATAAATCTCATCAATTCATCAATGAGAATATCACTTTCCATAACAACTTCTTCCCCATTAATTTCTGGATTATCATAGTCTATAACTTTGAATCCACTTGATAGAGTTGTTGCTACAAGAGATAAGAACTGTTTGATTGTTTTCTCATTACCATTATATTTCTTTAACAAATCATTATAGTATTCGGATTGTTCAATTTTCATCAATTCCTTTTTACAGAGAGATGTTCTTGTTGAAATCCTTACTACATTACTTGATATAATATAAGGTAGTAGCTTCATACCATCTCTTAACAGTATTCTTTTAGCAATGATAATAAGTGTAATATAGTCATCACCATTAATACTATTAATTGATACTGTATCACCAAAGAATTTGTAAAACATATTGTTTACAAGATTCTGTTGAAATTTGTTTATAAGATATTGACCGTTCTTTGTAAGTTCTTTTCTATAGAAATTAATCTCATCGGAACTTATAGGTCCATATCTCATTACTAACTGATTCATTACATGTCTTGCTCTAAAGTCATTCTGAAGAGCTAAACCTTCATCAGTCTTTTGAAGATGAGCTTCAAATTTATCAAACTGAGATGTGTTATCTTCACCATCTCTTTTGGATGAACTAAGGGAAACGTAATCATACTCATAACTTATATCAGAAATATTATACTTAATATTGTTTCTGACTGAAGTTATATTGTATGTAATTACGTTACCTTCAAACGTATACTTAGGCATTACTTGCATGATAACGGTATTTACCGCATCATTAGCATTTATCGTAGGACAATACCCTCTTATACCAGACATATCCCATAATTTTCTGTTTGTCTTATAATGAGATTCCATTGTAGTTATAGCTGTTTCATATAACTTAGAATAAATGTCTGCTGGCTGAAGACCACGTCTAGCCATTATATTTTCATCTACATACTGGTCGAATAACCAGTTATAGATTGTGAATATAATATCATGGATTGTATCTGTAGAAACTATTCTGTTCTTATATACGAAATGCATAATAAGAGGAATCAGAATGTTCTGCATGATACTTATTTCCATAAGATATTTACCATGACGGTCTGAATATTGAAGACCTTCATTTGACTTGTTCTTATAGTTAAGCTCAAGATTGTAATTATCTTCAACCATAGACCAAGTCTTTCTGTAAATATTTTCTGAGAGAATATAAGTTTTGATATCACTCATAAAGTCCTGAAGAGTGTAACTTACATATTCTCCAGTGTTTGTAGCTTTTCCGATATCTATAAGGACTTTGATTCTAAACATATAGAACAAAAGTTCATGTTCAGCATCATAAAATCTTTCAAAATAATTTAGATACCTGCAAATATGATTTCTAACTTCATCTGAATTGTAGCATCTTTTTGGAGTGAGTATAAAGTTATCAAGAACCATAGAGTTATCACATCCATAGAATTCAGATACTGGAAGAATTATTGCATTCTTGGTTTGTTTAAATATAGTTTCGTTTTGTAATGGGAACCAGCTATCAACTGGTGCCCAGAATGATGGATGATGACAATATTCAAAAATATCCATTATATATTTACCTCCCGTTTTTAGATTATACATTATATGTACACGAATATAATATACAATCTTATCGTTTTTTAGCTTTTTTAACACCAGAAACTTTCTTTACTGTTTTGGAATTATTTACAATCTTAGTAATCTTAGGAGGAGATGGTAACATGTTTCCTAAAAGATTCTTAGATTTGATTACTTTATTTTTAGGCTCTTGTTTTTTAAAAGCAGCCTTAGCTTCTTGTGTTATTTTATTACGTTCCTGCTTTTTTTTATCGAAATTATCAATACTATTTTTGATTGTATTTATACCAGCATTTTTACAGATACGATTGAGATTGTCTTTTAGAAATAGATTATCTCTAATCATTATCAAGTATGCAAATACAATACTTTTATTATAACCCATAGCATTATCAGGATTACGCATAGTAGGCTTTTGAGCGATACTTCTAAACGGAAGAAGTTTTTCAAGTTCTGTTATAAGAACTCCATGAGATTTATATGCATATGCATATGTATAAACAAAGTTATCATCATTACAAAAGAATCTTACAGTATATTTCTTTATTGTCTTATCAGATATAGAATCATCTGGGTTAGGATTAAATTCAATTACTACATCATGAAAAAATCCTTTTGTACTAGATGGAATTAAAAAGTGAATATAATAGGTTACCCCTCCACCAATTTTACTTTGTTTATATACGGTATATTTAACCTTATCATTTTTAGATTCCAATGATAAAAGCTCGGCATTATATGTATCTTTATTTATAGAAGCTGTAACAGCACTGCCTTTACCAGAAGGATTATTAATATAATTATCAAAGGTATACTTTAATTTCGCCATATATAATGTTCCTTTCTGTGAGAATTATTTATAGTTAAGTTTTTACATATGTAAAAACAAATTATTTAATACATATATTATTACAATGAATAGGATATCGTAAAACGATTATAAAGATTCCACGTCCTATCGGAGGTATTATGGCAACTATTACAGAAATCATTAAAAACATTAAAAATGACAACAAACCAGAAGAAGTAGTTCTTGTAACCCATAAGAGCACTTCTCGATTTCATGCGGATGAGGTATCATCCACTGCATTATTGAGGATTTTGTTTGGTAACAAGTATTTTGTAAAAACTAAGTTGGTTAAAACATTCGAACCAGCAAAAGATGGTTATACTGACCAAACTCCCGATTGTATTGTATATGATATCGGGATGGGTATGTATGACCATCATCAACCAGATGGACAGAACCAACACTGCCTGAGAGAAGACCCAGATGGGGTGATAAGAAAGTATTCTTCTGTAGGATTAATCTGGAAAGAGATTGCAAAAGAACTTGTTCCAGAAGAGTATATAGAAGATATATACAATAATCTCATCAGATACATTGATGATAATGATAATGGTTTTGAGAGTAATCCATTATCATATTGTATTAGGAATATGAATGTTCCTCCTAATAAAGAATATGATAGTGATAATGCATTTGAATGTGCAGCCTTAGCAATGCAATTGTTCTTCGAAAATATTTTTGACACTGTATGGGCAAAGAAAGAAGAAGAGGATGAAATCAATACTCTTATCAATGCTACCAAATCAATTGGTAAAAAATACGTTGTATCCGATAAATATTTAGATGGAATGGTTGCTGTTTGTGCAAAAGAAGAAATCCCGTTTTATATCTACCCTAGTTCAAGAGGAGATAACTGCTATTGTTTCAGAACAATTACTCCAGTTGGTGGCGAAATGAATGAGCATATTACAGATATTCCACAGGATGTAAGAAACTGGGAAGGTGTAACATTCTTACATCCATCTGCATTTCTCGGTTCGGCTGTTTCGAAGGCTCGTGCTATTGAAATAGTAGAGACAATCCTTTCTAATAACAAGTAATTCTGTTTGTTGCTATAAGCCCTGTACCAAAAAGCAGGGCTTATAAGCAGCATTATTTTTTTATAACAAAAACAATACTATAATAAAAATAAGGAGGTAATAATATAATATGAGTGATTATTCTGTAGATACGTCAGAACCACTGCTTTCTGTTGATAAATATTATAAACCTCTTGTAGCAGAAGGTGATAACTATGCTACTTTAATGCTAATAAGGCTAATTCTTTTAGAGCCTGGTACATTTCAAACACATCCAAATATGGGTGTAGGTCTTGTATCTAAATTTAGATATTCGACAGAAGTAGATATGGTAACCCTATCTAACACTATAAAAGACCAGATTATGACTTATTTACCTCAATTTACTTTAACTGACGTTAGATGTATATTAGGTGATAACGATACTGGTGATAAAAAAGTTATTAAAATTTACATTACATCCAAAGAACTTAACGCCTATCTCCCTATAAATGTAGAGACTGGTGAAGTGTTACAAAAAACAGCTACTTTAGCTGATTTTAAATAAGGAGGAAAATATTTATGCCTAACACTAATGAAAATGTATCTCTATCTGAACTCGCAAATGGTGCTGTTCCTACTGCAGCTCCTGTTGGAATGCCAGTTAAACCTAAGCTTGATACATCTAAAGCTAAAGACGTAAGTCTTTCAGAAGTTTCTATTGTAACAGAACCTAAGCCTGTTGAAGGAACGGGAAACCCAATGCTTGATAAAGCATTTGAAGGTCTTGATGATACAATTAACAGAATTCAGAACGAAACAGATGCTTTATACAATAAGGGAAGAGAAGAAAGAATTCAGAAATCTATTGATGATGCTGATATTGATTCTGTTGATTCAGAATCAGAACCAAGTGCTGTAGTTGTACACAAATTTGATGATGATGTTACTGCTACTGAATCATCTGTACAAGTACATGAAAATATTAAAACTGAAGCTCCAGTTGAGGAAGAAGTTCAACCAGTTATTAAAAAGCCTATGACAGTTGAACAAACCGTTGAAGTTTCAGCACCTGTAGCTGGAACTAAGAAAGAAAATATTGTTATGGCTGCTGACCCATCTGTATATGATGATGACCCAGATGAACATTTGTTTGATGGTATTGAAGATGAAGATATGAAATATCTTGATGATGATGATTCTTCTGATTCTACAGATAAAGATGATGCTGAAGAGAAAGCAAAGACTGAAGAAATCAAAGAAAAAATCAGAGCAGAAGTTCGTAATAACTTTACACCTGTAACTAATAAGCTTAACTTAAGTAATTTTACTATTTCAAAGAAGCCTATTAATGCTGCTAAAGTTATCAATGATATCAAGACAAAGGCAATTGATTGTGCAGATGGTGTTCTTTATAGTCAGAAACGTGCTATTAGAATGTCTGCATGGAAGCCTATGGAAATTCAGTCTATTGACCCTCAGAGATTAAGAAGTGGTAATTATAATAAGTATATTGAAAATAAGTTAAAGCTTATTTATGACCACATTATTGATGCTAATAAGCCTAAGACATTTGAAGCATGGGCTATGATGACACCAAATACTGTTATTGATGATTACATGTTTACATCTTATAAGGCTACATTTGGTCTCTCCAATATTATTACATTCTCTTGCTCTGATGATAAATGTAATAATGTATTTATGGAATCAGTACCGATTCATTCAATGATTAAATTCAGTAATGACCAGATTAAGGAAGAGTATATGCGTATTCTTCATGAAGGAAACACTGATTCAAGTAGTTCTGAATATAATGTATCTTTGTATCAGGCTTCTGATGATTATGTATTTGCTCTTAAGGTTCCATCAATCTACAATACCTACATTGAACCTACTCTTGTAAGTCAGGATTTCAATGCTAAGTATGAAGACCGCTTACTATTACTATCTTATATTGATTCTATCTATAAGATTGATTATGCTACAAGCCAGTTAATTCCTATTGATACAAAGCCTGTAGCTTCTGATAAATCTCTTACCTATAAGCGTCGTATTAAGACTTTTGATACAATTCTTAAGTCTCTTACATCTGACCAGCTTATGGCACTTTCTGTTGAAACAGATAAGTATGATGGCGGTAAGCTTGATGATGACGGTAACCTTATCAGAGATATCACTTATGTATACCCAGAGCGTAGATGTCCTAAGTGTGGAAGAAAGATTGACGAGCAAGAAATTAATCCTGACAATATGCTTTTTACACGTCATCAGCTGGGTCTTATGAAAAAGATATAAGACGAATAGAGCAAGTTTCTACTTATTATAAAGGTAGAATATCTCTTATGGAATTATATGAGATGCCTTGTTCAATGTTTCAAATATTGTATACAATAGCATTTGAAAGAATGAAAATGCAAGAAGAAACGGAAGAAGGTAAAGAACAAGCTCAAGCTGATGCTGTTGAAGATGCATTAGAAGAAGGAGGATTAATACCATAATGGAAGATATACTAAGTTTTACAAAAAATATATCTGGTATTAGCCTCGTCGATTATGTTATTAATTATATCAATCAAAATATGATTATATACTCACTCTTAAAGAATACATCATATTCTATAAATGCGTGTACTGATGGTACGTGTGTAGTATATGATATCACTGGATTTACGCCTGAGGATATCGATATAATTAATATGATACCATCAGAACAAGATGTCGTTATTTACGGTAAGGCATATAAAGTCTTAGCCTGTATACCAGATAATGAAAATAAATTAGTAATTAAAATAGTATGATGATATAGACAGAGTAGCTTAAATGCTACTCTGTCATTTACTATAATAATAATTGTATATTATATTAGTGTATAACAGAACGTTCAACTGTTGTATAAAAAATTATAAATTAAAATGGAGGAAACAAAAATGGACATGGAAACATTTAAAATCGAAGAGGTTCGTGAAAGAGCAAAGTTCATTGAAAGGTGTAATGAGCTCTTTGGTAAGGATAAAGTCTTAATGACTTGTTCTGATTGCTTAACATATGTTTTTGATTCTATATGCGAAGCAATCACTTATATCATTTACCGAGTTAAAGAGGTTGATTTTGTTGGGACTTTCCTTGATGGAAGAATTTCTAACATAGGTAGTCCCGATATCCTTGTCAGAGTCTCAACAAATGTTGAGTCTTATATTGTAAAGACTCTGGACTCATATAAGTATGAACAGGAGTCTGAAAAAATTAGAAAGGAACAGGAGGAGATAGATTTCATGCTCAGTGGTAACCATGAAAGATTCATGGATAACCTAAAAGCAAAAGCTTCTCTTATAAAGTTGGAATTCAACAATTTCAATTTTGATAAAAAGGAAAGCATTTCCTCCTCGATAATCCGTATCCTGAATAGATATTTCGGTGATAATGGATGGTTAAGGTACTGGTTTACAAGCCGTCCGTTATCCCGAATTTCTGTTGAGGTAACACTTAATGTATTACTGGCAGACAATAATACGGTTATTAATATACCATCTGATAAGCCAGTAAAAGCTAAAAATTTAAAAATGATAGAGGAGAAATAATCATGGAAAATAGAAAAGAACTGGAAGAAAGATTGATATACACTATGGCTGCTGTTCTCACAAAAGAACAGCATGACGAATTCAAAAAGCTCTTATCACAAATGGATGATAAAGAGTTCTTTGCTATGGTGGAATATGCCAGAAGCAAAGCCAAGAACGATGCATCTTTGAAAGATGTATTAAATATCAATCAAGAACTTATGATGACAAAATCACAAGATTTCTTGAAAGAAATGGGCTATAATAATATAAAGACAGAGTTTTTGTCAGATGATGAAAACAAAAAGGTTTGGGATAAAACCAAAAGTTCCAAGCCTACAGATTTAATTGATTTAAACAAAGAATCTGTAGACTCATTAATTGAGCTTATCTCATTTGATAAAAATAAGTTATCGGGTATTCCATCTGATATATTATTTTTGGACACCGTTCCATTGCCAGATACAATAATAAAATGTCACTACTTAAATGGCGTAGAGTCATTTAGGGTTGTGATATACCCTGAATATAAACAGAGCATAGAAAAATCAGATGATAATCATCCAGCAAAAGTTGGATGTATAATCATAGATATTGATAGCTCTAAAATTTTCATGGAAATTGAAGTCTTGAAAGGCTTCAATTATATTATAACATCCAATAATGTAGGATTTTACAAACTCCCAATTAATGCAAGAGAATTTATAATCAATAAATTATCTGCTGCAGATTTCTTAAAATCATTTTCAGAGAATCTAACTATCTGGTATGGTATACAGATAGCTCTGCTAAATCCTATAATTAAAGAGGTGTTCGTAAAGAATACAACAACAGATGTATTAAAAGAAGAACGCAATGTAAAGAAAGGGAAAAGCAAAAAGAAAATTAAATATATCAAAAGGCATGTATTAAATGCTGATGATATAAACAGAAGGCATAATTCTCACTATGAACGTAAGACATTATCATGGTATGTCATAGGACATTGGCGTACCTATAAAAACGGTAAACGCATCTTTATCAAGCCATATTGGAAAGGAATACTTCGTGATTCCAAGAAACATGGTTCTGATATCAGAGAGAGGGATATAGTCGTCCCTGATAAAATAGACTAATCCATAATAGGAAACGTGTTATTGCCAAGCACGTTTCTTTTTTGTGTTTGAACATCTAAGTAATATTAAGAAAGGAGATGTCTTTTCTATGGCTTTAAATAAAATGAATAATCTACTTAATAAGATTGAACGTAGATTAGGTACAAAACCTCTTATGTTACCAGATGACATTTGTAAAGATAAGTGGGTTGATGAAACTATTATACCAGATACATTACTTACTTTTTCTCGTTATTTCCCACATAAAGTAAGAATTGAAATAGATACTAAAGACCCAAGTAATAAAAAAGGAGACTATTATGTAATAGATACTAACCTTCTTGGTGGTGCAGAGATTCTTGGTGTTAGAGATATTGCTTGGGATGTATATGGACAAAATGATGGTGGTATGGCACAACAATCTGGTATAGGATATTATGACTATCTATCAGCATACAATAACTATTCTATGGATGATGTTGCTCTTCTACAAATGAGAGCTGACTTAACATCTGTATTTAATAATAGTATTTTTATTGATTTTAAATATCCTAATATGGTAAGATTACAAAGTGCTACACATGGAGATATAACTGGTGGACTAGGAAGTATTCCATTAGATGTATTTGTAACTCACCCTTCAAATTTATCTACGATACCACCTACACAGATGGAGATATTTGAAAATCTTGCTACAGCCGATGTTGCTAATTTTCTAGTATCATATTTACAGCATTATGACGGTCTTGAAACAATTTTTGCTGGAGTTGATTTGAAGTTAAGTTATATTGAAAACTGGGCTAGTAGAAGAGAAGATTTTATAAATACTCTTAAAGAAGGATATGTTAATCCAGCCAATGAAAATCAACCAATTATGTTTTGTGTATAACAGTATTACAGAAGTCTTAATTGACTTCTGTAATATTTTATTTACTTACATACTATTTAAGTAATAGACAGATGATAAAGTCGTTAAAACATAGATTGGAGTTAAAATATGAACAACATGTACAAATCAAAAAACATGACAATCAAAGACCTTAAAAAGGTCATTGAAAATCTTCCTGATGATATGGAAGTATTTCTCCCTATATATAATGGAGGAGATGAAACTGACATTATTCCGAAAGAGCATTATTATACTAATCTTGCTGGAATAATAGAAGATAATATATATGGAAAAGTATTTACATTTGGTGTACTTACAGAAGTATCTAATCTTTCTATGTATGATACTCTTGAATTTTGTAAAGGTGCTAAATGTATAAAACAATTGTTTCCAGAAGAATAATTTTAGATGTCAGATGATAAGGACGTTAAAACATAGATTGGAGTATTTATTATGAATAACATGAAAATCAAAGACCTTAAGAAAGCTATCGCAAACCTTCCAGACGACATGGATGTTATAATCCCTGCTTATGAAGCAGGTTTTGAAAATCTTCCTTATGGATACCGTCTTGTTAGACTTGCAGGGGTATTAGAAAACTGTGCTAATGATAGAGCTTTTGTATTACAGACAGCTCGTGATGATTCAATAACACTCAAGGATACTATTTCAAAGGCAGATGCTATTTGTATTGAGGAGTTATATCCTAATCATTATCAGCAGTTAGTTACGCTTCGTGATTACCAGAATGCTGGTGTATTCAAAACTATGCCTAATGGCTTTGAAATTTATGACTATAACCTTGAAGATGAAGATGGTACAGCATTACTGCTTACACATCCATTATTCGGTTGTACAACATATTTGGATTGTAAAGTATGTGCAATTTCACCAGACCCAATGGATTGCACCCTTACTGCATTCCATATTGATACGACAGACATAAGAGTAAGAGCGAAAATCTCAAAAGAAGACTTTATAAAGCTTATAAAGTCTGAAAGCAAACTTGAAGATTCATGGACTAATGAATTTCTGGTTACTATGGGATACAAAGCAATAACATTTGATGAGGATAAATATAAAACAAAATTAGAAAAAATTGATTGATATTCTCTGAATTCCTAACTATGCAAATATTCACCAGCGTACGCTATATGTACGCTGGCGTTTATTTTTCGTTTATTTTTTCTTTACTTTTGATATAACTTTATTATAAAAAATATAAAAAAGGAGGTCCAATATTATGGACAAAAAAGTTATAAAACGCAATGGAAACAAAGTTAACTTTGATGACGTTAAGATATTTAATGCTATTTATAAAGCAACTATGGCTTCTCATGATGACCTTAAGAATTCAGATTTCAGCACAGCTATATGTCAGGGATTAGTAAACTCTGTAACTAAATTATGTGATGAATTCTGTATTGAAAACAACACTAATGAAATTGACATAGAAAAGATTCAGGATTTCGTTGAAAGAACTCTTATGAAATCAGGATATGCGGATACTGCTAAAGAATATTGTCTTTATAGACAGAAAAGAACAGAAATAAGAAATACAAGGGATTCTATTGCAAAGACAATTTCAAGTCTTCTTACAATGGACTCTATAGATAATAATCTCAAACGTGATAACGGTAATATTGATGGTGATTCTCCTATGGGAACAATGTTACAGATTGGTTCTAATGTATCGAAGAATTACTATCTAAATAATATGATGAGTAAAGATATTGTTAAAGGTTATACAGGTGGATTTATTTATCCTCACGACCTTGATTTCTATGCTCTTACACTTACATGCTGTCAGATTGATTGTCTTAAATTATTTAAAGGTGGATTTAATACTGGACATGGACATTTAAGAGAACCTAATTCTATAGGTTCTTATGCTACCCTCGCTGCTATAGCAATCCAGAGTAATCAGAATGACCAACATGGTGGACAATCTATTCCTAACTTTGATTATTCTATGGCTCCAGGTATTTATAAGACATTTAAAAAAGCATTAAAAGATAATCTTAATAAATATATTGATTATACATCTGATGACTCTGATAAAAAATGTCTTGTAGAGCGTCGTATAGAAGGTATTATTAGTATGGATAATAATGATATCGACAAAATGCTTATTAAAATAACTAATACAAGTTCATTAGCAAGTAATAAAATTATTGCTAATTCTATAAAAGATACTGAAAAACAGTGTTATCAAGCTATGGAAGGAATAGTACATAACCTTAATACACTTCATTCAAGAGCAGGTGCACAGGTTCCTTTTTCTTCTCTTAACCTTGGTACTGACACATCTAATGCTGGACGTATGGTTATAAAGAATCTTCTTCTTGCTATGGAGGCTGGTCTTGGTAATGGTGAGACTGCTATATTCCCTATAGTTATTTTTAAAGTAAAAGAAGGAGTAAATTACTTCCCAGAAGACCCTAACTATGATTTGTTACAGTTATCATATAGAGTAACTGCTAAACGTCTTTTCCCTAATTATACTTTCTTGGATGCACCATTTAATCTTCAGTATTATAAACCTGGACATCCAGAAACAGAAGTTGCAACCATAAACAAACCTGTGGCAGTATATAGTAATATATGCTGAAAAACCCTATTTAAACGGTAAGAGCTAGATAAGACTGGTAATCGACGATATTACCTTAATATCCAAAAGACGAATACGCTCTCTAAGAAAACCTAAGGTCCTGAAATATGGATAGCTGGAAATACCGTGCTAAATTTAAATCTTACAAGCCAATTTTATTAATTTATAGAAAAGAGGTGATTAATATGGAATTATGGAGAAAATTCGAAGAGAATTATTCAGTATCATCATATGGACGTATTAGAAATGATTTAAACGGATATATTCTTATTGGAGATAAAAACAATATGGGATATAGAAGAATATGTACACCATCAAAAAGATATTTTGTACATAGATTGGTTGCAGAATTATTTATACCAAATCCGTTTAATAAACCAGTTGTCAATCATATAGATGGAGATAAAACAAATAATAATATAACTAATCTAGAATGGTGTACTCATTCAGAAAATGATAAACATGCTTTTGTCAATAAACTTCGAAAGTGTAATACAACAAAACAAGTCCTTCGATATGATATAAACGGTAATATTATTTCTATATACAATTCTTTAGCAGAAGCTGGTTTTAAAGATTATATTCATTTGTGTCGACATAATAAAAAATTGGTTTTGTAGAATTTGAAATATTGTAAGATTTAATAAATGCCTAACGACTATCCGAACAGATATTAGAAATAAGGTTCTAATATGAATTAGTAGGAGTAGGAGACCATAACCTCCCAAATAATAGGATATCCTCAACCATATTTGAGGATAGTGATATAGTCTATCTATATAGAAATATATAGGTCTCGTACATAATAACTATTGGGGTTGTCGTACGAGAGTTATGGGAAATATTTATGACCCTACACGTGAAATTTCTTATGGTAGAGGTAATCTTTCATTTACAACTATCAATCTTCCTATGCTTGCACTTACTGCAAAGGGAGATGAAAAAGAATTCTACAAGCTTCTTGATAAGTATCTTGAACTTTGTAAGAAACAGCTTCTTGAAAGATTCGAAATTCAGGCTAAACGTAAAGTTAAGAATATGAGTTTCTTAATGGGACAGAATGTATGGATTGATTCTGAGAAACTTGGTCCAGAAGATGAGATTCGTGAAGTAATAAAACATGGTTCACTCTCTATTGGATTTATTGGTCTTGCTGAAACTCTTGTCGCTCTTTATGGTCATCATCATGGTGAAGGTAAAGAATACTGGGATAAGGGATATGCTATTATTAAACATATGAGAGAATATACAGACAGAATCTCAGATGAATTGAAACTTAATTTCGGAGTTCTTGCTACACCTGCTGAAGGATATACTGGTAAAGCACTTAATCAGTGTAGAGAGAAGTTTGGTATTATTGAAGGTGTAACTGATAAAGAATACTTTACAAACTCTAATCATATTCCAGTAGGATTTGATATATCTGCTGAAGAAAAGATAAAACTAGAAGCACCTTTCCATGAACTCTGTAATGCGGGACACATTTGTTATGTAGAACTTGATGGAGACTTAACAAATAATATCAAGGCTATTGAAACAATTGTAAAAACGATGCATGATAATGGTATAGGATATGGTTCTATTAATCACCCTGTTGATAGAGACCCTGATTGTGGTTATACTGGTGTAATTAATGATGAATGTCCTAACTGTCACAGAAAAGAATCTGAAGGTTCTCGTTTTGAGCGTATCAGACGTATAACTGGATATTTAGTTGGTACGTTAGATAGATGGAATGATGCTAAACGTGCCGAAGAAAGAGACAGAGTTAAACATGGTTTAAAATAAATTTTATAGTTACATATTATTAAAATGAAGCTATACAAGCTTTAAAAATTTACATACAGAAAGGAATGTGATTGTAATGATGAAATATAAAGAATCATCTTACATTACAGAAAGCACCATAGAATGTCTATGCCGCTTTCCAGAAACAAGAAAAAACACAGACAGACTTTTATATCGCAAAACTGAATTAGTAGGTATAGAACCTTCTACAGTTGGTTTAGATATACTAGCTTCTCAAGATTCTACCAAACTAAATGAAGTTGGTTTGGAAAAGATTACTACAGAGGATAGAAATCGAAGACTTGCTAAGGCTGGAAATTGTGTTCTTAATGAATGTAGTGATTATATTGATAATCATACTGCTAACGAGATAATAGAAGAACAAAAACCATATTATGAAAATGTACCACCTAAGTTTTTCTACGCAGAAAAACCAAAAAACCCAATCAAAAATGATATGTAATTAATAACAGGGGTGTTAATTCACCCCTGTTATTTTTTGTATTTTTACTTGTATATAATATATGTGAGTAGGAGATAGAAACAAGTCTATCCTTAGAAAAACTACTTGAGTCTGGATGCTCGTGAGGACTTACCAAAAACTGAGCAGCTCATAAGAAAATAACATATGAGATATGGAACAGTCTATATGTTTAAAAGCTATGTTCCGCTTAAAATGGAGGTACAATACCATGGAAATTAAAATTAAGGTTGAAACTATGAATTCAGTAAATATAGTTACTGAAAGAGGCACAATCACAAGAACAATCGCATACGTCGACATATGCGATATTCCAAAAAATATCCCATTAGACATAAATCCTAGAAAACAGAGAATGAGTGGAAATGTCGTAAAGAACATTAGGCACTCTCTAATTTCTGAAAAAAATATGTTTGCTATACTTAATAAGGGTATTACAATCATATCAAAATCTCAGTCTCAAAACATTAAAGAAAAAAGTTTAATTCTTGAATTTGACAAGAATTACGGGTTGATTGATGGTGGTCATACTTATATGACCATACTTGATGTTTTGGAAAACAATATAATTGAAAAAGGACACAATTTTGTTTCTGTAGAGATTCTCTCAGGAGAAGCTCTCGATGGATATATCATCCCCATTGCGTCAGCAAGAAATTCTACAGTTCAGGTAAAGAATTATTCTTTAACTGAATTAGATAGAGGATTTGAATGGATAAAACAAGCCCTTTCTGGGGAAGAATGTTTGACCAATATCGTTTTCAAGGAGAATGATATTGGTCATGTAAAGATTGACCAGTTAGTTTGGTTACTTGCTGTAACCAATCCGAATATATTCCCTGTAAGTTCTTACGGGACTTATATTCGCAGAGGCAAAGCCATGCGTTTATATATTCAAGAATATAAACAAAATGGTTTTACAGTAGATAACCCATTCTATTCTTCTAAAAATATAATCAAAGAGCTAATTAAACTCTACGACTATATGCAGTGTAATTACGGATGTACCCATAAAAATTTCATAAATTTAAAACCAGTAAAGGTAACATCTGGAAAATCCGATTTTCTTAAAAACGAACTGAAATACAGGGTACCAAATCAATGGCTTTATCCTGCAATATGTTCGATAAGGTCAATCTTGATGACAGATGCGGATGGATATCTTGCTTGGACGGAAAACCCATTCTCATGGGTTAAAAAAACACTTCCTGAAATTGTAGAGGCACAGATTAAAATTTATAAAAGCTGTGACCTTGAACAGTGTAGGTCAGGGGTTACAATTAAAGCCTTATATGAAATAGGTTTTAAAAATAAAAAGTAATTAAAAATTAACGGGGTGAGTGACACACCCTGTTATTTTTTGTTATTACAGGTCTTTTAACAATTTATTAAATATTATAAAAAGGAGAGTGTTTATATGCCTATAGATTTATATAGAAACAGTAATGTTTATAATATGATTGCTGAAGGAGAAGTTGCCGAAATTCTGTCTAATTTTAGCACATCATATGTCATGGACGTTATTGATTCTAATATAAGAAATCGTTTTTCTTATAATCCAACTCTGTCAAACCCGAACATTGTTAACTCTTATGAAATGAATTTTAAAGGTATGCTTTCTACATTTCCGAATGACGCTGATAACATTATGTCTATTCGTCAGGAAACATATCTTACTATCATAAATAAGATTTGTTCCTCATTCAATATGCAGTATATTGGAGACCAACCAGATTGTTATGTGTTGGCATATAATCTGTATGACTTATTTGTATCTGGTTATTCAAGAAACATTATTAATTTCTTTGCAAAATATATCTATAGATATAGTAATGAAATATATAATAATATGGGTCTTGATAGATACAAGAAAAGTAAAGACAGTACCACAAACTATATACGAAAAGTATTTGATAATTCTAAAAACATTGATGTCATTATAGCACGAATAAGAGATGTAATATATTATATCTCTGGATTTGATATTGATTTCTATACGTTTTTGTCTTTCAATTATCCAAAGGAGATGTGTGACTTCTTATATTCAAATATAGCTCCTATGGGTAATATTTTTAAAGATGAATTCTGTAGTGTTATAAATAATCCATCTATATTGACTGAGATTAGAATAGCAATACAAAACCTAATAATTCAGGATTCTTCTAACCAAGAACTTGTACAACAACAAGAAGAAGATGAACCTGAACAATTAACTGATTTTGATAATGAAGGAGAATAAATATGACTAAACAAGAGGAATATGATGCTAGAAGAGCGTTCTATGATGGATTATCTGATAATGATGTAGATTCTCTCATAGGAGAACTATGCTCAGCCAGAAAAAACAATGAAGACGTTGGAATTGTCGATAATATATCAAATTATAGTAACCCTACCAATTTGATTGAACAAGAAAAAATCGACATAAAAAGAGATGCAGAAATGATAAATGATGATATTCTGAAAAGCATCTTTGAAAGTGATACACCATTATCACAAGAAGAAATGAATGAATTAAAAGCAAAAGGAATATACGCTGAGTATATGTCAAAATTTAATAATAACCAGGAGGACAATGCTATGCAGTCAATTGAAGAAGAGATAAGAAATAGCCTTGTAAGAGATGAGGAATCTGTAACTGAAGTGATTTCAGAGGATGAAGTTATTGTAGATTCTTTTCCAGAAGAAACCGAATCTAATAAAGAATTTGATACTTCTGATAAAGATATCAATACTAACGAAAATAAGAAATCTTCTCCAAAAGTTTTAATATCTGGAGGAGACAGAAGTGTTGATAAAAAATCAGCACTAGCATCTGCAATGGCTTTCCCAAACTTTGTTTCTAGAGCTGTATCTGATATGGGAGGAACACCTTATGGTGAAGAATCATTAGAAGATGTTGCTAAAGAACTTGTAAATACAGTGGATAAAGTTACATCTGTCGAAGGTTTAGAAGAAGCTATTACTGCTGAATCTAAGAATGAAGATGTTGACGATGAAGAAATGAGTATCGAAGAATTTAATGATGTACCAGCTACAAAACTTTCTGTTCCTGATGAAGTTCTTACATCTGCACTTATGGAAAAGTATGATAATGTAGATACTCAGGATGCTCTTAAACTTATTGAAGTTATGAATCGTTATAAATCTGGTGAGAAGTTTAATGTTTTTGAGGCACTTCCAGATTCTCTTAAACAGGCTATTTCAGCAGAAGCTATGTCTGTAGGGGCTGATAAAGCTACTATTAATTTCTTTGCTAAGTCATTTATTAATGACCTTGTAAATAACACTTATCTCGATAAAGAAATCAAAGATTTTAATAAAGAACTTAAGGAAGTTCTTGCTCCTATGAACAATATTGCTGGTACTATTATGGATGAATACTCCGATGAAGTATACCATAAGTTTACTGATAATCTTGAAGATAAGGCAAATGAGATTCAGGATACAGACCCAGATAAAGCTGATGAATTAAGAAAAGTATCAAAAGCATTTAATGATGCTATTACTTTGAGTAGAGTACATTATGCTATTGATAAAACTCCTTCAATCATCAATAAGGCTTATAAAGAAGCTCGTGATAGTTGGAATAAGTTTTGTGATAATTATAATAAAAAGATTTCTTTGGTTAATCCTTCACCAAGACCTATTTCATATTATGAAGCTGGATTAGCTAGCTCTGGAGTATTTACTGGATATCCAGATGGTTATTTAAGAACTGTCATAGTTTTAGTAGCTAATTCTGTTTCTAATGCTATTGATGAAAACACACTTACTGAACATGTATATGCTTATTATGCTTCTAATGCTATGTATACAATAGCATTTACTGCAAATAATAGTGAAGTAAATACTATTGTTACAAATGCATTAAATTCTATTGCTGAGAAAGTTGATAACTATATGGCTCCTCTTTTGGCTAGAAATAGTAAGAAGAATAGAAAGAGAAATAAAAAGAAGTAAGGCGAATAAATAATGTTAAAATTTTTCGGTTATGATTCTACTTTTGGTCATTCGAATAATTCTGCTTTCTTTATTGATGGAAAAGACCTTGTATTAATAGATTGTCCGATGTCATCATTTCAGAAAGTCAAGTTTTTTGATTTTAAAAAATTTGACAATGTCTATGTATTGGTTACACATTTAGTATTTCCATCATAAAATATATCTTTAACATTTCAATAAATGATTTTTAAGGAGGTAAATCCTAATGATTAATTTTTTGAAATGTGAAGGTAGAGCTGTTATCAGACTTATTCTTGAACTTAGCTATCAGGAAAAGAATAATATTGCTCATAAAGTAATTGAAGTTTCTTCAGATAATGTATACAGGATTAAAGCTGTTGACAGTATAAATGGTATTAAGACCATTTGTGGTCGTATCATTTCTTTTACAATGTGTCCAGAAAGGGAGGTACTGTCTTATGTGAATAAGAATACAAAGCCATCTGTTGTAGACACCATCACAATCGATTGTTCTGAAGACGGAGAATCAAACATTTGTACTATAAATGTATGTGATATTCGTTCTATAGAAGAATTATGTGATTCTGGTTTCGAAGATATTTCACAAACAAGACAGGTACCTACTTTCAAATAAATATTTATATAAAATGGAGGAAACGGTTATGATTAAAATAAAAATAGAGGAAATAGAGAAAATATTTATGAGAAGAAAACATAACAATGCCTATGCCGTATCACTCCTTGACATTGCAGATAATGTATACAGAATTAAAGTTGTTGATGGTATAAATGGTATTAAGACAATTTGTGGTCGTATCATTTCCTTTACAATGTATCCAGAAAGAGATATACTGTCTTATGATGTGGACAATAACACAAAGCCATCTGTTATAGACACAATCACAATCGATTGTTCTGAAGACGGAGAATCAAACATTTGTACTATAAATGTATGTGATATACGTTTTATAGAAATGTGTGCTGGATTTGAAGATATTTCGCAAACAAAACCAATACACAAATAAAAATATTTATATAAATGGAGGAAACGATTATGTTTGAAAAAATGAGAAAAGCTGTTTACGACTATGTCGTAGCACACCTTGATGTAACAGACAATGTTAAGTTTACGCTTGATGATGTGTATCTTATTTGGACTTGCAAGACACTTCAGAATTGGAAGTCTATTATCAGCACAAATCTTCCTGATGGAATGATTTATGAATGTACATATAATGGAGATAAGGATGAGTTATATCTCGATGCTTATAAGAAGTTTGAGAACAAGTGCATCAAAGATTTTTCTAAGGAGGATTAAAATATGAAGGTATTATTTTCTAATTTATCATTTGGTCGTGTTCTTGATTCTGTTCAAGATAATCCAGATACTCGTGGAATGAGACTTCCATCATGGAAAGAAGATGTTATTATAAAATGTCAAATGCCAGATGAAAATTCAAAAATGACAGCTCCCTATCTTTACGTTGAATCAAGATTTGGTCGTGTTCCTTGGAAAGAAACAATGATTGAAATGTTCTCTAAGGAATGGCAGCTTGTTGATATTAGTAAAAATGATGAAACAAAAACTGAATGTAAAGTTCAGAATAACGATAATTTGTTGGAAATGCTTGTTAACGCTGCAGCAGATGCCACAGGTGTTCCTAGAGAATTTTTAAAGGGTTCTTTTAATTCAGATAAAAATAAAGTCGCAATTGAAAAGGTTGATAAGATTCACAAGATTCGTGAACAGGACAATATTCTCAATAAAAAAACTCTAAAAGAAAAGAATAATGAAATTCATAAAGAACGTGATAAAAATGTTAAATCTGACAATCTACTTTCAATAACTCTTGAAGATGTTAAAGAAGCTACTCAATTATACGAACACATTAATGGTAATTGTGGTGGTAGTCAGGAATGCAAAAAAAGATGTCTTCATGAGTGTGACAAGCTTAAATTTAAAAAGATGAATGATGAAAAGGTTAGAGATGATAGCATTGATAGTCTTACTAATCTTATCATGTATCTTCATTGGTTAGGATATGATTTCTTTTAATAAATGAAATATTGAGAGATGGTTTTAAAACCATCTCTCATTTTTTATATATCTTCTGAATAAAAATTATCTATAGCTCCAAGCATATCAAATCCGTTATCATCAAAATCCAATTGCTCTCTAGGTACATTAAATTGTCTAGCATAAGCATCTCTACCGATTTTTGTAGATAAGATTTGAGCCATAGCCATATCATTTTCTGTTTGTTGTTCCATTAAAAATTGTTGATATAATTTTGATTTATCAAGTTTAGATAACTGTTCTTGTATCATTTCGTCATGTTCTAGATTTTCTATATCACGAACTATAGACATATTTTCAGTTGCACTATAATCTTGGAATATTTCTTCTGCTTCATCTTCAGCAGTTCTTAAAGTAGGAATAGAAATATGCCAGTTTTCTCTTACATTCTTTCCATAATATAATGGATAAATTGCATATAAGAATGAGAATAATCCATCATCATGACTATTAGCAGAGTGGTCTATTTTACCAGTCTTCTTTAATTCAAGATTCTTTAATTCTTCATATAATATAGGAGAAATAAACTTATCATAATGGTCTCTTACTCTATCAGTAAGCAAGTCCATAAGTCTTTCTCTTACTAATTGAGTATTGTCTACACCATATACTTTTGTCATTTGTTTACGTTTACTAGACCTCACTCCATCTAGTCGTTCTTCAATAGTACGTTCTTTTATTTCATAATACAGATTATTTCTAATCTTAGATTTCATTAATTGAGCAAGAGTGCCAGTACCAACACCATTACGCTCAATTGTAACAAGAGAATTAGGAAGATAATTCATTACAAGACTATAAATTACATTTCCTAAATCTACAGGATTAATATAGTTACAGTTAAAATCTGCTACAAGTTTAGTAGTTTCAGAATCAACTACAGATATAGCAGATGAGTCTTTAGAATAACCAGCTGCTACGTCGACACCAATTAATGTCTTATCTCTAGGACTTATCTCTTTATAAATATTAAATAAATAATTATTGATATATACTTGTTTAATAGGATTACGAACAAAACGTTGAACGTTTCTTAATTCATCTTGAGTAAATGGACAGTTCTCAGAACTTGTAGCCCATTCAAGTAAGAATTCACGACGAATATCAACCCATTTCTGGTTCTGTTCTTTGATTCTTTCTTTAAGCCAATCTTCACTATATCCAAGTTGCTGATATGTAGTCCTGATATATACAAATATAGATTTCTCATTGGCATTGAGTGTATCAGTTAATTGCTTTAATGAGAAGTCATACCATAATTCAGAGAATGGTGTCATCTTATTTTTAAGGTCATACATATACTGCCCTTCTTCTGTTGTCAAGAATCCAGGTGTAGATGTTAGACATAAGCCATGAGGAGCACCATTTTGTCTACAGTTTTTAAAAGCTGTTGTAAGAGCTGGCATACCATTCTGTAGAGACTCTTCTAAGAATTGGAAGAACGCAGACTCATCAATCCAACAGTTTGTTACTGTACGACCACGAAGTAATGATATAGCTGCTGTACGGTTTCTAGCCATAGGAAGAGCTTCAATTTTATTAAAGTTAATCTTATGCTGTAAATATTGTACAGTATTGGTAGCTTTAAGTTTCTTACCATCAATACCAAAAGCTTGGTCAAATCTTAAATAAGATGGTAATGCTTTGATAATATTCTTAAGGTCATTTAAGTTACGTTTAGCATCATCATGTTTTTTATTTAAGAATATCATGTTAGCATTACGTGAACCAAAATTATATACCCATGAATACCAAACTTCAGTACCAACAGTTTTACCTGTCTGACGAGGTTGTTCTTCATATATATTTAAATTTAGAGTAAAACAGAAATTAAGTGCTAAGTTTCCTCTATCTAATTTATACCTTACATAAGGACCACCCTGACTCTGTACTCTAACAACTTCTCTTACATAATACCAAAAGTTTCTTTGACATTCTAAGAATATCTTTTGTTTCATATAAGTAGGAAGTGACATATCATATGGGTCAACTCCAGCTAAATCCTTATCATATAACAATAGATGAAACTTATTATTCTTTATTCCTCTGGCTTTAAGATAATAATGCATTTCCAAAAATGATTTATTCTCAGTATTCATTTGATAAAATACTGTTACATAATTTCCATTGGCATCACATCTACTATCTTGCTGAACAGTTGCATTTGACTTGTTAAAGAAGTTACCAACCAAAGGAACATAGCGTTTTGCACTAACTTTATTATCTGGGATTGGATTCATTTTTCCTAGATAGTCTGGTATATTATAACTGACATCTTTATTATTAGCATTATCGTCAATTAATGTAACACCAGTATCAACAATTTCTATCGACATATAATCTTCTCCTTTCTATAAGACTTTTATTAATAAGTTGCCGTAATCGAAGGCAACAGGTTGTTATAAATTAACATAAGCTAAACAATTTAATAAAAATATTATGGCTAAATGCCAGGAGGTAATTTAAATGACTACTAATAACAACAACCAGAATCAGAATGCTAATAACGAGGTTTTCACCCCATCAACTCGTTCAGCTTACAGATTTTTTAACTCAGCGTCTTCAGTTGATAACACATCTCTCAGCTTTACTTACTGGAATTCTCTTCTTAAGATTACAATGAATCCTATCATTGTACAGGAAGGTTCAGCAAATAAGGTTGATACAAACAACCATATTGACATCTATCTCTCACCATCTAAAGCTCAGATGTTTCTTCACTGCATCAGACTCTTCAGACAGAACCCAGATGCTTATCAGAATATCGGTGTTAATACAAACAAAGGCATCATCTTTATTGCAAATGGTGAAAAGATGTATGGTAAGAAAGGCACATTCATCGTAATCAATCTTATCAATAATGAAAACGGTGCAAAAGAAGGAGAAGCTGCATACGAAATCAATTCAGATGTATATGCAATTTCAAACTACGCTGGTGGTAACAACTTCGACAAGTATTTCGATTATTCTCAGGATATCGAACTTGACATGATTGAAACTCTTCTCAGCAGTTTTATTGAAGCTTATACAAATGCTGTAGCATCTTCTATTCTTGAAGCTAATAAATTCAATGACAATCGTTTATTCAGCTTTATCAAGGATGCAAGAGAAAAACTTGGTATTCCTAAGGGAGATTCCAATGGAAGTGGAAAATTTAATAAGTCAAGTTGGTTTAACAACAACGGTGGAAATAGTTCTGTTTCTTCAGAAAGTCCAAAAACCAACAGTGCTGAATATGAAGATGTAATGAACGATATTGCTTCAATTATGGATTAACAATTTGAGGGGGATGATTATTCATCCCTCTCTTTTGAAAGGAATGATGGATAGTGAATCATTATTATTTGGAACGAGAAATTTTATTTAAAGGTAAATCACCTTATTGTAATAATTGGTATTATGGAAGTCTTGTAAAATCTACAGTATCTAAAAAGTTATTTATTTCTAACGCTGAAGCATTCCCTGCAGAAGTTATTCCTGAAACTGTAGGACAGTATACAGGTTTTAATGATATAAATAGAAATAAAATTTTTGAATGTGATATTGTTCAGAATATAAATACAAAAGAAACTGCTCTTGTACAATGGTTCCAAGAATACGCTGCTTTTATGCTCTATAATAAAAGAAAGAACAAAGTATATTTCTTATATGATAATGACTTCAACAATATTGAAGTTATCGGTCATATTTATGACAATCCAGAATTGTTGAAAGGAGAATAACAATTATGATAGGGCTAATCATTTCAGTACTTATTCTTTTATTGTCTTTATTTTTACTTTTATGTAGTTATTATAACATGGAAGATGATATAAATGAACTACCTAATTCTTTTATAATCAGATATTTTTGTAGATTAATTTCTTGTAATAAAATTCTATCCAATGTGCATCCTATAGTCTATTTCATTACTAGTGACATATCATTCCTTGCTTCAGTTGTCTTTATTTTGATATTGGTTTTTTGATAAGGAGAAATCTATGGATAATATCGTTGAATTGAATATAGACAAAAACTTTGTTTGTTTAGCAGGTAATGATTATGGGAAAAAGATTTACAATGAACAAATAAAAAATATAATCGATATTAGTAAGGATTTTTATATAAAATTTCCTTCTAGTGTTAAATTTATTTCATCATCTTTTGCAGTTGGATTATTCTTTGAAATAGTTAATGAAATAGGTTTAAAAATGACTGAAGAACGAGCTCATATTATTTCTGAGTATGAGTCTGTAAGGTCTATTATTAATAAAATAATGTGAAAGGAGTTATTGTTTTGTTTATTATCGCAAAACTTAATAAAGATAAAAAATTTTGTGGGTTCTTATATAAAACTTATAATGGTAGATATTTGTTTAACACAAATTCTTCTAATGTACATTTTGATACAGAAGAAGCAGCCTTAAATTTTATTTATTATTGCTCAGACTGTGTAAAAGACAATCTATCAGAAGGAGATACTCTTTTTGTATTACCTTATAGTGATGATAAACCAGTAAGAGTAAGATTTGAAGAAGGTGATAAAAATGATTGATAAAGTTAAAATAGAAGAGGTTCAATCTGACGGAACCAAAAAAGAAGTTAAGGTAGACCCTTCTACTGGATATCATAATTATCTCATAGCTTTTAATTCTATTATAGATTTAGATTTTTCTATTCTAAGAATGATTCAAGCAGAATATAATAATCCTAAATTTATAAATCAAGAGATTATGGGAATGACAACAAAACAAGTACGTCATGCTCTAATAAATCGTGATGACCCTAATCCTGTTACTATCTGTATTAAAGATAAAGAAACAGCAGACTCTATTTATAAAGAGATTATGACTAAAAGATATACTGACCTTCTTAAAGAGGATAAATACCTTTCTATTACTGGTATATTTTTCCTTATATCTGTATATACTGCTATGGAAAATGTACACGTTTCTGTTCTTTGTACAAATAAGGAAGAAGAAGCTGTCGTTAGGAAGTACCATTCTAAAGTAAATATTATAACAATGGAAGACCCATCAGAAATTAATCTTGATGAGTATACAGAGTTTATATTTAAAGATAAGAATGACATATACAAATTCAAAAACAAGTTTAATGAGAAACGTATTCTCTTATTAAACTATAAATTCAATGTAACATTTGATGATAAGCCATATCCAGATGTTGAATTATCACATTATCTTTGGACTCATGGTTTTTCTAAGACTGCTATAATTGATACATACAGAAATACAGACCCTGATTATGCAACATTAAGGTTTGTTATAAAAAAGAAACCAAAAAACAATTAAATAATACTTTATAAGGAGGAAACAATTTATGTCTAATTTGTTTACAAATGTCGTTCCTAAGGAGTCTCTTAGAAGAGCTCAGCTTGAAACTATGGAGGCTCTTAAAGATTATCTCTCTAAGTCATTTGGACCTTATGGTTCAAATACAATTATTAATAAGGAAAATGGACTTCCAAGATATACCAAGGATGGTCATACTATCCTAAAGAGTATTCAAGTTTCTGGTGAAATTGAAAGAGCTGTACTCTCGGATATTGAAGAAGAAACACGTACACAGGCTATTAAGATTGGCGATTCTACAACATCTATCACTATTCTTTCTGCAATTATTTTTAAGGCTTTATCTGAATATGAAAAAAATCATCCAGATAAAACTCCTGCTCAGATTGTAAAGACATTTAAAAATGTTACAGAAGAAATTTGTGAAGAAATCAAGAAGCATGGTAGAGAAACTACAGTTGATGATGTATATAACATTGCCCTTATCTCTACCAACGGTGATGAAAAGCTTGCTAAAATGCTTAAGGATATATATGAAGAGTTTGGTCTTGATGTATATATTGATGTAAAAGCTTCTATGAATGGTACTACATATCTTAAGGAAATCAATGGTATGACAATGGATTGTGGATTCCTAGACCCAACCCTTATTAATGACCCAGGAAAGAATGCTTGTGTAATCAGCAATCCAAGAATATATGCATTCAAAGACCCTATCGATACAATGGAAATGGGTGCTTTTCTTGATGCTATTCTTTATAAGAATATCATCAAGCCTATTAAAGACCAGGATGTAGAATCTATGGTTCCTACTGTAATTATGGCTCCAAGAATTTCTCGTGACTATTCTGCATTTATGGACCAGCTTATGCAGTCTATGGCTTCAGCTCCTGCAGCTAATCGTGGTTGGTTAAATATCATAACAGATATTCAGAGTTGTGATATGGAACAGTTTGAAGATATTTGTGACCTTTGTGGTTGTAAGTATATCAAGAAATATCTTGACCCAGAAATCCAGAAAGAAGATATTGAAAAAGGTTATGCTCCTACACCAGAAACTATAAATAATTTCTCTGGTACAGCTGATAAGGTTATTTCAGATGCTAATAAGACTACATTTATCAATCCTTTAAATATGTATAAAGAAGATGGTAGTAATAGTCTCTTATTAGACCAGAGACTTGATTATCTTGAAAGACAGATTAAGAGACTTGAAGTTGAAGGAAATAATACAACTGATATTTATACTCTTAAGAAGAGACTTAACTCACTTAAAGGTAAGATGGTTGAAATCTATATCGGTGGTGTTACTGTTGCAGATAGAGATGCTGAACGTGACCTTCTCGAAGATGCTGTGCTCAACTGTCGTTCTGCAGCTTTAAATGGTGTAGGATACGCTGCTAACTTCGAAGGTCTAAGAGCATCTAATGAAGTATTTTATAAGTATGCTGAAGAACCTGAAAGTGATGAAAATATAATTTCTGGTATTATATTTAATGCATATGATGAAATCACTAGACTTCTTTATTCTACAATTCCAAATAAGGATGAGTATGATTTAGACAAGATGATTTTAGACTCTTTAACAGTTAAGTATTGTCCATACAATATTTCTACAAATGAATATGATGGAAAGGTTCTTACAAGTATTGATACCGACATCTGTACATTAACCACCATCTCTAAGATTATCACAATCATGGCTACTGCTAATCAGTTTATCCTTTCTACACTCAATGTGAATAAGTATTAATATAAAAAAGAAGAGGGGTCAAACCGAACCCCTCTCCTTGTTTTTGTCATTAATCGAGTCTGCAGCACCATGCAAGTGCTTCTAACTCGTTTAACACGTCGGCAAGGTTGACATCATATGCAACCTTTTCGAGTGCCTTAACCCTTTTACTAACGCAATCTCCGAGCATGTCGGAGGCGTTAAATTCAAATTTTCTTGTGACCACAATATGGTCACTATTTCTCTTGACTGAATAGAGCCATCTCATAGCTCCTTCAGTCTTTGATACATAGTCCAGAGCAGCATTATATGCGTCTAACTGCTCAAGGTCCTTAACGATAACACGGATTTCTCCAAGGAAATCTACTGCTGCTATTGTTTCTTCCATTGTATTTGTTACCTTAGCGATTTCGTTCATTTTAAATTCCTCCTGAACTTTACTTGGAACATAGCTTTTTAACATATGGACCTGTTCCTTTAGTCACATACGTTTATATGTACAGCTGCTCAGTTTAAAGGTCGTCCGAGCATCCAGACCGAATAGCTTTTCAAAGGATAGTCAAATTACTATCTTCTATTCACTATTATTATATATAAGTAACATAGAGAACTTTTACAAATATTATAATATCAAAAATATAAAAATAAACAGACTCTTAAACGAGTCTGTTTATATTTATTGTGGGTCATAGACCCAAGAATAATCCTCATTATTCCATGAGGTTTCTTCGGAATATTCAGAAAACTCTTCTGATAAATGAAACATTTTTTCACTACAGTAAGAGAATTTTATTCTCTTTTCCGCTTCTATGCATTCTTTTAATCTTTTTTCCGAGTGCCTTCTTCTTTCTTCTTCATAATACTTACTCCATCTGGTATTAAATTTATTTACAAATTCAACCAATGTTTTACTCCTTTCATCTAATGGTATTAATGAAGAAGGATTATTAAACTTAAAGTATAATTTTACATCAAAAAGATGTAAAACTACATAACATGTTTTAAATTTATTAAGTGTATAACCATTTTTAATAATATTACGTACTTTTTCAAAATATATTGTATTGTCATTATTAAAATACGCATTATACATTTTATTGTGATTAATATCAACAGTACTGCTATTGTAATAATACCTTACACTGTAATCATACATTTTATTTTCATCATAGTCTTCTGTAATTGAAATATTTATTATAATATCTAGATTTTCAAATACATATTTTTTAGTAAATGAATAAACTAGACAATCGTCCATAAATCTACAAAATTTACTTAACAAATCTAATTCATTTTCATTGAATTCGACTTGTATTTTGGTTTGTTTAGATTCTCTGGCACACCAATAAACAAACTCACTAAATTCTTTTTTCGATTTTAGTGAACTCCTAAAATCATTAACTACGAGAGTTTTTACTTTTTTCATAAAAATACCTCCAGGTTTAAATTGTTTTTAATTTCTTTACTACTACAATAATATATAATTATACAATACAATAGTTTTCTATTTACAAAAACATTATATTAATACAACTATATGAAAGGAGGACACTTATGGCTTCTGCACGAAAATATAAATGTATATTTTGTAATAAAGCTTTAGAAAGAACAAAGCTTGCTAGTCATATTGATAAACATCATGATGATATGCTTTGTGATGAAAAAGGTTATACTGCAAATAGAATTGTATTTGACATATGTAATAAGAAAGAACCTATAGGTGCTGGATGTGGTGTATGTCGTATTTGTAAAAAACCAACAGAATGGGATGAGAAATCTGTAAGATATAAAGCATATTGTTCTGAAAAATGTAAAGAACAAGCAAGAAAGAACTATGAAAAAAATATGCTTAGAGTATATGGTAAGACTACATTACTTGATGATATGGAATGGCAAGAAACCAAGATGCTTGCTAATCGTGGTATCTCTGGTAAATACAGATGGTCTGATGGAACATATAAAACATACGTAGGAAGTTACGAAAGAAAGTTTCTTGAATTCTGTGATAATGTATTGAATATAAATTCAGAAGATTTGCTTACTCCTGGACCTACAATATATTATGAGTATGAAGGAAAAGAACATACTTGGATTACAGATGCTATTTATTTACCATATAATCTTGTATTTGATATTAAAGATGGTGGTAATAATAAAAATAATCGTGAAATGCCAGAGTATAGAGCTAAGCAATTAATGAAAGAAAAATTCATTACAGACCAAGGTGAATATAACTATATCAGACTTACTAATAATGAGTTTGTTCAGTTATTAACAATATTTGCAGAGTTAAGAGAGGCTTATTCTAATGAGGATGAACCTAAGACAATTGCTAGAGTTCATGAGCATACTGGTCCTGCTGGTATTGGTGGTATGGCACCTGGAGTTACTTCAGACCAATCACCAAGTATATTTATAACAAACTTTATGAATAAAGATACATTTGAATCTGGGTTTGCTTTATCAAATGACATAACTTCAGAATTCATGATAATCAGAGACAAAGAAACAGGAAAATTAAAACGTAAGAAGAGTAATGAAGTACTTTATAATACAGAGTCTAAGACATATAAATATATTGGAGATGATATATCTAATATCTTAAAAGAAGTATATCGTAATTACACTAATGAATCTTATGTTGACTCTCAATTTATTCCTTGTCTTGTTACTGAATTCAATAACTTGTTATCTGATGACCAATTAGATTTTAGTAATCTTCTTGATTATGTAGATAAAGAATTGATTCAAGAAAACTTTAATAGTAGTCTTGCTACAATTCAATTTCAATCTGAAGCTATTATGAATAATACAAAACCTATTGTATTCAATGTACTTGACCCTGTAAAATATGAATATAAGAAAAAACTATTACGTGAGTATGAAGACTTAACTATTCTACAAAGTATGAATGGAAAATATTTTGCTTACAATAAACTTAATTGTAAACGCACAAAAGGCGTTAACAGCATATATGAAATAAACGATAATATGTTGAAGTCTATTTCTTCTACATTATATTAAAGGAGGATAAATACCATGAGTTATAATGAAAGAATTTTTAACATCCTTAATGAATCTAGTAAGGGATGTAGTAAGACTGTAAGTAAAGATGAATGTTGTGAAGCATGTGAAAGCTTTGAAGATACAATTGGAAATGGACATAACTTTTCTGATGTAATTGTCCCAAATGGATTAAAGTTTTCAGAAGAAACCGTTCCTGTTTGTAAAGGTAATTGTAAAGAGGAAGGTTGTATGAAAGAGGCTTATTTTATTGATGGAAGAATTCTTGATATCTATATGTCTGATAATAATATTTCTAATGATGCAGAAGCTGTAAATAATATCTGTGAGCATTATGGAATTGATGTAGACGATGTATATGTTGTCGTTGAGTCTGATGAAGTTAATAAAGGTCTTATCGAACATTCTAAGCATTATCTTTCTTGCGGTTTGCTCCGTAGATGTGATAATCAGATTAGAAACTGCATAAATGCAGGCATTAAGGTAGCTAAGCGTTCATAATAAAAGAGACCCAGTAGGTTGATTCCTACTGGGTCTTTAACTTTTTTATAAAATATATATTATTCTTTTGAAAGGAGGATATATTATATGAGTCGAACAAGAAAAAGAAAGCATAATAAATATTATCCTAAAAATAAATCAAGAAACCAAAAACCTACTTTTAGTTATAATCTTTCAAGAGATATAACTAAAGATAAAACTCCAGAAGTTAAACGCAATACATTTGGAGATGTAATATATTCTATGCAGTATGTAGGAGATGAAAAATTTGAATACTGGGTAGATTATGATGAAAACAGACGACCGATAAGTTATAAAGACACAAGAGGTCATTCTTGGAATTGTGTATATAATGGTAAAGGAAATATATCGTTATATTGGGATAATTCTGGATATCAAGAAGAGTATAGATATTATGCTCGAAATCTTGTTATATGTACTACTTCTTATGGTGAAAAAATCAAAAAGAAAGTTAGTAACGACAAATTTATTACAAGAGATGTATTCATTCAATCTGATGATTACATCTAAGAAAGGAAGGTAATTATAATGGATAACAAAAAGAATGATAATAACAAGGGGAGTGTTATCTTATCATTAATAGTTATAACTATTATGTTATTAATACCATTGATGATGACTTTTGTTATTTATAAAATTATCATGTTTGTATTTCCATCATTGCTATTTACAGCTGGTAATTTAATCACGTTATATGCTATAGTAGCTGTTCTTATACTTGCAGCAATAATAGTTATAGCAACAAAAAAGAAGTAAGAAAGGAATTGATTTAAATGCCAAATTGGTGTGAGAATTATTTAACATTTATGCATAACGGTACTCCAGAAGGAGAAGTAGCTCTTCGTGATTTTCACGATAGAATTATAAAAGCAAACAGAGCTTACAACATTGAAGGCGAATATTGTTGGGAATGTGATATTGAGGATTATTCATATGACCAATGTAATGGTCTTTTTCAATATCAGGATAAACTTCCTGTTAGTAAACGTGGTTATATTACACACATATCTGATATTAACTATGGATGTTTTCATATGGTAACATATGATGCCTGGGCTGCAAATAATGCATTCTGGGTTTTACTTTTAAACAGATTATACGGTAATTTGATAACTTTCACTTATCAAGCATCTGAACCTGGAATGGGCTTATATTATACTAATGATATGGGAATATTACCAAGATATAATGTAGGTGTCTATACAGATGGATTAGAAAATCTTATGTCTATTCCTACAGCGTTTAATACAAATGATAATCTGTTTATGTGTTTAAATACACAAAATCCTTACGTCGGATATCGTAGAATACCATACGATTATAAAAATAATTGGGGTAAACCAAGTCATTATGATTTCGATTTTCACATGATTGTTGAAGGTGATGATGATGAAGTTATCGCCGAATGTGAGGATTATGTATTCGGTAAGGAAATGCCAGAGATATCAAAAGTAGATGATATTAATCAGTATTTACCTAATAATGTAAATATTGATATCGATGAATTCGATTATATTTCTTTAGAAGATGAAGTTCCGCAGGATATTTGTAAAGACGCAACTTTAGCTTTAGTCTTGAAAAGCAATGCTAATCAAGAAGAAATAAAGAATATTATCGAAGAAACTAATAAAAACTTAGAGAAGTTTAGTAATGAGTTAGGAGTTGATAAATATAAGATAGAGTTTAATTTATTCTAAGGAGGAATTATAATGGCACAATTAAGAGTAGCTGGATTTGCTAAAAATAGTGTGGTAGACGGTCCTGGTATTAGATATACAATATTTACTCAGGGTTGTTATCATAACTGCGAAGGATGTCAGAATCCACAGACTCATAATCCTAATGAAGGATACTTTGTAGATACTGATGATATATATGAAGAATTCATTAAGAACTCAACATATAGCGGTATCACATTTAGTGGTGGAGAACCATTCTTACAAGCAGATGCGTTAGCTGACCTCGCAAACAAAATTAATAATGCTGGAATGCATGAACTTGATATCATTTGTTATACTGGTTTCACATATGAAGAAATCCAGAATATAATAAATGAAGGATGTTTCTCATACTCTAGGCTTTTAACAAGTATTGATTATCTTATCGACGGAAGATTCGATAAAGATAAAGTTTCGTTAGATTGCAAATGGAGAGGAAGTACAAATCAGCGTATAATTGATGTTCGTAAATCTCTTAAAACTGGACAAGTAGTAGAAACAGAGTTATAAAAATAGGGGGTGATTTAACAAATCACCCCCAACTTTATAATAAATATTGATTTTAAGGAGGTTTATTTCTTATGAATATTATAGTTGAGGATGGTACTATTAGACGTGAAATTAATACTATCGTTTATAAATTTTCTGATTCTACCAAGAAAGATATGATAAGTGAAACAAGTATTAAAACAATTGTAATCTTTAAAGACAAAGATGGTACTGTTTATCCAGATGGAAAAATAATTAAAAGTGATGAATTTGTAACAATGTATGACTATGAATATGCTAAAGATGCAGATGGTAATGTTCTTAGTTGTAAGATTACCAAATCCACAATGAAAAACGGGAAGTCAATTGATATTGAAAAAACCACTTCTACTAAATATTATGATAAACAAGGAAAACTTATTGAAGAGGATTTTTTCACAAGAGATGGTATAATGTATCTTAGACAAAGATACGAATATGATGCTGATAATAATATAATTGCTAGAAAAGACAAAAGTACAGATACTAAACAGACCATAAAATATCATCATAACGGAGAAGTTATCTCTATTGTAAATGAAACTATTAAAAGCAAAGCAATTCATAAAAAGTATAATGCATTTTTTGATAATAAAAACAGAGTATATAAAACAATAGATGGAGATAAGAGCATTGAGACTGATTATGAAAGAGAATTTGATGGTGATGGTAATATCTTATCTGAAACAAAAAGATTCTTTGACATATCCACAACTAATAAAAAGCTTATCTCTTATATAACAACAACTTATAATCCTGCATCTGGTTATAAGATTGATTCTGTTATTAAAAATGGTATATTAACAGAAAAACACAAATACAATTTAAAAGGAGAAGAATTAGGAATGTACGTAGCAGAAGAAGGAAAAGAATTATTTAAACGTGTAGAAACGTCAACTGACTCTGATACTGGTAATAAAACTACCATCACTAGTATCAAAATTATTGACCAAGAATCTGGAAAAGTAATAAAAGACTCGTCAATAAAAACTATACATGACAAAGACAATAAGCTTCTTTCATATTCTGAAGATAATACAATTGTTTCTACATATGAATATGATGAAGAAGGAAGACGTTCCTCTGTTATTACAAAGAAACTTATCGATGATGAATTTGTTGTAATAAACAAAGTATTATATACATATTCAACTGATGAAGAAACTGGTAAAACAACAAGAACAAGACAACTTACCGTATTCGATAAAGATGGAAATATTACTAACAAAGATGTACATACAGAAATCTTTGATGAAACATCTGATACTTATGAATTTGATAAAACTTTATTTGAAGTAACTAAAGACGACGCTACTACAGAAGAATAAAATATTGGGAGTGACTTTATCGTCACTCCCTTATTTTTAGAATAATTGTCCAAACTGACGTTGACATAACTTTGCATTGTAATAAGTATATACTAAGCCCATAAATGAACGATGACAATTTTCTATAAATTCATAATCATATGGGTCTGAAAAATTAAGATTGAATTCACGATATTTTGGTTCAGTCTTATCAAACTGAAGAACTATACATCCTTCAATATTAATATTTTTTTGTGTATACAGAAGATATCTATATGCGGCTAATTGCATGAAATATTTATATCCTACATGATTAGATGTTTTGAAATCTACTAAATATGGTTTATCATCTATTGTTATGAGTAAATCGTATGTTCCTGCAAAGTATTCACATACAATAGATTGTTCCTGTCCAATTATTCTAACACGATGGAAACTATTTATTCCTGTCCACCATTCTTTAAATGCATCTAAACATACGTTATCTGTATACTTTTTTCCTTTAAGATAATTTTCTATTGACTCGTGAACCATAGTTCCAAATTCGGCTGCTTTATTTGCAACTTCTTTATTATCAAGACCTTGTCTTCCTATTCTATTAGCCCAACCAATAAGTCCTTCAGAATCTATAAAAGATAAAAGTTCAGTTACGCTAGGTATACCTCTTCCATTTATATGATATCTAGCTTTCTTACCTTTGTCAAATGTAGTAATGTCATTTAATAATAATTCAGCATTAAACATATTAAAAATTCACTCCTTACTCTACAATTTAATAATAAGTTGAAACATATATTATTTATGTAATAATGGAGTCAAACTCAAACTTATTATTGGAAGGAGAATCCTATGTTATCAAAAGAAGAAAGAATGGCGAACCTGAGAAGGGCATCAGCAATGACTCGAATGCAGGACGCACAAATTCAGAATACATTATCTGGGATGAGCAATGAACAGGTTGAATGTTTCATTGACCAGAATCCAGATGTGGCAGAAATGTTATCTATTAGTGCTGATAGTGATAACAGTGGTATTGTAGTAAACTATGCAAACCAACCGAATAATCAGCAGGAAATATCAATTTCCCCACCATGGGAAACAAACTTCTCTGTTGCAGGACAACCTCAGGGAAGAGTAAACTTATTCCAGGTAGGCTCAAATCCAACTACTGGTATGTCTTTTAATTATGGATTTGGAATGAATTCTAATGATGAAAGATTTAAGAAGTATACACCTGGAATGAGGTTATATGGTATAAATCCATATAACTTTCCTAATGCTAATCAGATGATTGATTATTTCAATATGTTAGAAAAGCAAAGGGAATTCGCACAAAATCAGCAGTATGGTTGGGCATTAATAAGTGCCAGAACAGTTGGTACACAAGAAATGCTTGATTGGGCTGAAAGTTTAAAGTTCAAACCTGCAGACCAAGTCTATAAGGAAATGGAAGAATCTAAGACAAAAGCTGAACAGGAAAGAATTAAAGCTATGACTGAAGAAGGAAATGATGTTGTATATGATGTATATGATGTTAATGGAATTCGTCTTCAGAAAGCTTGTGATTTTTCTATTATTAATAAGGAATCAGGTGAAGTTATATCAGAAGTAGTTCATAAAAAGGATAAATTAGGACAGTCATTTACAGTTCATACACAAGTAGAAGATAGAAAACAACAGTATGAACTTCAGCAGATGTATACTCAGATTGCTAATTATAATAGATATGTAGATACATTTGCAAAATTGTTCTATAAACAATATGATGATAACAAAAATCGTTGGCAGAGATGGAAAGATGCTGGTTTATCAACAGCAGAACAATACGCAATGTATGAAGATGAAAGAATTGATTGGGCTAAACATCAGAAACTCTTAGAAAGAGCTCTTAGAACTGCATCATACTCAAGAGATACTTTCAGAGATATTCTTTCAAGTTGTTGTCATACAGAATTAGACTATTCTAATAGGTCTGATTTCTTCAGTTTGTCCTATGACTTTGAAAGAGATTTGCATTATAAAACTCTTATATCTACTCCACAAGAAATGAATAATGACCCTATGGTTCATCAGAAACTCCAGCAAGAATATGATATTAAGAGAAAGATGTTTATGGACAAAGTAATGTCTGGTAATCTTGGATGTCAGATGGCTACTGATGCACATTATCATCCAACATTCGCAAAGACTCCAATCGACCAACTTACTCTGGAAGACTATAACAAACCAGAGAATCAGTTTATGTATACTGAAACTGTTACACCAGAAATAGCAACAAAGAATATGTTTATCCCAGAAAATATGTCTGGAATAATGACAAAAGAAAAACTTGCTTCTATGGGTGTACAGTTAGATGAAAATGGTCAAGTTCTTCCACAACAAAGAACTATTGGAACAATTTCTATAGATGATGATACAGGTCAGGTATTGTCACAACAGGAATTTGACATTGGTCCTCAAACTGGAGCATCAGCATCTGATTCTATGTCAGATGATGTGCTTAAAAATCTTTTCTAAGGAGGTACTGTTATGAAAGTTAATAAACATTTAGCAGACATCTATAGAAAAGATGTAATTAAAGAATCTGAGCTTATGAAAAAATATATAGCTTGGTTTGATTCTTTAAAAGTAAATCCACTTCTTTCGTATTTTACTATAGAAGATATTAATCTCATTCACAAATTAGCTACTTCTCCAGCTATGCATTGTGATGTTAAAGAGAAATATAGACTTCTTGGTGAAATAATGGAAAAACGAGGTTTCAGACTTATTGGTGGTGGAACCAATAGAAGAGCTTATGAGTGTATCTATGATGATAGAGTTGTAGCAAAAGTTGCAACAGACCCAGTAGGATTCACAAGTAATCTCAGAGAGTATATAAATCAAAATGTCTTGAAACCATTTTGTAACAAAATCTTTGAAGTAACTCCTTGTGGAAGTTTAGCTATCATTGAAAAGGTAGTTCCAATAAAGGATGTTTCAGAGTTCCAGAAATATGCACAAGAAATATATGATATCCTCTATTTCAAGATTCGTAATAATAGTATTGCTATGGAAGATATAGGTACTAGAAGTATGAAGAACTGGGGATATCGTTCTGGATTTGGTCCAGTATTACTTGACTATCCAACCATGTATGTTGCAGACCCTAAAAAGAGATTATGTAAGAATATATTGAATGGAAAGTTATGTTGTGGTACTTTGGATTATGATGAAGGTTTTAACTGCATTGTTTGCTCAGAATGTGGAAGAACCTATTTCGCTAAAACAATAGCTAAAACTGAAGGCGATGATATTAACTCATTACTCAGTGCCGTTGGATATCTTAAAAAAGAAGGAGTAAAATCTATGAAATTCGAAATTGTTAACAAGAATGATGGTAAGGTTATTTCCTCTGTAGAATGTGGAGGTAAATGTAACCATGTAGACCCAACTGTATCTAACCATATTATTGGTGGAACTTTTTCAGAAAAGGTGATTTCTTCAACACAGAAGAAGAAAAGACCTACTGTTATGATTGTAGATGCAGTTAATGCAGAAGAAGAATCTACAGTTTCTAAGGAAGAAGAGAAGGTTGTTGAAGAAAAACAGCCTGCTCCTAAGGTTCAGGTAGTTGAAGAACCTATTGGAGTTGAGAATATATCACAGTCTTACAATCTTATTAAACAGAAACAGTTCATTGAAAAGTTTAATGAATTAAATTCTGGTATTAAGGTTGAAAACATTGATGGGAGCTCTGTATCTATTACTGATTTGGCTAAAGCAGTCAATGAAGTAATGACTATAGATGCTAATCCTTTTGTGTCTGAATCTGATGCATTTAATATGTATATGAGACTTTCTGCAGCAACTGTTAAGAGTAACAACTTTAGAATTGATGAAAGCAATGTTAGAACTGCTGACACTCTCATCAATGATATGCTCAGAAGAATATCAAACAGCACAAATCCAAATGACGATATGTTTATTGTATTCTTTAAGCTTATTAATAATGTAAAGAATACAAAGTCATTCTTTAATAGTATTCTTTCATTCTGGAATACTTTCATCTATATAAATGCATTTGACACAGATGAGACTCCAGAATACAGTAGATACTGTATTTATAGCGATATGCTTAATATGTATCGTGAGATTGTGTATAAGGCACTTGAAGATTACAGATTCAATATCGTATGTACAGCAGGAATGACTTATAATATTTCTAATATATTGTCAATAATCAATGCTGGTGTAACTCAGATGAAGTTTATCGCTGAGATTGAAGATGACTTTACAAACGATATCAACGTTTATAAGTTTGTCACATTAACTGTAACAAACACTTATATGGAAATTCTTGAATGTGAAATTTCTCATGACGAAACAAAAGAGGAATCAGTAGAAACAATTCCTGAAGTTGTTTCAGAACCATCTCCTGCAGAACTCTATGACACTTTGGTTCAGGGAAATGAAAAACAGGGAACCAAGAATCAACAGCAGAGATATGGTGGTAATAAGAAGAAAAACAAGAAGAAAAGACGTCATTAAACATGACAAGTATGTTTGAGGTTGGTTATTACATCAACCTCAACTTACTTATAAATAATATCTTGGAGGAATCAGTATGATTGGAAATATAAGTATAGCTGGTGATATGAATCAGCTCCAGACATTTGTAATGTTAAGGAATCAGTTCATGACTAGTTATGTCACTGAATGTAAGAAAAGAGGAATATCATTTATTCCTAACAAAACTAAGATTGTTGTTGTTAATGATACTGACAGCTGCGGTGATGAATATATAGTTGGAAGTATTCTTTTACCAAACTCACGTGCAATGTTTAATCTGATAGAAGGTGATTATAACAGCTTTTGTCAGGAGTATTATAATAAACTTGAACATGATGTTGATGTTCAGGAATATATTGTAGTGCTTCTTGCTGGATTAGTTGAAAGAGGATTTGATTACATCTTCTATTTTGATAACAATGACCCAGCAATGTGGACGCCAATCGCAAAAGCTTTGTTTGATTATCTTGGAATGAAGTTTGGAGTTGTAGGATATGATGTCATGTCTTATTGTAACAATCCAAATTTATTCATTTCACCAAGTATAGTTCCCGAAAAGCGTGAACTTGTACAAAATACAATCACAAAATATAAACTCTCGAACAAACCAGAATCGCTGTTTATGCAGTTCTAAGGGAGGTATCTATTATGATTGTCTTTGGTAATTTAGATGGTATTCAAATGCTGTCAGAGAAACAATGGTCAAATTGGTATAAAATACCACCAATGCAATTATTTAACTTTAATACACTTTTTGAAAATGCTCCAAAACTTCAATATTTAAATCCTTATTGGAATATAAATAGTGGAAGAGTGTTTACTAATGAATTGGAGTTTGATGCTTGGTATGTTAATTATCTTACAACTACACCAGAAGCATTTAAAGAATTCATTGACCTTATGAGAATTGTGTATAATGGAGGTTCAGTATATATTCTTTGTGATTGGAATAACGAAATCTCTGTTAATATGATTGAAGCTCTTATCAAGTTCATTGTAGACAGTTACGGATATGTAAGTAATGTAGTTCGTACCTATGATGATATATATGGACTTGTTGAAGGAACATTCTCAGCTGATGGAATCCAACTCTTTGATACAAATATGGAGACATATATTAATCTGTTTGGAATTAATAATCTTCCGTCAGACCCAGAGGGGTGATTCATATAATGAATAATGAACTTTATAAACGAACTTTATATACAAAAAAGGTACGTTTTATCATTAATGAAATATACGAATATGATATCTCAAAAGCAAATATATCCATCCTTTTACAGGGTGGATATATAACCCCTAATGAATATAATATGTTTCTTCAGATGCCTAAGATGCAGCGTGAGATAGCGATTGGTAACTTACAGAAAGACCAAAAGTATGCTAAGATTTTAAGTAATGGCTTTGAAATGGCACGTAAAAATTTAATCGAAGCTAATAATCTTACAGAAGATGACATTGTTTCTATAAAGAAAGATGCATTCTATGTATTAAGAAGGCTTCAACATACAACTTTTGGTAACATAGATTTTACTCTTAGAAATTCATATCATATGTTTATCTATTGTAGAGGAATTGAAATATATTATGGTATGAATGAATTTGATAGTAATGATTCTGGTATTATTGACATAAAGGGTATTAACGATAATAAGTTATCTCTTCATATGTCTTATTTATCATTTCTTGCTTATATATTTAAATACGTTCTGAATAACAATACTTCTATGGCAATTCAAGAACTTATGTCTTTTATGCAAAAGTATAATAATAGAGAACTTGATATTGAATATTATAGAGAATTCAATGCAGAATCCATGTTTAGAATTGGTAGATATGGAATGATGTTTATAGATGACTCTTATAAGAACGTATTAGAAATAGGTAACAATCAAATGTTTAACCGAGAGTTATTTTCTATCCTTATGGATATTCAATACAGGAAATAAGGGTGTACTTCGGTACGCCCTTTATTTTTCGTCTTAATAGAAGAACTTTATTATAAATACTTAAAGAAAAGGAGGAATAAGTATGTCTACAGATTTCTTAAATAGACGTATGGACTTGAAACATACTTCTTTATCTGAAAACTATTTGACTATGGATACTAGTTATCCTGTTAAACTTGCTGGTAAAGTAATAAAGATATTTACAGCATCTAGTGACTTTAACACGAATAAATGGATTCTTGAAAATTCAGATAGAGAAATAATTCTTACCGTAGAAAGCGATAATGTATATGATTTCGCTGGTAGAGTTATTAAGAACAGTATAGGTGCTGGTAAAGCATATTCTGAAAATATAAATGTATTTAAACAAGATGACTATGTAATGGTCATTATTGATTTTGACAATAAAAATTTACATCTTTGTAGCCAGACAAATTTTGAAAATTTTATCGTTGGTGTTGGAGACAAGTGTGAATTTAAACTTTTTGACATTACTGGTGAATCTGAAATGCCTGGTTATGAATATAAAATTGATGAGGAAATTTTTGATTCTGCTGCTGAATTTGAAAATGAAGAAGGATGTCATTCATTTGTAAGACACAATGATGATGACGTTGTTTATGAAATTCCATCTAATCAAGATGGAACAAGAAAAATGACACCAGTATCTAATGTTGATGTCTTTAATATAAACTCGATAAATACAGCTATTCAAAATCTTGTATTTCCATTTATAAATCCAAACAGTGATGGAGGGGGTATAGATGGAATTGATGCTTTCCATACATATAGAACACTAAACGGTTCTGTAAATGATAAATTTGTTAGTGATTATTGTTATACATATGAAGAAATTAAATCATTAAACTGGGATGACAATGGATATTCTCATACCGAAATAGATGGTTTAACAAACCCAACTGACTATTATTTTGTATTAGCCTCAAATTCCAATTATGATAATAATACGACAAATGAGTTAGATGATAGCTTTATGTTTTTACCAATTAAAAAAGATACATTAACATTTGCAAGTTTTTCAGAGATTAGTAATGGTGGAATTGTATGTGGTGGTGAAAAATCAATTATATCTACTAAACCATCTACAGGAAATAATCTTGTTGGAAACTGGTGGAGTGGTGATATATCTGAAGGATATGGAGTTACATTCCATACCGATGCTTCAGCATCAGGCGGTTCATGTAGAGTAGGGATATTAAAATCGAATGGTGATGACTATGTATCAGGATTAAAAGCTCATTTATACAGTGATTGGATATCTGGTAATAAAGATACTTTTATTACAAGATATGGTATTAATGAATCAGAAACTTATAATAAAGATGAAATGAAATTTTTAAATCGTTTTTTAAACTTCTTTGCTTTTAATTCATCTTATAATTCTAGTTTAAAACATATATCTATGACACCTTTTAATACAACAAGAAATGATTCTCTTAGTGTATATGGTGGTGAAACTAACAAAACTCCATTTTGTATTACAGCAATATATCCAGAAATTTTTGAAAATGTATTATTTGATACTGAAGATGGACAATTTAGTCATAATAATGAAAATTTATCTAATTTTACATCTTTTTATAATTCTTCTGAAACTGGAGAATTTAATAGAACAAATTACAAGTCTACTAAACGTGACTGTAGAGATACAGATGCTGATAAATACTTAGTATATGCATTACTTGAAAAAGGTATATCAAAAGGTACAATGAAAAGTTCTAGTAATTCTAATCCTACACAAAAAATTTATGGATTGACTTCATCAGAGGACCAAAAATTAAAATTCTTATCTAATAGAAGTATGTTAGGTAATTCATACTCTAATTATATTATAGGTAGAAATAGCGATGATAGTTCTAATTATGATTATATTATGATTAATTTAATGTCAAAGCTTAATGTAGCTAAAATAAACAGTACATTTAGTGAAAGTGATATTAAAGATTATAATACAGCTCATATTGGTCATGAAAACTTTGTTGTAATGAGAAGAATTATATTACCTCAGTTAAAAACAATGTGTAAATCTGGTTTAGACCATAAAAATTTCTTCTATGATTCTGAAAATGATAAATATTTTGTTAATTATAAATCTAACGAATATGAAGTATATACAATAATCTATAATAATGGAGAATTAGAATTTGTAAAATTAAACAAAGAAATATTTAAAAATGCATCTAAATTTAATGGTTTATCTGATTATATGTATCTTTATTTTTTCTTTACTAGTTATGGTTCTGGTAAAAGATATGCTACAATATATCAGATGAAATATTACTATGACACAGGTAGAGACGTTGCCCAATCTGATGAGGTTTATGTATCATCTAAAATAAATGAAAAATTCGATTTCTTTAGTGTAGCAAAATTAATGCATACAAGTATATCATCTGCTATAGATTGGCAAAAACACAACAGATTTGAAACAGGATATTTAAATAAACTAGTAGAAAAAGGAACTTGTAATACAATTGAAGAAGCTATTAATAATTTAAAAACAAAATTCGATTTTTCTACCGATATATCAATAGAAGATATGATTAATTCTATAAAAGATGTAATAATTGATGTTGTTAAAGACTATCATTTATTCCCATATTTTTCTAAAGATGAAGATGATATAATTATAACTGATTCAGTTTTAGGAAAATCAAGTGCTGCTGCTATAACTGTCTCTCATCATGATAATGAAAATTGTCATGAAGGAATATTCTTTGCATCTTGGGTAAACAATGTAAGACTTAATGATGGTAAAGGATTTAGATTAAGAGATATGATTGGCGATAGTTATTCAATATATCAAAATTGTATGGCTCCTTATGCATCTAATACAATGATAGATGGTGCTTACGTATATACAATGGAATCATATAATAAATATTTAAAAGATACTTATGTATCAGATATTTACTTTACAGATGAATTTCCATTTATAAATGGAATCGGAATTAGAAAAGAATATTATGAAGGAAAATCATTATATGAATTCTACAATTATATCTTAACAAGAGATTTATCAAAACCAATGTCTAATCCAGATTCTTTAATTAATAAAATCGGTACAAACAATAAAGTTTTTTATAGTAAAAGTACATTAAGTAATGTAGCTAATGTAATAAAAAATAATGTATCTGGAGAAAGATTATTCGTAGATTCCGATAATAATAATATTACTATTACTAATGGTATAGCACTTCATGAAAATATAAATCCTAGTTCTATTTATGGCTTTAATCCAGATTTAATAAATAATACAAATTCAGAAGATGTAACAAGTGAATACATAACAGATGAAGTTATATTTGTAAATAAATCAGAGACTGGAAAGAAAACAATATATTCTCTATCACTAGAAGATGGAAATCCAAAAATACCATCATTAGTTCCTTTAAATGGTACTTTAGGAGAAATTTCTACTGATAAAATTAATTGGTTACAGTTATTATTGGCATTAAATAATAATAAATCTATTGATATATTAAGTAACTTAAGTAATATAAAAAATGAATTAAATAAGTTCTTTTTAAAAGCATCGCAAAATGTAAGTGATAAATATTCTATTGAAGAAAGTATCAATGATTCAGATGCAAATGCCCATGATACTATTTTCGATGAAAGTAGTGAATATTATAAAGACCATAATGCAGATTTTGATGAAACTCATAATATTTATAACTTTTTCTATGGATACGGATATAAAAACAGAGTAAGAGAGCTTAATAATAGAGGAGTTATAGTTTTTGTAACTGAAGGTGCAAGAACATTACAAAATAGAACTGGAAATCAGGGTGAAGTTCCTGAAGACTACACTTATAGTGTAACTCAAGGAAAAGTATATCCAAAACGTATGTATATTTCTAAAGATGGATTAATCTGTACAAAAGAATATTTTGAAAGAGAAAACGCAACAAATGATGATTCAACAACAACAATAAAAGAATTACAAAAAACAATAGATAATCTTACCAGTACAATTGAATCATTGGTTGCTAAAACAGAAGGAATGACTAATTTTAAAATAATGAGAAATAAAATTTCTTCAGCTATGAATGCAGTTCTCGGTACTCACGCAGCTGCTGCATATAAAAATAATAATAGTTCATGGCTTGTAGATGTAAAATCATATTATAGAAATATGCAATATATTTATGATAATATTGATAACTATACTGAAGAAGTTTATAATTGTAATTGTACATTAAATAATCTTCTGGCTATGCATCATCCTAATTTTGCTAAAATACATACATCAGCAAGTGATAAAGTTTTTGAAGAATTAGACAACTATAATAATAGTTTTCGTAATGCTGTTTTGGCAGTAGAAAATCTTGATGATAAGAAAACTAAATTTATAGAATCATTACAAGCTTATATGAATTATATCGTAGATAATTTGACTAATGATGTAAAAGACACTAGTCCCGATATCTCAGGTATTAAAAGTATTATTTCTAATATAAGTTTTGAATAATAAAAGGAGGTAATATAATATGCTTAAAGGTATTGATATATCTGTATGGCAAGGAAGAATTGACTGGTCTGAAGTAGCTAAAGACAAAAATGTCAAATTTGCTATTTTAAGAGCAGGTTATGGTAAGTATGCTTCTCAGAAAGATACAAGATTTGAAGAATATTATGCTGGATGTAAGAGATATAATATTCCTGTAGGTGCTTACTGGTTTTCTTATGCAACAACAAAACAAGAAGCTATTCAAGAAGCTAAGGCTTGTATTGAGTGTATAAAAGGAAAACAGTTTGAATATCCTATTTTATTCGATATCGAGCATTCTTCTCAGACAAGTAAAGCTGTAGCAGATGTAATTATTCCTGCTTTCTGTGATACACTTAAAGCAGCTGGATATTATGTAGGAATATACACTTATTATAGCTTTATTAAGTCATATATTTCAAAGTCAGTATATTCTAAATACGACCTTGCTCTTGCTCATTATGCAAGTTCTACACCTTGGTCTGATAAAGAAATCTGGCAATATTCTAGTAAGGGTAGTATTAAAGGAATCAATGGTGGAGTTGACCTCGACTATTGTTACGTTGATAATTATCCTGAGAAAATTAAGAGTCTCGGTCTTAATAACTTAGGTGGTTCTTCTACAATAACAGAAGAAACAAAACCTGAAACTCCTAAGGAATATATGGTTTCTATTGATAAATCAGCTCCTGCTAATAAAGTTACTACATTCTCTGCAAGTGACAAGACTCAGATTTCTAAACATTTCAATGTTCAGGAATTTAAGTGCAAGTGTGGTAAACAGCATGATATCCTTATTAATCTTTATCTTGTATATATGCTTGAAAAGATTATGGATACAATGAAATGCTCAATGACAATTATCAATAGTGGATATCGTTGTCCAGATTATGATAAGAAGATTGGTGGTTTCGTTGGTCAGCATGGTGTTGGTAATGCTGTTGATGCTGTATTCTATGACCAAAAGAAAAAGGTTATTGATACAAGACTTATATCTTGTGTTGCACAAGATTTAGGACTTGGTGGTATTGCAAATATTAATAAAACTTATACAGCAATCCATCTTGATGCAAGAACCTCAAATATTTGGAAGGGTAATGAGATTGTAAGTAATAGTACTGTAACAAATGACTTTTATAAGTACTATGGTTTAACAAAGGATGACGTATATAAAAATATGAAGGTTCCAGTTAAGCCTACTACCCCAACAACTCCTACTACACCATCATCTTCTACCACAATCAAGGCTGGTCAAAAGGTAACTCTTAAGAATACTACTTTATATGCATCTGCAACAGCTAAGTCAGGTTCAAGTAAATCTGGTACTTACTATGTATATGACACAGAAGTTATAAGTAACAGAATCCGTGTTACCAACTCTGCAAGTAATGTAGGTAAGACTCCTGTTGGTTCATATGTATCTGGTTGGGTAGATAAGTCTGTTGTTACTGGAACTACAAGTACACCATCATCCTCATCAAGTTCTTCATCTACATCAATTAAAGCTGGTCAAAAGGTAACACTTAAAAATGCTACTTTATATGCATCTGCAACTGCTAAGTCAGGTTCAAGTAAATCTGGTACTTACTATGTATATGATGCTGAGGTTGTAAGCAATAGAGTTCGCATCACAAATTCTGCAAGTAATGTAGGTAAGACTCCTGTTGGTTCATATGTATCTGGTTGGGTAGATAAGTCTGTTATCACTGGAACCACATCTACATCAACTTCAACGACATCTCTTAAAGCTGGCACTAAAGTAACTCTTAAGAGTGTTGAACTTTATGCATCGGCAACAGATACTAAGAGTTCTGGTAAGAAGTCAGGAACATACTATATTTACAGTAGTGAAACTTCTAATGGAAGAGTTCGCATCACAAACTCTGCAAGTAATGTAGGTAAAACTCCAGTCGGTTCATATGTATCTGGTTGGGTAAAAACATCTGATATTAAGTAAAAATAAAGTTTTAATACTAAAAATAAGGCGGGATGTAAAGTCCCGCCTTATTTTATTCTTAATGCTTTTTAACTCTTTTAACTTTAACAATCTTAGAAGTCTTTTTAAGTTCAAATTCTAAACCTTCTAAAGCATACATTCTTTTATGATTTTCATAAAGGTCTGAAATATCGTTGATTATCATTGCACGTACTTCAACATCATCTACATCAACTTCAACTGTAATATCTTTACCGATTGTAAAGAACTGAATAGCCATTACTTCTTCATTGACTTCTCCACAATGATTTGTAAAACCAAATTCTCTCTGAAGAGATACAGGAAGTTCACTTTTTCTTATTTCACCTTCAAAGTGAAGACAAACTGACGGTATACCAGATATACTATATGTTACAGTTGTTATTGTTTCTTTCATAATAATTCCTCCCGAATTTCATCTGGAACATAGCTTTTCAACATATGGACTGTTCCTTATCCGATATGTTATTCCGTACAGAGCTGCTCAGTTTAAAGGTCATCCGAGCATCCAGACCGAATAGCTTTTCAAAGGATAGTCAAGATACTATCTTCTATTCACTATTATTATATATAAGTATCATAGAGAACTTTTACAAATATAAACATCAATTATTCAAGCTTCAACTATTTAGTAATATCAACTTGTTAAGGAGGGGTTAATATAAATGATTCTTAGTGTAGTAAATGATTTTTGTGAAACTCCTGGACCAAGATTTAAAAGCGAAGGAAATTTTTCTGGAGAAGAATTTCGTGATGAAATATTAGAACCAAAATTTCTGTTAGCAAAAAGAAATAATGAAAAGTTAATCATTAAACTTGATGGAGTATACGGCTATCCAGTATCTTTTCTTGAAGAAGCATTTGGAGGTTTATCTAAAAAATACTCTTGTAAAACTGTCTTGGATATACTTTCATTTGAGTCTGATGATATTTCATTAATACATGAAATTATAAATTGTATTAAATTTTATGATATCAATGATTAAGGAGGTAAGATTATGGATATGATTCTTAATGGAAATGATTTTCCAGATATTATAAGTTACTTAAATAACGGAAATCCTACACTCAGAAGTCCTAGTTCAGTATATGAAATCAGTCTTATGCAAACTAAAGAAACATTAGCTGATATTGATAGTTATGCTAGATTTATCAATAATGCTATTTCTCAGTTTAGACATAGTAGATTTTATAAAGCATATAAAGCTAATCTTATGGCTTTAGGACTTGACCATTGTTCATATTTACACAATATAAATTCTGAAATGGCTGAGTTAGAAATGAATCATGTTATCTTGACAATCTTTGATATTGCATTATTAATCGCCGAGCATTATCTTAATACATATGGTTATGTATCTACTTTCCATATTGTAGGTGGTCTAAGAGAAGAACATAAACAAAACAGAGTTCCTATTGTTATGATGAGTAAGACTGTACATCAATTATATCATAATGATGAATTGTTCTATGTACACCCAAATCAGATTTTTGGTAAATGGACAGAACTTATTAAAAATTATTATAATGGTATTACACCAGAGATATGTACAAAACTTCTCTATTACATTAGACTTGCTCTAAGAGAAAAAGAATCTAATGATAATGAACTTTTAACATTGGCAAATCAAATACAGAACTGGAGTGAAAAAAATTATGGAAGTACTTTACATGAAATTGAATCTCCAAACCCTTATTATTTTTGGAATAATTCTAATCTTAGTAGTGGTTTCTGAGATTGTTGTATCAAAGCTATTTAATAAATGGATTAATCTTAAATATGATGAATTACAACTAAAACAGTATGATATTGATACACACCTAGATGTATCAAGTAATATTGAGACCAGACTTGATACTGTTATCGAAAGTTGTTTTCAAGAATATTCTTTAATGCATCTTATCTATAAAACAGATTGGTATATTAAGGAAGAAGAAGAAATTCAGATAAGTAAAGATATCTGTACACTTGTAAGTGATAGAATATCTCCTGTTATGTTAAAACAATTAGCATTATATTATAATGAACAGGCTATTTTTGATATTATTGCTAAGAGAGTTTACTTTAAGGTAACTAACTTTGTTATAGAACATAATAAGACTGCTCTATAATATTTTTGATGAAGGGAGGTAGAAGAACATTGGGTAATAAATATAATTATGATTTTGATATGAAATATACTGATAACCCATATATCGACCTTATTGTTAACTGTGTAAAGATTCTTGGCATGAATGCTGTTGTAAAGAATGAAAACCAAGCTTTACATTATGAAGATTCACGTTCTGCTATAGAAGCATCTAAGTTAATGAAATATAAAGAAGGTCATTGGAATACTGCTAAAGACGGCTATTTTGATGAAGACTATTATATGGAATGGAATAGTTATTATAGAATGCTTAACGGTTTACCACCAGCATATACTCTCAATGATGAAAAAGCATATCTGGATGCTACTGGATATGGTAATTCTGTATTTGAGGATATTGGTAATGCATATGTAATTCCAGATTTATATAAAAGATACTTCATTGATGTTGGTCCATATAAAAGTATATATGAAGGAAGATATCTTCATGAATTAAATGAAGAAGAATTATCTATTCTTATTGCGGATGGAACACTTGACCAAATTAAAGCAGATTATGCTGATGATACACATTATCAATATATTTATCATCTAGGAGATAAGAGAATAGATTTCTATACTGCTCGTAAAGCAGTTAATTTCTCTTTATTATATCTTCCTCAATTAAATACATTTGATATTATTGAAAATAAGTTTAGAAGAGTATATGATAGAAATAGAAAATATACTATGGCTACTGTATATTCTGAAGCTTATAGATTCATGTCATATCATTATGATGCATTTATTCAGATTCTTATCATTATTCAAACAATGGTAGATATGATTTCTGAAGTACAAGAATACATTATTAACAAAGATGTATTTGATTCAAGAACAATACGTTATCTATTCGAATCTTATGGTATCGCATATTATAAAGAGATACCTGTAAAATATCAGATTCGTATTATAAAGAACGTAAATACTTTATTAAAATATAAATCTTCTCATAGAAATATCATTGATATTCTTGAGTTATTTGATGATGATACTATTACAGTATATACTTATTACTTAATGAAAACCAAGAGAATCCATAGAGATAATTTCTATTATTATACAGAGGCTGATATAAATCCAAAGTATAATACTGGATTAATTTATTATATTGGACGTCCAGAAGATATTTCAAATAATAAAGTTCCTCTAATGAGTGTTCAATATAATCAAGACGACACAAGAACTATAATCGATGAAGAAACTAAAAACATTGTAAAAGATAATTTTATCAGAACACATGTATACGGCTATTCTTTAATCAATTTAGAGAAACCAGATACTTCTGATAATAGACAAATTCTTGATAGTGATTATCAACCAATAGCTGGTAAATTTGCCGACAGTCTACAATCATTGACAGCAGAAAAACAGATATCGAATAGTTTTATATGTGAATTTCTTGATAATACTGCTAAAGGTGTTAATGGTCTTCCTTGGTTTGGTGCAGAAGATTACAACAAAAATTATAGTAATTCTACTAAATACTTGGAAAAAAGAAATAAATTCCTTAATAATTTCAAATCAAATCTTGCAAATGTTATTAAACTTGTTTTTGATGAAGAAACACAGAATGACAAAAATTTTGCTCTTAATCAATTTCATGTAAAAAGAATCAAATATAGAATATATTCTATATTGGGAATATTTGATTATGACAATATTGACTTTGATAATATTACTGATGCTGAATTAAACGATAGATTTTATAATCCTGATGATTTTATTACAGAGTCTTATTGCATAAAACATGGAATTAATTTTGATGACTATAAAGATTCAGAAAATAAATATCTATTAAATCATACTATTCCATTCATGACTTGGTTTGGATATAGAGAAAAAACTAGTCGTGATGCTGCAAAAACAATAGATGATTATTTATCTGATAATACATGTTATATTTTTAATTCTAATGGTAGTTTTTCTGCATTACCAGGTGGAAAATTAGGTGATTTGTATGAAAAATATACTGCTATATTTAGAGAAAATTATTGTATAGCAGCAAGAGTATATGTAGAGGCTGTATTTGATGATATGGCTTACGATTACCTAAATAATCCAACTCCTAGATATATAGGATGGATTGATATCGGATATGCTATTTCAAAAACTGGCAAATCTCTTGATGAGCTTGAATTAGGTGATGAAATAGATACAACCAAAGATAACAATATCCCAATCTATAATTCTGCCTATGTATATGAAGTTATCACAGAAGACATGATAGGTAAAGAATATTTTAGAAAGAACTATGATTTATGTTTCTTGAAAGTCCCAATTCTTGACCCAAATGCCTATAAGATGCTAGAACGTAAAGATATGAGAAAAAGTTATGACTCAATTACCCTAGCAGACCCATTCTGGGACGGTGTATCTACGTTTGATATTCTCACTGATGAAGAACGTGACAAACTACATCAATCTAAGAAACAAGAGATTTTAAATAAAGACTTCACTATTGAACGTACGAAATACATAGCTGTAGAAGCTTCTATTGATTTAACTAAGATGTCATATCAAGTAAGTTATTTTATGAATATGCTATATGATAAACATATTGATGAAGAATTATTAATGGTTGAAGTAGACCCATTAATTGCACCAACAAAGGTAAGATTAAATGATTTGCTTACTTTTGCTATTGCACTTAATTTTATTTATAATGGTGTAGAACCAGACAACATAGCTTCTGATATGGAAAAGAATATGTATATCAATGGATTTAATTTTGATACAGACTGGACTGATATTTATAATTATCTTCAAAATAGACATTTCATAAATAATAATTACCTTAATGAAATTCATGAATATTCATATGTAAACGAATATGGAGAAACTATTACTAATGAAGGTTATGGAATGTCTCCTATGAATAAAGGATGGATGACAGAATGGTTTGATGATTTTGTTGTATATGGAACAATTTATGATGAAAAGACAAAAGAATATAAAGAAGTTAAAACATATATGGGTCAACCTATATATGGTTTAAATGAAAATGGCGACCCAATATTCTTTTATCCAGATGAAGCTGTTAAACCAGATACATCTGTTAAAATAGATACTGATAAGACAACAAATGAAAGAGCTTTGTATACCGATGATGAGCATTATATTCCAAATCCACAAGTAGGTGCTTTCTTAAGTGGTAGATATGAAAAGTGTGATGATGATTGTACAGAAACAGTAAGATTAGAATTTGATTTTGGCGAATCCGATATCTGGAATTATAATCTTAAAAATCATGCTATTGTTGATATGAATGGAAACATAAGTACAATTAATATTGCTTGGGAACCTACACAATATCCAGATACAGATAACAATTCTCATGGACTTTGGATGACAACTGAAATTCTGAATCATTTAGATGAAGCTTCTACTGATTTAGAAAGAATCAATATGCTCAAGAAAATATATTATAGTAATACAAATCTTTATAATCATCTTACTTATATGATGAGACATGCTGAATCTAAACGTATGTATGATATCTATAAAGTATTATTCGATTCATTTATGGAAACAAAAATGAATCATGAATATTATGGATTAATAGATGAAAATGGTAATCCAGTTTATGTAGATGAAAATACTGGAGACTTATATCATATAAGCAAGAAAGAAAAGTATCTATATGATGAAGAAGGATTCCCATTATTCCGTGGTCATAAAATACAAGAAGATGATACAGATATTCCTACTACATTATACAGATTAAAACATAATGATGATTTCACAGATTGTTGGTATGTTAATGTAGATGAATATTATAAGCCACTAAATAATATAACAGATAAATTTGAATGTCTATATAATTTACGTGTTTTTGAAGAATATGGTAGAAAGGAATATATCATGAATGAAGATATTAATGATAGATTCCCAAGAACGTACTATATGACTCCTGCATCAAGTGATTATACATTTGTATTTGAAAGTGAGTACGGACCATTTCTTGTTAATGCAAATAATCCAGATATATATATTCCTATTGAATTTGATGAAGATGGTAATGTTAAACTTGATGAAAACAAATTCTATATAGACGAAAATGGTAATGTTATTGTTCGTCCAAAAGATGAAAAACCACAAGAAGGAGAAACTGAAATTGTAATTAAACGTAAAATAGCAGAAAGCTACTATGATTTCTTGCAATATCGTAATCCTAGTTTGTATAGTCATTTAATTGACTTAAAATATAATTACAAAAATGTACCTGTTATGGACGAAAATAATAAAGTGCTAAGATATGTTCCTTCTGACGATAAACGTAAGAGAATAGAAGTTATATGTGAATTAATCGTAGCAGCTTTAGAAAAGTATTTTGATAAAAAAGAATGGCGTTATATCTTTAACCTTATACCAACTGCTAATATACAGAATATTCAAAATTATATTATGAAGATGGTAGTATTCTTTAAATCATGGAAAACACAAATTCTTGATACCACTGTAAGTTATGTTATTGATGACCCATTCAATAATCATGTACATATTATTGATGATATGTATTATAATACAACCTTTGATAATCTTCTTGAAAAGGTTCGTCCTAAAGAATATAAATATTTCTTAAATCATATGCATTATAAAGACCCTGTAAAGGTTGGAGAAAAAGTTGATTTCGAAGATGTTATTTTCGAACCTTATAAAATTGATTTTGGATTTGCTGAGAAGATGTATGGACATAACTTTGATTATCCAAATTTAACGTCTAAACTAAACTTTAAAGATAAAATTGGTCCTGGAGAAAAAGTTGAAATGAATACTGTATATTATACAGGTGATGTTCAAACTGATTCAAATGGAAATATCTTATTACCATAAGAAGGAGAGGTATACTTATGAATAAAAAACTAACAATTTTTGATGATAACGGTGGAAAGAATATTCTTAAGAATGATAATGCTAGTATCAAAGGTACTGACATTATTCTTAAGTCACTTGATAGTGGTAAAGTATTATTCCGTGGAAGTAATAAAGTAATTGTATCTGGTTCTGAATTTAATGCAATCAAAGATTTTGATTATGATAAATTCGTTGGTGATGATAGCTACGATTTTCTTCCATCTATTCCGAGTTATGATATGGCATTTGAAAAGAATGGTAAGCCTTTCATGACAAATACATCTGTAAAAATGCCTATATCTTTAGCTCAATTTAAAACACAGGGTTTCAGCTTCTATACTGGTGAAGATGGAACTGATAGTATGCTTAGTGCATTTAAGAATCTTCAAATTGAAAATGAACCTGCTCATAGACTTTATAGACAGTTTGCTCGTCGTGTATGTTTATGGTGTGTAGGTATTGACGGATGTGGTATTGAAGCATCGAGAGTATTCAAGGTACATAACACAAAGTGGATTGCACCTTATGGATACTATGACTATAATGATGGTACTGGTGGAAATAATACATATGCTCAAGATAATATTCAGGATTCTACATGTCTTATTCCTTTTAAGTACAGAACTATGGATGCTGATTTACAGAATTCATATAGAAAACAGTACTTTGGTCGTGCACATATCAATAATACAGCCATTGGATATTTCTTCAAAACATTTGATGAAACTCCTAAGCTTATTCGTAGATATGCAGATGATAGTACAGACCTTGTAAATGTAACTGGTGATAATATTGATGTATGGAGTGATAAACGTGCATCAGAAGCAGAGGTCGTTGTCCAGCTTAAGATGAGTGTAACTGCATCTGACTGCAGAGAGTATTTCAATCGTAATATTGGAACAAATGATTCTAAGATTAATACAATTTCTCTTTGTACAGCAGTTCCATATATTAATCCAGATGGTATTCTTGAATACGCTGATATCAGACCTTTCACTAGATTCAACTTCCCTAATGAAGCTCTTATTGATTATTCTAAGGGAATTGATATCACATACTATCTATATTACTAAAAATAAAGCGGGTGGTATAAAAACCACCCGCCGTTTTTTATTTTGTTAAAAACAACCGTATTTTGAATTTGATGTGAGTCTTAATATACTTGCACATAGTATAATACTAGACAGTGTAGTATTCTTACCATTCTTCATAGGGATAAATATTTTATCACTCTTTTGGTTTCCATACATTACTGTTATATCATACTTAATTTTCTTGATATGACAAATGAGTCTATATAAAATAGAACTCATTGTACTTATTATCTGCGGTTCTAACTTGTTAGTACCGCATAAATTCAGAACAATTTCAGTGTCGCTATTACAATTAGATGCAATTTTCTTTATATCATCCAGAGTAATAGAATCTATCTTTTTAATGTCCATATTCATAATGTGTTCCTCCCTAAATAAAATGTACACAGAGTTTAAGCACTCTGTGTACACTTAATTAAACTTATTCAACGTAATTCTGACATGCGTAAATCATATCATATTCTTCATCAGTAATTTCGTCAATACCGAGCTGAGTAAAAGAATTGATACAAATCATAGTGTCTGTCTGAAGTGCCATACGTTCATTGAACATACCATCATTATATGAAACCTGCATACTAAGACGTGGATTAAAGAGCTTAGCTGCATTAAGAAGAAATTCATCATTAATGATAAGCATGATATTCAATGTATCGCCATCAAAGTCTGCACCCATTGATTTAAGAATCTCATGTGGCACATGACAACTGTAGGTATCATCCTTTGTAACACCAACTACATGCAACTGAATAATTGATGCTGGTGAGATAGAAGGATTACGATTTAAAATTATACCCACATACTGATTGTTAATAATATCCTGAATCAAATCTGCAATCATTGGATTAAACTCAATTCTTGCTTCGTCCCAGATTCTATAAGCTTCTGAAGGACTATAGGTTTTTGTCAGAATATTAATGATTGTAAGAGACATTAATTCAACCAAAGTAGGATAAGGAAGAATAATCTCATCAATCCTTAAGTCTGGGTCTGGGATAATAACGTTTCTTGCAGTGAAGTTACAACGACCACCATTCAAGGAACGAATATATCCTTTCTTTTGTGCAATGACTTTCTCAAGGTCTGCATAAATCTCCATGTATTTCATCTGAATATCATAGAGAATCTGATTTGTAGGTTTTGTTCTACCTCTTGAGTAAATCTTTGACTTGTTAAGTTTTGCAGCAAGACCAGCAATTACATTATATAATGCATTGTTTCCTTCAAAGTTAAAACGATTCTGCTTAATAGAAAAGGGTCTTAACTGAGAAGTATACACTGGTAAAGAATGAGTAAATACGATAGACTTATACTTCATAATATCTTCATAATAAGCCATCTTATTTATATTTGTCTTGTACTTGTTTCTGAAGAATTCCATTATTTCGTCAAATCTGTTTTTAAATTCTTCAAAACCAATTCCTATAAAAGGATTTGATTTAGATGCATCTTTCTTTACAGTAAAACCATCCTCATCAATTTTGCTATCGAAGTTAATAATAGCATCAAGGTTCTTCTTACCCATAAAAGCAATAAGCTTCTTAAACATATTTGGGTGAATAACAGTATAATCATTAAGCACTACCCAACCAGTAATACTAAAATCATTACTAACGTAACGAACCTTTGTGTGACAAATAGGACAAAGTAAACCATTGTTTACCTTCATCATTGTCTTTCCACATTTGCACTTATAGATATCTCCAAAGGGAGTCATATCGTCAATCTGAAGACCATATCTTGAAGAGAAGATACTATCTTCTGAACGAATATCCTTTTTGATATCCTGCTTCTTTGTAATATAAAATCCTGTACGTTTACTGATATCTTTTACACACTCCTCATCAAAATCGATAGGAGTAATCCAAGATTCAAACTTGTACAATGGTTGTCCTTTTTCATTTAAAGGAACATTGAAAGGGTAATTACCATTTATTTTAAGCTGATAAAATTCTTCAAGCTTTTCATAAAGGTAATCATAGTTTTGAGTTTCTGTTGATTGCATTTATATTCCTCCTTATAAATACTTATTATTCATAAGTTGATGGTACTGTTTTATGTTACAATATCACCAGCTATCATGATACCTTCTCTGAACTCATTAAAGTATTTGTATCTCTTTCTGATTGTCAAGGTATACTGGTTGATTACTATATCAGGGTCATTAGTAAAGTACTCTTTATAGGTATCAAGTATACCACAACGACGAACAATACTTTCGAGTTTTGCTAATGTTAGATTCTCATCAAATTCAATATCTTCCTTGGCTATGATGTCAAGCACTGGAATTGTTTTGTTATCTGATAAGATTCCTGGCTTTGTGTCGATTCTAAAATCTACATCTTCATCAAAGTTTTGTGTTATCGTAACATTAAGTTCGTTTATAACCAAAGTCTTTGATGGAATAATCCTTTCATTATTCGCTATTGCTTTAGGCTGTTGTGGTATCTTAGCTTCAACAATAGGAATATATCGATGTTGCTCTGAATTGTTTTTAGATACAATTTCTATTGACATATTATTACCTCCTTTTATTTATTAGAGAGTTGTCGTTTCTCTACATATATAATATATGATTAATCTGTTAATTATAAAGACTTTCAACAATAGTATAAAATACACTTTAAGGAGGAAGAAATATGGCTACTAAGAAAAGAAAGTCTAGATATATTACTGATACTGAACGTGATTATATCTTATCATTATCTAGTGAAGATTGTTTAAGAACAAGCATCTTTATGGAATGCTTTGGAGAATTTAATGGTAAGAAAAAGTTTAATACATATGATGTAATGAAAGTACCGCCAAAGACTTATCATAATAACAAAAATGAATTTGTTACTACAGTAGGTTCTTGGTTCTTTAATAAAGGATGTATTGATTATCCAGGTATCTTTGATGAAATTGGATATATTAATAAACCAGTTAATAAAGGCGTATATGGTGACATTAATGATAAACTTTCTCTTGCTATACTTGAGGATAGAGTTACAGTAGAGCAGTTTAAACAATGGATTATATGTTGTCAGAAATTCATGAATTATTCTACTGTAATTTGTACTACATCTTCAGAAGATATGCTTCTTATTTCAAAGAAGATTGAACCTAAAAAGAAAGAACTTCTCAAGAAATATGAAAAAGAACTTGCTGCTGGTGATGCATTTACAATGAAGAAGATTGAAGATGAACTTCTCAATTATTGTGAGCAAGAACTTAAAGATGACCCTGCTTGGGATAATATAAAAGCTGGTGCTGGTGCTGACCTTGGAAATAACTTTAAGAATATGTATGTCGTAAAAGGTGCTCAAAAAGACCCAGACCCAACTAAAGGATATAACATTATTACATCATGTTATTCAGAAGGTGTATCTAAGGATGACTATGCTGCTATGGCTAACTCACTAGCTGCAGGACCATACTCACGTGCAAGAAAAACTGCTATTTGGGGCTATGAAGAAAAGAAATTCTTATTAGCGTTCCAACATGTTAAGTTAGGACCTAAAGATAGTGATTGTGGTACTAAACGTACTATTACAGTTACTCTTGATAAAAACTATATGAAACTTCTAATGTATTCTTATATAGTAGAAGGAAATAAACTTGTACGTCTTGATAGTACAAATATGGATAAATATAAAGGAAAGACAGTAAAGATGCGTTTCTCAAGTCTATGTAAGAATGAGTGTATATGTAATAAATGTGCTGGTGATTTATACTATTTATTAAACACTCCTAATATTGGTACTGCTACTCCTCAATTAGCTAGTGCTGTAAAGAACATCATGATGAAAGCATTTCATGACAGTACAGAAAAATTTACTCAGATGAACGCTATGGAGGCATTCGGAGAGTAATTTTAAAATATGTAGCTTTTGTGGTATATATTAGCGTTTAATATTTATTTATAAAAATGATAACATAGAGGAAGAGGATTGACTACAGATTATGATGCTTTTGTAGACTTCTTTGATGATTATTATGCATCATATATACAAACTACTACTATGTATCCAAATACAAGAATATCAATAGATAGAATAAATAATAACTTAGGCTATGTCAGAGGTAATATAAGTTGGGCTACCCCTATTCAACAAACAAGAAATTCAACAACAGTAAAACAATTTATAGCTCAGGCACCTAATGGACAATTATATCTAACTAATAATCAATTACAATTTGGATTAAATCATGGATTGGAATCTAAACATATATCAGACTGTCTACTTGGTAAACAAGCTACTACAGGTGGAGGATGGAGATTCTATAAGTTAAATCCATTATTTGTATATAATTTTGATAATGATTCAAGATTTATAAAAGAGCTTTATTATTAAGGAGGAAAATAATATGATTTATATGGATTTTAGTGAGGCTTTGAGATGCTGTAAAGCAGGTAAAAAGATAACCAGAACTGGATGGAATGGAAAAGGTATGTTTGTTATATACCAGAAAGGTTATCCAGATGGTGTTCCTTGTAATGAACAAACTGCTGAAGTATATGGTATTAATGAAGGTGATATTATCAAAGTTAATCCATACTTACAACTTAAATGTGTAGATGGTTCTTATAGTATGTGGGTTCCGTCAATTAATGATATTCTTGCTGAAGATTGGTTAGTTATATCATAAACTAATACAAACCGCCTCATAGAGAGGCGGTTTATTTTTTATTTTGTAAAAGTTATCTATGTTACTTGTATATAATATATGTGAGTAGGAGATAGTAATAAGACTATCCATTAGAAAAACTACTTGAGTCTGGATTGCTCGGATGACTCACCAAATAACTGAGCAGCTATATAAGTTTGAGTCATACGTGATATCGGAACAGTCCGTATGACTAAAAGCTATGTTCCTTTCTGATACTCTTAGGAGGTATTGTTATGAAAAAAATAGAAAAGGCTGATTATATTATCAGAATGATGGCTGCTGCCATCGAAGATGCAAAAGAAAAATTCTTCAATGAAAATAAAGAAGAATTTAACAAAATTTCATTTAATATCTATGACCAAGATGAAGAAGAAACATTAATAGCATTAATGGTTTCTTCATACGACTATAGCCATAGACATCTTGTTTCAAATTGGTTGTACAATGCATATGATGGTGCCAGCGAATTCATGAAAAGTAAAAAGCTCGAATATATCTGTGATGAGTTAGAGGTAGACATGCCTCATTTTACATGGAATCAAGAAGACCTTATCCATAAAATAAGGTTTATTCAAATTTTAGAAAGAGATGAAATAGAACATCTCAATGCTCCACGGAAGTATATCCTTTGCAAAGAAAGAGGTTATGAATATGACCTATTTAAAAGGAAAGTTTATCCAATAGAAAAGGCATGGGTCTCTTGGAAAGAAGGAGGTGAAAACTAATGCTGAATGAAATAATAAATGGTTTAAACTCATGTTCTTCTGTTGAACAGATAAAATCATATAAAGAAGAACAGATTAGAAAAATGGATATAGAACATACAGAAAAAATGAACAAGTTTAATGAAATGAAAGCTCAGCATGATGCTGAGCTTAATGTAATTTCAAAAGAAATCAGAGAGGCAATAGCTTCTAAAGATTTTAATCTTGTTAAAGACTTGCTTAAGAAGCAGACTGAACTTATTGCAAAACAGAGTGCAGAATTGCTTTCTGTTATGTGATTTTTATTCAAACAGACCGCCTGGCAAGCGGTTTGTTTTTTATTTTTTAAACAAAACTTTATAATAAAGATGATGATGTTATTATGCTGTTATAAGGAGGTAAATCCTATAATGAAACAAGTATTTCTAATTCCTATGTCTTTAGATGAAAAAACTACTGAAGACAAAATTAATGAAGCCATCTATATGATTGGAAAGGATACTTCTGTTACTTGGCTAACAGACCTTATTAAACCATTAGATGGTAGTAAATATATGCTTGTCGCTGAGAAAGAAGAAACTAAAGGAACAGAAACTCCTACAATTGGTGTTAAGGTTATTCATGGTTCTCAGGACATGTTAAAAACAGAGAAGATTATTAATGATACTCTTGTAGAAATGGAAACAGATGAAGATGAACCAAAATCATTTATTTCTATTTCTCATCCTTCTGAGTTCATGTATATTATTCTTTTCGAGTATAAAGCTGGTACAAATCCAAGGGTAAAAATTGTACCTAATCCTGCAGACCCATATATTGGTTCACGTAAATTATCTACGTTCCTGAAGAAACTTGATGAAGACGAAGAATGGGGTTTACAGCCATATGACAGCTTTATGCTTGATGAAAATAATCTAATTATTCTTTTCTCTGAAAGTTAAAGGAGGTATATATTATGAAGAGTCTTTTAATTCATATCGGTCGTGCTGATATTGTTGAAGCTGAGAAACAGATTAATGAACAGATTAAAGACCTTAAAGGTTTCGTTTCTCTTAAAGTTACATCAAACGGTCAGAATGATATGGCTGTTGTTCTTTATGATGGAGAATCAAAAATTTCAAAGCCTACAGTTAAGATTGTTGAATTTTCTATTACAGATGCTAAGGAAGCTCAAAAGAAGATTGATGCTGCACTTGAAGGTCTTGATGTTGTAAGTGTTGAACCTACTTGTATTGTTGATATGAATCGTCTTGTTATTGTATATGATGCTGGCACAGCAGATAAAAAAGAAGTAACAGAAGATTCTGAAACTGTATAATAATAAATGATGATATTTGTAAAATAAATTTAAGCACCATACCTTTTAAAGGTATGGTGCTTTGGTATACTTTCAATACTAAAAATAAAGGTAAGTAGTTTAACTCACCTTTATTATATTATTTGTTATAGAGAACACCGAATAGGAATTATCCTACAATCCAGACTTCACAAGAAACCCTTCCCAATTGTCTGAATGAACTCGGTGTGTTTGAATAGTCAGAATAGAAGATGTCTATTACATGGTCTCCCATTCCACCTGTGTCATCAACTCTGTAATAACCATCTACAGAGCCATCTGAACTTTTTATATATACAGTAGTTCCTAAAGGTATGGAATTACATGCTACACTATAGTTATTAATAAGTGTTCTTCCAGATGCTCCATAGCACCCATAAGAACCTGAATAATATGTCATTTCTGATACGGACCAGTTTCTTTCAAGTCCATTATCTGGTCCTTCATATATATCATCCTCCTCATTTATTGTTTGTTCGTATGGAGGCTCATATATAGTACCTATATTTATATCTGGATTACATACAAGACAAGGTCTTGCTTCATCGATATAATCGCCATCTATGATATCCATACAGTTTGAATCTGCGTATATACAGTCAGACCTATGAACTCTCATAGATTCTTTATAGAAATAATATGTAATATTATCAGTGGGTTGTTCATCATATTCTTGTTGTACAACAGGCTCAGATTCAATATAACTATCTCTCTTCTCTATTGTTGTTGAAATAGAAGTAGTGGTTGTTTCTGGTATTGTTGTAGTAGAAGTAGTTAATGTTTGAATTTCTGTTGTAGAAGTTATTGCCGTAGTGTTAGTTGTTACATTTGAAACAGATGTAGTAGTAGTAGTAGTTAATTCTGATTCAATTGTTGTAACAATTTCTGAAACTTCATGATATTCCTCTACACCATCAGTACGAAACTCTGGCACAAACATTGACATTAATATTACAAATAATGTTATAATAATTGATAATGTCACCGAGATTATAAAAGTAATCTTCTTGTGTTTTAAATTCTTATTCATAAATTTAACCTCATCTTTCTTTTTCTTCTTTTTACTTTGAACTTGCCTAGGGGATATGCATGGTTTATACATGCGTGTCTCTATAACACTTCTATAGTATACAGTCAAAAAAGTTTATAATATGCAGACGGGGAAATTAAACCCCGTCTGCAATTAGCATGGAGGTATACCTTATTTATTAGTTGTGTTATAAATTCCTGAATACTCAAGAATTGGTGATAACAACGGAGCTTTTTCAATAAGGATATTTTCTACATTATTTAAAAATTCTTTATCTTGTAATTCTACAAATTCAGTAAGAAGAATTCCTAAAATATTATTATCATGGTCATATACAGCAATACCAGTAGCTGATTTAATATTGTTATTTTTAAACATACCAACTAATACTGGTGCGTCATGAACAAATTCATTGTCTTCATCATCAACATCAATTATAGTCATTTTACCATTTTTATATATGTAAGATATATTATTATCAAACATTTGCAACGGTAATCCACTATGTAAATTAATACTTTTAGATACACCGCAGTTCTTTTTTATAACCTCACATATACAAGATGTTTTAAAGAAAGGTAATCCGTGTGAACTATAAACACCATTATGAAATACATATACTGCAATACGACTAGAATTAATTTCGTCTGAAATATCTTTTAATATTTCTTTAATACTCGAATTTATATCTAGAAACACTTGTACAATATCTGGTTCTTTCACAATTGTAGAATGTTGAGCAGAATTATTATTTTCTTCTTCATCTTTTTTATTTGTTAAAAGCGTATCAACTAGCTTTTGCTGCTGTTTTATAAGCTGATTATTAGTTTTCTGATTAGTCCGCAATATATATGCAAGCATCGCTAATAATACTACTATAAAAACAGCAATAATAACAGTAGATGCTCCATAAGTATGAATAAGATTTGTATATTCACTTACTTCATCTGAATATTGCTGAGCATTGTCTACGACAGTTGTAGTAACACTATCCATTATATTCTCCTTTCCGAGTGATTACACTCTTATCTTATTATATTGTTCAAAAAAAGAGATAGATGGAGAGTATGGTACACTCTCCATCTAATTTAGTTATCATGTTTTAGTTCCATCAAAACTATTAGGAGTTTCATCTGTACTTGAATAGAAAATAGTTCCTGATTCATCATCAGTATCTGAAATCTCATAAGTAGTTGTGTCATCACTTGTATAGTATTTGTCAATAATAGAACTTATTACAGCATCTTTCTTAATAAAATCTGGCTCATTCATTCTAGACTCATTATATGGAGTCATAGGACCCTTAGCTGTATCGTAATTATAGAATAATTTATTAAGATTCTCATCAGATAAATCATTTAATATATCATCTAAAAGAGTACGTTCAGCATAAGCCTCCAATTGTGTAAGGTCAACAGATTTAATAAGTTTTGTAGATTTATATACATTAGGATTATCGGTTGAACCAAATTGACCAGCTTGAATATCATCATGATTTAATCCATCATTAATATATACCTGCTCAATTATATCTTGAGTATCAAGATGATTCATTACCTCTAATCTTACAGCATTCATTTTATCTCTCTCATATGTAGCATAATCTGTGTTAATACTCATTATTGTATCAGAAATATCTTCTAATTCATCGAGTCTAACTTTCTTACCATTTAAGAATACAAATGTAGAATGTTTACTAGATATAGCATACAATGGAGAACGTAATTTAATATAGTTAGTTCTATCTGTATTATCTGGATACATCTGGTCTCCCATAACACGATATTCAGTTTCATTATTATTTGCTATTTTAATATCACCATTTTTAAGATATCTTTCTTTATTTTCTAAGTCATAATATTCAACCTCAAGATGCTTAAGGTCGTTAGTAACATAGAAAATATCAATTCTATCTCCTGTCTTTATAGGAACATTGAATACAACACCTACATCATTTATAGGATTATTTACAATTGAATGTAAATAATAATATGTGTTAGGAAGTAATAGACCATTCTTAAATACTAAAAGATGAGAATTCTGTAAACAGAACTTAAAGTCATCATCATCTAGTTTATAAGTATATGTCTTTCCTACACCTTCTTCTTCATATTCTTTCTTATTCATGATATAAATATATCCAGCAGGTAAATCTTCTTCTGCAACAAAATATTTATATCTAAATTGTCTCTTAGAAGATAAATATAAAATATAAGGTGTTGTTATATCTCTGTCTGTAGTATAACCACCATCTTCATAATCCTCAGATTCTTGGTTATCTCCAGAGCTAATACCAGAACCTATTTCTATATTAGAAAATACTGTTTCATAAAATGCATAATCTCCAATAGAAGTAATATTATCTCCTAATATAAGATTATGTCCCATTGACATACAATCATAAAATGCATTATTATTTATTTTAGTAATAGATTTTGGAAATTCTGTTGTATCTGCACTAGTTCTAGTACCGTCATTATATTCGATACCAACACTTCTAAGTGCACCACCATAGCAGAATCGCTCTGGTATATAATCTATCTGTATATCTTCTTTAAAATATATATGGTCTAGTGAGGAGCATCCATAAAATGCTCCTTCACCTATATATGTTACAGATGATGGTATTACTATATCATTCATAGCTGTACAGTTTTGAAAGGCAAATTTTCCAATATAAGTTAACGTATCAGGAAGAATAAGTGTAAATCTACTTACTTGTAAATTTGATAATGCATAGTCTTCTATTACAGTTATGTCTTTTAATTGTATTAGTGATATAGATGCAGGATATGTAGCTAATTTTTGTATAAAGCTTTGTGTTATTGTTGAATTTGATGAATCCCCATATATTGTTATTTCTGTATCATATCTATCTACTACACTAAAATCAGTCATACCACAATAAAGTGATTGCATAATTATTCACCCCTTCCTACCAATGTTTCTTCTAGAGGAATTTTAATACTTCCATCTGTACAAGTAATTCCACCGCTATTATTTAAGTTATTAGCATCTCTAATCCATGGTAAAGTTTTAGATATTTTATTCCATTGTTCCATAGTACCACTATATTTTATAGATACTACATTCTTGGTAGCTAGAGCCATAAGTCCTATACCAGTTATTCCAGAACCTCCTCCACCACCAGGTTTAACAATAGTTCCACCACTACCAGTACCTGGATTCTCAGGAACTTTACCATCAAATTCAAGGAAATATTCTCCTCCGCCTTGTTTAGTTACACGATGCAAACCATTAATCTTTTTATCATTTTGAAGAGAATGAATAAAGCGTCTACTATCATTATATTCAGATGTAGTAGCTCTATATGATTTCATATTATAAGATAATTCATAAGTTGTATTTTCTGTATCAACAACATCCCATTTATCATCTTCATCTTTAGGCATTATATTTACAAGCAATTGTACATTTTCAGCATCAATAATACTTGTGTTACAAGGTATTGCTTTATTAAGTGTAACTGTTCCAGTAATACTATCATACAATCCCTTATCCATAGGATTGCCATTGATGTCAGTTCTTATAGAGTTAGGAGATTTAGAATAATATCCATCTGGAATACTCAATTTAAGGTCTTCATCAGTTTCACATATTTTTTTCATTATTGTATTATTTGCATTTAAAAAGAATACAAATTCAAATTTATCTGTTCTAGAAATATTTTCTTCTTTTTCGAAAGAAAATGTTATATCTGTATATTCTATTGTATGATATTTGGAATATAATTCTCTGTTTTTGAAAATCATTACATAGTTATCCTGATTGCTTATATTCCAACGTGACATAACAACTCTACTTAAGTCAATAACTTTATCAACTTGTAAAGTTATTACTAATTCATCATTATTATAATATTCGAGCATCTCAGTAATTCTATTATATTTCACACTAGTAAAAGTCTGTTCAAAATTCTTATCAACATCCCTAAAGCTAGTGGTATTTTTAATAATAGTTGTATGCTCTTGACTCTTGTGTCTCATTTCAGCATAAGTAAAGTTAACTGTTTTTCCTTCTTCATTAATATATTGAATTGAAGATGGTAAGACAGAATCACCAAGAGTTTTTACTGTTACAATAATTTGAATATTATCAAATACAATTTTTTGATTTTTATTTTTTATAAATGTGATTAACTTATAACCATCTAAAGTACATGTCTTTTCATAATGGTTATTTGATAAAATATTAAGAATCTCTTCTCCAGTTTTAGTTATAGATACAACGCTACGTTTAATAGACTGCTCAAGCTTATCAGCATCATAACCAATGATATAATTTAAACCATGTCTTAGATTCTCTTCATATGACTTATCAAGATTATAAGTAAAATCGAATACCTCGTCAAGTAAATGCATACTGTCTACGGTATATTCATCTTTATTGATACTAAAGATAAACATTTCAGGAAGATTACGTCTTAATCCCCATTCAGACACAAGTTTATGAGGAATATTATCCTGGTCACGATATCCATAGTTATAATAGAATCTTGGGTCTAATTTATAATTTGTACTATGTAATACAAAATCAAGTGTTGTAATATAATTTTCTTTTTTATTATTTCCTAAATCTTCAGGAATAATATAATCAGCAGACCAGTTAAGTTTCTTTATAGACTCTAATACAAGATGAGGGTCGTGTTTAAATATATTTTCAGCTAATGCATCTAATACAAGTGCTGTTTTACGATTAGCAAGATTATTATTATTTACTACTGGATAACCATCAAGATTTAAAAGACCGATATTATCGAAATAATAAATGAATTCGTCTATTGGTGTAGCTCCTTCTTCCATATTATTAAGATAACTTAATTCAAATCTTAACTTAAAACTGTCATATCTTAAATCATCATATTCCTGTACAAGTCCAAATTCATTCATAATAGGTAAGAAAGGAATTATCTTACCTCTTGAATCTCCCTCATATATATAAAAAGCATCACTAGCAACTTTGTCATCATCTCTTTTTTCATTATCAATTGGAACAAGAATATCTGGTAATGTTGCTGCAGTATCTTTTATAATATTAGAAATATATTCTCTTATTGTACTTGTAGGATTTTTGTTTTCATCAAAGATATCTTCTTCTTTGATTTTTTCAGCAAACATACTATCCTCATTTTTAGGAACAGCTATAAATCCACCATTCAAATAATTCAGATAACTATGTTTATCTACTGAGCTTACATAAATAACAGCTTTATATGTATTTTCTGGAATATCTATATCACTGTTAATAGTAACTCTTATAGTATTATTATTAACAACTTCAATATTTGGTAATACTATCTGATTTGATTCAGATTCATATACAGCAGTTACAGTAGAATTTGCATCTATATTATTGATAGTCCAATAACATTTACCATATGTACTTGTAAGACTTGGATTTCCAATAATATAACTTGCATAATATAACGTAACTTTATATGTATTTTCTGGAATATTATTACCATTTTTATTCATAGTAATAGTAATTTCATTAGAATCTGAATAGTCAACATCAGCTAATACAATATCACCAGTGCCAATTTCTGTAATTTTTACTACTGGACATTGATTACTTCCAGTTGATATTTTCCATACACATTTACCATCGCTATTTGCAACAAGTTTTGGATTTATTTCAGATTTAAATGCAGTACTATCATCCTTAATACCAGCTACATTTATTTTTCTAAAATCATCAAATGATGTATATGGAGAACCCATTACCATATTAATAGCATTATATAATAAGAAGCATTCATACGGAGTTACATAATGGAATTTATAATCATGCATTATACCGTTTGTAGCCAAGTAAGTACCTATATCTTTCTTAGCTAAGATATAAATTTCATTAATATAAGTTTCAATATTCGCTGTTACGTCTTGTCTATACTTTTCGTATTCATCAGCAAGTCTTCCATGATTTTTGATTCTCAAAATATTATCCTGGTCATACAATACTTTTGTATTATAAAATACTTTGAATACTCTTTTTCTATTATATAAACGCTTAAATCTGATATCCATTATATTAAATGGATGCCATGTGATAGTAAAGTCATCATTTTTAAATGTTCCTCTTTTTAATGAGTCATTTTCGAAATATCTGTCCAATTCAAATCCTAAGAAATTGAATTGCTTTAATTTACATCTGTAGTCATTATCACAAAATTCTCTAAATGATTTTGTGTAATTAATTCCAGCATCTTTAAGATTTTCATTATCACCATTATCAAGTGTAAATTCAGCATACTTAATATTAGGGTCAAGACAAATTATTCTATCATAATTGTAGCTAATACTAGCTTGTTGAAAATCTGTACTAGATAAAGAATCAAAAACTACTGATGCATAATCTTTATGAATTACAAAGATTACTTGCTTATTAAGTTTTCCATTACTTACATACTTACCTTCAAGAGAAGTACTATAAGCAGTTCCTATTAGATATGCAACCTTAAATGGGATATGCACATAATCTAAGAATATTTCTTTATCATCATCGATAAGGTTAGATGCTGAAGACCTAAGATTAGATACAATAATAAACGTATCTATATTATCTACAGATAATATAATCTTAGTCCATTCTATAGCTAATCCATTTAAGAATACCATAGCAGCATTTGTCCATCCAATATTATATAAATTATATAATGTACTAGGAATTTTTGTATCGATATCAACACCACTTTGAAAAGTGTAATTTTCAAATTCATTAAAATTCTCTAATTGTTTTTCATTGCCATCTTTATCTATTATTGTATATTTTTCCCCACTTTCACGGAGATAAACCATTATAAGTGCTGCAATATCACCATAATTTAAAGTACTGGCATTTGTATTTTTAACTAGAGAAAAATATTTTCCATCACGATATTCGAAAAAAGTACGAAGAATAACATCCTTAAATGGAACTCTATTATCTTCATCTTCTTTTAAAGTCATGATATGAATTGTTCTATCGTAGATTAATCTACGGTGTCTATCATCAATGAACTTAACCTTATTTGTTCTAAATACAAATTCTTTAGAATCAACTCCAATAGGAGATAAATGGTCTTGAAAAAAATAAGTGAACGATTTAACTTTCTCTTCTATTACCTCTCCATCTGGAGATTCTGTATTTAAAAATTCATAAGGTTGAAATGACATACCAGGAATTTCTACTGGAACTAAACAAGATTCAAGAGCTTCATATGTACTCTCTGTTCTTTTTCTAAGTTCCTCAACTTTATTTCTGTAGTCGTCATAATAAGCAGTATCAATATCGCTTACAGGTTCATCATGATTATACATATATTGAGAATCAATAGGGTATTCATCACCATGACGAACACCATCTACTGGGTCAATATATGGGTATTTAGTATTTGTTTCATTAATAGGATTCGATACAATTTTACCTTGTACATCTTCAAGGTATTTACTCATACTAATGTCCCACCTTTAGCAATAACATTTTTCGTATAACTTACAAGTGTATTTCCAACAACCTTCTCAATTGTTTTCTGATTGTTGATATATGCACCACAATATGCATCTGTTAACATAGCCGATAATGCTGGATAATATTCAAGAGCAAATACAGTATTAGCTCCAAATAAATACATCCATTTATCAATTACGTTATCTATTTTAAGATTAGGAACTTTAATAAGTTCAGAAAGTTTTGAAACAAAAGATTTTATATCAGCAAAATCAGATTCGTCACATTGTGTCATAATCATATCCTGTTCTCTTTCAGAAAGATTAGTAATTTTTCCAGCTATATGCTGATAATTATTATTGAAATCTTTTTGAATAATATTCTCTGTAAAATACATACAAGCTAAGAACTGACACTTAGACTTTGTAGAAGGAATTACAGAAATCTTTGCAAGATAATCAATTACATGAGTAAAGAGATTAGCAAAGCATTCCATTGAATCGGTAATAAGTTGTGTAGAAAGAATTTGTCCTTCGGCTTTATGATAAATCATAGATACCATAGCATTCACAATATGAGATACAAGAATATCTATATTACGACATTTATAATTACCATCCTTATCTAACACAATAAGACCAGTACAGTCTATAAAGATTTTATAATCTGTATTAGATTTGAATTTAGGGTCTCTTGCACATATTACTCTAAATTGTGTATTTAGAGGTAATGTTTCTGATGTACAAAGAATTGTATTCTTTGAATTGAGAACTTTAAGAAGACAACTATCAATTTGTCTCTTTTTAAACTCGTAACGAATATCTTCAAACTTTGGAGATTCTTTATCAATACGTGTTGCGTTGACTAAGAATCTAAAAATGTTTTCCTCATAAGGAAATTTAGTATAAATAAAAGTATTACTATATGTCTTTGGCATATTAAATCCTCCTTTTCATTAGTCATTTATATTAAAGTTCCACTTATAAGACAAAAAAGAATAGCCTATCTCACGACAGTCATATTCTTTTGAGTATGAAATTTTAGTGTTTATCTCTCATATAAATAGAATCATTTTTAACAAGTGTTTTATCACTCCAGAACCTTTCATCCTCCATCATAACATATCCGAGTGCCTCAGAGAAAGTCTCGAATTTTCTGTCCACTTTTTCATCAGGATGATTATCTCTGATATCAATGGTGAAGGTCATGTTGTTAATTTCTACAGTGCTTATACCATTGTCACGAATGAAATATATCAACTGATAATCGATACCCTCTGTAAAGCTTACCCATGATGGATAATAACCTGCAGGACAGCTTTGACATGAAATAATAAACATTTTAGATAATGGAGCTTTTCCGTATCCGAATATTTCAGATAAATCCTTTTTAGAATATGTCTTGCCACATATATCTGTTACATAATAACAATTATTCATAAATAAATACCCTCTTTTATAATATATTCTAGATAACCTAGTCTAGTACGGATAGCATTGTCTGACCTCTACTATCACAATAATAGTATATAAATAATGTATTCTAAAATTACAAAAATAAAGACAGACTGGTTTACCCAGTCTGTCTATTATTATGTACTCCAATCGTGTTTCTTAAAATTTGGGATTTTACCAAGCATCTTAATAACACATTTATCACGTAACGTAATATACTGTTGTCTAGAAATACCATATTTACTTCTAAATAAATCTGTTCCCATAGATAACCACTCTTGATAAAGTGCATATGCCTCTTCTTTAGTTTCTGGGTATTTCAAAGTATGCTTAACTTCAGTAATCAGTTCTTCATATGGAACTTTAGTTACAGTTGAGTATAATTCTTCAAAAGGATTATACATATTATTTATAATGCTTGGCTGTTGGTTTACGTTTGTATTCTTTTGAGTAGAAATTATTTGATTAAAAACTTGTGCTTTAGGATACCTATCTTGAAAGACCTTAACAAGAGTATTAATTGACGTTGAATCAGCAACATTTTGCAAAGTATGCATTGCCACAGCAGCATCTACAATTTCCTGAGATGCATGTCCGAGTTTAATTTTAAGCTGGTATGTATTGATTGTAAAAACTTGAGATACATCAATATAACTAGGGTTTGGATTATTGTTAATTCCAGGGACCCTAATAACTCTACCAGAAGATATAGCATTACTATCATCAGAACCAGCTTTGGTAGAAAATGGAAGTACCTTTACAATGTTACGATTATAACAATCGTTTGAAATAATAATTACAGGTCTTGTTGGTTTTCCTAAAATATGGTCATCTTTATCAATCTCATCAATAGTCTTGAATAAGTCATCACAGATAAATATGTCACCTCTATGTGCATATACTCTATCATCATCTATTCCAGTATCAAAAGAGAGATATGAATTATCCATATTAACACCTCCTTTTATATAATGGTTTAAGTAAATGTATAAGATAACATGTACAAAAACTTACTTATAAAATTTTTATTTGGAGGAATTAAATATGTCAGATAGATTACTTGTAGAAATTCATACAGCAGATATTCATTTTGGAGCAATGGACCCAAAAGTACAATATGAAATACTTATGGAAGAAATGATTAAAAAACTTGAACTTATACATTTTGATGCTTTCTTTATTAATGGTGATTTGTTTCATCATAAATATATGTCTAATTCAGATGTAATAATGTATGCTTTACTTTTCGTAGATGAGGTTGTAAAGTTATGTATAAAGAATAATGCAACACTTGTATTGCTTCATGGAACTTACTCTCATGATGCTGACCAACTTAAACTATTTTATCGTTATATAAATTCTGGTGTTGATATACGCATTATAGAATATATGCAGTTTCAGAATATTAAAGGAACTACAGTCCTTTGTATTCCAGAAGAGTATGGTAAAGGAAGAGAGTATTATGAACAAGCTTTATATTATACTCAAGAATATGACATGGTTGCTATGCACGGTAATATAAAAGGAGCAATCTATGGAATGAATGAAGCTAATCTTGATACAGCTAAGAATCCTATATTTGATATAAACTCTTTTGCTAGATGTAACGGACCTATATTATGTGGTCATGTACATGTACAAGGTTGTTATCAGAATCATATATATTATTCTGGAAGTCCTTTAAGATGGAAATTCGGAGAAGAACAAGAAAAAGGTTTTCTTATTTGTTTGTATGATAAACTTACACATCAATATTCAGTAAACTTCCAGCCAATTAAATCTTTCAGCTATATAACTATAAATCTTGATAATATGGTGAATGTAGAACCCAAGGAAATTATAAATCATATTATAAATCTAAAGATGAATGGTATAGATTTTCTTAAGGTTAAATTTGGAAATGCTACAACTTCAACAGATGCAGTAAAACAATACTTTAGTACAAGACCAGATATAAAGATTGATGTACAAGATTCTGGATTTATTCAGACTATAAAAGAGAATCAAAAGACTAATAGTAAATTTAGTCAATATGATTATTTGTTAGACCCAAATTTGAATGAGTATGAAAAACTTACAAGATATATAAATCAAAATAAAGGTGAAGAATACATCACTACCGATGAACTTATAAAAATTTTATCTGAAGCGATATAATTTATGATTATATATAATATAATCGATATAGGATACCAAAATGGTTATAAAGAACACGTCCTATAATGGAGGAAAAAATGGATATAAACAATATCTCATTACCGTTCAAACTTGTAGCAGAAAAGAAAACAGACTGTATTCTTGTAAGTCTTACAAACGAAAATTCTGAAACGACATTTATGTCATACAGCATTAAAGATATCGATGCTGAAAAACTCGGAATCATAAAAGGTGATATATTTGATATATCATACGGAAGTAACTGCAAAGGGTTTAACATCATTTGTAATTTTAATCACGATGTGCCAAAAACAACAAAAGACACAAAGAACTGTGTTGAAATGATAAACGAATACTACAAGATAATGGATATATCATTTGACGATTATCCTTGCTTTTTCGTAATCGATTGTGAATATCCAGATGTGGATAAAGTTCTTGGAAATTTTGTTCGGAAAGGATTTTCAACATGTGACCATCTTGTTGATTTTGAAAATAATCACTTACTTGTAAAAACATCAAAATCAAAACTTAAGGCTATGAGCATGTATTATAGTCTTATAAATAAGATGGCTGGGATTACATTTGATGTGAAAGTTGCAGAAGAAGATTAAACCATAAAACGAAGGGCTGACTTTGTCAGTCCTTTGTTTTTTTTTGTATATTAACGTATTGGGTTAGCTGATGATTGAATTTAGTATTAATCTACCACACATCAAACAATCATGTAAAAGAGAAAAACCTAGCATTGGAGGTTATAAATATGGCAGTAAGAATTGCTCCTAAATATGAAAAAGCAGGTATTAAGTCAAAATCATCTGCTATTGTAAGAGAAATATCGCAGAAGTTAAGTTATGTAATACTTGACTTAATCTGTTCCTATATAGTTTCGGAAAATAGAAATATAAAGATGAAAGGATACAAAGTAATCAAAGAGTTATTTGATATAATAAATCTCAATGATTATAAAAGTGATTCTGATATAGAAAGAATCGATTTTATCAGGTTTGGTCTTGATGCGAGGATTAAATTTGGATTAACAGATTCTAAAGAAGTTTGGGATTACATTATTTCAAAAGATACAAGTCATTCTGGAAATTATAATATAAATTTTCAAGAAATGTCAAACAAAGATGTTGAATACGTAAATAGTATGGTATCCAATTTATTGGATACTGCTACATTTTCTTCATATATTCATAGATTTGCTGATATAAGCAAAGCATTTGATAATGCTACTGCCTATGAAAAAGCTAGCATAGTATCTAAATGGAAAGAATATGTAGCAGATTGTAATAATCATATACGAAATAATAAAATTATAAATCCAGAACAAGAATTTGTCTGTTTAAGAGATGGAATTTTTGAAGATTATGCAAGAGATACATATTCATATGTAACCAATGCATCTAGTAAATTAGCAACAGGTATGGTTGGTATGAATTATCTTCTTGGTGGTGGATTTGAAAATGGCAGAGTTTATGGTTTCTTTGGACTTCAAGGTGAAGGTAAATCGTTAACACTTCTTAACTTGGGTCTACAAATGAAACTTTTCAATAGAAAATTCAAAACAAAAGACCCAACAAAACAACCTGCTATTGTATATCTTACTCTCGAAAATACTAAGAGAGAAACGTTTACACGTCTATTCTCAATGACTACTGGTCATAGAATGAGTGAGGTTGGTGTAGATGAAGGTATTGAAATGATGAGAAATAATGGATTGGTTATTAACGATGACAATCCAATTGACCTTATCATTAAATATGAACCAAGTAATTCTATTGATACAAGTTATCTTTATGATTTAGCTGATACATTGGCTGAAAGTAATTATGAAGTTATATGCTTCATAGTAGACTATATTAATGTAATCAGGTCTATAGATAGATTCTCAGCATCTGAAGAAAGACTTAGATTAGGTTCTGTAATTAACGAAATGAAAACAATTGCATCTGATATGGATATTCCTATCATTACTGCAGGTCAGTTAAATAGAGAAGCTAATAAAAAAGTTGATGAAGCCAGAGAGAAAGGAAACTTAAATCTTTTAAGTTGTATTGATAGAAGTAACCTTGGAGAGTCTATGCTTATTCTTAATAATTTGGATGGTGCATTTATCATAGCTCCATCTAATATAAGTAGAATTGGAGAGAAGTATCTTTCAATTAAACTTGTAAAGCATAGATTTGAACCTTATACAAAGCCACTTAATTATTGTTATGGCATATATCATCCATATGATAATATAGACAGTATAAATCTTACATGTGATGTCGGTTTAAAAGAACCTTTATTCAAGTTAGACCTTAGCTGTAAAAATGTAGAATGTGAGGTTGATGAGAATGTAGAAATTCCAAACAACGATAATCGTAAACCTACAATTTTGGAAAATGATGAGGCTCCGCAAGTGCAGAACCCCATTGTTTTAAATTCAGACGGTACGAAACCTATTTATGATGTTTATTGGAGAACTACAGATAGACTTATAAATAATACTATAAATCTTAATGCATATTCTCCAGAAGAACGTATGAGATTAACCATAGAAAAGGAGATGGGTAATACTATGAGTTCACGTATTAACTCACTTAATGGAATTTCAAGATATTCAGATGAATATACAAGAATTTATGACCCATCAGGAAGTAAAGAGGAAAGACTTGCACATGATTATAATATCAAGTATGGAAGAAAACCTGGACAACCTGATGCATTTGGTGTAAATGATTTCTCTATGCTTTATTCACATTTTATTATGATGAAGAATGGAGAAATTCCTGATACAGACCAGTTTATCGAACCTACAAAAACTTATGTTCCAGAAGATGATTGCTCATCAAATGGACTTTTTGTAAGAGTACCAGAGATTGATAGAGATGCATATCTCAAATATCTTGATAAAATCAATGCTTAATAATTTGCAAGAGCTGATTCGTTGTAAGCTTTGATAAAAGATTTTTCAGATGAATTAATTTTACTCAAAGCTTCAGCGAGTTCTGTATTCTTAATGAGTTTTATCTCCCTGAGATTGAAGTCTTTAACAGACCACATATCATTAAGCCATAAGATAATGAAGTAAAGTTCTGTATTTCCATATAGATATTTTGCTAATAACTTTGGTTTAAATCTATATGTATAGTATTCATTATCAGATAATTTGACTGTCTTAGCCATAGCTTTAAGTTCGTTCATATAATCTGATACTACGTTGAATACATCATATTCAATATTATTATTTGGGTCTTTCTCAAGAAGACTCATGCTATAGTACGAAATATCATTAGAAGATTTACTATCTGCAAATTGGTCTAATGTAAACGTTGTATTAGTCTTCGTACTCATCATAACACCTCCCTATAATTTGACAGTTATTAAGATTACCACCTACAAATGCAACTAGGAATTTTGTTCCTTTTGGTATGTATTTAGACGGATAATCCATCATGAGATACTTTGGTAAAAACAAGTCTACAGTTATTTCACTTGTCATTGTATAAGTAGATAACCAGTTCAAATCTTTATTATAAATATTAGACTTATCTATATTTATAGTTTGTCCTGCCTCTGTTTCTAAAGGTACTAATGCTTTAATATAAAAAGGATGTTTAATACCTGGTTTTTCATATTTATCTACTGTTTCATAAAGTATAGCCTCATGAATAAAATTGTAATTGGAGTAATCTTTCATAATTAAACCTCCTTCAATTTATATATTATAAAAGTGTTGAGATGATAAGCTTCAACGTAAATTTCTATAAAGGAGAATCTAATATGAACATTGGATTTGATGTAAGTTTTATTAAAAGAATGATGAGTGATATTGAATATGACCTCATCTGCATGCTCGAAATCAATGTAAACAATGGTATATTCGTAGAAAATGGTATGCCTATTCATATTGATGGAAAGTCAATATGCTACCCTAAGATTGAAACAAATGGAGTTCCTGACAGATACTCAATAAACTATGACCCATTCATGAACAGAAAAGTTGCTCATTTCTTGTTTAACAGATATGCTGTTATTAGACAGATGGAAGATGATTCGTTTAGAATTGTGTCGTTCTTTATCTCAAAGTATCTCAATAACCCTAACATGCTTTATGCAACATGTAGAACAAATAGAGGTGATTTTACTTCTCAACCATTTACAAATGAATCTATCTGTTGGATTAACCTTATTTATATTATGGAGAATGGTTATTGCGATTACGAATTATTCAATAATATAGATAATCAGGTTAACCTCGACAGATTGTTACAACAAAAAGAAAGAGAAGAGGCTAAAAAGAAATGATGATAGAATTAAATGCATCACAACAAAAGGTATTCAATGACGCCATCGATTGGTGGCGTCGTGGTACCGAGCAAACATTCGAGATTTCTGGACCCCCTGGGTCTGGTAAATCTTTTTTGATTGATAAGATAGTAAAAGCACTTAATATTGATAGTAGCAGAATAGCACCGATGGCTTACACTGGTTCTGCGGCTATTAATATGAGAACAAAAGGTATGTATTCAGCAAGAACTATTTTTTCTTGGTTATATGACTATATTGAAGTTCCAGTACTTAATGATAAAGGGGAGCCTGTTTTAGACCCTGTATTCAATAAACCTAAAATTAAAATGAGATTCGTTCCCAAATCATATCTCCCTGATATCGACCTTATAATTGTAGATGAAGCAGGTATGGTTCCTGAAGAAATGAGAAATATTATTGATAGTATGGGTATCCCTGTAATTGCCGCAGGTGATATAGACCAGTTACCACCAGTTGCAGGTAAATCTGGTTATCTTACTGAACCATGGAAAGTTCATAAACTTACAGAAATCATGCGTCAAGCCAATGATAATACAATAGTACAATTCTCTCAAATGCTTATAAAAGGTATTGAAATACCTCATGGTAGATTCAAAAATGTTACTGTATTATATGAAGATGAAATCAATGATAATATGATTGCACAGTCTGATATTATAATTTGCGGTAAAAATGTAACAAGAGATAATATCAATAATCATATAAGACATGATATGTTTGGATTTACAAACCCAACTCCAAACTTAGGGGAAAGACTTGTATGTAGAAAAAATAATTGGCAAATCGAATCTGGAGGAATAAACCTTACAAATGGTCTTGTCGGAAATTGTATAACAATGATTGGTCCCGACAGTTTCAATCAAAAAGATGTTACATTTAAAATGTCATTTAAACCTGATATCATAGATTCTTATTTTAAAGATATCGATGTTGATTTAAGATATATGACAGCTGACAAGAAAGGACGAGACGCTTTACTTGAAACAAATTTTTCTAAAGGAAACAAGTTTGAGTTTGGCTATGCTATAACTACTCATATGAGTCAAGGTTCAGAATTTAATAGAGGTATGTATTTTGAAGAATACTTAAACAAAAATATTAATCGTAATTTACATTATGTAGGCATTACAAGATTTAAACAGCATTGTATCTATGTAAAGAAAAGACCTAGACACTATTGGTAAATATACGATTAAATATATATTATTATTGTGGTTATAGAGATATAGCCACAATAATATAATTTACAACACGGAGGTAAAAGTTTATGGGAAGTCTTTTTACAGAACTTAATGGACATCCAACACAGGAGGACATTAAGAAAATCAATGAGACGGGTGTAGTTCCGTCAAGTGCTAAGTCTGCAGAGGAAAAAACCTACTGCATTATCTTTAAATCGTACTTATTAATATTGAAAAGTCAGGTCGCTGATAACGAAATGGAAATCGACGGCGAAGCTATTATTATTAATGGACGTCATAAGGCATTCGAAAAAATCAAAGAGTATCTTGAAGAAGACGCAGAAGGAGCTGTCGACATAAGAAACTCTATGGTAATGGTAGAAGGAGTTGATGCTGCAGGAGCTGTATCACTCTATCGTTTTATTAAGCTTTGTAATAGTTGTTATCCAGACGAAGCTATAAATGAAAGTATCCTTGACGAATATCTCAAGGACTTTTATGATGAAGAAGAAGTTAAATCTTCCGTAATGACTACTGGAAACGGTAATTATTGTGGAACACTTTTAAGGGAGGAAAATAAAAATGGCGAACAATAATCAGTTCAAGGAAAGAAAAAGTTGGATGTCGACTCAGCGTCAGACTCTCGGTCCTGATTGGACATCTCGCATTCATCCAGATAATCTCAATAGAGATATTGAGAGGGTTGTAAAAGATTTATACTTTGGAAATATCGGTGAGACTAATGTAAATTCAAATGCCGATTTCAGAGATTTATGTTCCTATACAATCGTTACAGCATTGTACAATTATTACGGAAACAAGATTTCAAATATTCTTCCACTTTATGAAATCGTTCAGCAGTGGAAACAAACGAGACTTAATTCTGTAATGTCAATCGCAGAAGAATATCGTCAGGCAGAAATTGAAAAAATTCAGCTTGAGATTAATAACATTCCTGCGATTCACTTCATCGATGAAACATATGCATATTATTATAATGCATACAGTCTCTTGACTGGTTTTATTAATTCGAATCTTACAGATTATACCTTTATGGATAATCTCTGTAGATTGGTATATAAATCTAACAATAGATGGGGTAACCCAAATAGTAGATTTATCTAATTATAAAATCTCAACTTTCTTATAAATCAATAATTAAGGAGGTTGAATAATATGACCAAAGAAACTGTTATAAGACTTCGTAAAGAGTTCCATAATCTTCCTGGTAAAGAGCGTGGAGTTGCATTACCTATAAGGATTATGGGACCTACTACGAACTATAGTTTTTCAGAATCAGAATGTTGCTTCTTATGGGATGACGCTAATGAAGTTGTATATATTGTTATGCCTAATACAGTGCATACAAATACAATTGATTCTAGATTATATCCTATGAGCATATTAACAATGGATTATGATTCAATTACTTTTATGTCTGTTGTAACTGATAGATTATGCCTCGATAATTTCTTCAAAGATAAAGTTTCTAAAGGACTTACTAATGAAGAAACAAGAAAGAGATATTTCAAAGACATGACTGACATATTCGATGAAAGAACTTATTTTATGGGCGACCAATCGCCTACAACTGAAAAACGTGGATTACGTCCAGATGATGAAATCGTCGATAAAGACGCAACCAAGTTTTTATAATAATCATTTACAAAGTCATTAACAAAAAAGTAAATGGTTATATATCATTACGGTGATAAGAGTCATATCTCTAATCAATAAAATACTTTAAGGAGGAACAATTTTATGTTCAACAATCTTTTCAATCAGCAGGCAACACCTGCTGCACCAAACAATATGTTTGGAGGCATGCCTATGATGGGCGGTTTCAACCAGAACAATGGTCTTAACTTTGGAAATGTCGCTCCTGCTAAGACCACAAGTTCCACACCAGAAGAACTTGCTTTAATCAAAGCAAAAAAAGCAGACAACTTTACAATGACTGACTCCGAGATGGCAGTTGCAAACTGGGATTTCAGAGAGGGTCAGCAGCTTGCTCTTGAAATCGTAGACCCTGCTACAGAAAGAGTAAGAGTAAAGTACACTAATGAAGAGTTCAATATCGTTATGCAGCCAACTGAGGTATTGAGAGAATATCTTAACGGTTTAAGAAATTTCCTCTATACTACTAAGGTTACTGATACTACCGATAATCCAGAAGTTCTCAAGCAGCTCTTTGGTGCATTCGGCATTATTGATAAGCTTCTTCCTACTGCTTACGAGAACGGACAGAAGAATTATCAGACATTGAGCAATCAGATGTCTCAGATGATGAGTGCCCAGGGTTATCAGGGTTCATGGGGAGGTCAGCAGATGTTCAATGGAGCAATCGGTGCTGTACCTAATTACTTTGTTCCTGATGGAAGTACAATGGGTAACTTCAATAATTTCCAGAATGTTCAGCAGGGTAATATGAACATGAATCCTGCTATGATGCAGCAGATGCTTCAGCAGGCAGCGGCTATGGGTGCTCAGAGTGCTCAGCAGCAGATGCTTAATGCAGCAACAAATGCAGCTATGGGAACACCTATGCCTACAGGCGGAACAATGATGGGTGGTGCTAATCCGTTTGTAATGGGCGGTCAGCCTCAGCAGATGCCTTCAGCAACGCCAACAATGACTCCGCCTCTGAACTCAATTCCTATGCCTGGTGCACCTGTTACACCTAGTGGAACAGCTAATCCTTCCATGGGAACTGGAACAACTTCAACCGCAACTGCTAATGTTTAATTAGTAGTATAACTCATCAAACTACAAATTTGTACACTCCGCTTTAATAGTGGAGTGTACAAAAATTCAAAAAAAGAGACACTTAAAATGTGTCTCTTTTTTAATCAAGGAGGTCTTTAGTAATGAAGAAATCCAATACTTCATTAGAAGATAAAGTCAAAAATTACGGGTCTGAGATTAAACAGATATCAGATTTCGTAGAACAAGTAAGGCAAACACCTGATGTTTTTATCGGTAAAGTAAAAGAAAATGCAGCATTTATTACAATGGTGCGTGAAATATTTCAAAACTCTATTGATGAAATTCTTAAAGGCAATGCATTTACCCCTAACATATTTGTCACATATGATGAGAGAACTCATCAAGTCATAGTTAGTGATAATGGTCGTGGTATTCCACATGGTAAAATAGGTATTATCTTTGGAACAAGTCATACTTCATCTAACTATGTAAAAGAACCTTATAAGTATTCTGCAGGTAAAAATGGATGTGGTGGTTCTACTACAAATGCACTTTCAAGTAAATTTACTGTAGATAGCTATGTTCTTGGTAAAGCAAAACATGCAGAATTTATTGAAGGTCATCTTTGGAAAAAAGGTGAAGTAGATATTCCTTGTGGAGATAAACAGGGTACAGTTATTTCATTTATTCCTAACGAAACAGTAATTGGAGAAGTTACTGCTACTTGGAAGGATATATATGACCTTATAGCTTTAATTGTTCCTTCTACTCCTATCGGAACTCATGTAGAGTTTACAGGTATTGATAAATCTGGTAAACAGCATATTGAGTCTATTGAAAATAAGGATGGTATTATTACACATCTTATTAATATGACTCAGACTCCATTTATTGAACCTATAGTTATTACAAATGATGATGGTACTCGTAAAATGGAAGTAGCATTTACCTATGATACTGGAGGAGAAGAAGAGATTATATCTTTGAACAATACTTGTCCAACAGATGGAGGTACTCATGTAATGGGTGCTATCGATGGTATTACAAGGTATTTCAGAGATTATATGAATAAAATATATCTTGCAAATTCCAAATCTAAAATTACTTGTACTGTAAACGATATCAGACAAGGATTAAAACTTGCAATAAGTACATTTCACTTAAATGCATTATACAATGGTCAAGCAAAAGAACTTCTCGATAATGATGATATGAAGCCTTTTGTATCTCAGACTATTATTGCTAATTTGACAGAATGGGCTAAATCTCACTCGGCAGAACTTCAGAAGTTATGTAAATACTTTAAAGAAGTAATAGAGATGAGAAATAAACAAGATAAAGACAAAGTCAAATTATCTTCGATGTTCGAAGCATCGCCACTATCTGGGCTTCCAGCAAAGTATTTGAAGCCAAATAGTAGACATGGAATTGAACTCATAATAGTTGAGGGTGATTCTGCGTTCGGTTCAGCCAGAAACGTAAGAGACCACGCACACCAGGGTATTTTACCATCAAGAGGTAAGATTCCTAATGTATTTGAAAAATCAAGAAGTGAAGTGTTAAAGAACGAAGAGTTATCTGGCGTTCTTCATATAATGGATGCAGGATATGGAAAAAAC